GTCGTAAACGACCAAAGGCTTGCCCGCCCTCGCCTACACTGTAAATCAATATTTCAAGATATAATACGCAAATCATGATCATTATATGATGCTGCAATCCTATACTACGCTACTCATTCTTATTAGAGCGGCGCGAAAAAAGGTTGTAATTGACATTTTTACCCCACCCCACCCTAGGTTTGAAGTTGACAACCAAGTTGACAACCAAGTTGACAACCAAGTTGACAACCAAGTTGACAACCAAGTTGACAACCATTTAAAGAGATGTGAGAGGGTGCATATATAACATGGCTACATGGTTTGCTGTTCGCCAAACGTCATTTCGTGTGCGCGTAGATGGTAAGATTGTTCAGGAGAAGGTTGATATTGCTGATCCTGCTAAAAGCCTTAAGGATCTTGAGGAGAAGGTTGGCCTTGTATGCCCGGAGGATAGGCGCAAGGAGCTGTTCGAGGGGCTGCAGGAGGGAGGTGCGCATTGGCTAGACTCTATTAACGTTCCCGATTGGTATACGAGTGCGAACAAGGAGGATGTTGCGAATGCTCTTCGCTGGGGATATGAGATGGTCATTGCTCAACGTGATCTTGGTGAGAACAAACTTCACGAGCAGGCCAATCTTACGTGGAAGAAGGAGGCGGATACGATTCGTGCAGAGCTTGAGCGAGTCAAGAAGGATGCAGACCGGCGCATTGATCAGGCGAAGAAGGAGGCGGAGAGTCTGCTGATCGTGAAGGAGAAGGAGGCGCAGTCCTGGCAGCAGGCCGCATTGACGAATCTGAGCGCATCGGGCATAGAATCGAAGCTAGAGAAGGTGAAGAAGGAGATGGCGGATGAGCAGCGGATCATCCTGTCCTCAGTTGAGCGTGAGCGCCTTACGCTGAAGGAGCAGATTGAGCAGCTCCAGACTCAGAATGCCAAGCTTGAGCAGTCCCGAGAGGTTCTTCAGACTAAGATTGATCAAAAATCTAATCACGATGCGTTGATGAACAAGAGTGTTCATAAGGGAAGTGAAGGGGAGAATCTTGCGGATAGTTGGTTGCGGACTGCGTTCTGTGGCGCAGTCATTACTAATATGTCCAAAGAGGCTGATAAGATGGACCATCATGTGACCTGGGAAGGTATCAAGTTTATGGTGGATACGAAGAATCACAACGGGGCGCTCCATAGCATCAAGGATGTGAAGAAGTTTCACGATAACCTTCAGGCGGATCCGGAGATTCAGGTTGGCATTCTTCTTTGCACACATGTTAATGTTCCTAACCACAATAGGTTCTGGGTAGAGACAGAGTTTGTGAACGAGAAGCTTGTGATCTATATGAATAAGGTCTCAGAGAATCCAATCGAGAGGCTGCAGCTTGTTGCTGGCACTCTCATTCGCCCGTTTAACGAGTATATCATTCGTCAGCGTCAGCTGCGGGAGTTAGCGAATGGAGATGAGTTGAAGATCTGGAATGATACTGCGAAGGGTGTGCTTACGCGCGGTTGGACGCTGGTCCTTCGCCTTCTTGCGCAATGGAATACAACGCAGAGTGCAATCACAACATCTATGTCTACATTTCAAACAGAGATCACAAGTGTAGCGGATGAGATGTGTGGTGATCTCAACTCCTTGTCGATTGAGGTTGAAGCACCCAAGGTAACAAAGAAGGGAAGGGCTAAGAAGCAGTAGATGCATATCAGATCATCTGTTGACAAAAAATTCATGAATCGCGGGAGCGAAGCGACCTTTCCCCACGATTCCTGAATCCAGATTTCTGAAAACGAATTGTTTGACATTACGAACATCCTAGTTATGGGCGCGGAACACAACACGAACAACTACAATCAAAATGTCTTCTAACCTCAACTCGCTTCTCATGGAGCGCATCCGCGATGCTGTCGCGACGATCTACGGTGAGCGCGGCTCATCGGTGGACAGCCGGTTCACAACGGCCGAGCAGATGTCGAGTGCATTGCTCGAGGCGTTGTTTCCCGGTGAGGCGGTGGTGATGCCCACGGTCTCGGATTCGGAGGGATCCACGGACAGCAAGAAGGAGCGCAAGAAGCGTGCTCCGATGTCTGAGGAGGCTAAGGCTGCGATGACTGCAAAGCGTGCAGCCACCATTGCGGCGAAGGCTGCGGCGCCCGCAGTCGAGGAGGCCAAGCCGGAGGCCAAGCCGGAGGCCAAGGAGCGCAAGCCCCGCGGACCGATGTCCGAGGAGGCGAAGGCAGCAATGGCTGCAAAGCGTAAGGCCACGCTGGAGGCTAAGAAGGCTGCGGTGTAACAACCCAGCATATCCCAGAACGAACTAGGGCAGGTCCTTTTTCAATTCCAAACTCGAAACTAAAAATAAATTCAACTGTAACTTTTTCAAACTCCAAAGACTTTACGCAACCGCATGTGTTCTCAACCCACTTTTCGTAGGTGTTTGGGGGGGTGGGGGGTGTTTAGGGGTCCAGAGGAGGCATGTCATCCTCGTCATCAATCTCCTCGGGGTTCATAATGATGTGCGGGTAGATGCGCGTGGGCCAGAAATCAATCGTGAAGAAGAAGGTGTCAACTCCAGCCCTGTAAGAGACCCGGATGTTCGTGCCGATGGCCTCTGCAATCCGCTTCAGTGCATTCGAGCGCCGGAGCAGTCGTGAGATAGAGCACTTGCGATCACCCCAGCCCTCGGCCGTGAAGGTGCGGTCAATCTCGAACTGAACCCCAAATGAAACCTGCAGGTCCTTCGGGGAGTTCGCATTGTGAATAGCCCATAGCATCTGGGACTGGAGGTTCTCGGGAACATACCGCAGCATCAGCTCAACAAAATCATCCTCGATCTTGTCGTAGAACGCATTATCCCGGCGGCGGTTCCAGGCGGCGGAGAGCTCGTTGATATTGTCAGAGGAAAGGATCGTCATTTTGTCGGTGGTGAAATGCCTTACCTCTCACCCTCACACATCCGTTTTCCGTAATGGCTAGAATGTAAAAATTTGTGGGTTTTGGTTTGGTAATGTTTTTGTGGTTATGTGTTTACTTGCGCGTCAACGTGCGCACGATGAAGCGCACCGTGGTGGCGTCCAGCGGGTTCTCGTAGAACGCGAAGGTCTTCAGAATCTTCTGGCCAGACGGACCAGGCCGCGGACGGCCCCCGGATGTCTTCTTTCCCCCGCGGATGGCGATGAGATGCTCGCGAGTCATGGGGCCGGTGCGGCCCGCTGCATTCGCATAGAAGCCGCTCGCCTGGATCTCCATCTTCTTCTTCGTGATGGCGCGCGCCTCCTCGGCAGTGCAGAACTCCTCGCTCCAGGACACATCGAAGTCATCGTCATCGTGAGCCGCGCGTGCGTGTCCAGCGCCAGCCGCAACCGGACCGACTGCCGCGCCGAGAGGGCTGGCGTGCGAGCCCTTCACGCCCAGAAGAGCCACGGGCCGGCCCGCAGCGGACACGCCCGGCATCTTACCCTTAAGCTTCGAGGCCGGGATTCCGGCGACGGCAGAGGGGAAGTTGCGCTGCGAGCAGAGCTCACGCCAGAGGCTGATGTAGTTGGTGACAGTCGACTCGCCGGCGAAGATCACCGTGCGCTTGCTCTTTCCGTAGCCACAGGCGCGGCCGAGCAGAGACTGCAGGTTCGTGGAGTCCATGCCACCGACGCGGTCGTAGAGAACACCAACGTGCGTGTCCGTCAGCGTCTTGGCCGCGCGGAACATCCCCTTGAGCAGGATGAACGTGGTGCGCTGCGGCTTCTCGCTCAGGTAGGCATCGTTGATGTCCGTGGACATGCTAGCCGTGGAGGAATTCTCCGAACCGCCGGCACGGCGCTTCTTGATGGCCTCCATGTCCCAAGCAATGATGTCTGCGTCTGGGAACTCCGCCTTAAGCGCGGCCTCAGCGGCGTCGCCCTTCTTGTGGTTGGGCCGCAGGATGTGCACGAGCGCACCGTGAGTGGCCTCAAGCGAGCGCACCTCTGCCGCCAGAGCCGCCATGCCCTCCGGCTCGTGCACGAGGTGTGCGACGGGGCGGATGCGGCCGGCGAGCAGGAGGAGCTCCACGGACTGGTAGCCCTCTCCCGTCTGCAGCCGCACCACCGCCGTGGGCGCATCGGAGGCCTGCATTGCGAGGACCTTCGCGGGGTCCGTGGCGGAGACGGTGATGAACCGAATTCCATTCTCCTGCCAGCGCGCTCGCGGGCACAGCCGGTCCACGACGCTGTAGATGAAGCGGTTCGGCTGGTTGCGCGCCGAGGAAGCGTAGTGCGACTCGTCAAGGACGATCAGCACGTTCCGCAGCGCCTTGTCATCAGACTGCTCGGCCAGCGCCTCGAGCTTGGACTGGATCTTGATCATCGTGCCTGCGTGGTGCACATTCTCGCGGATGCATGCGGGCATGCGCCGCTTTGTCTGCGCGTCCCACGCCTCGTCAGACATGCCGGTCGTGACGAAGATGCGGCGCGGGTCCAGCCCGATGCTGCGGTTGGCGAGCACGAGCCGGATGAAGGTCGTGATAACGCCCGTCTTGCCCGCCTGCATCTCGGCGGCAAGGTGAACCCAGACGCGCGTGTCGGGGGTCATGAGTTGGCTACAGTAGGCCCAGACGAATATCTGGTAGGCCGCCAGCAGCTGGGGGGCGTGCGGGTCCTCGAATGCGAGCGACTCGGCCGGGGACCACCCGAACTCGGGGATCCACAGATTGGGCACAAAGCCCTCGGAGTTCATGGCCGCCGTTGCCATCTGCACGAGCTCATCGAAAGACGCCATTTCGACGGAAGAGATGTGAGGTTGCTAGGTCACAGTAGAGCAAGGTCCCGAGGCACAAGAGAGATCAGAGTTATTAGCTATGATCGTGTTGTGTCGGGGACTATTCCTCTTTTCGTAATGTCGGACAATTCGTTTTCAGAAAATGGATTCTGTAGGGGCAGCGATAGCTCATCACTGCGGTCAAAATGATTTCCAAGCTTACAGTCAACTTTGCACGCTCGACGCTTCAGGGAGGGCTCTCGAATGTAGAATTCCCAGAGAGCTACTTCTACGACTATCGGCTTATGCACCACCACTACACGCTTGCGGCGATGAAGTGGAAGGGGTTTATCCGCACAGTTGGTGATTCGAAGTTTCACGACGCGGTGTTGGGGGAGCAGAAGGCTGAAGGCAAAAAGCTCAGTCCAAACTCTGGAGTGTGTTTTGCCCCAAGTGTAGAGACGGGTGCTGGCCGTGCCGCAACAGAGGGAAATATTGCAAAGTGTTTCGAGATGAATGATTTCTACTTTACCTACACAACTACGAATGTTACAGAGGAGAATGTGAATGGTGTAATCTACTGGATTCCGACATCTCTCATCAAGGTATGGTTCGCACAGCATGGCACGAAGAGTGGCACAATCTGTTACTCGAAGTTTATGAAGTGTTTGGAGTCAGCCGGGATCGAGCATATTCAATGAACTCGGAGTTGATATCAATACCAGTCCCGCTCAGACCTAGTCTCTGAGCCGCAACCAGGGTTGTGCCGGTCCCAAGAAACGGATCCAGCACTAAACACTCTTTTTGCGTTCCGCAGGCTAACTTGATACACATCTCCGCAAGCTCCGTTGGATACGAAGCGGGATGTCCTCCACGTTCCGATTTATTCTTGATCGTTTCATATGGAACAAACCAAGAGTTACCGCGACACCGCACATCTGGCTTCTCTTTCTTCTCGACTCCGCGAGACTTGAGATTACTTTTATGCATGAACGGGACACCAATCTCCAGACGATGAATAGGAATGTTTCCCTTCTTCGTAAAATGGAACAGCATCTCATTGGTGATATTAACATACCGCTGAGAGTTGACAGGTTTGAAGTGTCCGTGCGAGACTTCCCCAATACTTATGTTCTTGACCCATGACATCTGATTCTGTAGCACCATGAATCCACGCACTGAATTTGCGACATCCATCGCAATCCAGGGCATAGCACTGGTGTATCCGACATTAATGAACAAAGAGCCGTCATCCGTTAGAACACGACAGCACTCAGTAAAGACCTCGGTCATCCACGCGAGATACTCTGCCATAGGCTTCTTATCGTTAACTGTTGCGCCATAGTCCTTGCCAATGTTATACGGTGGAGAGGTGACAATACATTTGAATGTTTGATCAGGCAGAGTCTTCAGCTGTTCGATTACATCGCCAAGCAGGAGATTCATGATGCCTATACGAATGATGTGACATTGACTATTCATTTTCAAAACGAAAGGCTACGGGTATACAAGAATATCCAGCATGGAGCCTCCTCAGACCAAGAAGCAATCGATTAAGAACCAGAGACAGAAGGGGGCTAGCGAGCACAGACTTGGCTCCTCCAAGCACATTCGTATTCGTGAAAACGAACCTAAAGGAGGAAGGAAGAAAGGAATCATCCGATAACAAGAATAAGATGCCTCCTCCTCGGCTCTGCGCAGCCGCAACAAATGGAAATCGCCAATGCTCTCGAAATGTATGGGGGCAAGACACCCTCTGTGGTCAGCACCGGATTGCGCAGGGCGTGCGGCTCTATAACGATCTACCAGAAGAGATGCGGGCCGCCGCACGCGTGAGATGTCTAATGTGTGCACGGTTTGCCGCGGATGGACTGCAACACTGCGGATTTCACGAGATGATGCGGCCGCGCCCGGATCTTCCAGCTGAACAGCGGTGTGTTCACCGTGGATGTATGCGTGTTATTGATCAGCACCAGCGATGTGCTCGTCACGTGCATGGGTTTATTCGGCGGCAGAGAATACGACTCTGGCGAGAGATGTATGACCCCGGCCTAATTCAGGTTGTGGAGCGACCCGATCTATGGCGCGAGGTTATTCAAGGATGGAATATCCAGATTGGACAGCCATTCGTTGATGTTGGATTTATTCAAACTCTCGAGCTGAACCTTGCCCGAGAGCTGCGCATTCCAGAGCTTTGGAATCGGCATATGGGCAACAATGCGCCGATGGATGAGCGCGGACACATTGGGTGGCAGTTTGGATTCGAAGATGACGATGATGTGGTATTTGTTGGAGCAGCACCCCGCCCACCGCCTCGCACAGAGTTGGAGGCATTTGCACGAGACAATCAGAACATTCACACGCGAGTTGTTACCGAACAGACAAACACATCTCTGGATATTCTATTGAATGCAGATGTTCCGGCCTCGCAGAAAACCATAACAGAAACGCACATGATGATCATAGATCACGTAGCAACAGGTCGCATTCAAACAAGTCTTGAACAGATTGGGGATGTGGATCGAGATGTAAAGCGATGGTATCGCACCGGAACCTGTCGATCACAGCATGATTTCCTTTATAAGAGAACTCTTGATGGACTATGGTCTAAGATCAAAACATCTGCATTACGACAGGAGTTAGAGATTCGTCTATGGCAAGAGATGGTGGACTCGCTTGGAATGTGCTGTGACGGGCACATTAGCCGCTTGACAAATGTGCTATGTGGATTTGATGACGCGTTTGCACCGCCTCTGAGTCCAGCCGAACAGCTTCAGAATCGCATGTCCGTGATTGCGGCGATTGAAGGCGATCTTATTCTACAGACAGCCGAAGCACTTGCCGCGCTCAAAGAATTCAAAGTGCCAGAAGATCAGTGGGAAGCCTGGATTGACGCATTGTAAAATCGTTATGGTATATAATGGATGGACCCAATTATCTTCTTATGGCCGCCGCAGCAATTGGTGGCCTTATGTTAGTTTTTATCGTATGGTCTCTGATATCCAATGCTCAGTTTGGTCTCACTCTTATGGCTGTGAAGGAGACCAGCGGATTCTTCCCATTTATGGGCACGTTCTTCTTATATACCATCGGATTCTACTTCATTCTCCTCTTTATCGGTGTATTGATAGGTGCGATCTATATCAACACACGCCCTCCCCCCGACCAACAAAATCCCCCAGCTAAACAATGAAGCTGAAGACTCTGCGCAGGTCCCATAATAAGCTCAAGAAATGGGACGCTATTTTTGAAATGCCGAATGGCAAGACAAAGACAGTTCCGTTTGGAGCACGGGGTATGTCGGATTATACGAAACACAAAGATAAGACTCGCCGCGCGCGGTATATCAACCGTCACTCGGGTATGGGTGAACACTGGTCAAAGCCCGACACACCTGGAGCCTTGTCTCGCTGGATTTTGTGGAATAAGCCCAGTGTCGCGGCCAGCCTGGCAGATTTCAAGCGTAAGTTTAAGGTGTGAGCGACGTGTGAAAACGAATTCATCTAACATACAAAAGTTCATAGTGTGCGTGATACAAAATGTTCTGCCCATACTGCCAGAAGGCGGTTGAGCTGTCCACTACATCTATCTCTGGTCCCGATCACCGCTGGTGCTTTGTGCATATGATGTCGAAAGGAATGATCAAGGGTAATAATCCCACAGAAAATCGTGACAGTTGGATTGCCATCTGCACAGCGCACGTTCCTCCGAAGGCGAAGGTTCGGAAGGTGAAGCTCAGCCCCGAACAACGGACAACCACTGTTCCCGGTCCATTGATGTTGTCGAAGTTCTAAGGAGGTCCATCCAGGAAGTAACCCTTCCATCCAAATACCGCTCAGCAAGAGCGTTGAAAACATGCACATACGTGATCAAAACCGCTGCGACGATGGTCCACATCATGTTTTTCAATTCAGCGAGATGTTCTGACTGCGGGGCAAACGACGGGACAGAATGTCCTTCTTCGTTCCACCAACAGACATATCATCACCGCCATCGGGGATTCCCTCAATTGCGCGCAGAGCCTCCGCCACACGCTCAGGCTGGTCAGCAAACTGCAAAAAGAGCTGCTGCCGAAGAGTTGACCTCTTCAGTGCAGGGCGAGATACACGCTCGGACCTGGCGATTGTGCCACCGGGTCCATCAAGCACAAAATTAGCAAGATCGTTATCCTTCATATACGAGAGCACTTGTGCACCCAGCTGATTCTTACGGTCGCGGATGGTCTTGATCTGGGCCTGGAGAATACGAATCTCATCATCTGCTGCAATCCACGAGCGAAGGGTCTCCTTTACTTCGTCAGCCATTGTGATATTGTCCCGTATATGTGAAAGTTTAAACAACATGTTTCCACGTAAGGCCAGCACAAATCCTAGATATACTATTTTCCTTGACATCAAATTTTTCCGCAATTGATAGGAGTTTCTCCCCAGCCAATCTTCGCTGTCTAATTTCGCGAATATTATCGTCGGTTAGCTTTGATTGAGAATTCTTACTTCCTTGATTATCTGTTCCATCACGGATTCGATCTTTTGTGTTATTTTCAGAATACGTTCCAATTTCGAGATGAGCCGGATTAACACATTTATTGCGGCATGTGTGTCTGACAACCATTTTTGGAGGAATATCTCCTTTCCATAGTCGAAATGCTACTCGATGGGTAAATTCACTCTTGTTCTCAAATCCGCACCACCCATAACCATTTGGAGTCTTGTATCCGGTCCACTCCCAGCATTCATTGACATCGTCGGGTCTTTTCACATGTTTCATAAAACGTTCCATGTTATCCATGGATACTGGATTATAGGTTTCCTTTTCAGAATTTCCACTTGAGGTCGCACTCGAGACAGGATACAAACGTGGTCATAGGCTCATCTGCAGAACGGGTCTGCATCTGATAGTAATCGCAACGGGTCTCCTTCTTGCAGCGGCGACAGAACATGAAGATACTTGCAGTCTGCTTCTTCGAGTGAGTCGCTTTATCCTTATCATCCGTGGTCCGAACAATCTCTGCCCATCGATCTGGATTCTGAAGCATAGGTGTGGAATTAGCAAATGCCTCTGCGCTCATAGTCGGTATAAGCTGACGATACCTATAGAGATCAATCGCTCGGTTACGATACATGTTCAGAAACACCGGGTTCTCCCATGCCTGATCGATGAACCACGCATGAGCATCCTTGACGCACTTGGTAAGAATAGCCGTCTCTACCTCATTTGAGTCAAACTTGTCGCGCACAAGAGTTCGTAAAGGGTGATCGATGAATACATTGGATGCGTGGACCGTGCTGACAGGCTTGTGCTCACGATCAACCTCAGGGACATCATCCTCTTCCTCAACAACTGCATCGGGTTGGTCCTCATCCTCATCCTCCTTCTCCTCATCCTCCTCTTCTTGAAAGGTTGAGGTGCTATAAAACTCATCATACTCTGCAGACCGCAGATCCTTATACTGGTTAGCATGTGCGTCATAGTCATCTGCGTTAGCATTCACAGAGTTCATCACGACAAGAGTTCCAGTAAACAGATCATCATTAAAAGGAGGAGGAAGCATGTGTTGATTTGTGTTCTCCTCCTCTTCATCGCATGGAACACCAAACACTGCAAACGCATCGTCGTCATGAAGCATTTTCCCCTGAAACTGCATCAGGGGCTGCTTTGTCTTCTTGCGAAGCCACTCGAGAACATCGGGTGTCTTGGCTGGAATAGGAACCTCGGTGAGAGTGCCGGTTGTTGCAATGAACAGTGCGATAACCATCTTGATGTGAGATATCCTGTAATCCTTTAGGTTCGTTTTCCAAAGGAATCAAACCACTCTGCAAGATTACGCCCGGCCCGATACAAGAAACTGTCAGGAGCGAGGATCAATGCCACTGCGGCAACGATACCCATGAAGACAGCAAACAAGAAGAGGAAACTGATAAATCCTTCTGAAATACCACTCAGTTTGAACGAAGGAGCTTTAAGTTTTGGAAGCGGTGTTGGACAGTTAGCCTCACCTGCAGCATACAGGGGGTTTGTAACTGAACTCAGAACATCGCCTGGTAGAACGGGTCCAAGTGTATTTGTTATTTTTTCAATGGCTCCTGAGCCGATAGAGACTGGATTCTGGAAATAAATGACCTGTGGACCGGTCTTAGCTCTCCATCCAATATGCTTGAAAAGAGAGTTATCGGAGATGACGTATTGTTCAAGCTCACTATTTACCCATGTGAAGTAAGGATCTTTACTTGACACAAGTTTTGATAATGACCAGTCTTGTCCAGTTGGAACTGGAATTATCTTAAACTTACCACCCTCTCCGGCCTTACCCAAACCGTCTTCGGTTGGATTCAACCTCGCGGAAATTTTATCTAAAAAATCACCACCTAAACCACTCGACATTAACGGGACAAACACCATAAGATTGTCCCCATCAACGCCTTGAAGAACTGCATCTGCTTGAACGCCTTCAACTCGCAAGGGCGCGGGATAATACAGATAAAGCGTTCTAAATGCAGCCTGTCGTCCGTTAAACGTTAGAGTAAGTGGCGTCGATGGAGATAATACAAGTTGATCCTTCTCCCGTGTGACAGTGACCAATGAACTCGAACTACCCAGATCAAACGAAACGGAACAGGATGCACACGCTTCTGATCCCGCAACCGATATGCCAACATTCATATCAGTTGACGGTTTAGGATCAACGATCGTGCTCTTCTGCGGAGTCGAGTTACCACCACCCATTGTTTTAGTGCATACAAAACAAGTCTGTCAAAGAGAACAAGATGTCAGACCCTACACCGCGTGGCTACCTCAACTGGTGGCAGGGATTGATCCTGGCCGCCAGTAGTGCATTGATAGGCGTAGTTGTTGCTATATTCATCAAACAGGGATCAAGCGCACCCAATGCAGCTCCTAGCTGGGCGATGATGATTCTGCGATTTGTTCCGCATTTCCTCATGTTGTTTGGTGTCTTAGCAGATGCTTTTACATATGAAGGAGTCTATTGGACTGGAACTGCTGTTGGCATTCTGTCTATGTTCGTCGGCCCTCTTATTGGCTCTGCATTTACTCAGCTCGGCAGAATCCCCTCGTTGATCATGAAGGGAGGTCGCCAACGCGGCGGAGATGACAGCTACCCAGGAATGACATTAACCGGAATGACTGCAGAACCGGGCACTACTCCCGAGACACTGATCATCACTGCAAGCATTCTTTCGTATTATATCTTTGATCTGATGTTCAGTGTCAGTGTATTAGATGCAGCGGGGGCCATGGTTGCCGCAGTGTTCCTCTTCGGCGGACAGGCGATGGCTATTTCCAAGTATATTGGAGATAGTCCAGGAGCCACTGTAGCACTTGCAGGAGTTTCGGGTTCTATCATTGGAGGTGCATCGTATGCGACGCTTAGCACGTGGGCTCCCGGATATCTTCCATCGGTAGTCCTTGTAGGAGGCATAACGGGCACTACGGACGGTGGCCGGGCGGGTAGCGGCGGTGGGCCTGGGCGGCAAGGGCTCGGAATGAGCGAGGGATCAAATGGAAATCCTCCGCTTGCGGCGGGTAGTGGAGTCCCCGGATCTGCAACTACGTGCGCTAAGTAAGAGCGTTTTGGAGGATCTTGTAATACGAAGTAATATTGATACCTGAACACCTGCCAACCACAACACCATCCTTTACAACAACCATTGTAGGCCACGCCATAACCTCAAGCTTAGCGCGCAGATTCTGGGGATCATTCTGGACGTTCACACCAACAAAAACAATTGCTGGGAACTCCTCCCATAGATCAGCAACTGCTGGCTTGATTGTCTTGCACGGAGCACAGGTCGGAGACCAGAAGTGGTATGCGACAATCGACATATTATATACTAGCAGGAAATGCCTAGACCTTTTCTACGATAACCGTTGTGAGCTCTGCACGGTAGACCGGCTGCTTTGCAACCGTCTGCTTTGTAAGAGTAACATTACGAGTCTTGCAAATCTCTGTGAACGCCTTCATCAGATACTTATCCACAACATCGGGATCCATGGTTGCAAGATTCTCACGCATCCACTTGATCAGATTACTACCCGATACCGGTGGACCCATGATTGAGAGCGGGCATCCAGCAAACAGCTCCTCCGTGGGTCGCGCAGAGGGCAGCTCGATCTTTCGACCATTCACAGCCTCCTGCGCCATACGATCTACAACATCATTCTGAACTGACAGATCATCTGTTCCACCGGTATGTGCACGAACGTGCACGAACCGATGCTTGAACTTGCTCAGCTGATCGGCAATACTCTCAATCAGGTCGCGGTGAAGCACTGGCTTCCCCACACTTGTCTTCCAGCCACGCGCAACCCAACCGGGCAGCCACTCGGTCAGACACTTGATGGAATACTCCGAATCGGTATAGATCACCAAATCTTCATTGAAGGCACCCTTCAGCGACAGGATAGAGATCGCAAGATGAATACCCGAGAGCTCAGCCCTCTGGTTCGTTTGCGACTGGTCGTCGGGAACTCGGTGGGACTCAGACCAGTCTGGGTGTTCAGGAAACCATGCCGCAAATCCAGCCTTGGCACCAACACGTCCATTCGCAGAGCAAGATCCATCAGTAAACACGCGCATGCCCTTATCTGTGTGCAGCCTTTGCCATTCCTTTTTCACACGCATGAGGATCTTTCCACAGTGAATCATCTAGATCACCATGGATCTGCGGAACATGTTTGAACGCGGGCATTATTGTGGAGATACAGCGTGATACAATAGCAGGCTGCATCGTCGCTTCTTCAATATGAAACCAGATTCGGCATCGAAAGGATCTCTGTTCTAGAGAGCGCCGCAGCATCTGTTGGCATGCAGCTGTCAAAAAATGAGCATGCCATACCATGAGAACACGAATGCGAACGTGGGACTGAGAGGGAACGAATGTCATCCACTGTGACATCCAGGGTGCAAAGTCATCAATCGAGTTGATCTTCGCAGCATCCACCTCTTCAAATTCGCATCGGTGTTTGTTTGCATCTTTATACACGTTCCACGCATCCCGTGTGCTTCGATCGTTAAGTGATTCAAAAAGAATACGATGGGGAGGAGGGAAGAGCTGAAGCGACGTCATTAGTTTAGGAGCTCGGCGCCTCCGTAGATGGCTGAACGATGCGCTTCACCGGGATATCCGCAGACACCACGTAAATGCTGTTCTCCGTCATGATGATATACGTCTTCTCCTCCTTGAGGCGCATGATCGACTCGATCGGCGACGTATACTCCGTGTCCGACTTTACCAGGCACTTACTCTCACCCGACACACCGATACAACATGCCTTGCTGATCGAGTCATTGTAGTAATCCAAATAAATAGGGCGGTCCTGCTCAATAGCAAGCTTGGCGACGTGGGCCATTACTGTCGCGGAGGGGCAGGCCATTTGTGTTGGGTTGAGGATGTCTTTGCGTTCATTTTAACGTGCGACATCCTCTAGCTTGAATCTGGATTTCATACACAGTGACGGCGTTTCGGGCCGAGGAATCGCAATCACTTCGCGCACCAGAGCCTTGACCTCCTTGACCTTCGGTGCAACAGCAGCAAGGAATCGAACCAAGTGATCCACGTGCTCCTCAATGGGAGGAGTCTTTGGATGGCGGACACTCTCAGATAAGTCGGATGCAATTGTCTTAACAAACACTGCCATTGTTTCCTCGGGAATGAGGCCACGGGAATACAGCTCTGATGTATAGACTGCAAACCCTCGCTTGGTCTCCTTCTGCTTGGTCCACGCAATCAGCGCATCGGTGAACCCGGCATCCGTCGAGGATGGGACGATTGTGACTGCACTCGTATCATAGAGTGAATCAAACATATCCACCTGTGTTGCCAGATCATTGCGTGCATCCTCCTCTGCCTTCACGATATCCGAATACAGATCTGCCAGCAGACTGGCGTAGAAGTTCTGGCGGATGCCGCGGTCAAACAGCAGCGTGGTCACTCGCAGTCGAAACATTGCATCACGCGCCGCAATCTTGGACTTGATCATATCCGTTAGCTTGGCATAGGTTGGCTTTGAGAGCTTATTAATTGCTGCATTGATTTCATCATAATCTGCATCATCCTTCTCGCGGACCTTACGCAGAGTCTCGACCAACACATTCTTCCTCCAATCCGAAACTTCAGCTGGAGGTGCATGGCGAACAGGTCGACGGTAGACCGGTCGAAAGGATGTGCGTAGTTTAGAGAAGATCTCGATTACACTGTCCGGGAGGGGCTGCTTGACAGAAGGGCGAAGAGCGTAGATTGAAGTAACGGACTCCATTTCGGCGCTCTTGTTTCCTTGTGGATGGAGCAGGATTCCTTTTCTCGAACAGAGATTAATGCGCATTGTGTGCATGACAAATGAAGGACAGCTTCCGATTATGAGGAATATGCTCAACTCGGCAATGCGAGTTGGAATTCCTATGAATTTGTTTCACTGTTACATTCTGACCACCGACAAAGAGGTTGCGGACTACGAGACCCCTCGGTTCAATGCACTGACTCTTAAAAAGTTGAAAGTAATTCAGATGAACATGCAGCTTGATCGGGAGGTTTTATGGGTTGACAATGATATTGTATTTTTACAGAACTGCATCAATGACGTTCGCTCCAAGAATGGAAACTTTGTTATGCAAGATGATCTGTGGTCTCCGTGCACCGGATTCTTCCTTGCCAGAAGTAATTTTTTTTCCGACTTGGTGATAAAACGCTCGATTACTTGGCTCAGTAACCAAACAGATAGACATATCAATGATCAGCATGCATTCAATCAAGCATACCGCCAAGTTCCAAGAATTAACCTAACTCTCTTGCCGCGGAATGAATATCCAAATGGACATATATACTTTGAGCGTGGAACCACGGCTGCCAGAATGATTCATTGTAATAGTCTCTCAACGACAGCGGAAAAAGTAGAGCGACTGAAGGCACATTCCTTGTGGGATGATTCTGGAGCAGCGTATCAGATAGTGAATAAGTATAGTCTGGCTCTGTAAAACGGATTACTTCGTTGTCAACAAGGGAATGAGTGCTGCCAAAATGACGTGGACTCTTTGGTATCACGATCCTTCTAACAATGACTACAGCTTGGAAAGCTACATCAAGATCTACGAGGTCACCTCCGTTGCAGAGTTCTGGAGTTTGATCGATGGCATCCCGAAGGATGTATGGGAGTCGGGTATGTTCTTCTTCATGAAGACAGGTGTTCGGCCGCTCTGGGATGCGCCAGAGAATGACAAGGGTGGTGCCTGGTCCAAGAAAGTGGATGCAGCAGATACGCATGCTGTCTTCATCGACTGCATGGTCCACTGTCTGGCTGAGTCGTTCCTCAAGAGCTCAAATGACTGTATTGCTGGAGTGACAGTTAGTCCCAAGGGACAGTTTCATATTGTGAAGGTGTGGAACTCAACAACTGCGGTGTGTGACCGCAAGTTGTTCAGTCCTAGTTTGCGAATGAAGCTGGGCGATGATATCGCTTACAAGGCTCACAACATGAGACCGAAGTAATCTAAATGCATTCGCAGTTATTCGCTATCCAGTAATAGGTAACATAAATCAGCCAGACATGCAAAACAGTGGTTGATATCACGAGAATGGTGTTGGCAGTGCCTTCATCCATTACTTATTACGCAGAACATGGCATGAGACACAGCTTGATATCGCCAAGATTCGCAATGACATAACGGATCATGAGGAACCAATCATTTTTCATGTGGATCTCCAGGTTGTTCGACAGGTTCGAACACTTGGTAAACAACACCAGGTGCGGAAGGGAAAACGTGCCACTCACAATCTCATCCGGCTTAGACTTGGCAATCGCCATGTCAGACGTGGAGTCACCCATCGTGACCGTCTGAGATGCGAACGGACCCTTGCATGTGAAGGTGAGAGTTCCGCCCACATTCTTGACATCCACTGTCTTTGCAGATAGCAGAGTCATATCGCGACAGATCTTCTGGAAGTCCATGGAGGGCATCGTGATCCGCGCAGAGAACTCGGTCTCCGGCATGTTGATGTCCGACTCATCGCGGTCAAGCAGGTTCAGCTTGTTCCGAATACGGCGCTTCTTCTCACCATTCTCCAGGGTAATACACAGGTGGTTCGACTCTGACTTGGAGATCGAGAACGTGATCGTATCGTCGTTCGTCACCGTCTTTACGATACGGTAAAAGTGGTCCGTGTTCAGACCCACATCCAAACGCGGAGCTGTGTGGTTATACTCATACTGCTCGAACTTGGACGCATGGAGACGCATATGCGTGAGCACCGTGCGAGTATTGTCCATAGCAATCATACGAATGCCATCCTTATCAAAAACAAGGCTCATCTCGACAAGCATGGACTTCAGTCCCTCGGCAAGGATGCGCATCGGAGCAGTCTGAACAGTCTTTGCAATCACAAGATCGTCAGACATTGTTTATCAATGCTTGCGATGTCTTCTGAAAGTCGATTTACGCAACTTCTTGTGGTGACGACGTTTGGCAGTGGAGCGCCCGCCCGCCCATGCTTTTTTTCTTAAGGGGAAAGGCTGTCCGCGTTTTGATCGTTCCATGATTTGAGGTCTAAAAGTTGATGACTTAACTGGCGATTGAGGAGGTGGTGCAGCGATAGGCAACTGAGCTGCTGCATTCATGAATACCTGCATATAGTCGAATGATTTGGTCGAAATTTGATCAAGGCTGTCAAAGTCACGAAGTTCTTCCTCTGAAGCAGGTGACTCGGGCTGCTGTTCGAAGAATGTTTCCGTATCATCTATCGCAGCGTCCAGATCAATCACGATGTCTGATAAAGATGCAGCTGTTCCTGGGCGCGATTCTTGTTCGTTCTTCTTCTTTTCAGCCATGAGTTTTGTGTAATCTGCCCGTTTGGAGCGGGTGAGAGGTGTGCTATCTGCGAGATTAAGTGCGTTGCGTATAGCGGCATCATCCTCGCGGAGATCTTGGCCTTTCTGTTGCTCTTCCGCCTTTCGTTTAGCGGCGGTAGCTGTCCTTTTCTGACCAGGAGTGATAGCTGTAGCAGCAGCATTGAGAGCCTTCTGAACACCAGGTTGATCTGAAATCGCATTGACGCCACTGAACGCAGTTTCAACTGCGACAACAAGCTTTTCTGCCTGCGTCTTCACCTTTTCTGACCTCATGCCGTTGATAAGCTCCCGAAGCTTTCTGACTGCATCAAAACCGTCGGCTGTTCCGGGTCTGATCTGCCGAATTTCGAGTTGGATTTGAATTTTATCATTGTTAAGTTGTTTATCCTCATTAACCTTAGACGTAACTACAGCTTGTTCGCGGGCGAATTCTCCGAGAGCGGCATTGGCTACCTGTTGTGGATTACTGTTATAATAAGCGGGTCGATCATCTGGGCTTCCGGGTCTTCTTGTGCCCGTAGCCACAGAATCAAGATACATAGCACTCGCATTACCGGGCCGCCGGCTTTGAATCTCTTCGTTCTTTGATTCGCTATTGCCATTTCTATCCATTCCGTCGGGTAACGGACGAGTTGCGGCAGCAGCCGCCGCAGGAGCCGCAGGAGCAGGAGCCGCAGGAGCCGCAGGAGCCGCAGGAGCCGCAGGAGCCGCAGGAGCCGCAGGAGCCGCAGGAGCCGCAGGAGCCGCAGGAGCAGGAGCCGCAGGAGCAGGAGCCGCAGGAGCAGGAGCCGCAGGAACAGGAGCCGCAGGAGCAGGAGCAGGAGCCGTTAGATAACTATATGCCGCAGTTGAAGCGTTTACTGCTCCTTGTGACACAATTGCAAAGCCTGCTTTACTTGCAGATACTGCACCTTGCGCACCGGTAACTGCCAGCCCTAGAGCACCAACTGCTCCAGACTTCGCCGCTGCCGCTCCATCCAATACAGCTTGCTTTAATGAAGCCGATACCTTTGCAGGAAGTGCTTTCACTGCCAGAACTCTATTGGCCGCTGGTGTTAACTTTTTTCCAAGTTCTTCGTGCTTTTCGAGTGCAACAATACCCCATGCATTGATATTTGCAGCACGATCTAGAAAGAGTTCTGTTCTAAATCCTTCGGAAGAGCCTTGAAGTGCTTCCTTAAACATAGTGATTGCGCAGTTTCTCTTCGGAACATCATCCGAATTCAAGAACTTTGCACGGAAATTGATAAATTCTGTAAATGGGCCTCGCAGGAGTTCGGATATTCTCGCAGACTTCTTTATATCATCGATATGCGTATCTTCTGTAACAATTGACTTGAATGCCACTGCAACAGACTTTTGGTTCGGATTTCCATACAATGCTAACTTCATCAGAGTAGACACATCGCTCGTCATCACAACTCCACCCTTAACCCTCCTCATGGTCTTGTTGCCACCTTTATAACTTTGTTTGGCTATAGTCTCTCGGCGCTCAGCTTCTGCTACATTCCGTTCTCTACGAGTATTTGAGAAGGGAACGCTTTCTTTAGCCAGTTCGGTAAGGCTAGATAGTCTGTCATTCTCGGCCGCCCGTGTTACTGCTGCTGCAAACTCTTGAATAAATCTACCGGTCACAACGTCTGGATTCTTTTGAGCAGTTGCCAACGATACCGTAAGAGATCCATCGCGCGTATTTAATGCTTCTTTAACCGATTCAAGAAACGTCCGTCGTATCGTTTCAAGTTGTTCGTCACTTGGAGCTTCTTCGACTTTAGGCTGTATAGTAGCCAGTGCCTCGGAAGCTTTCTCTGCGGGGGGTGCAGGTGCAGGTGCAGGTGCAGGTGCAGGTGCAGGTGCAGGTGCAGAAGGCTTTTTGGCCACTGTCTCGAGAGACCTTGCAGCCATGAGGGCCGCTACCGTCATTCCGATGGGAACTAGACCCAGATCCATTATCTCTCTACTTCAAAAAAACCACACATAGAAGTCATGAGCACTCAAGATATCCTAATACTCTCTGCGGTTGAGGCGTTTGGAGACTTTAACCTGCGTTGGTATGCTCAGTCCAATAATCCAATTTACTTTGGGTATGGAGCTATTGGATATGTAGGCGTTGTCTTTTACTTGATTAAGTGTCTACGAACCCAAAATGTCATGTATGTGAACGGCATGTGGGATGGAATATCTGGTGTCATAGGAAGTTTGGCAGCATATCTTATATTGGGCGATCGACTTAACCGACCAATACAGTATCTTGGACTGCTTTTGCTTATTGCGGGAATCTTCATGCTTAAAAATGACTAGTGGCGACGTGTGAATGCCCGCGCAGACCGTGCATGGGCGGCCTTCTTACGGGATACAATACGCCCATACTTGTTCATCATAAGATCGGATTTGGTCAGGCCACCGGGAGTCTTCTGGCATGTTCCATTCCAAACCTTGCGGCGAGATCCATATACACGCTGAGTCTTCATTATCTTGAAGCAAGAAAATTGAAACGAACCTTGGGAAGATTAAGAATCCTTGGAGGCGGCTCAATGTAGTTTGCCGGCTCAATTTTACCGCAATACAGTTCATCTCTCCAAGGATTTGGAAAGGTCTCTATTTTCTCCGGTGGAAACGATGGTCCTAAGCTGGTATGTGCAAGTAAGTTGGGTGCAACCAATGGATAGATACGAGAACTCAGAAAATCCTGATCCCATGCCATACCCCTCCACTCTGGATTGGCTTCGTATAATGCATACTCCTCATGAATATTCACTCCTGTAACTTTACGCATTCCCCATAGACCACCCATAAGTCTGCACTTATGATCTATATGGTCCCGTATAGTATGAGCAAGATACGGGGAATCCAGAAATCGCTGAATCGCCCATCGATCACGTGAGTGAATGCGAGAATCCGCATCACGCACAAACATGATCTCTACGTCAGGTTCATCAATTGGGAAGAATCTATGGATCATGTTCACAATCCCAGTGATTCCTGTGAACCGAACAATCACCTGAGGAGCAGACTGGAGTATTCCAATCATCTCTGACGTTACATCAGATCCAATGTAGACAATCACAAACCAACCCGGAAAGTATTTGTGAATCAACTGAATATTCTGTATCATGCCTGGATAATACCTCGGGTTATATCCGCCATACAGGCAGAACGAAAATACCCGCATACTTATCTTTGTGGAAGGTAATGATATCTGGTCAGTATTATGCAGACAAGTGCAAGTGGGTGGAGTGCTCGAGGTATCCCGGTCGGCAGAGATACTCAAAGTTACTTGCGCGAACGGGCGATTGGGTCTTTATCAACGGAGATCGTGTTCTGGATTTTGCTGCATCTCTGCCAAGAATCATGATAAAGAAGCATGCATTCATTGTTCACAACTCCGACCAGTCATTTGATTCTACAAAATTGGCTGCACTTCTTCCGTTTGCCTTATCGATCTGGGCAATTAACACGACCGTGACACATCCACTTCTTACTACGATACCTCTTGGATTTCCAGACCAAGCGGTTCAGTTCACTATGACGTATGTTCGCCCAACTGTAGACCGGGACATTGAGATCTATGCAAACTTCACTATCGGAACCAATACAACGAAGCGCAATAACTGCCTTGCTGCCTTTGCCGGAGACCCGAGAGTGATCATGCGAACTGGACTCAGTAAGCAAGAGTATTACCATGATTTGTGTAGATCGAAGTATGTTCTCTGTCCTGAAGGCACGGGTATCGACACACATCGGTTCTATGAAGCCGTCTTCTGCGGAGCCACTCCAGTTGTCCTGCGCAACTCATTGTCGGATTTCTACTCGCGCTACCCAGTGAAAATCATTGATAAATGGTCTGATCTCTAAGTAATGCGGATTCAAGATCTAAAGACCGTCTATATCTGCCCAGATCACAATAAAAAGTATCATGCACGGAAAGTTCACATGGATACCATGCTTACCAAAATTGGTTTCAAAGACTTTACCCATTATAAGTCCGGAACAGAGGCATATCCGAAGTGCCTGACAAATGCAACAATTAAAATATTGAATGCATATCCATATGAACCCGTGCTAATCTTAGAAGATGATATTGAGTTTACCGGAATCGATACGTTCGATCTCGTAGAAGATGCAGATGCTATTTACTTTGGAACTAGTCGGTCTAGTGGACATCCCACCGAAAATAAACATCAAGGATATTCTACGTTTCAATCATACTCAGACTCTCAAGTTCGTGTTTTGAATATGTTATCTGCACATGCGGTTTTATATTGTTCTGCGCGTTACAAGGCTGCTGTTATAAAGGCATTATCTCCATGCACTATGTATAATGACATTGCTATTTCAAGAATCCAGTCGTCATTCAAAGTCCTTGCAAATAAACGCCCGTCATTTTTCCAGTCCGCGAGGTTTAATACCGGACTACATGAAGAAATCTGGACAACGTTTGACATTATAAAACCGAGCCTCCATCTGATCGCTACAAATAAGTATATTACGTTTCTTGATAAGATGTTACAGTCTGTTAATACATACTTCTTTCCAACGACTGAGCGACATGTTATTATTTACACAAATATGCCACATCCCACTAATTATATTGGGTTGTATCCAACAATCATATTTCATTTCATCCAAATAGAGCATGAACCATGGCCGTTAATAACCCTGAAGCGATTTCATAGTTTCTCTAAATGCACCTTTGATGTTAGTCATAGCTTCTACTGTGATGTTGACGCATTCTTCACAAAGACATTGACCATAGATATGCTAAATAATTCATTCTATGGCACAGTCCACCCGGGATATAAGGGCGGGAAGGGAACCGTCTGTTCCAATCCAAATAGCACATCATGTATTCCGGTTGGAGAGAACAACACTTATTTTTGTGGCGGGTTCTTTGGTGGCGATCATACTCTCTTCATGAAGATGACCCATGAGCTACAAGATCGTATTCAGACAGATATTGATCGAGATGTTATGGCAGATTGGCATGACGAGTCACACCTCAACTGGTATTTTTGGAAGAATCCGCCGTCGGTCCTCACCTATCCATTTGCAGTTGCAGAACCGGAGGCACCAAGCCCCATCACACATGTAGTTTTCATTGACAAATCAATCCGAGGAGGCCATGATATGTTCAGAGACATCTCTCATGCGCCAGTTCAAGTTCAAAAACCAAGAGGATTCGTCAGAACAGGGGAAGGATTTCGTTTAACTAATCTTTTTTAGTAACAATGAGAATTCAGGAGTTTAAGGTGGTCTATATCTGCCCAGATCACAATGAAAAGTATCATGCACGGAAAGTCCATATGGATACCATGCTTGCCGAACTTGGCTTCAAAGATGTTGTCCACTTCAAGTCTGGCACAGATGGGTATCCGAAGTGCTTGGCGGATGCAAACGTGGAGATACTTACTCAGTATATGAATGAGCCAATTCTTCTCCTCGAAGATGACGTAGAGTTTACCGGTGTTTCAGAATTTGATTTTGTTCAAGGTGCTGATGCCATTTACTTTGGTATTAGTCAATGCGGTAGTCATGCTACGGAAAACTACAATGATAAGTTGGCTATCTTTACTCCTTACTCGGGAACACAAGTCAGAATTCAAAATATGTTAAGCACTCACGCAATTCTGTATATCACTCCTCGCTATAAGCAGGCTGTCATCAACCAGCTGAGAGACTGTAAAGGACACACCGATATCGCCATCACACGTATTCAGCCAAATTTCCGAGTTCTCGCAAATAGAATACCCTCATTCTTTCAGTCAGCCAAGTTCAACGCAACGGGGCATGTAGATTTCTACACACGATTCGTTATTGATGACAAATGGCTGCCTCCCACAAAGAAGATCTTCAAGATCAATCTAAAGAAAGCATAACGAGTAATAAAAATGCTCTTTCCTATCAGCCAGTGCGTCCGTGAGTATGGTGTTAAGATTACAGGTATTCTGCACGTCGGTGCTCACACAGGCGAGGAGAATGATGCATATCTTGCTGAGGGTGTTCCGCAGTCTTCGATTTATTGGATCGAGGCTATTCCCGAACTCTGCACTGCTCTTGCTCGGCGTCTACCGAATGTGATTCAGGCAGTTGTATCAGACACAGTCAGTCCTGTCGAGTTCAAGATTACGAATAACTTCCAGTCAAGCTCTATTCTTGATTTGAAGACTCATTTGGTTGAGCATCCGCATATTCATGTGATGAAGACTATTCAGACCACTTCGGTTCAGCTTGACACACTTGTCGATCAGCACAATATCAAAGCAGACTTTCTGAACATGGATATTCAGGGTGCTGAGCTAAAGTGCCTCAAGGGATTCGAGCGGAACCTCGGAATGATTAATGCGATTTATGCGGAGGTAAACGAGAAGGAGTTATATGCAGGATGCGCTCTTCTTCCCGAGCTCGATGCATGGTTGGCCGAGCGCGGGTTTGGTCGTGTTCATATCCATATGACTGAACATGGTTGGGGTGACGCGCTCTATATCAGGCAGTCCGTCTAAACATGCCGTGAATGAATAAATATCTCAAGATCCTCCGGAACACCAAGACCCCACATCTTATTGCAGTCCGATATAGTGATTTTTAATCCATCTGCAATTGCCTCGTTGTAGACAGGAACAGTATAGAACTCATTATTAACACGTATATTCTTGGAAATCATCCGCTCAGCAAACTTGACGAAATCTGATCCGCGCTTCCACATGTAAACACCTGTGGTAGCATGATGAGAGAAGGGATCCTTTTCACGAACTTCTGTTACAAATCCATCCTTTACCGCTGCATAAGACCACTTAGGGTTTCCGTCTCCATCGAATGTGGATATCTTACCATCTACTCCTGACACGAGAAACGAGTGAACAAACTCTTGTGCATCAAACTCAATAAATTGGTCACTATTTGCAATCAGTAGAGGGGTATCATTATTGATGAGATCCTTCGTCAAAAGCACTGTGCAAGCTGCCCCCTCTGTAACTTTATCGACAACCACGATTGAACATCCAGGTGAAAGTGTGCGCAGATGCTCCTTGCATGATTCGGGATAGTCTGCGCGGATCACAAATACAAAGCGCGCACCGGGAACAGCGAGGTTATCAACAACCCACGATATCATAGGTTTGCCAAGAACTGGAATAAGAGGTTTCGGATCTGTATATCCAGCTTTGGTAAATCGACTGCCATTTCCTGCCATTGGAATCACAACTGTAATCGGAGTTAAAGCGGCCATTACAAACTCTTGAGTCAAAGATTGTGGCGTAGGAACGCGTGTTACCAGAGACCCGCTCGTTCTTGCCGACGCCAAACCAACCGGAGAATCTTCAAAGATCATGGTTTCATTTGGAAGGACATTGGCAATTCTGTGGCATAAATGATAGATGCCTGGATCGGGCTTCGGAGTGATTACATCTTCATTGGAAACTGTAAATGTAAAAAGATCACGAATACCAAGTGCATCGAGTGCCGCATTTAGCGTTGCCCTTATACAATTTGTCGCACATGCTACTTGATATCCATTCAATCGAAGATGTGTTAACATAGACTGTAACATGGGTGATTTTGATACCTTTGATACAGCGATAGCTGTCAACTGCTGCTTTCGCTGAAAAATCGCGTTAGCTAAGGACGCTGGCAGTTCACCAGACTGAAGAAGTGCTAACTTCGCACGGGTGCTGCGTCCATTATATAGTGTCTCGTGGTCATGTTTCGAAATAACATGTGTTGGCCCGAGCACTTCATAAATTGCTTGATTGAGTGTTTCATAATGAACTTCGCAAAAATCAAGTAAGACTCCGTCAAGATCAAACACAATTAGCTTCATTTTAACAATGCTATCTATATATAATCATGCTGATTATCGCGCATCGCGGAAATACGAATGGACCACATCCCGAAACTGAAAACAAGGAGGAAACAATTGCAGCTGCTATCGCAGAGGGGTTTGACTGTGAGATTGATGTATGGCGAGTAGATGGCGAGTTGTGGTTAGGACATGATGCTCCATTATACAAAACGACCATGACATTTCTTACACAATATCAGAATGTACTATGGATTCATTGTAAGAATTTGGATTCACTTATTTACCTAAAAGATCAGTTCAACTGTTTCTTCCATGATAAGGATACATACACCCTTACAAGCAAGGGATTCATATGGGGAAACATAGGGAGTCCAACTACTGATAAGGTTATATGCGTTATGCCCCCTGGGGACTGTGGGCCGTGTCTTGGACTGTGTACCGACTATCCCCGGCGGGAGCCTAGACGAGCGTGAACAGTTGGTTGGCATCTATGAAGTGCAGTTTATTCTTCTTATGTATTTCACTATGGATCGCTTGAAGCATGGGATATTGAGGTATTTGGATTTCTAGGCCGCCGCCTCGAACCACGTAGATTGTCTTACCAGAACAAAACATCCCATTGACATTTGCAGGAGATCCATCGGTGACAATGACTATCCGTCCGGAGTTAACTAGATCAATTTGTGTTTGTAGGTTCGTGATCTCGTCCGTATTGACGATGCGATAAGACCGGCCCGAGTTGAGGAACACATTCAGAAAGGGCGTTAGCTGACACGGATGATCGTTGGCAACATAGTTTTCTTTCTTCTGCCGGGGGAGCAGAACAAAGTCAACGTCGGGCACGACATTTGATGAAAAATGTGTAAAGAATGAGCGCAAAAGTCCGGGGTATTCGGGTGGAACCGGATTATCCATCAGTGTAATTGTATAGTTGCGGGCGATGGTGGTATAGTCAATGTCGTCCTCGGTAAACCCAAGGTGCTTGCAGAATAACACCTTGTATTGCTTCTTCTCCGAAAGCGCAACCTTTTTCCCTTCTGCACGAATCCTAGGTAGAAAGATAGCTGATTCAAATACCCAATGACTAAATGCATCATGATATTGCGAATCAATGGCTATTGAACTGCTCATTTATTACTTGAAGTTCGATATTGTTAAGTTTGTATAGGCGTGTGTCAGTTCGATTTGGTGGGAACTGGATAAATATACCATTCTGATAATAGATAGATTGTTCGGATATCATGCTTCGTATGAATTCTGTATGAAGAACTTCGGGATAGAGCTTCGGAGAAGTGTACACTTTGGGAAGATTTTCGTAGAAGTATCTGAATCCCATCATAGCGTCATGTGTCCCATAAAATGCTCTGTCTTCCGTATCAAGAAAGTTACCCCCTAGTCCAACTTGATGAGACGTTGTTCGGTAAGGACTCATTCGATACGCGTAGATTCCATTCTCAATCTGGGTTATACCATATGTAATTACGTGCGGTATGTAGTCGTTACGCGTAATAATTACAACGTCGTATCGACAGCCAGAATCATAAGCAATCTGTACAGATTTTGAGATGTTGTAAATCTGTGACATTGTTCTGAATATGGACCTATTCTGCAATACATCTTCTTTCGCAAACGAAAACTGCTTAGCCGCATCGTAGAATATTGAAGGTGTATAGTCAAACCATACGAGTGTTAGATTTCGAAGTCCTGCATCTTCAAAGCCATTACGAAGAGATGTTTGGTCAACGCGAATGTCTGTATTATCCGGATCAAGTTGTTTCGGGCATGCCCAGAATACATCAATGATAGAATCAGGAGGCAATGCGCGATTTAGTGATCTTCTGATTACATCGGCGGAATGAACAATCCGGGCAAATCCGGTTACACATAAAGCAACACGCATTATCTAAGTTGAGCAATAATAAGTTTATTGTTTCCAACGTGAACGTTACCATCCGATAACTCGCGCCGAAGACACCCATCCTCTCGAGTATAAGGAGCATATGGATTAAAGAACCTGAAATTATTTCGTCTACATAATGACTCGAGATTTTCATTCACCTTTCGAGTGTAGCGAACCCTATCTATGTCAGAACTGACAAATGGAAATCCTCCATTAGGATTTTCGCTACAGTATTCGGCATTTGTTGTAGGGGGTATAACCGCAACGATAATAACATGACATCTAGCAGTGCTCCTTACAGTATCTATGTATGCATTTGTTAGTTCTTGAATGACTTCATCTTCTGTGCGGCCAAGATCAACCTGTTTACCAATATGAGCCCGGCAGTCAACTTCACCATATGCAATTATAACTGTGTCACCCGGATCACAATCTTTCCAGTTTACAATAGTCTTATCTCTGCCAATACGATGCATTGTCACCGAGCTTTCCGCCCTACACTCGTGGGGAGACGTTAGACCTTTAAATGAATTACGCGCGTGGCTATCTCCATAAAGATAAATCATTGTATATTCCACCACAAATTCGGGTGGTGTTCCACCCGAATTTGTGGTTTTGTGTTTGGTTTGATTTTGAGTCCTCGGCTGTCTCTAGTTGGAGTAGGCAAGACCGCCCATGCCGCTCATCACGCGCAGCACGTTGTAGTTGACGGCGTAGACGCGCACCTGGGCCGTGCGGCCGGCGCGCACCGTGTTCACGGACACCGTGAGCTGGAGCGTGGCCTTGTCGATGCGCGAGAAGTTGCACGTGCCCGACGGCTGGTGCTCCTCCGGCTTGAGCGCGAAGGAATACACGCAGATGCCCGGAGCCGCCGGCGTGCGCGTGTGGTGCTGGAACGGCTGGACATACGTGAAGTAACGTCCCTCGCGCTCCGTGAAGCGGTCCTGGCCGTTGAGCTGCAGCTTGGCAACCTCAACCGGGCACTTGCCAGAGCAGCGCGTGCCGGAGTCCAGGATGACCTTCGCCAGGAGGTAGTTGGTCGTGTCCTCAAACAGGAACTGCTGGTCATTCTCGCTGGCGTTGAGGTTAGAGTCGAGCCACGACGAGCCGCGCAGCGACGGGCCCGCAGAAAAGCCGACACCCTGCGTGTAAGGACCAGAAGGACCATCGCCCAGTGTCGTCGGGACAAACGACACAGAGCCGCCGCCGCCGAGCGAGCCGCGGGCAAGCACGTCCATGATCACGCCCTCCGTCGAGAAGTCGTCGGAGTAGTTGAACGGCTGGCATCCGTTGACCTCGGCGATCCACGACGGCGCCGGGACCGAGCAGTCAACGAACGAGTCACGCTGGCAGACCCACACGAGCTCCTTGACCGGGTGGTTGAAGTTGAGCTGGATCTTGTTCGAGCTCGACGTGATCGACTCGGCGCCCGTGAACTGCAGCTGCTCGATGAGGTACTCGTGCGTCTGCTGGGCGAAGCGGCGACGCTCCTCCGTGTCCAGGTAGATGTAGTCGATGTAAAGGGACGCGGCCGTGAGCGACTGGATGGCCGTCGGGGCCGCAGTGCCGGACGTCTGCATCTCGTAGTAGCAGCAGTTGATCCACTGCTCAAACTCCACGTTGATGCGCACCTCGTGATACTGGAGCGCGATCAGCGGGATCGCCAGGCCCGGGTTGCGGCAGAACCAGAACTGCAGCGGGATGTAGAGCGTGCGGGCCGGCGTGCCCGAGCGGGGGGCGCACGAGTTCGTCAGCTCAGAGCCAGCGCACGACACATCCAGCGCATAGCCCTTGCGGTCCTTCATCAGCACGAGGTCGTGCGTGTTGCCGATCATCTCATCGAGCGCCTTGACCGTGCCAGTATCCTGCGTCAGCTGCGTCCAGATCTGCATCCAGTCGCCATACTGGCGGTCGATGCGCTGGCCACCAATCTCAAGCTCCACCGTCTTGATCATGCGGTGACCCACGTAGTTGAGCCAGCGGAAACGGTTAACCGTGGGGTTATTGCCCGCATCCAGCTGCACCGCCGGCAGAACCACCTGGATATACGTGCGGAACATCAGATCCGCGTTACGGTTGATGATGGCCGTCACGCGCTTGTTGAAGTCCGCCTGGCCGTTGAAGGTCACCTCAATCGACTCCATGGCGAAGTTCGTGTGGCGCTTGAACAGCACCTTCCAGAACGTGATCTGCGGGTTGCCGCTGATGTAGATGTCCTGCGCACCGTAGCTGACGAGCTGAAGAAGACCACCACCCATATTGCTTGTATGATACTGAGCAAGAAAATTTCCTCGGCGACTCTCCTTTAAAATACGCGGTGACCACCATATACATAGCAGAAACGGCACTCCGGTCTATACATCTCTGACCCTCCAATGGCTATCTGATCGAATCCAGTTCGAAGCCGACGAGTAAACAGAGCAGGATTTCCACATGCACACCGGCTGTGAAGATGAGTAATTCTGTTGGCCAGTGGAATTGTATCCAATAGCTCTCCAAACGAACGCCTGTCTGAATCACCCGACAGTCCAATCAAATAGACGATTTTTAAGTGGGTATCCACAGCGAACTCTACAAATGGAACAAGACCCTCAAAGAACTGAGCCTCATCCACAATAATCACGGAGAAGTGCTGAATGAAATCCGCAGTCAGTGAATTCAGCGTGCATGTGGTGTAACATGGGACTGAATCTCCATTGTGAGTTGTCAGCTCATTCAGATTGACAAATCGAGTATCAATTGCTGGCTTTACAACTAGAACGCGCAGCCCCTGGTTGGCGTATCGTCTAACCAAATCAATCGCATACGTTGTCTTTCCCGCAAACATGGGTCCGATAATGAGTTCGAGCGCCATTATTGCTTACTATGGCGACGGCGTGTATACACCTTTCTACCACCAGTAGTGGGTGCCCAACAACGATATTTCATTCCCCCGCAATGACGACGCGTCTTCATCATTTATACGCACACGTGGAAAAAAGGTAATGGATCAAGACCAGGCCAGTGCAATCGTAGTTGCGACGATTGTTCTGGTGGTAATCTTTACATGTTGGGTTCGACATCTTCGAGAGCAGAGCCGCAGGGCTAGACTCTATGACCTTCAGGATGCGGTTGTCGTATAACTATGTTTGAGGACTGCAAAGTTGAGCTTCTAGAGATATTTGGTAATGATCTTACCGTTGTAAATGCAGCACGGGTATCACTCGGTAAGTATGCAGACGAGTTCACCGAAAAGGATGCGAAGTTGATCAAGTATCTGGCTGATCATGAGCACACGTCACCCTTTTTCCACCCTCAGCTCCGGTTCCGTCTTAAGATGCCGATCTGGATGGCACGTGAATGGTTTCGACACACGATTGGCTTCTCTCGCAACGAGGTGTCTCGTCGTTACGTAGATGATCCGCCGACCTTCCACATTCCCGCGTTCCGGACCCGTGCGCCAGGTAAAAAGCAGGGAAGTAATGATGATGTGCACCCAGATAATGCAATCTATCGAGAGTTTCTTGGGGCTCAGGTGAGTGGTGCTATGTTGGCCTATCAGACGATGCTTAATAACAATATTCCGCCTGAGCAGGCAAGGATGGTTCTTCCGCAGAATATGATGACAGAGTTTATTGAGACAGGTTCGTTAGCTGCCTATGCTCGGTTGTGCCATCTTCGTATGGGACCCGATGCACAGGCAGAGATTCGGGATGTTGCGGGACAGGTCAGTGAGTTGGTGAAGAGTGCGTTTCCTGTGAGTTGGAGTGCATTGATCAGCCCATAACCATGTGCGGAACGATATGCATGGCCTCCAACTCCTGCATCCACAGTTTCATTGCGTAAGGGATCGTCTTCTGAACGAAATCCGTCTGATTGCCGCAGGATCCGCATGAATATAACCCCTCCTGAGGATTCACAATCGCCAGCGTTCCACAGGTCTTGCAGATACCGGTCATGAATGGATCAGACACATCCATCAGGCGTTCCTTAGTAAATGCTGCAGCACCGTGCGAGATCATGCAGTCCCGCTCCATTTCACCCACACGGAGACCTCCATCGCGGGACCGTCCCTCACAGGGCTGACGAGTGAGAGACACAATGGGTCCGCGTGCCCGAGAGTGCTTCTTATCAATGACCATGTGCTTCAAGCGCTGATAGAAAGTTGGACCCATGAAGATCTCCGCTTGCATCATCTCGCCAGTCTGTCCATTATACAGAATCTCGTTGCCATACGGATGCATTCCCAGCTCTAGCATCTGAGCTCGCAGCTCCTCAACCTTCAGGTGAGAATACGGTGTTCCATCTGCCAGCGTTCCCTTACGAACACAGATCTTTCCAAAGATACACTCCATCAGCTGCGCAATCGTCATACGACTCGGCACAGCGTGTGGATTCATAATCAGATCGGGCCGAAGACCGGATCCGGTGAACGGCATATCCTGCTCATCCATAAGCATTCCCACCGTTCCCTTCTGTCCGTGACGAGAGCTGAACTTGTCACCAATCTGCGGAATACGCTCAGACACGACCCGGACCTTCACGAAGGGATATCCATCTGAATTCTTATCCTGCCACACACCGTCGATACGACCGGGCTCTGCATTCTTGTGGGTGGTCGATGCATCGCGGAACGCATATCCTGCGGTGTCGTGGCGCAGATTCACAACCTTGCCAATCACCACATCGTTCTCCTCAATATTCGCATGGAGAATCGGAATACCGTTCTCGTTGACAGCTCCGTAACTGGTATTCTTGAACTTTCGAGTATTGTGCTTCTGAGGCCTCATAAACTTCTCCTCTCTGCCCGAGGTAACGTTCCTGTGCTCCTCATCTTTATACATCGTGTAATACAGCCCACGAAACAGACCACGATTCACAGAGGACCGGTTCATGATGATTGAATCCTCCTGGTTATAACCGCCATAGCACGCAATCGCAACCACGGCATTCATTCCAAACGGCATCTCCTGCATACGGAGAATGTTCATCGAGCGTGTCTCCACGATTGGGCGCGAGATTGAACAGAGAACATATGCATTCTTATCTAGGCGCTTGGCAAAGTTCGATGCATACACGCACATCGACTGCTTGCCCATAGCCGACTGGTAAGTGTTACGAGGAGACTGATTGTGATCGGACAAGGGGATCGTTCCAGCCATATGTCCAACCAGCATGGAAGGGTGAATCTCGTGGTGAGAATGAGACGTAACCTCCTCGCGGGTCAGAGCAATCCGCAGTGTCTCCGTCTCCGATGCATCAATATACTCTACGCATGTCCTCACCCATGCATTCCAATCCTTACGCTCATCGCCAACTGGCTGTGCGGCACCAACGCGAAACACCGGCCGGACAACACGCCCGCCGTCTGTTTCGATAAGAATTGCATTCAGCAGGGTATACCAGGCGATTGACGTGTGAGGATGAAGGCGAGACGTGTGCTTGGCAGCGCGCATGGCCCTCACAAGATCCAGCGGCCTTACCGTATAGGCAACGAGGACTCCGTTTACCATAATCGATGTTCCCTCGTAGACCTTTGGCACGGTGATCCATGTAATTGCCATGTTGGGAGTCTCTCCAAGGAAGTGAAGGACTGTGGAGGATGGCACGTGCTGGGAAACCGACGTCAGAAGTGACATAGTCTTCACAATACCCACCGAGTGGCCCTCCGGAGTTTCGACGGGGCACATGAATCCCCACGAAGTTCCGTGCAGCTTACGGGGGGCAAGTAGCTTTCCCGACTTCTCAACCGGAGTCTGAATACGGCGCAAATGGCTCAGTGTTGCAGAATACGACATCCGTGCCAGCACTTGCGAGACACCGACCTTGGTCGCATTGGACATCGTAGCCGAAGACGTGCCCAAACCCTGCACAGTGAAGTTGCCGGTCGCCAGTGCCTGCTTCATCTTGCCCTCAATCGCAGAGAGCTTGAGAATCTTATACAAATTGTTGATGTTCAGAATCTCGAGCGGCTGTCCGGCCTTCTTCCATGCATCGTTGTTCACCTCCTGCACAAACTCATTGCGAGTGTCATTGCACACCTTCTGAAACAGCTGTCGAAACAGATGCGTAAGTAATGCACCTGTTGTCACGACGCGCTTGTTCGGATAGGCATCGCGGTCATCGAGCGGGATCTTCTTGCAATAGGTCAGAAGAAGCCGGCGGATCATCGCACCCATCAACATCACACGCCGGGCATTAAGCACCTCCGGGCTTGGCACGGGCAGCTCCCCAGCAAACCGAACGTGGGGCAGGAACTCAGAGGTCAGCAGATAGCGCACATATGCACACTTGTCCTCCTGATTCGTTCCATACTGCAGATGGTTCGTGAGATAGCGAACGGCATCCTCCTGTGTGAAGATCGACATCTCCGATACATCTCGGAACGACGCGGCCAACAGCTCAATATGCGGATCTGTCTCGTCTCCCCAGATAATGCGGGCAATTGCTCGGTCCTCGATCATACCGAGTGCTCGGAAATAGACCATCACTGGAATATCCTCGCGAAACCGAGGAACACATGCCACCATCGGGTAGCCATATCCATTGAACTTAGAACTCAGACGGATCTCCAGCTTCTTCGGAGGCGTAGTAAACGACTCCTGTAGAGACTTCATCTCAACCGAGAACAGATACTTGGAGGATGACTTCTTGGTCTGAAAGATCATGATGCGGTTATCGGCAACCTTCTCTTGGCAGAGGATAGTCCGCTCCGATCCGTGAACAACGAAGTATCCGAGCGGATCGTGGGAGCACTCGCCGAGATCTGACAGAGGTGCCGGATACTCGCGCAAGAGACAGAGCGAAGACCCCAGCATAACAGGCAGCTTGCCCATTGAGATTCCCTCAAATACGCGGAACTCCTCATCATATGTGTCAAGCTTCTCACCCTTATACGTCCGAGCCACAAAGCGGATATCTGCATGCATCTGAGCCGCATAGGTAAAGTTGCGAACACGGGCCTCCATGGGAAGCATGGGCTTCACGCGTCCAGTTGCCTCCTGAAGGCGAGGCTTCAGATAGGTCACGTTCTCAAACGAAAGGCGGAACTCATACTTATATTTCTTGGTGATCTCATCCTGTTCATGCCACACAGTGATCGGAGCAGTCGATTGCACGATCAAAGGAAGCTTATTGCGAACAAAGTCCTCAAAGGAGTCCACCTGGTGATCGACGAGGCGGCGGATTCCCTTTGCGAAGTAAGAGTTGACAGCATCCCAGTCGTCCATGGTATCTAGAATGGCTCGGACATGCTGTAAATAAGGTTTATCCGTTTTGAGTAAAGGAGTCATGAACATCACCAAGGTTGGGGGAGCACCTCCTCCGAAAAAGCCAATTAAGACAATGAAGACATATCCCGAAGGAGTCTTACGAGGGGCTAGAAAGACACGGAGAATTGAACCCGTTCGCGATCCTTCGAGCAGCCCTCCTTTCAAGGCCGGTATCCGAATTTTAACAGAGTTTGGCGATAAGGAACATCGCCGTAAGGTCAAGGCCACTCTTCGCCGTATGACAAATAAACAAATTCGTGATAAGCTGAAGAAAGCAAATATGGAGGTGAGTGATAAGACACCCGATCAACTTGCTCATACTATCCTCAAAAGCGGAGTAGAAGCCGGAATGATTCCTCTCTAAAGACTAATGACTAGTGTCTGGGGGCCACTTGGGTGGATGACCCTTCACTCTGTTGCATCTTTATACCCAGACTCTCCTACAGAAGCAGAACGGCAGCTTATGATCACGTGGTTGGACCTCTTTAGAGATACAATCACATGCCCTTCGTGTCAGGGTCACTTTGCTGAATTGTTAACCAACTATCGGGCACAGTTTCCGAACATGCTCTATTCTCGTCGAGATTTCATGCTGTTCACATTTCGGGCCCATAACGATGTGAACAAGCGCATTTCAAAGCCAGTGTATTCAACTGTCTCTGAATGTTTCGATCTCCTGCGAAACAATGTCAAATTTAACAAGAGTGTGACATTTCGAATTTCGTATATCAATCGTATCACACAGCATTGGCGTGTGTTCCAAGATGCAAGCGGCATGACCGCTATGAAGAGAATTCATCAGATGAAGAAGATAGAAATCCAGTATATGACACCCAGAAGCAATGAATTCGAAGTCATAATTCCTGAGGATGTGGTGATTGTAAATATTGGTGCACCAACAATGTCAAATGGTCCGCGTCCAATGGAAGCGGTAAATGTAGAAACTAGAATGATGCTGTCGGGAGGTCGATTTCGCTTACGGAGGTAAGTGCTCGATCCGGACTCCACGGAGTTGAAATCAATGGATCACACTCCCATGCATATCGACGCATCCACGGATGGCGAGTATCGTTCTCCTCCTCATACATCTCATCTGGAAACCTAACTCTCCGTCTGGCTTTTCGTAGGGATGCTGAAGGTAAAATGAACTGCAACTGATGTCCAACATGAAATGGCGGGGTTGGATGCTTCCACACGAAGGACGTAGGTTGATCAAAGTCGGCCAACGTTTGAAGAAGAGGAGCTTCTGCATACGGATAGACCCAACACCAGTCTAGAACTTCGGATGTCGTGAAATAGTGCAGAGTCCATGCATACGTCTTCCAATACGCTTCACAGACCGGCGCCCAGTCAATTACTCCATCAAAAAGCAGGCCAACCCTTGACTCCAGAGCATGACCATCCGCGGCAACAATATGCGCATCCGTTGGCTTTCTGCGCTCAATAAGAACTTTGGTTTCCATCGCAACCGGGTTCTTCATTCTCAATGCACGTCCGTGTCCATCTTCGCGCAAAGAAAACATGGAGATAGCTGGCATGAAGTCATTTCCAAAATAGCGAATACACATGGGGACATACTCGTCTACCGGGAGAGGAAGAACATTCGCAAGGGCGGATATGGAAAGGGCATCCTCATCACGAAGTAAGTATACATGTCCGACATTACGTTGCGCAAGCGCAATGAGCACCAGATCCGCATCGAGTCCATAGATTGCCACCGTGGTTCGCTCACATGGATCAAGGGATCGTAACCATCGAAATATTTTATGTTCCCCCTCCCCATGTTCGTCTGTTCCTGATATGACGGCGTGTGGGAAAGCCAGTCTCAGTTCACTAGCAAGCTCTCGCATATACGGAGTCTCTGGAGACAACTGATGCCGATCAAATACGCCAGCCTTTTCAGGGATACGAAACCTACGATAGCGCTGCTGCACGATCTTTGCGTAAGGAACAAGTCCATCGAATGCAATATATACCTTCTTGACTCGCATGCGATCCAAGTAAATCCGCAACTCTGTGATCACGGAGCCAATTGGATCTTCATCTTTGATAGCTTTGTGTAAGAAACAGTTGAAGTCCATGCAGAGCACATCGGCTTCGAATGTTTGATATGGCTTTTGAATGTGCTTGTGTGCACGAAGCAGTGACGCTACGTAATACGGGATACCCATTATTAATAGCTCGGTTGCGGTGTGAAGACACTATAAATATATAACATAATAGCATGGTGTTTCCTGTTATCATTTCTTATAGTAACTTTGGCTATGAACTTTTTGCAAAAAATATGCTAATCAGTTTAGATAGAACAACTAGACACCACACTGTTCATTTCTACTGCCTGGATAATGAAATTTATGATAGCTTAAGCCAGATGTCATTTCAGAATATACGCATATCATTCGAACTCTATAATAAAACAGATGTGTCTAAGAAGTTTGAGCAATACGGAACTGATGCGTATAACTCAATCACCCATACAAAAATCAACATTCTGCGAGATGCACTCACGAAGTTTGATTTCATACATTTCATTGATTGCGATGTTGTATGTATGAAAGAGCCAACGTCTGAGCATTACGCGAAATATGCCCAATATGATATTGTATTTCAACACGATGCAGGCATGCATTCAGAAAATAGCTTACATGCATCTACTTTACACCATATTTGGTGCTGCACTGGCAACACGAGCTTTAGAAATACACCGGGGACTCAACTGCTACTTGACAAAATATCTGAGTATCAAATGAAATATCCGGGAAAGAATGACCAAGAATGTCTTTATCAGTTTTTTCAGGATATATCGCTTGTCGATCTTCGAGATTTTCAAGAGTCTAAGTTATATACTTACGAAGTCAATGAATATACGAATGGTTATTGGTTGAGCCGCGATATAGGACCACTTACTTCAACTTACTTTTTCCATGCAAATCATGTTCAAGGATCAACTGCAAAATTCGATCTTCTCAAAAAAGCTGGGAGTCTTTTTGTTAATCTTCCATCACAGCCGCGGGTTTCAACCAAAGAGGACCGCATCTTTTCCAATTCATTCTTGAGCAAATTGAAGAACGCTCTTATCTAGCAGCACCACCACTTCCGCTTGACGGCCGAGGCCAGAAGCTCCTCTACATTCTTGACGATAATCGTGGGCTGCTTGGACATGATCGAAGAGATCACATCAGCAGCCTTCTTCTCCGCAGCAGCCACTGCAGCCTCTGCCGCAAGAGCACTCATTGCTGTCTCCACGAGGTGAGGAACCATCGTCTTCACAAAGAGGAGAGCTGCAGACTTCTCATCATCGGACATCGTTGACGTGTTGATAACAAACGTCAGGCTTCCCTGAAGCATGGTCAGGCGCTCGCTAGGAGTCAGAGATGTGAGGGACTGCAGGTGTGTGGCGATCTTTGTCACACCAACAACCGGGTTCTTCCAATCAATTGAATCAAACAGGCTGGGCGCGGGGGGCGCTTCTACCGCAACAGGTGCAGGGGGTTCAGCTGTTGTCGACATTTATCTGTTCACCATACTTTACTCTGAACTCTACCAACGCGATACACGACGAGGGCGGCGGCGGCGAGTTCCACCAGCATTCACCTGGGGCGGAGCAGGAGCTAACGAAGGAGCGGGAACAGGGACCGCCGCAGTTGCTGGAGCAGGGGCTGCGAGTCTTAACTTTTCCTTCTCAAGCTCCTTGGTCACCGCTTTCTCGCGCTTCCGCTGGCCCTTCTCTTCATCGGTCATCTTAACCTTCTGGGTCTTGGCTTTGGGCGCCGGCTTGGCCTTGGCGGTCTTCTTCATCTCTTTCATATGTTTCTTGTGAGCATCCTTGGCCTTCTTGAGTTCATCCTTCAGATCGGCTACCTGCTTTCGAAGCTTATCAGATGCATCGACCTTGGCTCCAGAGTCCTTGCAAAACGTATCTACCTTTTGACGCAGTGTCGGCATCTCTTGTTATTTGTCGGCGAATTTAAACGGAACAAATGGTAATGTGGGAGTGGCTGATTCTTCTCGCTCTTGTTGTGGTGTTTCTATACTTAACAAATCTCGGAAGAACAGCACCGCCTCCGGGTTGCAAAGCCTGTGCAAAGAATCCCGACCAATAACAAATGTTCGGATTCATGAATGCATTCAAGCCTAAGCCAATTACGCCGGCTCCCAAGATTCCTACCCCGCCCCCTCCCCCGCAGCCGAAGTTTTCTAGCTAACATCCAATGAAGAACGTCATTGGACCACTCAAAAAGGGAACTTTAATGGGATATTCGACTCACATGAAGACAACGGCTCGCCGGAAGACTCTGCGGAAGGTTATCAAGAAGGTTGGTCCGCTTTCTACGTTCCGCAAGTTGAATGCAGTCTCCGTGTTAACGAAGCGCACTGCGCCCAAGAGTTCTCGGAAGATGAAGGCTGATCGCAAGTGGGTGAAAAAGAACTTCATGTAAAGACAAATGGGCAAGATTCCCCTTAAATGGATCCTGGTAGGTGTGCTTATCCTTTTGGTAGGCGGATATCTCTCTGTTCAAGGCCCCGGTGTTCAGTGCAACGGATCAATGGTGTATTGCCCGGGTGTCGGATGCGTTTCCGGACCGGACAAGTGTAATGCTGGATATTCGGGGGGTCCTTCGGCTGTTTTTTCCAAGACCTGGGAACATGAACAGTTTACCGATGGAAAGGATGTTTATCCCGAGATGCCCAAGTTTGTAGAGGTCAGCCCTCGCTCCATGGCTCCGTGTGATAATGGAACGCGTGCACCGGATGGCAGGTGTTCGCGGTATCTTGGCCCTTAGCGCAAACAGTTAGACTTAATCGGTGCCTGGCGTGTGACCACCCTCATCTTCATTGTCCGAGCCCCAAAGAACGCCTCCACCGTCTCCTTCACCAGCTGCTCATCGAAATCCTTGCAGGAGAATACGTCCAGATACATGGAGTTGTTCTCTTCCACGAAGTGTGCGCAGATATTACTCGTCTCAATCAGCTGAACAAGCGTATATCCAGCCTTTCCATCAGAACCAAAGTGGACAATCTGCGGAGAGCCATATGCCACCATATCAATGCGCTTGACCAGCGCGTTATTGAACTCATGAATGTTCGCGGGATTACGGATCGTATGAGGAATCACGCCGCCGGCGTCGAGAAGAAGGTGCTTACCCCATGTGCGAAGAGCCTGCATTGACTATACTCTTTTGCTGCGTGAAAATGGCCTTACCGGCGACGACGCGCGCCACCAAACGTCGAAGACGAAGTAGGTGTATTCAGAAAAAACGCATAATACGGGATGTAAACAGTTCCAAAGATAAAGTCCAAAATGGCCCATCCGACCGACTGATACTTATCATAGGACAGCTTCGCAGCAGCGGCGTGTAACAGGAGACCGAACACTCCACCCAGAGCAGCAACAATCATCAGAAGTCCACCCCAAAGTGTCGGAGTCGCAGTCGTAGCCGTAGTCGTAGCCGTAGTCGTAGCCGGCTGAGTTAACGCGGGATTCGTCGGTGCGGCACTCATTATATGTGGTTGTGAATAAAAACAAACATGGCAGGCAACCAGAAGCTTTCGACCGAGCTTCTTGTTCGCGGTCACACAACGTATGGAACAGAGCATGATCGTGTCATGCGGTTGTCTCGAGTCAGTGCTTACGAAGAGAGGTCTCGGAATCTTCGCAGGGCATTTGACATTCTGCTTAATCAGTATACAAATCTGTTTGTCTCGGGAGGTGACACCCGTTATCTGCGGGCAAACATCCTGGCCTATGCAAGAATTCTGAAAACGAAAGTGGATTTATCAAGAAAACGATAAGAGTGCGGCGGCAACAATGACTTCTACACACATCTACTTCTGCTCTAACCAGGACTGCAAGATGGAGGTCTCGAACTACGGCACTGAGTGCTGTGACTGCTCGGAGCTGAGCGAGTGCCCGGGGTGCGGCGAGGATATCCTCGTTGGCGCCAATGGTTACTGCGCTGACTGCTGGGGTTCCCGCTTCGATTCTTCGGAGCTGTCCCACTGGTGTGGAAAGGAGGACTGCGAGGAGTGCCAGTCGGAGTATTACGAGCAGTGCGGAGGATGCGGAACGAACTGCAATCTGTGGAATGAGCGTTACTGCAAGTCATGTTACGATGACCGCTACGTGCCGAAGCCGCCGCAGTGCACGAAGGGATGTGGGACAGCAGCGCCGGGCTCGAAGCGCTGCTATGTGTGCATCGATGGACCGGAGCCGATTCGTTCGCCGGCTTACGCCGAGCAAGACTACCGCACGCCCGACGATGTGCGCGAGATCATCAAGATGATCACGGAGAAGCTTCGCGGCACGAAGATGACTCCCCGTCAGCAGGCCGACTGGCAGTGGCTGCTGGGCAACCGAGAGGAGGAGCTCGCGCGGATGGAGGCAGAGATGTGGGCTGGTTATGACAAGGATGACCTGCGAAAGTTGGACCTGCAGCTGAGGCGCGGCGGGTGGTGATTGCAAAACGAATGAATTATGACTTAACTTTTTCAATGCAATGATTCCTAATTTCTCTCTTCTCGACTTTGACGAGCACACCTCCATGATGCTATGTGACATGCACCAGGCATGCACCCAAGCAGGTGCATGGGACTGGATCAAGACCTTCAACGAGGAGAGCTTCATGTTCTCGCCTCATCCCATGATTGCTGAGATCAGTAAACATATGAAATACAATGGCCACTCGGGGGCATCCTTTGGATTCTGCATGCGCCACATGGAGAACTACGCAAAGAATGGCGCAGAGGCCTATGCGTGGAAGTATGCAAAGAACGCACAACTCCGGGCGTCATTCCTCAAGGAGATAACTGACTGAGCCCGTAGTGTTATTCATCGGCATGAACTATGTATGCCGGAATCGTTCGTTTGCGTTCTAAATAGGTAGCAACAATGCGATGAGCACCATCCAGTAAAGTATAGGTTCCCTTTTTCAATACGATCCATATGGGATCTGTATCCCCTTGTTGCCGTATTGTTTGCCTGTGATGTAACACTGAATCCAAATCTGCTTGCCCTCTAGGACGGTTTTCTTTGGGGTATGGATTGCTTGAAAGACGTTTTGTATCAAAGTTGTTTAGGGTTTCTAGTTTCGACAACAGGAATCTCACATACTTACTATGAAAAATATGGTAATACATTGAGGATTTCTTTGTCCTAAACAGTTTCAGAGTTACAGATGTATCCACTGAATCTTGCAGAGTATCCATTCTATCCTTAGAACGGATTAAAACTCGGGGTTGCCGCCTGCGTAAAACGGATTGGCGTGGGGTATACAAAATCATTATTGATATGAGAATGGAGTGCCCCTACTGCTATGCTTACGTCTACGACCAACTATGCCGCCCCGTTCCTCACCGCAATACCTTCCTATTTGCTCCTCTTGTCAACCTTGAGCGAGGAATGAAAGACCCACATCCATTTGTCTCTAACTTCATCCGTGCATCAAAGGATCCGAAGGAGATTGGGCATGTTGCATTGATGTTTACAGAGGCGGGAGGTGTGAGTCGACCCAAACGAATGAGGATACAACCACTTCTTGTTGCTCGCATGTGGGTTGTTGAAAAGTTGAAAGAGATCGGAGACGTAGATTCCGTGCACTTTCTTCACAGCGGTGGTTTCGAGCCTCAACCCTTGTCGCTGACATTCAGTATTACATAAAAACAATGGATGTCCAGCAGATCAAGTTCTCAATTCAGACTCTTGCCTTTAGAATTGACAACATGATTGATACCGGCAAAACTCACCTTTTTTACTCAAATATTGTAGACGGCGACGAGCTCTACGGGCCGGGAGTTCTCCGCAAGCATATCCTTGATGTTGTGATTGCACTTCAAGAAATATACAAGGGAGAGTGTGTAATTAGTCGAACTCCTGGAGGAATTGTCGCACATAAGATATAAATGGATCTTAATGTCATCATCCCCATGCTGCTGTTCGTTCTTCTGACCCCGGGTGTTCTGCTGTCTCTGCCGCCGGGCCAGCCTATCCTGGTGCAGTCTGTGACCCACGCCGTTGTGTTCGGACTTGTGTATTACGGTCTCCGCATGGTGTTTCCCCAGTATTACTGAGATCACCCCTGTGATAGGACGTGCTTCACGGCTGCATGATCCTGACACCGACCAATCTCACTCCATGCAATAAACTCCTGAAATGCCCGCTCATTTGATGATAATGCAAATGCAGGATAACAACATCTCAACGCCTGAAATGCATCTGCTGCCGCATGTGCATTTTGCTGTCGTAAAAATCCAGTAATCTGATCCAGTTTGGTCTTTCGCTCTGGGATCGTCAACTTATTGAAGTTTTCGGCAAATTGCTCCATGTCGGTTTAGATAGGATGGCGTTAAAGTGGATAATGGGCGCGTGTATGGACAAGCCTGCATTAACGATTGGTATCAAGACAATCAAGCAGAGTCGATTGAAGACAATGAAAACATATCAAGATGCACTGAAAGCAGCTGGATACGAGTGTCACCCAAGTGCATCCATCATGATTGTGAAAGGGGATCTCGTGTCGTTTGTGTCTGCAAGCACCCCGTTTCAGATTGTTGATGAAATGGTGTTTCGGGGGTCGCATATTCCTATACGCCGGCTATACGGCCGACAGTCTTGATTGTTGCATCCCGAGCCTTGTAGATTTCTATGAGAGGACCGAACTCGATTTCAGTGAGAATCAGAAATCCACCCACGGATACAATGATTCCATCTTCCCAGTTCAGACCCTTCGGTTGAAAGAGCCAGAAGTAGATTCCCAAAAACAGTCCAAGTGAAACCTTAAACATCGTATCCACGATTGCGAATACAGGACTTTCTGCAACCTTGTAACCAAGGCTCAGAAAGATGATTTGTGCAAGGACGATGACCTTCAGAACGAAAAAGTAGATCTGATAAAGCTTCATTACTATTTATAGACGTGGAAAAGTGTAAAACAATGGAGTATGGTATTGTATTGTTAATGCGCCATCGCACCGAACGGTTTGTGCCGACGAGTAACCGGAGTGCGCCCGCTCTTTTTGCTCAGATAGTTGTTGACACTATGGTGGGATACAACGATGCACGCGGCGGTGAGTTTGATCGCACCCCCATGACAGTCTCTTACTTCACGGATCGTGTCTGTGTAATGTTAGTTGGTAAGATTACGGATGATTTGTATGATCAGGTCCGTAGACGCGTGGACTTTGAGATTAACCGAAGAGTGTTTGATAAAACGGATTCATTCGGTGTATGAAAAGGGTGACTGTGCGGTTACCATGGAACACCTCTACATCCTTCGCCTCGCGTGCAACAAGTGGTTCATCGGAAAGTCTAAGAATGTTCCTCACACCTGTGCTTACTACGACTGCGGATTTGGTCCACAGTGGATCCGCACCTACAACCCAATCTGCGTGGCTGAGGTGCGGCCACTTAAGGATGAGAATGATGTCCGTGATACCACTCTGAAGTGGATGAAGATTTACGGCATTGACAATGTGCGCAACATTGGATGCGACGGAATGAAGCTGGAGGATGATGAGGAAATCGCCATCCGATTCCTGATACATGCTCCTCCAGATGCATGTGTGAACTGCCATGCGACGGGGCACAGCCAGACTGACTGCAAACACGAAAAGAACACGAGCTGGGCGTGTCAGTGGTGTGTGTCAGATTATCCAAACCGCCACGCATGCGAGCAGCACGAGAAGGGATGCCGCCCGCCGGCAGTTGAGCCACCTCCTCCTACAAACTGGTGCACCCGTTGCGGCCGAACCGAGCATGTTGCAGCCCGATGCTTCGAGAAGAAGCACACGGAAGGTTGGTGGATCCGGTGAAAACGAATCCAACTCTTGTCACGTATTAATTTTTCAATCAAAATGCTCTGCTGCACCCGCCGCCACACTTACATCGCGCCTCCTTCGACTCCGGCAAACACCTGCGAGTGGTGCGATGCCGATCTCTCTAATCAGGTAATCTATCTGTTCGATACGCAGGATATTGCCAATACGAATCGCACTAGCTTTCGTATTGGTAACAAGTGTTGCATGGACAATGGTGATCATGAAGATTACTGCGTTCGATATGTCAAACAATGGGGAGTAACTCCGTATATGTGCTTCATGTATGAGGCCAGTCACGAGAATGTAACGCAGTTGTTTGCTCACGCCAATCAACTTCATACCATGAGGGCCGATCGTCTCGATGTTAAGAACGCTTTCCGTTCTGCATGGAATACCTACAACCGTCTGACGGAGATCGACCAAGCGCTGGTTGTCAAGTGAGACCCAAAAACGAATACATCCACTCTAACTAAAACCATTTTTCAAGTCAAAATGAAGCCTATGACTCGTCACGAACTCCAGACCGCACGCGATACTGCACGCATTGAGAAGGAGAGGGCAAGCATCCGTGAGCAGGAACTCGTTGGGGAACTATGGGCTGAACAGATCTACAAGCGCGTCAAGGAAACAGCTGAGCTAGGACATCCGCAGTATCAGTGTCACTGGCCTTCGACCTTCACGGCGGTTGCTTACACGCAGGCAGTCCTGAAGCTTCGCGAATGGTTCCCAGATTCAAATGTCGATACCGTCGTGCACGGAGCACTGAGTGGCGGCGAGACAAGCACATCCGTTCGCATCCGATGGGGACACCAGAACGATATTGTATCTGAAGAGCTTCTGCAACGCCGCCTGGAGAAGGAGACGGAGTGGTAACAACTATTCTACGTTGTATATAAATGAGTGAAGAGCAAAAGAAGAAAGGAGCCGAACTTCTTACCACATTTTTGAATGCACCTGCTGGTCCAGAGAAGGATGCGGCAAAGACAGCCCTTCTTGCCTTCATAGATGAACTGAACAAGAGCGCTGATGAAGGGTATAAGTCTGCAGATACTACATTTAGCAAGTATATCCCTGGATATGCTGGACGTCGTCGTAAGACACGCGGACGCAAGCAGGGTCGTAAGACACGGCGTCGCCACTTCTAAAAACGGATTCAGAGCTTACACGAAAAATGGGTTTTAGGGTTAAGATGGATCAAATCAAGTCCTTCGCCAAGCGCGTCTTCAAGGCTCTCGGTGCCGGCTTCAGCGAGCGCGTCTACCACAATGCAATGGAGGTTCTACTTAAGAAGTACAATATCCCCTACAAGTCAGAACAGGTTATCCCGGTCATGTTTGAGGGAGTCGAAGTGGGTCAGGTGCGCGCCGACCTTGTAGTTAACGGAAACATCGTTGTTGAGCTGAAGTCGGTGCGATCACTCAAGGACGACCACGCCACACAGTGTGGGATGTATATGAAACTGCTGAATATCGAGAGCGGTGTGGTGATCAACTTCCCCTGCGGAGACAATGAGGATGTTGATTTCCAGGAGCTGGAGACAGCGTCTCCTGTGTGCAAACGCTGTGGTCGTGATAGTCATATGGCGTCCGGCTGTTATGCGAAGAAGCATATTGAAGGATACGAGCTCTAACCCTTCAACCCCCGCTCCTTCAACTCGCGCTTCTGCTTGCGAAGCTCAGCGTTCAGTGCGCGACGTGTAGGATTCCGCAGGACCTTGAACAGATGATGGTGCTCTCGGAGATACTCACCCTTTTTCATTCGGATGATCTTACTCGTGCGCCGACGATTCTTACGTGTCGGCATTACTCCTCCGCGAGATTACTTCAGGGCCCGCACGGACAGAATATACAGGAACAATGCATTTGTCACTCCCAGGATTAACGCAGGAGCCGAGCGCAGAATCAGAGCAAATCCACGCTTAGGAGACACTGACAGCACGTAAAGTTCAAGAAGAACCACAAGTCCAGCAGAAATCGCCACCAGCCAGAAAATCACATAGTAATACGTTTCAATCGTGTCATTCGAAACATTCTTGGTGAATTCGGGTTCGCTTGTCATTTACTTACGCGCACGACGAGTTTTACGGGACCTGAGGTCCCTTGTGGACCGTGCGCGGTGCTTCGTCTTGCGGGTCTTGCGACGTCTCCCTCCACTGGGCTTCGGTGTGATTGTGACACGCTTGAGCCCACTCGTGGGGGCTCCGATATCTTCGACTTGAACATTGTAGGGAGGGCAGACGAGGATTTCACAAGCACTAGTATTCCCCCACTCGCCTATTTTCTCTGGTTCCTTCGGAAATCTGTAGAGGTCAAGTGCAATGCATCGAACTCCGGGTTTCACAATGATTCTTAGTATACAACACTCTCCTTTTCCTGCGAAGGTGTAGTCACGTGCCGTGTATTTATCATACGATGTAGAAATCGGCAAGGTTCCCTTTTTCAGTGATTCAATGTCTGTTTCTGGATTTCTCACTCCACGAAATACTTCGATCTCTCGTGTCAGCTTGGGGGCGCCAAAGAGTATGTTCTTATAGTCCTTCTTCTCGTCGTCGGTTAGTGGGTCGGTATCTGGAGGCGGTTCTGGTCCGCTCGGAAAAAGAGACCATGCTGCTTGAGGCGTTGTATATCTACGGGAGTTAAAGAGATAGTCATCGATCAGATCTCCCTCGCCATCGGAATCGACTAATGATTGAGTAAATGCCCTCTGTGCGGCTAGATCATCGCTTGAAAAGACATCTGCAATCTTTGGACGAAATCCTGGACGACCGTATGTTTTCTGCATCCCTTCGGGGCGTAGGAGCATCAGTTTATATTCGGGCGTATTGTTCCACCTATCTTCTTTATACCCGTAATATTCCTTCGGGTAGAATTCATCCCACGGATCTGGGGATGGATCTGGGGATGGATCTGGGGGCGGAGGCTGGGTTGGAGGAATCTTGTCTACACCCTCAACAAAAGGTTTGAAAGGTTGGTTTTCTGGAAAGAAGTTCTCAAAAATACGTTCCTCGACACCTGCAATATAAACTTCCAGGCTTCCATTCGCCCCCCTATATGTAACTTTCATAGGATGTCCGACATATTTCAATAACGTGTTCCGATCATCAATCCACCCCTGAAAGTTACTGCCCATCGTGAACCGAGCAATATCAGAAGGGGGTGGAATTACATAAGTGCTTCCGACTTTTAGCTTAGAGAAGGAAACCGGCGCCATTACTTACGGTTACGACGAGTTTTTCGCCGCAGATCTCCGTCATGCTTCGGGTTTCCGTCGAGGAACGAGTAGACCCGAGCCATAGCCCACTGCTCCTTGCTGAGCTTATTGGAGTAGGGCGCATTCACTCCCTTCTTGAATGTCCCCTTCATACGCACAGAGGTCGGATTGGTCTTATACGCTCCAATACCGCGATCATACACTTGTTGCAGAATACTCCGCGACACGTGTGAAATCTTAGATAACTCTCCGACGGAATACCCGTGGACGGGAAGGTGGTGTTTACGAAAGAAACGCAGACGATGCGTGCTCATTACTTACGGCTACGACGAGTTTTCCGCTTCTTTGGCAGGCAATCGTAGAACACACCCTTACGAGTCTTTCGGAAGTTGTAGACCTCGTAACCAGGCGCACACGTCTTCTTAGCGGCCTTCTTGGTCTTTGGCTGAGCGCGACCACCTTTCATCTCTTCAAACGTATATTCACCATCACTATACAGTCCGGCCCGCCCAGCAAATTCGATCTGAGCGGCAGGTAACGTATGTTTCGGGCCATACGGGTGGATCTTGTCATATAGCTTTGTAAATCTTCCAGTCGTTGTCGGTTTCGTCTCTCCAACCTTCGTGACGGTGTACATCTGCTCCTTTTTCAATTCTCCAATCGGAGTTGGCATTTATTATACGCTGCGAATAAACTAGGCAGTATAAAAACTCCTTTACAGGATAAGCATTCCAAGTATACATGGAAGAGTGGAAGGATTCATCTCATGAAAACTACGAGGTGTCGAATCAAGGACGCGTGAGGAACCGATCGACGGGTAGGATCATGAAGCCTTACTTGGATCCTCATGGGTACTATAGCATTCGTCTATGTAATAATAGGGTATATATCAAGAAATACCTACACCGGCTCATGGCAGAAGCATTCATCGAGAACCCAGAGAATCTCAAAGTTGTAGATCATATCAATAGAGATCGCGTCGACAACCGACTCGAGAACTTACGATGGGCTTCCTACACAGGTAATATGTTAAATACTTCGCGACACGAACAAGAGATGTACGGGATTTCGTGGTGTGAGAACCGCAATAGCTATCAAGTCCATTTCAAGCGCAATAATAAGCAGAAGGGATTTGGATACTTCCGAAGCATCGAAGAAGCCAAGACCAAGCGTGATGCAGTTCTTATACAACTTAACAATGGAGAGTTCCTTACCTAAACTGATCTTATGAATTCCCATTTAAGGTACGAACATATCTTCTCCCATATGTGGTCATGGGCGATCAAGCGATCACGTGACTTCAACAGCGGGAAGTATACCTTGTACTCATCCAGATCCAGCAGCTCGAAGAACTTGTACAAGATATACGAGTAGCTCAAGAAGTTCGTGCGGTCGTTGGGGCAATACAGCAGGAACGGCGCTTGAATCTCCTGGAACATGGCTCTTATTTTTTCCTCGATCTCCGGTGTTATCGTCGGTGGAGGATTGCCGTTCAACCGCGAAAGAATATGAGCCGCATGCTCGTAATACTTCGACCTTCCCAGCTTCTTCAAAATCTCGCGAATCTCCTTCTCCGTCAGATCGGCAATATTGTTGATACGACGCTTACGGATCTCGAGCACCACCTCATTCATCACCTCCTCCGGAATCATCGTAGACTCCTTGGCTTGAAACTGGTTCAGAATCTCGTTGAGGTGGTTGATCTTTTTGTAGGCGTAATTGTTCCGCTCCTTCGGCGGGTCGCGGAAGCTAGGGAAGTCCGACACCACCAGTGAATACTCTTCCGACCCACACTTCGGACAGACCAGAATGCCTTCAGATGAGATCTCCTCGCGAGCTACATTACATCCAATACAATGCTCAGTCATTTGCTGAATAACTTCGGGTGTATTCGTCAGCTTCATCCGAGTCACATACGCATCAAAGATCTGCTTCTTCGATGTGCCCTGATCTGCCGAGCATGAGGTTGTGAAGAACTTCATAAACGTTGATGCATCCTTGGGAGTCTGTGTCGGCTGAGCGACGGCATCCGGACGTTTGTAATAATCCATCAGGATGTCCATGTTTTTCATGTAATAGTCTTCCATGGGATTTGCTCGACTCAGCTCACGTTCAATTTCACGGACTCTGGTCTCCCATGTCGTGCACATGACAACATCGGCAATTTCATTCGAAGACTTTAATGCCTCAATACGGACACGCAGCTGATCCGCCTCTTCGTAGAGTTGTGCATCGTGTGTCTTTGCATCCCGTAATCCCCCTACAATATCTCGATGGACAGAATCAAGTGTTCCCATAGATGTTGATTCTGTTTCACGTGTCTTTCTCACTCTGAACACGTCCATATAGTTCGTCTTCCACTTGTTTCATGAAAGCAGAATTGTCACATACGATAGGACGCTGCTTACGAACCGCAGACAAGAGCGTTCGAAAGTCAATGCCAGAGTTCTTGCAAATGAACGTCATGACCAAAAAGGCCGAGCGGTTGATGCCCGCTTTGCAATGGACAAACACCGTTCCGTTGGTCGATCGGAGGAACAGCTTCATCCAATTCTCAAACTCCGGATACCAGTCCAAAATACGAACAGCCATTGAATCTAGGGCATGAAGCTCTGCATAGTTTCCGGGATGTCTCTTTCTCCACCACTCTGGACAATCGTCGGCAAATGCGCAATTGACCACGTGGGTAATTCTATATTTTGAGACAAACATTGGTGTCAACTGATATCCAGCCCCGAGCAGAATCCGAGGATAGACCCAAGCGGGAGGACACTGCATTATGTTACTACTTATTAACCAAGAAAGCTCGTAATAACGACGCTGACAAAGTGGGCAAGAACCACGGATGCGGCGCCGACCACCGCGGCTCCCTGATAACTTACAACACCACTTCCTGTGTAGGCCGACGGAATATACTGCAGCAGCAGATTGCGGGGAGTCGCCAAAGACAGCACAAATGTGGCTACAAAGAAGGCAACATATAACTGGAGATTCCGGAACATAAATCCCATCTGCGGCAGTGTCGGCTTAAACGTCGGAACAAATCCCGTTGTGCTAGGTCCCGGACCACTCGCCTCAGGATAGACCGGCGGCGCAGACTGCGGACCCTGCGGGCTCGGAAGAAGAGCGTCAAGGGATGTCGATCCCTCCATTGTTTATGAAGAAGACGGGATTTCACATTCGGCATCTTCCACGCGATAGCGATAGCACTTTCCGTCTACCTTTACAATTTTGTCTGTTGTTTCGGAAACAGGAATAGCCAATGTTTTCATGACACCGTAATTCCGGTGAAAGAGGAGCATTGCGAGTCCCATTCCAATGATGAAGGAGAAAAAGGGTGCACCTCGATGGAGAACATTCGTAATCGGGACCTTCATTGTGTCTGAGATGCGAGGAGATTCAGGGAGTCTGGCTCCGCTGTGCACGGAACTTCTGTCGCCTCAAATCGAACACAGCCTGTATCTGTGTGAAACACTTCGGGGTCGCCTGGCTTTGGAACGCCCAATGCCTTGCGAGTCGGCGGCACAAAGACAGTTCCGATAATCAATCCAGAGAGAACACCTGCAACAAGCCACGGGATCTCGATCATTGTGTCTACTTGACAAACTTTGCAAGACTGCCCAACTGGCTACCGAGTGCAGAAGAAGCCACTCCAAGAGCTGCATTTGCTCCCTGTAACGCGGATGGAGGCGTGGCATTGCCCAGATTACGGACGATTGTAAACCAAATAATCATTTGCGTAAGAACACCAGGAATAGGCGCATATGCAGATAATGCAGTCATGAAAAGCTTTACCATCCATCCATCGGGCGCTGTGGACGAGATGAATTTGCCCGGATAGCGGAAGATGTAAAAAATTCCATACACCAAAACTGCAATCACGAACCCAAGAGGACCAAACCGCGTGGAGGTGATCTCAGTCCAGTCGGTAAACTTCCCCTCCATTCCCTTCCACTGGGTCCATGTCCACAAGACAATCAGGCCGTATAATGTTGCAACTACAAAGATCATCGACCACTGGCCTGCAATGATCGATACATTCCATAAAAGATCTCCAGGCTTCTGCACTACTTTTCCATATACACTGCGTTCTCCAATATGAAGAGTTTCATTAATCGTAGCCTTTGCGCGACGGAAGGCACCTGTTTCATCAGTATAGTCGACGGTTAATGTGGGGACGTTGGCAGCTAAGAGCGTAGAATCTGCCGGTGTAGTAATTCTCTTATCCTCTCGGAGCTTGGTATCAAGTGCAGAAACAATGACTTTCAGTTCTCCGTAATTTTTTGCCAATTCAGCAGTCATCTGATCAAGAAGGTCAAGATCTTGGTCAGCAACCACATAGTTTGCCTTCAACAGCGCGATGTCACCCATTGTTAAGAAGCAAACACGAGATTTGCAATTCCGCTTACGATTCGGAGATAGTTAATGGACTCCACATACACGCCAACATTATACGTATACGAGAAGATGACACTTCCGCCTACGGTGGATTGCACAACTGTCAGCAGGGCATCTGGAGTATACAGGGGACAGTCGGCCGGAGCAACAACGACAGGATTTGCACTGAATGCAGTTGCCTTCAGAATTGTAACGACTGTCTGAGCGCCCGCTGCATTTGCAGATGGAATAGGCTGCTGCAGAGATACTCGCAGAGTCACCTTGTTAAACATGCTTCCGTTGATCGCACCACTCGGCTGATACTGGTCATGGTTCAGAGCGAACGAATACATATAGGCTCCTGGAAGTCTATGCGGAGCAGATCCAGTGCTGTGCTTGTAAGACTGGAGAAGTGAGAAGTAACTAGAAGGCTTGGTCTGGAAACGAAGATTTCCCTCAAACAGTAAAATTCCATCAGCAATCGCATCTCGTGGATACACCGAAGAAATCTGAGATTGGCCTGATGAAAACAAGGTGTCTCCAATTGCTGTCGGATCTCTCGGGGTAAACGGTGCTCGCTCCGGATTTACCCAATTTGTGTAATTGTCCCAATCATTTGTTAAAATTTTGTCTGATCGTTGTGCAGTAAAGACGACCCGAGTCACTAGATTGAACATCGGAATATTGATATCGGTATTGGCTCCATACTGCCCCTCTGCATTCACATACCGAACCTCCTTGAGAAGAAAGGTCTGATCAGCTGTTGCAAGCTGATTCATCTCCATGTCCGTCAAGTAAATGAAATTACCCTCGAGGTAAGGATCAGGAAAGAATGTATTAACCGTGTTAGCGATATTTCCACCAGTCAGAGAAGGAGGACTCAGAAACAGGTTCATAGGCTGCGAATTTGTCGGGCGAATACGTTGGCCATATGTTGGGTTAGCACTTGACACTACAGTTACAAATAAAGAACCGTTATAGGAGGTTGGTAATGCACATGTGAACGTATTACTTGTGACCGAGACGATTGTATAGGTTCCGTTAAGAGATGACGCAGGTCCTGTAATTGTTACAGAGGAGTTAGCTACTAATGCATGAGTTGTGGAGGTAGTAAAAATAGTATTATTTCCAGAGGGTGCTACACTCGTAAGAGTATACGAAAGAGATCCAGATGTAGCTGTTGTAATTGTAGTAATCACAGATGGACTTGCAACAGCACATGTGAACGTGTTCGTAGTTACTGCTGTAATAGTATAGGGCCCAGTTAATGACGTAATAGGACCTGCAAATGTCACATTGAAACCAACAACATAATTATGAGGCGCCGATGTCGTAAAGATGGACGTTGAACCAGTATTTGCTATAGACGAGATAGCAGCTGTCTGAGAACCGGGATTCACATCAATGATAGTATACAGTTGATTCAGTGGGCGAAGAATAATGTTGATATAAACCTCGCTGTTCTGCATAGACACCAATGGAAGCGCCAGACCGGGGTTCTCGCAGAACCAAAAGTGAAGAGGAATCACTAGCTGTCGAGAACGAATCGAAGGCTCGGGAGTTGCGGAAAAGGGGAAGACACTACTTGCAGCCGTAGGAGTCACTGCATGTGGATACTGCCCCGTGCGGTCGTAGGCATTTGCTGGATCATACATTTCAGGAACATTTCCCACCATGTTGTCAACGATGCGCCGCTTATTCTCGTCGTGTGTGAAGTAAGAATACATCTTCATCCATTCACCCGTTAAGACTTGGAGCCGAGTGCCGTTCGCAACAATCTCAATATGATCAATCAGATTGTATCCAATATTCTTGATCCACTGGAACTCATATCCCATCGCCGTGCATCCGGAGTCATACCCTGCAGGTGGTGCAGAAACACCTGCCATCGGAGACCAGATATCGGGAAGAGTTAAGACAAAATACGTATCATGCAGGAGCTGCGCATAGCGATCAATCTTGCAGCTGAGTGTTCTGGTTCCATTGAAAACAAACTCAAGGTTGGACGAGGAAAAGGACATGCGAACGTGCTCCATAGCAAAATTCGTATGCCGCCGATAGACAGCACGGAAGTGCGTCATGGAAGGATTTCCATTGACCAGTGTATTCTGTGCCCCCACCTGGGCTAACTGCATGAGAGCACCAGGCATTTGTATTTACGCACATTGATTCTTTAGATGAGAGATCCGGAAAGTGCGCTATTTACAACCACTGCGCCACAGTTGACACAGTCATTGACAACCGGACGAGTGGTCTGAGTTGGCGCAATCACCGAACCCCCTGCAGTATACACTCCACCGGGAACAGATCTGGGAGCAAGACTGAGTGTCTGAGGGTATGCCACCCTGTTATACTGGGTTGCCTTGTTGCCAAGAAGAGACAGATAGACATAGTTATACTTACGATGAGCAGGAGGAGGATCAGCTGCGAATGTAGCTGCAACAATCCGACGTTTCTGTGCGGTTAGATAATCTTGTGCAGAGTTGACCTGCATCCTATTTATACAGATCTGAGAGAATACACTCAAATGAGGTTTGTTCTCGTTAGCACGCACGTTGATCAGACAACTGGTTACTCCAAGGTGGTTTCCAATCTTCTTACGCAGGCTGCAACTCTGTCTCCGAAGGTCAAGACCTTTCACTTTGGATTTCAGCGCCATCCCGAGAAGAAGAACATTCGCAAGGTCCCTGAGGGTATCGTCTCGTATGATGCCGCTGCGAATGAGGATCCGAAGGAGGAGGGATTTGGATTCAATAAGATCCACGAGTATATCGAGATGGTCGGTCCGGATGTTGTGATGATCTACAATGACCCGATGATCATTGCGCGGTTCATTCAGGCCATGAAGTATAAGAAGGGCGAGACTCCTTACAAGCTGTGGCTGTATGTGGATCAGGTGTATACTGGAATTGCACAACCACTTATGGATGAGCTGAACAAGGCCGCCGACAAGGTGTTCTGCTTCACAGATTTGTGGGCCAAGGAGTTCAGTAACTACGGCGGTGCCTCTCCGCTCGTCATGGAACACGCTGTGGACTCAAAGATCTTCTCGAACCTTCCACTTGCGACGCGTGCAACTCTCCGCAAGAACGTGGGTCTTCCTACAGAGGCGATTGTGTTCCTTAATGCGAACCGTAACAGCCAGCGGAAGCGTCAGGATCTCACCATCATGGGTTTCGTTGAGCTTCTGAAGCGCCATCAGGATAAGCCGCTATGGCTTCTCATGGTGACGACTATCGACCCGCAGAAGGGTGCGCATTACGATATTCAGCGCATCTTCAATGATCAGCTTGTCCGTGCTGGTCTGGATTTGAATGTCTATGGCAAGCGGATGGCGATTGTGGATACTGCACCGCCTAATACGCTGAGCGATGAGGGGATCAACCAGATCTACAACATGTCCGATATCGGTATCAATACCTCAGATGGCGAGGGATTCGGCCTCTGCCAGCTGGAGCATCTGTATACGGGTGCTCCGCAGATTGTGACCGATGTTGGGTCGTATCGCTCGTTCCTGCCTACCACCGTCGCTACCTATATCCATTCGGGTCCGCTAGCCTATCAGCCTGCGGGCATGCCTCTTGGTCTGTCCTCGCCGACGTTCAATCCTGATGACGTCGCGACGGCGATGGAGACAACCATCGAGAAGTATCAGACGATGCGTGCAGCCATTTCGGACATCAAGTTCAAGACCTGGAGCGACGTGTGCGCCCCTTGGTTGGCTCAGCTGACTACGCAAGCCAATATTTAATCTGCGTATCCGAGATCTTCGTGCCGATGCGTAACAGTCGCTGGTTATCTTCAAAGGCCTGACCGTCAAAGATTTCTTTCGAGTCGGGATCCATGAAATAGACGATATCCTTGATCTTCAGCTTCTGGAGACGCCGTTTCTGACGTGTCATATTACGCAGATAGGTTTCGTCCAGATCATCTGACTTAATTGACGGCTTGAAGGCGAGATCCTCTCCGGTTGCAGTTGTATCAAATCGCATACAGGAGATCTGCGGCTTCTCACGTGAGTGCAGCTTACGGTGAACTTCACAATCGACTGCAGACTGCTTGAGCAGCACACTGATTCTCTGATTGACCTTATCTTTTTCATACACCTTCTCATACAGGTATTCGTCCGTGGACATAAACGTCTCCACAGCCGGTTCGCCTTCATATCGCTTCAGTTCAACATCTGACTTGCGCACAGCCACTACGTTAGGCCCTTCAACTCCCTTGGACTGGGCTTGGGAAATCACAGAGATGTAAAAGCTAATCCGCACTGTGCGTTCAGCCATCGGCAGAGTTGCGTGAGAACATATACGAATTGCGCGTCCAATGACCTGATCATGACGGGCTGGTGTCCAATGCGGCTCCATGATATGAACGTGGCGAACGTTGGCTAACGTAATACCCTCTGCACCACTTGAGGTTGCCATCAGCATACACAGCAGCTTCTTTCCGCGCTTGTCAATGCTTGTCTTCAGACTGGCCGGAAAGCTGTTCTCGTAGCGAGCATTCAGAATCTGTCGCATCAACTCACGCTGGTCTTCCTTCTCTTCGCCGGAGAAGAAGGCATATGCGGGCTTGTCTGCCATTTCATCTTCAACCCACTGGCCGTTCTTGTTGGTGATCTTATATGGCTGCCAGCCATTTGCATCCAGAATAGCAGAAAACACTCCCAACCCTTCAAGCTGGCGATACTGCGAATATACGAACTGATTGGGCCATACATCTCCGCCTGCTTTCCGAGTGTCTTCAATATTTGACAGCATCTTCAGCAGTTTTGGGCTATACTTCTCCAATGCCTCCGCACTGAGATACTTCTTAGGATCCGCCTTCAGAGCTGCAAGAATCTCAGGCTTATCGGGCACATCCGTTTCCTTCACAATATCGTTATACTCCTTGTTCACCTTCTTCGTCAACAGCTTCAGTTCAGGAGGCACAGCAAAGTTACAGGCCAAACGCGAGATCACGCGATACGACCCGCCATCATCGTTCATACTCAGAGCCTTCTTCGCATCTGCCTTGATTTCTGCGAAACGGACATCCAGATACTGCACAAACTGCTCGGGGCTCATCACTACCTTCTCCAGCATCTTGTCATCGTCGACTCTCTTAGGAATCAAGCGCTCATCTGCGCCCTTGAAATAGGATACCAACCCTTGAATACGCTTAGCAAACAGTAAAGCATTCTTAATATTCAATCCATCCAAAAACATGTTCGCAAACTCTTCGAACTTTGTAGGCAGACACTCCAGGTTCTCTGTTGTCACACGATCTACCGCAATTTCAACGCCAACTTCGCCAGTAATCTTCTTATCGAATGTCTTCACCCAGTCCATCGCGAGAGGAATGAACGGCACATCCTTCTTGAATTGCACGGCAATACGATCACCGGCTTCGTTATACACAGAACGAAAGTGAGGAGGATTACGAGTGATCATAACATACTTCTTGACTGCATTGAACTCGATGGTATCCACATCCGGTAAGGCCTTGAACGCAGTCTTCATCTTCTCCTCATCCCATGTTGTTGTCTTGACGAATGGAATCGTGATTCTCTCAATGGGTCCACGCAGAAGGTTCATCAGATAGGCAATTTCGTTAGGACGATTGATCACCGGTGTTCCAGAGAGCCCAACGATCTTGCAGTCTGTAGCCTTGTAGACTGCATCGTAAAGCCTGCGAGCAATCTCTGATGAATTCACGATACGCGAGATCAGATTATGCACCTCATCAATAATCACCACGCTGTTGTTGAATGGATTCTCGGGAAACCGTCCTTCGGCATCTGGGGGCATAACAAACTTATCAATGTTCTTTGAGCTCAGACCGTTGTAATTAATAAAATTGAAGCGCTGTCCAATGATATCCTCGATCTGCGCACGAATGATATCCTGAGCCGTCTTCGGCAGATCCTTGAAGTTCGGATTCTCACCCGCAATGGTCACAAAAAACTTACCATTACGATCCAGAAATCCATCTGAGATGCTGAGCGCCTTCGCCTCCGCACGAGACTGCTCATTCAATCCCTTCTCCCGCCAATGCTGTTCAAAGGAGTAAATAGGATCGCCGCACTTGCGCAGCTCTGACCGGTAATTCTGCTGGAGAGATGCGGGAGTCAGCACCCACACCTTCTTGTAACTCATCAGTGACTCGGCCACTGCGATGGACGTGCACGTCTTACCCGATCCCAGACCGTGATACAGCAGAATTCCCCGGTAAGGGGTTTCGATCATCAGGTAATCACGAATCAGTTTCTGATAGGGAAACATCTCACGCGCATTTGACTGTTTCAGACACAAGTCCGTATCCTTGTCTTCAGCATCCAGCGGATCACGGTCTTCCTTGCGGTATTTCAAAAAGATACGAGTGATGTAATCCGCGAATGCTTTCCGGTTCGGGAGGACGAAGCTCATTATCTTGTGGTGCGTTGAAATTATCGCAGGGGTTAAACAAAGATGTCAATGCCTGACAAGTCTGCTCTCAATGTAACACCGGAGGATAAGGCTCAAGCGTTTGCAATGTCCGATCGTCTTTCCAGATATACAATGGCTGCGTCGGAAGGCGAAGATAAAACAACGTTAGAAAACGTCAGCACTATTCTGAGAAATTGGGCTTCAGACCGCAGGCCTTTAGCCAACGATCGCATTCGAAACCTTGCTATGAGAGGCCGTAGTCGGAAGACGGGACGCAGTCGCCAGCAGCAGCGCAAAACTCGTCGCTACCGTAAGTAATGGAGCCGCTGACACGGAAAAACCACCGCATCTGGATGGTGTCCATCTATCTGTTTCTGATGGCAGCGTTTCTGTATCTCAAGCCTACGGTAGCGTTCGGGCGTGAGGGCAGAATTAGGCCGTTTGGAACAGAGGACAAGGAAGCCACTGTATTTCCTGTCTGGTGGTGGGTCTTTGTAATAAGCGTAGTTGCTTACTGCATGACGGTCTACTTGGCTCGTTTTAGATTTGCTTAATTACAGCGTGCTCTCATACGTCTTGACGATGTTCTCCAGTCTCTCAACCATAATCTCCCTCTGCACGTGATGTGGGCGGATATATGCACGACACTCTTCAAACGACTTCCACCCAATGCCCGAGATCTCTCGGCGCTGCATGTAAGTCATCTTCTGATTTAGATTCACAAGCTCAGGATCATCTAGTAAAGCGACGAAATACAGATGCCGATAGGTGATTCCGTTCAATCCAACAAAGGTCTCCTCTAGCGCAAGATTATTAACGATCGTATAGGCATCACGTGGAATATTGGTCTCCTCATTAAATTCGCGAATAGCACATTCTACATCTGACTCGCACCGAACACGTCTGCCCTTCGGAAACCCCCACTCGGGCTCCTTGTAGACAGACATATGCGCACGCATGATTCCAGCTCGATCGACTTGGTTAAACTTCTCTTTTGATAGGAGGTATTCGGGTGACGTATGGTCGTCTCCCCAGAGCTGTCGCCAGATAGAATCAAACGGCTCACAGACAATTGTGGTCTGTTCCTGCAGGGTCATGTTCTCAAAAAGAAGAGAGATATACTCAGTGTTTGCAGGGGTATACTTTCCACGCATGAACTCCGCAAAGCTCATGCTGTCTTTCCGTCGAATCATAAGGACTTTCGTCTTGGTCGGATCCGAAGGAAGGGAGCGTGCATCGACCAAAATAAGTCCACAGGATAAGACAGGGTCCTCACAGAATTTAAACATGTGACCCTTTCCTCCGCAGTTATTGCAAAACATTGGTGTTAGTATTCTTTGTAGAGGTAAGGTTCGTTTTTCCATTACTACTTGAATACCTTTCCCTTGTAAAGCATAAATATGGCGGATTATGACTCTCCATCCGGATCCTCCACGTCGTCCTTCTTCCTTCCAATCGTCGGAGCGCTCGTGGTCATAGGAACCTTCTTTATTGTGTCCTATTTTATCCGGACATCTGCAATTGCTGGAGGAATTACGAATGCAGCCGTGCAGGCTCCGACAGAAGTTGATGGTAAGTCTGGAACCGTAGTGCCTGCGTCGAGTATCCCGTCCGGAGGGTCAGCTAACGGACTCCAGTTCTGGATGTATATCAAGGATTGGGACTACAAGTTTGGCCAGAAGAAGAACGTGATTGCCCGCACGGATCCCACAAACCCCAATATCGTTGGCCCGGGTATCAGTCTCCATCCGACAGATAATTCGCTCGACATCGATGTCAGCGTCTATTCATCTGGAAGCAGCACTCAGACAAGCAATACGGGCACTGGAGAGATTCAGACGATTACCGTTGAGAACGTCCCACTTCAGTCGTGGTTTGCAGTGTCCGTGACTGTGTTCCAGCGCAACCTTGATGTCTATATCAATGGAATGCTTGTGAAGTCCGTAACATTGGCTGGTGTTCCCAAGCCTGTGAATGGAGATATCACTATCGGGTCGAAGGGTGGATTCTCTGGGTCTGTCTGCACTGTCCAGACTCTTCCCAGCGCAGTAACTCCTGCAATTGCTTCGGCATTTTATGCTGCTGGATCTGCGTGCACAGGGACCACATCGTCATCTGCATCATCTAGCCTGTCAAATCTCTCCATCTTTGGTTACACGTTTGTATTCGGAGTCAAAGATAGCACCGGAAAAGACGTAACGGGTATTTCGAGCTCGGATGTATCTGGGTTTTTCAGTTCTCCTAGTTAATTAATGCGTATTCTTCTCAAGTGCCCCACTCGGGGAAGACCTGAACAAGCGATTGCAACTCTAAGAAAATATGTCCAACTTGCTCGCCGTCCAGATCGTATTGGAATTGCGATTTCATGCGATGTGGACGATCAGACGATGACTCCGTCTCAGGTTCAAAAGCAGCTTCTTGATGTTGTTTCAAAGTTCGAATGGAGTGGATTATACTTTGGCGGCAGTAAGACCAAGATCGAAGCCTGCAATGCAGATATTGAGAAGGTAGACTATCCCTGGGATGTTGTTGTTCTCGTATCGGATGACATGGTTCCTGAAGTGGCTGGATATGATGAGATTATTCGGAATCAGATGTCTCCTGATCGTGACTGCATTCTGTGGTTCAATGATGGTCACCAGGGATATCACTTGAACACGCTGTCCATCTATGGCCGTGTGATGTATGACCGGCTCGGATGTATCTACGATCCAGCATATAAGAGTTTCTATTGTGACACAGAGATCACCGATCGGTGCAAGACTGATCTTGCGTCAAAAACACGCTATTCGTCTACATGCATCATTCGCCACAAACACCCATTTTGGACCAAACAGGCGCCGGATGCACTTTATCAGCAGAATCAACGCTTCTGGGGGGATGATTTCAGAGCGTATATCGAACGGAAGAAGCACCCTTTTGATCTGTCAATTTTGATTGCCACGCTTGAACAGCGCAGACCGTTGTTTGAAAAGTTGGTTGTAGATCTTCGTGAAAAGTTTGCACGTAACTGTCCAGATCTGCGTCTTGAGATTCTGGAGGAACGTGATTCTGGACAAATGAATGTTGGAATGAAGAGACGCCTTCTTCTTCAGCGAGCAACGGGCAAATACACGGCGTTTATTGACGACGACGATTCGGTGACGAATGAATACTTCGAAGACTTTCTGAAGTGCTTCAATGAGAAGAAGGATATGATGCGTATTCGCGGCAAGATGCACGAGTATACATTCACAAATAGTCTGGAAACCAAACTGACTAGCATGATGTATGTAGATGGCGTGTTTATTCGGCTGCCTAATCATTTGAACCCTATGCTTAGCGAGATTGCGCGCATGGTAACATTCCAAGATGCAGTGCGAGGAGAAGATTTAAAGTGGACAATTCAGCTGGCTAAGACTGGACTTCTCCAGTCAGAATCAACATCCGACCCAAGTCGTATTCATTATATGTATAATCTAGGAGATCGCCCTATTACTGCTGAGTTTATTGAATCCCAGAAGGTGCATACGCTTCAAGAATGGGTTAACACTATTCTTATTCCGGCCGCTCCTCCACAGCCACAACGCAATGGAATGCGTCTGGGACCGAGAGGGTTTGTTTCTAGGCAATGAGTAATGCAGGCTGTAATCTATGGAGCAGTCGGTGGAGCCGCACTCGTGTTAGGATATGCATGGGCGACAACGAAAGCAGATGATCCAAATACAGTTGCTATTCAACAGGCAACTGTAACTGGAAAAGTTCCTTATTATTCTAAGGCAGGCCTTCCTCGATCGGTGAACCAAGAGGAAGGCGCGACCTTCAGTTTTGATGGGTGGTTTGTCGTGAATGATTTCACCTACGGATACGGAAAGAAGCGTCTTATTTTCACTCGCGGAGACTGTCCAGGCGTATATCTGGATTCCACATCCAATTCCATTCTGGTCCTTGTAGATACCTATGGAGCCACGGAGTCAGTTATGATCTCCAATATTCCTGCACAGAAGTGGATTCACATCGCAGTTGTTGTCACGCAATACACAGTTGACGTGTATATCAATGGAATGCTGAGACAACACCACACGATGACTCAGCTTCCCAAGCAGGAAGAGGCGTCCACACAGATTGGATCGGATAGCACTGGGTTCGATGGTCAGGTAGGCGGCCTTACCTATTATGCCCGCGCGCTGTCTGCACCTGAAATCAGCAGACATGCCGCTGCATCTCCCCCTACATCCTTAGTTCAGACACCGGCAAGTGGACAATATTTTGATATCACCTGGTATACGGGTCGATAAAATGTCAGAGGTATACAATGAGTTCTGGAGGACAAAACGCTGCAACACTGACGGGTCTACAGGGTATGCGCCTTCGCGACGCATCAGATGTGGTGGCACAGACGCGACTGAAGCTCGCTTACTTAACAAATAACAGTTCAAACTCCGGATATGTTGGCGTAAACGCATATCGGTCAGAAGGGAATCAAAACAGTTATAGCTTTCTTTTTCAGGTGCAGCAGGGACTTCGTGAGTGCGGTGTTTCGTCAAACGGTGCTACGTTTACACCTGTTCAAGGGCCGATTGGATTCTTCACTTCGGGGGTTGTTAATACCGCGGTGGGTGGAACTGCGAGTATCCGAAGCACAATCCCGACGCCGAATTAGTTTAGACCTTTCCGCTCAAACGCTCCTTTCTGGTCTTTCGCAACAGCTCTCGTGTCTTGGCACGCTCTGTCTTCGATGCTGTTGGGCTGTAAGTGAAGAAATACTGCACAAAATCTGGAGATGACTTATTCGCTTTCATCTTTGTATACAATCCAACGCGCTCACGGCGCAGATCAATTAACTCCTTCTGCTGACCCAGACATGTTGCCGGGGTCAATAGCGAGAACATGCGCGCGGGTTTATCTGCCGCGAGCTCCATCAGCCGCTGGGCTACGCACAGTAAGCGAGATGTCTCATCTGTCGATTCTCCAGAATACGCCATAGCCAAAAAGAAGCTGAGAACCGTGGGAATACTTGCAACCTTTAACCCATCGCCTGTTGTGTGATAGCTATGACACGCCTGTGTCTCATAATACTGGAATGTTGCCTCTCCTGCTTCATCCAACACATCTGTCCGGACAGGCATGAGCTCAGTTGCCTCGTGTTCAACTGTCTTCTTTCCCTTGACCAGCTTAGCAATTTCTTCCTTCTCTGCTAACATCATTACGGGAGTATACCAGTGTGCCTTTCTCTCGTGGCGAGATACGGCAGTGAATCCAAGCAGCACGACAGGATGATTCTTCAGAATCGACAAGGCCTCTTTTTTGTTCTCAGGAGACAGGTCCTCCGGAGCTTTTCCGTGGCGCGTGCACTTAAGAGGATAGTGCTTATTCAGTAAAGTCAAGCGAGTATAGACCTTCTCCCATCTAGACACATCTCCTTCCGGGCGAGACAATTCTAAATACATGGACATACGAAGAAAGTTGGGGTGGACATAGTGGATGCCGTGCCGTGTAATGCGCTCCTTCCATAAGTGATTGAAGATCTCGGGGGCCAAAAATGTAAGATCTGCCATACCGTGGTAATCTGCAAAGACTTTATACGTTCCCAAGTGGACTCCTGGCTTCATCTCAATGCTTTCAATTCCAGACTCTGACATCTTATTCGATAGCAACATGCCATGCTCCTGAGGGGTTTCCGTAAAGAAATCATAGTCAGGAGTCTCCGTGGGTCCATAGAATCGGTCCTTCTCCGGAAGGAGGTTATTAATAGCCGTGCCTCCGTAACAAAGGACCCGGTGCGTCTTCAAGAAATCCTCGACAATTTTTGTGCTTTTTGTCACTGCTGGGTCTTTAGCACTCCGAGCCTCGAGCATTTCTGCCTGAGATTCAGCGATGTTTTTGATGCTCTCAAGCTCACTCATTGTTATACAGAATCAAAAAACGGATGCCGCTTGTTTTTTTCCTTGGGAGGCAGCAAGATGCCACCCAAGTATAATCTTCGTTCTCTCAAGTCTCGGGCGACATGGGTCAAGGATGAGACCTTAAAGCCCGAGCCGGAGTCAGACACTTCTTCGGAGGAAGAGGACGATGACTACGAGCCGGATGATGAAGAGGATGAATCCGAGGAAGAGGAAGAAGAGGAAGAAGAGGAGGAATCTCCTGTGATCCGTCTTCCCAAGGGGTCCAAGGTGAGTGTCCGTCTTCATATTCACACCATCACGGATGGTAAGGGAACAATTCAGATTGGCGAGTCGGAGTCAGAAGACTCAGAGTCCGAGTCGGAGGATGAGTTCATGGAGCATCTCAAGAAGAAGTATGGGTCGGGTGAAAAGACATCAAATCGCAAGCGGTCCAAGGAGGTTGATACGTCGCCGGCTATCGAGCTCAACGATGATGAGGAGGAGTATTTTGATGATCTTCCCAAGTCCAAGAAGCGGCGTCTGAATGAACAGATGAAGCGTCTGTCATCACTGATTGAAGAGGGCGATGTTCCTTTCAAGTTTCGCATACTGGAGCTGCCTATTCCAGATGCTCTTAAGGCCGTTGTGATCAAGAAGATCGATGTCCTGAACGATATGGATGGATCTGAGGGATACAAGCTGCGGACGTGGGTTGAGTCCTTTCTTCGTATTCCGTTTGGCAAGATCGTGCCCTTACCCGTTCGTCTCACGGATGGTGTGGAGCCGTGTGCTAAGTTTCTCTCAGAGACTCGCGCACTTCTCGACAAGGCTGTTTACGGTATGCCGACGGCCAAGAGTCAGATCATGCAGACACTTGCACAGTGGATCTCAAATCCTGGATCAGCTGGAAATGTAATTGCTCTCAAGGGACCGATGGGTGTTGGTAAGACATCCTTTGCCAAGCACGGTGTTGCGAAGGTGCTTCAGCGTCCGTTTGAGTTCTTCTCACTGGGTGGAGCATCGGATTCAGCTAACTTTGTCGGTCACTCCTTCACATATGAAGGATCCATGTGCGGTCGTATTGCAGATTCGCTGATGAATGCTCGCTGCATGAACCCCGTGCTGTATTTTGATGAGCTGGACAAGATCTCGACGACGTCGCATGGTGATGAGATTGTTAGCATGCTGATTCACTTGACAGATCGGTCGCAGAACAGTCAGTTTCACGATCGGTATTTCGCAGGTGTGGATTTCGATCTCAGCCAGTGTCTGTTCGTGTTCTCGTTTAATGACGAGTCTAAGGTCCACCCGATTCTGCGTGATCGTATGCAGGTCATTCACTGTTCTGGGTATAATGCAGATGACAAGAAGAGCATTCTGACTCAGTATGTTTGGCCCCAGGTCCTTGAACGTATTCAGCTGACGGGCCAGCTGACCCTGACAGATGATGCGGTGAGGTTTCTGATCTCTGAGTTCAGCAAGGACGAAGAGGGAGTTCGCACGCTGATTCGGTCGGTTGAGTCTCTGGTGACTCGTATCAACCTTCTCCGAATTGCAGATGAGAAAACAGCGAAGGACTACGTATTCTACAAGAAGATTACGCTCCCGTGCACGCTGGACGTAGATACGGTCCGGCACATCCTGAAGGATACGGCTTCGGTTGTGAATGAGTCGTGGCGTCACCTCTACACCTGAATCCACTCCAGACTATTGACTGGAATCTCAAGGATTCGAGGATTATCGTCCATTGTTGAGAAGATACATGTCAGAGTAGTGAAGGCGGGGTCTGGCATACAACCAATACAGTATTCAATAGTCTTACCGCGGAAGACGAACGGACGACTAATCATTTTTGGCTTATAGTTAGAATCCAGACGAACAAAGAGATGGAAATATTTGCGAGGCTGAGTATACTCAACCGTATGGACAAGCGCCCACGTCTCACCAGGATACTGAGGCGGCTTGAATGCAACTGCAGATCCTCGGAAATGCTCAAAATACCACGGTGTCGCAGTCTCTGTGTGAACAATCAAGTCGGATCCATTCAGTTGTCCAACCCGGAGAGGATTCCATGTATAAATGATGTCATCAGTTCCATTAATCGCCAACCAGTTCTTCTCGCACTCCTGATTTTGAGGAGAGTTCAAGATACGACAGTTAGAGTATAGACCCCGAATAGGATCATACTCCGATTGGAAAATACGAATCTTACTGGTATACTCCCACGATGTCGATGTGCAGCACAGTGCGCCAGCTGCATTGGTATAGACACGCACATCCTCCAATCCCACAATATGTGCATCGGATCTCCGAGATAGCATCACAGAATTATCGTGAAGTTTCACGATGTCTCCCGTGGATGGCGTATACACCGCATTCTCCGTGCGAACTCTGAGATTCTCCCCAATAACACCATTCTCCTTCATCAAATATCCTCCCGTCTGAGGATTGATGGAATAATTCACGAAGCGAACATTATGCTTGATAACACCGTCATGAACAAACATTGAAACAGACGTTGGATGGAAATCCTCTCCAAATACTCCACGATCAATTGGATGAGACTTCGACGCAAAGGAGAGGGGTTCAACATAAAAGGGCAAATTATTGTATACATTTCCGTGGTGCTCTCGATCCTTCAGAAGATAACGAACAGACGCCTCCAATCCCTCGCGCTGCTTTCCGAGATAGAAGAGCAAAATCGTCTGCTCGTATTCAAACATACCCTTATAGACCTGCGTCTCGACAAAGAGTGCATCTTGTGTCATAGGAATACTAAGTCCAATCTTGGTATAGTGATATGCCTTGTAATGCTCTGAGTTCTCTCGGAAATACTTGGCCAGAATATAGATAGGCTCTGCGCGCTGAGGACGGAGAGCATGCGCCTTCAACATCCACTGCTCAAACTTGGGTATGTTCTTCAATGAAAGCCAAGACTTTCCAATCATGTAATGACTATACCAAATTTCCTCATCCCATCCACCGGTTGCAATTCGCTTCTTATACATTTGAATGCACTCCTTCAGCTTTCCAACTCCATTATAGGTTTGGGCCAAATAGAACATATAACGCCCGTTTGTGGGTTCATCAATCAGTCCCTGTTCCAGAAGCCGAACATCCCTCTCGAACTTGTCAGACTTACATCCACCATCATTTCGATCATCAATGTAGCAGACTGACTTTGGCAGGTGGGAAGTAGGCCCATCCCAATACTCGTGTGTAACTCCGCGGCAGGTCCAGTTATAGTCCATGCGCACCAAGCGACAGTTAGGATACTCAAGACTACCTGCAGTCTGAATGATCGTATATCCCTCTGCACCAAGTGTCTCTTTTGCCAGGTGTAAAGGAACAAACATCATATCTGCATCAATCAGAAGGCCATATGTATTCTTCAGGTCCCAACCCGTAGTCTTCAAATAATTCTGCGCATTCTTAAAGCTAACACTCCGGTTGTGTCCAAAATCCTTCCAGGGTTCATGCGTCAAACATCCATCGTGCTCCTTCAGGAACTCAGTTGCAATTGCACAGGTAGAGTCCGTCGATCCCGTGTCGCAAATACAAAAGGCGGATACAAGATCTTTCACCGCGCTAAGACATCGCAGCAGAATCTTCTCCTCATTTCGAATCATGATCACAAGAACAAACTTCGGCATCTGCGTCGGTTTAATGAAACTCATTGACTCGCATGTAAACAAATGACAACCGACTTTGTCAAGCAGACTCTTCGTGAGAACTTGTCTCGTGTTCTTGTTCCCCACGTTGCGGATGGTCTCTGGAGCATCTACGACAGTGGAAAGACGGCCTGTGATCGTAATGGACAGTCTGACCAGATTCTTAAGACATTTCAGAACCTGTTAACTCAGATTCCCAAGTGGAATCCGGAGACACTGAAGAAGGAAGTTAAGCGTATTGAGGTCGCGTCCAAGTGCGAGTATCTCGAGGATCTTCTGCTTGGCGTGTTTGTCAGTTATATCCGTGCATTTGCTACGCTTCAACAGGCAGAGAAGACTCACGTGGACATTGACTTCAAGCGCCCGTCGGTCGAGACATTCATTCACCAGCTGTATAAGCAGGCTGCACGGCAGTCGTGGAGCTCTGCTTACCTGTTTAAGACGGTCGGCGTTACGTCAGAGCAGCAGGCGCGTAACCGCCGGGATATTGAGACAATGATCGGAGCCGCCATGAATGAGGTGATTGATAGCTTCATTCCCTGGAAGGACATCAGCAGGGCCTATTTCCAGAGTGGTGGTGCTCCCCAACAGCAGGCTGTGCCCGAGGCCCCTCTCCCGGCTGCCCCGGCTGCTCCTGCCCCAGCTCTGGTTGAGATGCCGCCCGAGCCGCCGAAGGCTGTCCAGTTTGATGAGGATGAGGAGGATGAGGATGAGGATGAGCCCCCCGCCATTGCCCTAGGTGACGATGTCCAACTTGGAGATGACGACTTTGACACAGAGGATGACGAGTCTGTGAAGTTGGAGCCGAGTGAGACGGTGGCACTCAATCTTTAAGTTCGTTTGCCTTCCATGATAAAAAAATGGAGTCCGAAACAAACATGACGGAGCTCTATACGTATGGGATGATTGTAGGTGCAGTTGTTGTGGTGGCTCTTATTTTGTATGCAATGGATCGCCGCTCGAAGGAGGAGCCGATCGATGTCATGGATGCCGCCAAGGTAAGCGGAGGTGCCGGTGTTCTTACTGGAGGTATTCTGTATGCGCTTGGCGGAGCTGAGGCCGCTGAGCCCGTGATTAGTGCCGTGCAGGATATGTTTACAGGCAAGCCGTCGTTCTAGAAACTTTCTTAGGACATAACAAACAAAATGTTCGCCTCTCTTTATGCTGCGGTTCTTTTCTTTATTCTGACGCCGGGTGTTCTCCTGTCCCTCCCCCCGGGTGGCTCGCGCACCACGGTGGCCCTGACGCACGCGGTTGTCTTTGGCCTGGTCTGGGCGCTCACGCACAAGATGGTCTACCGGTCGTTCGGCGGACGCTAATCGCCGATTACCAACGCAGTTGCGTTATTGAGCGTAGTTACATACTGACCAAACTTTGCAAGTTCCTTGCGAGGCACCGCACTCTCCTTCAGATACCGCGCAATTGCCTTATATAAATCAAAGCCATGGTAACGGTCATGATTATCACCCTTCTTGCGGAAGATAACCGAAGATCCATCCGGAAGCGTCGTCCAGTGTTTGAACATCTCAAACAGTGGATGAGTCGTCTCCTGCTTAGGTCCCTTCGGAAACATATCCCAAAATACAGAGGATGCAAAGCGAGCTAAATCAAATGAAGAAGACAGAGGAATTCTGGGAGAGGATGACACGTAAAACGGTTCAATGTTATACTGTCCAGCAGCCTCTTCATCGTGGTGAAACTGCGAACTCATGAAGAAACGACTGTCCTTCATTCCATTCAGCCGAACCGAGAACGCAGACCGGTCAAAATCAATAATCTTAATCAGAACTCCGTAGGTTGGCACGCGATAGGTGACGCCGTGGTTGCGATACCACATGAACTCCTCCGAGGTCGGCACATACATCACATTGTTCCCGTGGAGATCATTGTGAACGAATCCAAATGTCCTCTGGGCATATGCAAGTGCAAACACGATCTGAGCAACCCATGCAGTCTGCTTCTCGGGATCATCGCTCGTCTTAAGGAGATCATAGAATGTGCCTGCGCACTGTTCCATGACAGTTGTCACGACAGGCACATCATTGAAGTTAACCCACGCAAACGGCTCATCGGGCTCCTCTTCTCCGTCTTCATCTTCCTCTGTGCCCTCACTGCAGTTACACGACTCAATATCAAATACATCTTCATCTTCCGAATCCGAATCTTCCGAATCTCCTGACTCAGAAGGAATCTCATATTCCTCCACAACACCCGCATGAGTCGGCTCAGGAACGTGATCTGCAACTACATCCTCTGTATCGAGCTCAATATCATCTCCGATCTGAACAGCCACGCGGTGTCCACGCGTGTGAGTGAATGACTCTCCATTATCTCCGCGCAGACGCAGCTCAAACGTCTTACCAATGTTATCTACAAACCACTTGCGGTCACAGAGATCTTCATAATCATCTGAGACATTAACCTCGTGTTTCGAGGCCATCGCGGCATACACTCCGTATACGCGGGGAAAGTGAACACAATCGGACATAGAAAGCACAGAGGATGCAAGTGCGCCAACATATGCAGCCGTATGCGGGCTCTGCATCTGTTCGCTGTATCCCTTTGCAGTCTCGGAAGGCTTGGGAAGTCCTGGAGCAGAATACTCACCCTTCATGGTTTTGAATGGACTTAGAATCATTGTGGTCTTACGGTGGACTTTCAACGTCTGTCCTTTGGTGGTCTTAATATGGTCTGCATTTACAACAGCCTCCACCTCTTCCGGGTGCTTGATACCATATTCCGGCATGGCTGTCAACTTCTCGGTCTTGAACAGTTGCTCAAGAGAGGGAAAGAAGGCTTGTGTCCGGCTCAGATTCCACTCAGCAGCCTGTAATGTAGGGAGTCTATGCAGCTTGATGTCCACAGTTTGTGTCCTCAGATCCTTCACCATTGTGTCAAGGACAGGGGAACAAACATCGTAGATAGACGCAGAACACTTTCTGGGCGACAAAACAAGATGAACTTCCAGCTGCGCAAGTTCAATATTGATATGTTGAAAGACCGTTGTCAAATTGATTCTCGCAAAAGTCCCATGATTGTCGTGATTGGCAAGAAGGATACTGGAAAATCCTTCTTAGTTCGAGATATCCTTTACAACACACAACATGACTTTCCTGTCGGCACTGTCATCTCCGGCACAGAGGTTGCCAACGAGTTCTTTCAGCATATGGTTCCATCGAAATTCATTCATGATAAATATGATCCTGGCATCGTGACCAATGTGATCAAACGTCAGATGCGAGTTAAACAGTCTCGTAACGAAAACAAGACAGCAGGAGGTGGAAGTTCCGCCATTGATCCCCGTGCATTTCTGATTCTGGACGACTGTTTGTATGATGCAACATGGATCAAGGAAGAGTCCACTCGGTATGTCTTCATGAACGGCCGTCACATTGATATGATGACCATTATCACCATGCAGTATCCTCTTGGTATTACACCCAATCTCCGCACGAACGTGGACTTTGTATTCATTCTCCGCGAGAACATCCTGGGCAATCGTCGTCGTATTTACGAAAACTATGCAGGTATGTTTCCCACGTTTGAAATGTTCTGCACCTTCATGGATCAATGCACAGAAAACTTCGAATGTCTCGTGATCTGCAATAACGTCAGCTCCAACAAACTCGAAGATCAGGTGTTCTGGTATAAGGCCGCAGATCACCCGCCGTTCCACATGTGTGACTCGTCCTTGTGGGCAAATAATCAACCGTTCAGATCGGCAATTCTCGCTGCGGATGACTACAATTCTGCAGCTATGCGCACAAAGAAACAGGGGCCATCTGTCTGGGTTAAGAAAGCGGGTGATGGACAAAATTAACTGCGTTTAGACTAAATGTCAAGCAAACACGCTGCCGCCGAGATAGCTGCCGATGCAGCTCGCTTCAAGACAGGTCGCGATATTGATCGTGCTTCGCGCGGATTCTCCAGACGTTCGATCAGTGCGGCGAAGAAGCGTGCACACTACCCCTATGTGAAGGATGCGCAAGGAAACATTTTTAAAAAGAGCACTCCCGGCCACCCCGCATTTGAGGGGACTCTTCCCGGATCCCATGCGTATCGGTCTGCGGCGATCCTTAACAAGATGGCTCACAGGACGGAGCCTGAGAGGACACATCGCCACATAGTCCATGCCGGTCCTGCTAGTGGAGGGCGTCGCACCCGCCGCCGCCGTCACCGTAAGGGCCGCCGTCACACCCGCAAGCACTAAATAGAATCTGCGTAAATACCAATGAGCACTTTGCGTCGGATTGCCGATCGCATGCGTAGTATAGACGAAGCTCGCGGTGAGACCCACAAACGTAAGGGATATTACACTGACCGCGCTCGTCCAATTGCGGAGGCCCGCGATAAATTTGAAAAATACACGGAGTTCAAGCAGAACAATGCTACTCGGAGAAACATTCCCTTCAAGCTCAACACCAAAGAGGAGCGGGAGTTAGCAAAACGCGAAAAGGACTTTCGTTACATGGAGCTCACCAAGAAACGCGAAGAGAATGCGCGTAAGAACAAAGAACTTGGTATTGCCAAGAAGGCGGAGCGTGCAGCTAAGAAGCGTTCAGCTGCAGAGGATGACGATTTCACTAGCATGTTTGGAAAGATGGGATTTGGAGGCACTCGGCGTCGTCGCCACCACCGTCGCACCCGCCGCTCTACTCGCGCATAACACCCTCGCTTGGGTGAACGGGCTTGGATGCACCTGAGACCATGTCCTCCAGAGCCTTCTCCTCCGCGTTCGCCTTCTTGCGACGCTCATTCTCAAGCTTCTGCTTCTTGATGGACTCCTCGCGCTGATCCGCAAAGAACATCTCCTTATTCACCTCATTCTCCTTGTAACGGCGCATCAGCTCATTGAGCTCCTTCTCGGCATACTCCACCTCAGGCATCAGGTGCTCCGAAGGATCCCACGGCAGCCACGCACCCACCTTACCAATGAACAGATTGTCCTTCGGGTAGCGGCGCTGCAGCACCTTAGCGAACATCTGCGTCTCCTCCACAGTCGAGAAGCAGCGACGGACCTTGACACCACGCATGTTCGTCTGGAACTCAACCTTGTTATCATACTGCTCCTGAAGCTCCTTCTCATTCTTCAGCTGGAACACTGCGAACTGTTCCTGCACATCCGTCTTCTTCACATCGGCATTGTGAACTGCGGTGAACTCCTGAGCATCCTTGAACAGGTCATCGACCTTCAGGCTATACTTTGTAGCGAGGAAGGACATGAACTTCTCCATGCCCTTGATCTTCCACTCGTAATCCATCCACTCCACAAAGCGCTCAAACATGAAGTGCTCCTTCTGCTTGATCACCTTCTCAGGGCTGAGAAAGGAGATGATGCAATACTTCTGCGTCGGGATCTCAGAATCCTCCTCAAGATAGTCTGTTACTGTGCCGTCCTCCTCAGTCTTCGGGAGAATCTCGCGCTGGCTGGGCATGGTTTACATTACACTTCTGTATGTAAGTTCCATGTTTTACCGCGTTGAATTTTTGCAATACATGCTTTCTGAACGCCATATCGGTCGGCGAGCATTTGTTGACTGAGACTATCTATGTTCGCTCGGATATCATTAACCTGTCCGATCGTAAGTTTGGCTTTTCCATTCGTCTCACCCCGTGGTTGCCGATCTGCTCGTAACTTATCATCAACATTCTCTTGGTTAGTCCCCTCGCGAAGATGTTCGGGGTTACAACATGGTGGATTATTGCATGAATGAAGTGCATACATGTCTTGGGCAAGTGATCTTCCTAAAGAACGCTCAAGTGTTAATCTGTGAACTCTGAGATTTCTTCCGTTTCTTCGCACGATCCCATATCCAAGCGATCTAGCTCCTATCCATTCTATACAACCAGTTTCATTGATAGGTGTCAAATTCTTGACTTTTAATTCAAACCACAACCAGAACTCGGCGTCTGTCATATTTCGTTTACGAACGGTCATGCTATTCTATATCTGTGTATTTTATGTTCCGTTTTGATAAATGTATGACCTCTTGACAACCGCCCTCCTGTTCGTCCTGCTGACTCCGGGCGTCCTGCTGAACATTCCCTCGGCTGTGCATGGTAGTATTCTGACCGCACTTGTGCATGCATTAGTCTTCTGGATTGTCCTTCGCTTTTTGACAGCTTACATCCCCTGGTGGGTCATATGGGTTGTAGGAATCGGAGCAGTCGGTTATAAGTTTTCTTCTTCGGGGGTGTAAAATTTCCTTGCTTCTTGAACAAATGGATTCTAAGCCGAAGCCTACCTCGTCTGGTGTTGATATGAGTGATCTGGTGATGCGCCTTGTAAAGTATGCGCTGGAGGGTCTTGCGGTTGCGATTGCCGCGTATGTTCTCCCGGGCAAGACGCTGAAGGTGTCGGAGGTTGGCATGATTGCCCTTGTCGCGACTGCCACCTTCGCGATCCTGGATATCTATGCCCCGAGTGTCGGCGCGTCGGCTCGCACGGGTGCTGGATTCGGTATCGGCGCCGGACTGGTCGGCTTCCCGGGTGCCGGCCTTAAGGTGTAACCTTGTTTAGAATCGTCGTAGCAACAACAGATGTAATCAGTGCAGAGTAAGCGTTCTGTGTAGTCTGTCCGATCGAGACAAGTGTTGAGCAAATAGGACTTGCAGTCACAACAAGACCCTTGACTACATCGACCAATGTATGCGGCATACATGCCCAGTTATGCAGCTGCATGCTGATACAATGGATCGCATAATTAACACCCACCCCCAAGACAATCTTGCCCACCACTTCCATTTAACGGTATTCAACAGAATACTTCTAAATGCGGAATGTTATCCGACATCAAGGACGCTGGATTGAGATCACTCCGAGGACGTATGAACCTGAGCGCATGACCGCGGATATAGCATGGATTCAGATCAAGGAGGGAGTGACTCCAGAGGAGGCATATCGTAAGTGGTATGAAAAGCAGCGCACAATTTCTCGCTTCTTTCAACAATGTGGATACAGGCAGCACTCTTCGTCCTCTTCTTAGTGATCGCATATAGATTTTGGAAGACGCAGCCGAAGCGCGAGATAAAGGGGAACACAGCCCGGTTATATCTGTTTTACACCACCTGGTGTGGATACTCAAAGAAGGCCATGCCTGAGTGGGAGAAGGTCAAGGCAGAACTGAACACGTCTGCAGTGTTTGGCAAGACAACTGTTGAACCTGTAGATATCGACGCAGAGAAAGATCCGAAGACTGCGTCACTCTATGAGGTGGCAGGTTATCCGACAATCAAGCTCGAGACATCAAGCGGTATTTACGACTTCGATCGGAGTGTCACCCACGACAACATCATGAAGTTCCTTCGGGAAACGCTTGGCAAAGAACCGCACCGACTGTGAGTAACCAGCATTAATCATTCGCGTCTTGTCTTCCTCAGCCAGCTCATCTAGCAGATAGATTCCATCGATATGAAGATTGATGGCATCTGCATGCACGCGAACAGATCGGAGTCCCGCCCACAAGGTTCGGACCATATCAAATACGGAAAGGGCCTCCAGAGTAGAAGGAAAGATTGCCCGCTTGATATGAGCGATATCAAGAACCAATGTTCCTGCTGGCACTGCGCTATAAATGTTCTCCGAATAGACACCGCCATCTAGGTAGAGCTGATTGTGGATCATCTGTGGGTGATAGATGAAGGGAAGACAGCAGGATGCCTTCATTGCAGCCAACAGTGGAATATTGCCCGTCAAGAGTGTTGGCCGCTGTGTCGTAATGTTGGACGCGAGTATATAGAGTTTCTGGGGTGTATCAGAGATCATCTTTCCACGGAGATCAATACCTACTGAATCAAAGATACGAAGAAACAGCTCCTCCATCAAATCCATCGTAAACAGACCCTTCTTCTGCGTGAACGCAAGAATGGTCGCATGCCGATAGGACGGGAGAAATCCAGATGTATTCACGAACTTATAACCGATTTCTTCTATCTGTTTGTAAGTTAATCCAAATGCAAGCGCTGTAGCAATTACAGATCCTACCGAACATCCGTAAATACCGTCGGGGAAGTTAAAGTTTCCCTGTCGCTCTTCGATTGCCTTAAGTCCGCCGAATAGCAAAAATCCTCGAATTCCACCACCTCCAAGTGCAATTGAACGGAACATTCTAGTTGAGAATAGCAAGGATGCTGAAAGCTCGTGATGTGCTTCAGGAACAAGAGAATCAGCGTGAACGTCGGATGTCAGCTATGCGTCCTGTGTTAGCGCAGATCTATTCTCAAATCAAACGTCAAGCCATTCACGCGTCGGATGCACCGTATCTTGTCTTTGAGATTCCCAAGTTTGTCTTTGGATATCCGCTGTTCAAGCTGACGGAGGCGCGGGACTATCTGCTGGAAACTCTGAGTCAATCCGGCTTTGGTGTGTGGCCCGTGAACAATGACTATTTGCTCATTACGTGGGCCAAGCAGCAGATGAACCGCGGTCGTCCGAGTTTGCTCACAAATTACCGCCCACAAGTATATGATCCCGTCGCATTAGGAAGTATGTTTAATACACAATGAGCGTGGTTGACCCCATATTGATGGCAACGAGCCTGTTGTTTGTATTCCCAGCGTGGGCGGCATATCATCGTAAGAAGTGGGCAGGTCTTGTGGTTGCCGCAGGAGTGGGTATTTTTTCATTTCTCTATCATATTGACCACAACCCGATCATTCGTTCGATTGATGTGTGGTTTGTTATATCCTATCACTTCGTCGGATTGACGTATGCATACTTTCTCGGACGGAACGCATTCATGTTGATTGGTCTCCAATTGATGCTTGGTTATTACATCTATTCGCTACCGGGAACGGCGGAAGACACTCGTAATCCTCGCGATGTCACTATTCATGCCTTCTACCACATGCTCAGCGCACTGGAGGGATATTTCATCATGGTTGAAGCGATTCGTGGGTGAAAACGAAAAGTCATCTTCACAGACCAAAACAGTCTCATGAACTGCGATCATGAAGACACTACGTGTTCTGATGGCGAGCGCGTTTGCACGGCTTGTGGAACAATTCTGGGGAGTATCGTTGACGAAGGTGCAGAATGGCGAATCTACGCCAACACAGAAGACGATCCCTCTCGCACGGGTGGAGTCACGAATGAACTCTTACCGGATTCATCCTACGGTTCGATGATGATGCGTCGCCGCATCCCCGGACAATCCGAGGAGGCGAAGACGATTGCTAAACTCTCATCCTGGTCGTTCTCGAGCCACGGTGAGCGTTCATGGATGGGTATCTTTGATGCAATACAGGTCTCTTGTTCTAGAATTGGGTTACCTAAGGCAATCATCCATGATGCCTGCGCACTCTTCAAGCAGATTGAGGATGCCCGCAAGTCTCGCGGAGAGACTCGCCGTGCTCTGATGGCAGGTGCGGTGTTTACTGCGTGTCGTCAGCACAATGCTACACGGACACACGAGGAGGTTGCGGGTATCTTTCACGTTTCCATTCGTGCTATGTGCAAGGGTCTGAGTCGCTTCGATGGAGAGGTATCCTCGGTCTTGAATACCCAGCTTGGTATTGCGGAGCGGATCTGTGCAGATCTTGGCGTTGGTGACGGAGAACGTGACGCTGTGCTCTTGCTACTGAACAAGCTACCCGAGATGGAGCATACGCCCAAGACCATTGTAGCGGGGGTGATCTCGCATGTGTTGGGCGGTCGTTTGGTTGAGATTGCATCTGTATCGGGAGTCTCTTCAGTCTCGATCCGCAAGATGACGGAGAAGCTCAATACGCGGGATAGAACGTAAAGTTATAGTAAACTGGAAGATCTGTTGGATACATTGGATACGTAGTAGAGGTGGTATTTGTAATTACAATATTACTCGAGTTCGAAACAGTCCATGTTAAACCAGTGGTTGATGTATTTGAACCGACAGGCACTCCAGCTATCAGAGTATATGTTCCTGTAAAAAATTGACTGATCGTAATATTGACCTTTGTTCCTGATAAGATTGTTCCCACAATGTAACCAGACCAATTAGAACCATTTTTTGCTGGCAGGACATTCGACAGCGTGTAAGTATTGTTTGTCGTATGGTATATCGTCACTTCATTAGCGGGTGTTAAAAGGAGTGAATAAACTCCGTGCGATGCATTAACGCGTCCTATCACATTGAGAGTCATGCTTCCATTTGGATCATTAGTTTTCAATGTAAGAGCTCCATTTGCCGATCCATACGGCGTCGGCATAAATTCAAGATCACCACCAGTTCCATCCGATATGTGAAAGGTTCCGTTCACATCAAGCTGGTAGGCTGTTGGATCAACGCCAATACCTAGACCTTGACCAATGCGCATATATTTGGCAACATCAAGCTGAAGACCTGTTCCTTCAATTGAATAATTTCCACTGTTGCATGAGACCGGAGATGTATTTGTGCTTCCGATGGATACATATCCGGTAGATAAATCACCGGCAAGTAGAACACCTGCGCCTGATCCAATATAGAGCTTATTGCTCATATTCGCCGGGACGCTGCGAGCAATGTCTCCGTAAAAATTTTGATATGTGGGAATGGTCGCAGCCGTAAGTCCATGCCCGATAATGATATTGCCAGATCCAGTAAGACCTGTTGCGGTTGAGTTACCTATAAAAATGTTAGATACTCCAGTTGTTGTTTTGCTGCTCCACGCAGCGGTTGAGATACCAATAGCAATAACGTTACTTGCATTGAAACTATTTGCGCCTGTTCCGTTACCAATGAACAGTGAATTTAAGACATTGCTTCCTGATCCACCCGAATTGCTTCCAAGAAATATCGAATTGGTAATATTACTTGTCGCAGACCCGGCATAGGTTCCGACGAAGTAAGATGCTGAGACGTTGCATGCATTCGACCCTGCAAACGTTCCAACGAAGGATGAATTGGAAATAATCCGACCAGTCTGCGCTGCGCCAAATCCAAGCGCCTCAAGGGAAGTTGAACTTTCAAGTCCTAACCCAGCGTTGAAACCAATCACCGTATTAGAATTATTGGTTGTTGCCAGCACGGCAGTTCCGCTAGAACTTCCAATATACATATTCGAGTTACTATCGCCGATTTGCAGCTGACCAACAGATAGAGTGCCAGCCGTGATTGTGTCCACGTTCCGAATATTGAATGATGTTTTGAACCCATTTAAATTTGACGTATAGGTTGGCCTAAACACATAGGGTAGAAACGACTGCACGTTTGTCGTTGTGCTCATTATGATATCCACATACTTTCTCGTTTAGGCGCTTTCCTCTGGGTATATATAATGGCGAGCTACACTCTGTTTCCGATCAAGCCCTCTGAGCAGCAGCTGTTCCGCATGTATAAGCAGTCCGTCGCAGTCTTTTGGACGCCGGAGGAGATTGACTTCAGCAAGGATATTTCAGACTGGGAGAAACTTACCCGAGATGAGAAGCATTTCATTGGCCAGGTCTTGGCGTTCTTTGCTGGTTCGGATGGTATTGTCATGGAGAATCTTGTGACTCGCTTCCAGGGAGAGGTAAGCTCGCAGGTTGTTAAGCTCTTCTACTCGTTTCAGAATGCGATGGAGGGAATCCACTCAGAGACGTATTCTCTTCTGATTGATACCTATATCAAGGATCAGGACGAGAAGGCCAAGCTGTTCAATGCAATTGAGACCATTCCCTGTATTGCAAAGAAGGCAGCATGGGCTTTGAATTGGATGGATTCGAGCAAGTCATTCGGAACTCGGTTAGTTGCGTTTGCCTGCGTTGAGGGTATCTTCTTCTCCGGTGCATTTTGCTCTATTTATTGGCTGAAGAAGCGTGGATTAATGCCCGGCCTGACATTTAGTAACGAGCTCATCTCCCGGGACGAGGGCCTCCATACACAGTTTGCCGTTGCGTTGTTCCACACACTGGATAGCAAGCCCGATGATGAGACTGTTCGTGAGATCATTCAGAACTCGGTTGAGCTTGAGAAGGAGTTCATCTGCAGTGCTCTTCCATGCTCCCTGATTGGCATGAACTCTAAGATGATGTCACAGTATATTGAGTTTGTGGCGGATCGTCTGGCTGTCCAGCTGGGCAGTAAGAAGATCTACGGAACGCAGAATCCGTTTGATTTTATGGATCTGATTAGCCTTGAGGGTAAGACCAATTTCTTTGAGAAGAAGGTGTCTGACTATTCGCGTTCGATGGGAGCAGGTGAGATGAAGTTTGACGAGGATTTCTAACCCTCTTCCGTATACAATACATTACCATAGGGCACCAGAAGCTTGTCAGGTCTCTTCGGAGGCTCGCTGCTCTCAAAATGCTCGCGGGCAAAGAAAGCAAACACTAACATTACCGCAAGGAACGCGAGAGCATACTTGAACCACTTCCTCATTATGCTCTATGCTAAGTTAATAACGGCGGGTGTGGCGGCGGCGTCTACGGCGATAGGTGCGGCCGCGTCCACCCTTCTTGGTCATCAGTTCCTTAGCGCGTCTCATAAGTTCATCTCCATCAACAAAGTCATCGTCAGGAGTTCTGTTTCCAGCATCATCTCTTGCTTCCGTAACCTTGCCTTCTGCGGTCATTTGCTTAAGCGCTTCCTCGATATACTTCTTGGGAACATCCGCGGGTCCCGGTGCTACTTTAGCTGAGGACGACCAAGGCCATGGCATTTGTTTAATACAAAAGAGTGTTTCCTGCAGGTGTTACAAAGTGATTGTCACCTGTAGTTGGCATGGTAGGAGGAAGTTTCACCGGTTTTGCAGCTTCGGCCGTTCTAGACACAATCAGAGCAAACGCAAGGAGGCCAAACAGGATATAGAAAATGCGAGACATTTGTTAATATCTGACATTACATTCGTTCACCTTCCGGCAATCCTCTCGTAGGTCCATATAAATGGAGGTTCCAACTCTTACGTTCGATCCCATGATAGGTGCAGTAGCTCTTCTCGGCACTGTGGTCTTCGCTCTTGTCGGTGCAGTTGCCTGGCTTTACTGGCAGCAGAACAAGCTTTTCACAAATATGAATAGCCTCGTGGGCGCTTTCTCTGAGCTTGTCCACCAGAATCAGGCCCAGGTCCCCACACCACCTCCCGATGTTCAGCCTGAACCGGAGCCCGAAACAGAGGATGATCGTGCATCGGTGACTGAGTCTGAGAAGGCCGGTGTTCCTGATGTTGTGGAGGGACCCCCCGCGCCTATGGACGTGGACTCGCTGGATACCAAGACCAAGAAGGAGCTGCAGGATATCCTTACAAAGCGTGGGATTCCCTTCGGGAAGGGCGACTCAAAGAACGTCCTGGTTTCGCTACTGAAGGCGACGGCGTAGCCCCCGCAGGGGGCAACGGTGCGACAGGTCTGGGAGTGTTCAGCCATCGAAGTCGAAAGGGTTGAACAGGAACATTCGACACACAGTCACACGGCATTTATACCTACACTTCGACATCTTCGCCGCAGGACCATATGTGCACCAATGAAGTTGCCTTGATGAAGAACTCGTTTCGCAACTGTGAATCCGTGACGCATATACCAGGTAACCAATCGGTCATCGCCCGCAGTGCTTAACCAAGTGCTACGGGCATCTTCGCATTCCAACACGGACATCAGAAGTCTGGTCCCAAGGCCCGAGTTCTGAAAGTCAGGATGAACGCATACGTAATGGAGAGTGCTTTGGTTATCGATCAATGCGAATCCTATGACTACACCTTGATGCAATGCGACTCGTGAATGATCGGATCGTTTGCGCCATGCGGCAACAAACCACTGCATCTCGGACACATCAAATACATCTTCGAAGAGACGAACACATTCGGCATAGTGGTCCCAACGTAAGGGGCTAATCATTACACTTACGAGATGAAATCGCAGTTAGTATAATGAAAGTAGTTAGCTTCGACGTGGGATTACGCAATCTTGGTTATTGTGTCCTTGATGGAACAACTCGCGCTGATGTTTCCATTCTAGACTGGAATATCATTGATGTTCTTGGAGAATCTGCAGGTGTTGGTGCAATCAAGTGTCATAAGTGTGCAACCGCTGCTCGATATGAGCATGCATCCAATGGAACGTTTGCATGTGCTCGCCACGTTCCTAAGAAGCAGAAGAAGGTTACCAAGGTAGAGCTAAATAAAAAGACTCCAAATCAGCTTCAGGAGCAGATGGCTGAACTTGGATTGGCATCGGACGCAACAAAGAAAGCAGATATAGTCAAGCTGATCTTTAATCATCTAAAGCAGAACACGTGGAAGAAGTGTGTATCCTCTGCAGCACAGGGATCGTGCCTCGATCTGGCACCTTCACTTATTCGTTGTTTGGATTTGCGTGCCGATTCGTGGAAGGGAGCGGACCTGATCTGCGTGGAGAATCAAATGGACCGGAGGATGTTTGGAGTGCAAGCGATGCTCCAGATGTATTTCTGCTGCCGAGGGTTTCGAGTCCAGGGGGTTTCAGCGACTCACAAGTTATCGAACATCGTGACAGTGGAAGATTCAACTGCAAGCTATAAAGGACGCAAAACGACTGGCATAACGCATGCTCGCGCACTCGTTCCTCAAGTGTGGCAGGAACATTTTGCCAAGCACCCAAAGAAGGACGATCTTGCGGATTCATTTCTCCAGGGATTATGGTGTCTAGAACATCCTACTAGTAAGTAGTAATGGACTCGGCGGCGAAGGTGTTCGTTCCCGACCGCGTCATGGCAGTCATACGGCGTGTTATGAACCAAGCGTCGAGCAAGTTCAATCCATCATTTCTGGTGTGGACAGCAACAAAAACTCCCATTGTGTTGTATCGAGGCCAATGCGGACATTCGTCAAAGAACATACCTAGGGTTGGGACGAATCCTCTTGAGATCTCGACGAACTACGGGCAGCCCATTTCAACCAGCAGGGCAATAACAGACAAAATCATGGAGTTCTCCTGCAAGCCAGATGGGCGACTCTTTGAAATTCATGTGGCTCCAGGCGTCCTTGTTGCTGACCTTCGGGTCTCCTTGAAAGGGTATGACGTGAACAACGACGCGGTGTTTCAGTTCCTCAAGGACGAGCTGCCCGCGACATCGATGTGGAAGACAAAGTCCCTTGCACAACTTCGCGCGGGATTCTTCAAGACACTCTCGGGTGAACAAGAGGTCTTGCTCGACCCATCTGCAGGCCAGTTCCTTAAGGAATCAGGAGAGCCCGAAGATTGGTCATCGCCTGAGGTGAACGGAGTATATGTGACTGGCTTCTTCCCAAAGAAGGCGGGTCGTCGACGCACACTGCGTTCTAGGCGTAAGAAACGCACCTATCGCCGCCGAGTGTAGCAGTTCTTATAGGGACGGCAACTGGCCTTTTGAGTGAAGCCCATCCGACGGCACGGCGTCTTTCTGCAGTAAGCCCGAGACATCAGACGATGTTTCTTAAAGACCCGGCGAGTTTTCATTGTTTCATGGTGAGACTTGCGTTCTAAGCTTACGAAACAGACCCGAAGGAGAAGTAAATGGACATCGACCTCCTTGTAAATCCGAAAATGATGGGAAATGGACTGGAGACAGTCGACCTTCCTACAATTGACTTTAATGATATTGGTAGCGGAGGCACGCAGGCTCCCGAGGTTGTCTCTGGACCGCGTCTTGTTCCGACAATCGACGAGACTGGACCAACTCACGTAGGAGGTATGGCGAACCTCAACGCTGAACCGTATATGACCCCATCTGCTCCAGCTCGGATGTCAGATGATCACGTTATGCGTGAGAAGTATGATATGCTGCGGAAGTTTGAGCGTCTCGGAAAGATGGGCGTGCCGATGCGAAAGCGCTTCACGATTGATTCTCCGATGGATGAGATGAAGCTTGAACTTGAGTTTATCAAGCGTGAGAAGTCGATGGATGCTACAATCAAGCAGTTCTCTGAGTGGTTTGTTACGGGCATGTCTGCAGCCGAGTGGGGGTCGAAGAATGTGTCTGCGATGAAGGCATTTGGTCTGCAGCTTGATGGTCTGTCTGAAGCTGCACAGATGAATGTTGTGGATCTTGAGGATGACTTTGAGGAATTGTATGATCTGTATGGCGAGAACATGAAGATGCATCCCTTGGTGCGTATTCCTCTTCGTGTCTGCATGATGGTCTATATGGTTCACCTTACGAACCAGATGGCACAGAAGGCACCTATTCCGAATATCCAAGATATCATGCGCCAGAACCCAGATATTGCTCGTCAGCTGGCCGGAGCTGCGATGCAGAACCAGGCCCAGCAGATGCGGTCTACGGCCAGCGTGCCGCCTCCCGCACAGGCACCGAATCCCCTTGCCGGTCTGATGAGTTTTATGCAGCAGTCACAACCCCCTGCGCCCCCGCCGAATATTGTTCCTCGTCAGCCTCCGGCGGATAAGCCTGTCCGTATTGGTGTCCAGCGCCCTCCTCCGCAGCGGCAGCAGCAACCGCCGCCTCCTCAGCAGGAGGTTCGGGCGGCTCCCAACATTGATGAGCTTCTTCGTGATATCAAGACCAGCGTCGTTCAGCAGCCTGCGAAGAAGGGCCGCGGATCTACAGGCAAGTCTGTAAAAATTAGCCTGTAAGAGTAATGTTACGCGTGCAGGCAAAGGTTAAGCAGCTTGAATCCGAACTGAAACCTCTCGAAGAGAAGATGATCCACCTCGAGCGTAGTGGAACGGGCCCAGAGCGGGCAGATGTTTCGACGCAGATTTCCAAGCGACAGATGGAGTTGCGTAAGTTAACGAAGCGTTTGGTTGTTCTCAAAAATACGCGAGCAAACAAGCACATCCGCGCGGGAACTCGTCGGAAAACCTCGCGTAGGAAGTAAATGCCCACTCTTGGTGAGCTAAGGAAGAAGATGGAGGCACTCCACTCGAAGATCCGTCTCGCACGGACTTCGCTGGCTCGGGCGAAGGATACGCGTAACTATGGACACGATGCCGAACTGAAATACATCAAGAACCCTCACGCCCACGCGAAGAAACTAGAGGCTGACCTTGCGAAGCTGCAGAAGAAGGTGCTCGATTCCGAACAGGCCTACATTGACGCAGAGAGAGATCCTGTGAATGTGAATGCTGCAACAAAGATCCAGGCGCACGTTCGTGGACACCAGACACGGAAGCGTGGACGCGGGGGCAAGCGCACCCGTCGCCGCTAAAACAGACTTACAACTATCTGCACAATCATACGGTAAAAATGCCTACACTTGAAGTCCAACTCGCTAAGGCTAAGAAAGATCTCGAAGTTGCGGATAACCTATCCTATCGCGGACTCACGGAGCGGGTGCGGTATCTACAACAACGACTGGAGGCGCGAATCGAGCGAGCCGAGCTTCGCGCAGCTGCTGCGGCGTTAATGCGGCTGAGGAACTTGACCCCGCACGCTGCCCTTCCAACTCACACATCTGAACCCACTGTTCCTGCGTGATATTCTGAAATGTCTTCAAACAAATTGACACATCCTTCGGAGTCTTCTTTCCCATATGCCGACAATAGTCACAGTTCGTCATCACGATATACTGTGCCCAGGGTCCTGTCCGTAACACCAACGCATAGAACGTGGATAACTGCTTCCACGTCACCACATTTTTCTTGAATGACACATGCTTCTTGTATTTGCACTGCACTGCATAATACTTACCATCGCTCTCCGCCACGATATCGATACCGACATCCGGGCGTTTAAGACTGAGCTTCGTCAGCAGCTCGTCCGGAACATCTTTGAGAAGCCAGACATTCTTCAGTTTGCGAACATGTTTCAGATACTTGACGCAGAACTCCTCGAAGACATCCCCGCGAATCTTCTTGTTATCGCGAGTCCGCATCTCTGTGAAGGTGTGGGCTGGTTCGTTGTACCATTTCTGGCATTCAGTTAGGAAGAGATCAAAGAGGCTCGTGCCGTCAGGGCGCTCCCGAAGGAAGAGAGTGTGAAGATCCATGGCTGCACACTCGACATAATCTTCTCGTGAAGAAGTTCGTTTTGAGCCAATCCAATGAGTCCCCACAGGAGATACTTATTGACGCGAAACCGAAAGCGAAGAATACAGAAGAGTAGCGATGTAATGTAGAAGGTAAGTGGAAGAGAGTCAAGAGCCAGTCCACCGTGAATATAGTTGAGAGCAAGCGAAATTGCATACGACACATGCCAACCAAGAGGACTCAGCATTCGCTTACGGACCAATGTCATCAGAAAGGCAGCAATCTGAATAGGAAACAAGACGAAGAACGCCCGATCCATAGAAGGAGAGAATAGCAGTCCGGCAGTTGCAAGGACTTGGCTAACAGAGTAATATAGATTAAGCCGATTGCGCGCACGCTGAGAGACCCACTCCGGAAAGGGCATATCTCTCATGGTGGTCTTCGTTGCGGCATAATAATTAGTTGCAACATCAGCTAGCACGATAGTTCCAAAGACATTGATGAACCGAGTCAGGGGCGTCGATAGTCCTGAAAGCGTGAGTGACATGGCGGACAGTGAGCGACTCGCAAAGAGAATGCTATGTGCGCGAAACTCTGGCCAGATCATGGGGGCTGCTCCAGATCGAAATGATGTCAGATAGAAGATCAACGATGACCAACTCAGAAGCGCATGAATAATGATAAACAGCCATGCGGATCGCTCGAATGTCATAAATCGAAACAGTGCAAATTCACTGAAACGATAAATGAAATGCCCGAGGGAGAGAAGACCGAGAGTCTTGTGCAGATGTCCATACTTGCCATCGTGATGAGTGATAAGAGGCTCCATGATGAGACGAACTCTCCCTCTAGGGCTTGCTATCCGTTTTCTGGTATAACGGTGGAGTCGAGTCGTGCATGGGTGAAAGATTTTTAGGTTTACCCTCAAACCCTTCATGAGGGTGTGTGCGAGAGATGCCCATAGCCATCACAACAAATCCAGCTGTCAGAAGAAGAGCGTGGACTAAATCACGAGTGCCCATATAACAGACCGCAAAGATGGCTACGCGCCGAAGAAAGATGTTCCGCTGATACTCGTCTTCATTCTGGCTGAACTCATCTACAATATACCGCGAACCCACATTCATGAGCATCATACATATGCCAAGGAATAGGAGTTGTATTTGAATTTTGGGGAGCTGCATTACTTAGTGTTGAGAGAGTTTACATATACTTCTCCTTCTCCGGCTCAGGCATCGAGGCCATCTTCTTCTCCTCCGGCTTCTTCAGAGTCGAATCAACACCCTCATACGCCGGTGCAGCCTTGAGCAGGGCAGCCGTCAGGAGGAGGGCCACCAGCTCATTGTGCTGCTTCCAGAGGTAGGCTACAAGACCAAACGCAACGGCCTTGCCGATCGGCGAACTTACAAACGGGGACAGCAGCCTGGGCATAAACGCAACAAGTCCGACGAGGGCAACGACAACAGCCAGTTCAACATTTCCAGAGAGCTTCATTTGTTTTACTATACGCATATTTTTCTGATGGGGGAGAATAATGGCACTGGTGTATACCAGCCTCGAAGAGGCACATGGATCCCCCTTTAAGACTGTGAATAGTCCTATGGCAACCCCTTCCGCGCCGCCGGGAAATGCCAAGAAGGGAGTGCAGACACTTGTTGAGAATATGGAGAACTCGTTACCCCTCGACAAGGATCCCGCGACGAAGACATTTACGCCCACCCAGCCTCCACCCGACTCAGTAGCAGTTCAGTCACAGATGAGCAATCAGCCGGATAAGATCAGTCGCATTCTGAGCCTTGTGGAGCAGAATAAGACCGGGTATGAAACCTCGTCTTCGAAGGATATGTTTCTGTATGTGTTGACAGGTGTGATGTTTCTATTTACTTTTGATACCTTTGTCACGCTGGGAAGGGGGATGCGTGGGTGATCTTACATGCGAAGACGCGTCTCAAACGCAGATGATTCATCAAACACATTATCGATATACTCAATCTCAAATGTGAACGTATTCTCGCCGGATCCGAGAGTAATCGGAGCGGTAGATGTATGACGGCGTATGGTGACACGCAGACGATCTAAACTTCCAATCGGAGGATTGTATCGCGTAATCTGCTCATCCGATACATGGTCATTAAAATACAGGGTCGGCTGCGACACCACGACACCCGATGAGCCACTTGTCCCAGTTACCGCGCTCGTTACAGTAAAGGTCGTAGGCGATGGAACGGATGCAATCACTGCACCTGCAAGATTATACGCTGGCGTTGTTGGGAGACCTGTGATCGTAACGATCTGACCCGCATAGAGCCCGTGAGCAGCTGAGGTGGTGTAGGTCACAACACCTGCGCTTCCAACCGCGCCGGACACAGCCGCAGTCACCACGGTAGGAAAGGCTGTCCATGTCAGCTTAGCAAACACAGAGTCTACAAATCCCGACCGATCCGCACCAGGCGCTGACTCGTCCATGCGGTTAAGTCCCTCCAGACCAACAAGGATATATGTGTCTGATAACGAAAGTCCCTGAATCGCTGCATTCTTCATCCGAATGGAGGTAACATTGCTGAACACACGAGGAAGATAAACGGTGTAATCACTCGGATCCGAAGTTGTCGGGCCACCATTGACCTTCACAAATTTTCCCGTGTCGCGATCACGTGAGTCAATTGTCACGACACGCGTGCACTTACGCAATGCCGGTCTTGCCTGGCTCGTAGAAACCAAAACTCCGTTGCGGTCGTAGTTCATTACTCTTACAACCGATAGTTTTACTGCGTTTAAAACAAAACCATGGGAGATTCTGGAGCCACTGATATTGGAGCCAACAACGTTACGTGGACCATCGTTCTTGAGGATTACTTTGCCCAGACAGGCGAGAAGGCAAACGGCTTGGCGATAATGCACAAGAAAGCTGAGAGCATTTTTACTCGCCGCAAGACTTACATTGACCTGCCGGTTATTGTGGGTTCGGGTGCAGTTGCCTTCCTGAATGCCGGTTCATCCAGTTTGTTCTCGGGTAATCAGCAGTTGGCTGCAACTGCGCTAGGTGTTGGCTCGCTGGTGATTGGTATCCTGAACACAGTTGGCACTTACTTTGGATGGGCCAAGCGGTCGGAGGGCCACCGTATGTCGAGTATTCACTATGCAAAGCTCTACCGTTTTATCAACGTAGAGATGCGCCTGCCCCGCGAGCAGCGTATGCAGCCCGGTGATTTTCTGAAGTATGTGAAGGATCAGTATGACCGGTTGGCCGAACTGAGCCCATTACTTCCGACCTCGATCACAACAGCATTCGCTAAGCAAATGGAAAAATACAAGGATATCTCGAAACCCGAAGAGACGAACGGCCTCAACAAGATTAGCATCTTCGTGGACACTGCTAACGAACTGGGAGGTGTTGTGAGCCCATTACCTCCACCCCCTATGCCCGCAGCTAAGGTTGTGTTGAAGGCAGCGCCATCTTCGTAACTCGGTATTGACGCTTGCGATACAAGGAATTTCGCATACCAAACTGCCTCTTGAACTGGGGATCCACGATATCCACAATAAGCGGATGCACGATACGACCCGCCTTCTCCACACGTAGAATGCGACCCACAATCTGATCGATATCTGGGCGGGGTGTAGCCATAACTAACGTGTTCAACGTGGGCACATCGAACCCCTCGCGGCACATCGTATACGTTGCAATCAGAATTGCCTTCGTCTTACAATACTCTGCACGAACATCTGCCTTCACTGCGGTGCCAAGAATACATGCAGTCTCGCGTAAACTATCCGACAGTCCAGCCAAGATATCCTGGCAGTGCTGAACACGATCTGACAATACCAGAATCTGTCGACCTCCTTCTGAGATATCTTCAAGAATACCACATAACCACCGCGTGCGGTCTTCGCAAGCAGATAGCTTGTTGACCATAATCGGGACAGACACCATGCCTTGTGAGGACATCACAATCTCATTGAACTCTGGATCATTGTTTTGGTATTCATACACCTCCACGCTTACAGCTGTGTCAACCGAATCTCCGGTCTCCGACTTATACAGCAGGGGTCCAAGAAACCAGTGAATCGCAAACATCAATCGATCCTTCCGTTCGGGAGTCGCGGACAGACCAAGCATATATCTTGACGTAATTTTGGGTAACGCTTGCACAAACACTTCCGAAGCAATGTGGTGGCACTCATCAACAATGACCAAACCGATCGGCTTGAAGACATCAACATTTAACTCCTTCATCGAAAGGGTTTGAAGCATAACAATCACAACATCCTTATTCTCCACGTCGCATACATCTGCTTGAACACGCCCAATGCGCGCATTAGGAATGAAAGCCTTCACGCGGTCAATCCACTGGTCTCGGAGGAAGGTGTTGTGGACAACCACGAGAGTAGGGACGCGTAGACAAGAGGCGATATAAAGCGCACAGACTGTCTTGCCGCCTCCGGTGTGGAGCGATATAATTCCGTCATGGGGTTCGGGATGCAAGAAGGAGTTGACGACGGGCAACTGGACTGGACGAAGCGCTCCAGTAAATTGCCAGTTCCACTCGGGAGTCTTTGCGATATCGCGCGTGGTTGGGACATCTCCGTATCGTTCAATCCCAAAGTGCTTAGGGAGGTAGAGATACTTTGAATCTTCATGGTAGACCTTATACTTCGGCTGGGCCATAGGGTTGACAAACGAGAAGGGCCTGACAGTAAGAGCCTTCTTGAGTGCAAGTTCACGTGAGTCCTTTGGAATTTGATATCCATGGATTGTCAACATGCCCTGACTTTTATTTAGTTATGACTAGTTCGTTTTACTGGACCGTCGTGTTGAAGGACGAATAGATGATGTCCTGGATCGAGCTGCGAACGGTGCAGTCCTCAAGATCCTCCACACGGTAGATGACCGAGGGGTAGATTGCCGAACTCAGCTGGATACGGTCATACGGGTCATCGTCGCGGACGAGCGAACCAACCAGGGAGAGAACATAGTCATACACCCCCGAACGGGAGAGAACGAAGGTGCGGTTGTATCCCTTTCCAGAGTCAACGCCCGTGCCGGCAAACTTGGCAGTCACGCGCACGTGATCGGGGAGATCCGCCAGAGAATCGAAATTGAAGACATCATCATGATCAACACCATCATTGCGAGTAACAAACAGACTGAGAAGGCGCATTGATATACTTCAGGCCTCGCATTTAAATCGGTCCATCTGTGTCGGGTGCCTGGTTATCATCATCTCGATCACGATTTCCACGTGCAGTATGGTCGCCATACTCACCCTGATCTACATTGTAATCATCGTCATCCGGCGCATCACGCGGTGCTCCAACCCGTTCATCTATATCGGGCTCGACTAACGGTTCAATTTCTCTCTCAAGCTGAGCAGCAAAGGTGTCGCGATCCTTCTTGGTAATGATATACGGTGCCATTCCGCGGTCAAGAAGGTCCTTGGTAATCTGTCTCTGACTGTCTGTCATCTCACGCATGCGATCTGTGAACAAGTGACGCTCCTTGGCCTTCAGAGTATTCGTCTCTGTCTTTGCATCCTTCAGCGATGCAAGCATGGAGAACAGTGAAATATCCTTCTCACGAAGTTCCTCATAGTTTCTGCGCATATCAGGATTCTTGACAATTACATTCATCATCTCTCGAACAATTCCATCTGCAATATCCCGAAGAAGATCCGGAGACTGTGTGATATCAATTGTATCAATGGAGAAGCCAAGAGCAAATGAATTGGATAGTATTTGTGCAATCAATAAATTTGTCCTCCAGGAATCTCCACCTGTCTTAGGAACCGCCGGAATCTTCAGCCTTCTGCGAATATCATCTGGAACGGCCTTCTGCAACTGAATAGGCGTGACAACAATTCTCGGCATCGGAACAGTTGACGGCCGAGGGCGAACACGATTCATCGGAACAGAAGGCTGACGAATCAAGGGTGGTTGCGAATCCGCCCAAATGCTTCGAGGACCACCACACACTGGAAACGAAGTGATTTGTCCAAGCTTTTGAGGAGGAAGTATCACCGGAATCAGGCCAACTGGAGGAGGCGGTGTAGGATAGGTTTCTGCATCTGTTTTTGCTCGCGCAAGGGGTGCAGTAAACTTTGGCATCATCTTCTTCACGATTGAAATGACACCCTTGCGAACCGAAGAGCTATCACTTAAGACTGCACGCATCACGGCCACAGAAGGTCCTCTAAAAGAAGTAGGATAGGCTTCAAATGTCTTGCGAAGCACGGTGATCAAACTGTCAATTACAGTGGGTGCTTTGTCAGAGTCAGTATCACGAGGGAATCCGTCCATCTTCAGAGGGAGAGGACCGAAGGATCTCCGGGGAACTAAGCGAGGAAGGTGCGTCTGAATCAACAAGACTGCGGCTGCCATTCCAACCATTCCACGCGCCTTTCCATCTCTGTCCTTTGACTTGATTGCATCTGAAATAGCCCGAGACTCCTGAAGAATAGGAAGCACTTGATCCTGACTCGGAAGCAGCTGAAGAAGAGAGATTAATAGAAACAATGTTCCATCGGAAGGATCTTCAAGATCGAAGTAAGTCTGCATGGTAGCCAAACTTGTTGTATAGGTTGCAGTGGCGGCACCATGGAATGTAGCTGTCTCGAGTGCATCTGCATGTTTTAATAAGCGCCCTTCCTCTGAGAAATCCTCCTGGTGAACAAGCACGTCATTATTAATCTGTTCACCACACACCTTGCAGACTCTGAAACCATCCACGCGCGCAGTCCATTTATCATAGAATCCAAGGCGATCCTTGACCATATCTCCGGAGAGCATGGAAAGTGTGTGACCGCAGACAACAAAACGACCTTCTTGATCCACAATCTGCTGTCCAGTTTGGTGCTCCTTTCGAATCAAGGTATGAATATCCTTCAACTTGTCTTCGGGGAATCGCTCTTCGTCTTGAAGGAGAGCCACAATCTGCAGACGGACCTGGGACTGTGCCCGCGTTGCCTGTTTTACATATGCAACCTCTTTCTCCTGGAGAGGAGGTGCTTGGTATGGAGCAAGCGCTCGAGTATAGTCGTTAATGATATCCTTCGCAGTGCTTTCCTTCCATTGAATACGATTACGATATCCAACTTGGTGCCGTTCTTGTTCAACAATATCCAGAGGAATACATCTGCGTTCGTATTTCAAAAACTTGCCATTCTTATCAGTGATCTCCCACTGCCGAACAACACCATTGACCGCAAACTCCTGAAATGTTAAGCCAGTAAGACCACACTGAGACTCATCAACATCCGGAAAGCGAAGATCTCCGAGCTCAGATACAGGAAGGAGTTCTGTTGTTCCTGCATCCCCTGCAAGAGACTGATACATCTTAATCACCAAGTGGCCGCCATCTACCTGCGTCATTAACCACTTTCCATCCGAAACACTGGGAAAGCGCTGGCTCTTATACAGCGTCACAACATTAGCAGGTGTTCGTGTAGGCTCTTTGGGAGTATCTAAAGGAAGTCCAATCTCAATCGGTGGGGGTGGAATATCAACAACCTCCTTCTTGGGAAATCTCTGCTTCCATAACTCCCACGGAATGTCTTCAAGTTTGATATCATATACTTTCAGAAACTTCTTTCCCTCCATATACGGATCCTGCGTAACAGGAACACCATGCATCATCACGGCATCCAGTGTCGGAACAACATCTGCAAGGGGCATCGTGGATGGAATAAACTTGGCTTCATTCGAACTTAAAAACTCATGGTCTGGAAGTGGATCGGGAATAGGGAGCTCGCGCGCCTTCAACCAGTAACCAATAAAGGTTGCAGGATCTGCAGTGCCTTGAACGAATAGATCCACTATATCAAGGCGCCCATCTTCGTGACGGCGAGTCTTATTCATCTTAAACTCCGGAAGGGCGCGCATCTGAGTGACCTTTCCCTCACTATCCAAAAACTCTGTTGCTTCTGTCAGTGGATATGGGATTCCCTGATCAGCCAGGTAAGGAGACGGAAGAGACGTAAGCATACGTGAGTATCCGTTAGGCTGTCCAATTGCATCGGGAGCAAAAAGTGGTTTCCATTTGGTATCGAAGCTATAGGCCGCATACTCCTTCGGTTGTGTAACCGGTGAAATCCATGAAAAAGAACGAAGGGTTATGGGATCAATAACAGAGTAACCATCTGACACCGGCGATACATACGTTTCGTATAAATCTCGGATGCGGTCCATCTCAGTCCCAAGTTTCTTCAACTGTGCACGCGTTGCACGAACCTTTGGCATCATTCGATCAAATGCATCATTGACCTGTTCGTTCAATGTATAAAATCTCACTTTCTCTGCGCGCTGGACCTGTTCATCAAACTCAATCACATCTCCTATGAATTCCACGTCGCCGGCCTCAAACGTGAGGAATTCGCTCTCCATTATACAGTCCTCAGAACTGTTTCACACAGTGCCACCGCCTCATTCAGAAGCCTCTCCAGAACATCCTCGGGCTTGACCTTTGTCCGGAACTGCAGAATAAGCTTGGCTGTCAGAGGATGGTCAATTCGATACGAGACAAAGTCCACTGTGCCCGCAGCCTCATACAAGAGGCATTGAGCCAGAGCTCCAAGTGTATGACCCTCCGTTGTGGTCTCGATCACATACATTCCCGCCTCGTCCTTGGACACAGGCAGCTTCACAAACTCTGTGAACTTCTTCTTCAGAATCTCTGCTGCAGTCTTCATGAGATCCTTTGCAGGCTGAACACCGATGCTCTCAAGAGCAAAGTCAAAGTGGTTTGGGCGATCATGTTCGTCACGCGCATATGAACGCTGAATCAGATGGTTATCAAAGATTCGAACATCTTGGCCCTCATTACCAAGAATGAAGGAGTCGCGATCCAGCTTGGCACGTTCCTTGTCGATATGATTCATAAATGTGCTAACACAAACCTGAGATGCACCTGTCTGCATGAGCCCAAGCCCGCACTCAACATGAAGTGCCTCATTTGCCCTGAGATTCAGAAAGTGCATAGGAGTGCTGAGATCACGATCACGCAGAATGATATCCTTGCGAGGACCTGCTACAACGAAATCATCAGAAGTGATCTCTCGAGGATCGGGGCTGGTTAGAAACCGAAGAGTCAGCTTTGTGTCGCGGATCACATCTCCCTCGGCAGCTGTAACTGCGATCGGAAGCATCTCCACTCTGTGCTTGAGCATTTCGTGGATCATCTGCGAGGTATTCTCCTTAATCACGACATCCCTGACAACGACAGTGGGAATCTCTGCAAGAAGGATTCGCCGGAGAGCATTCACAAACGGAATAGGCACCTTCACAAACTCACAGTCCAAACGGTATCCGTTCGTGGAATAACGGACATTCTCCATGGTAGCCATGCTTATCTTATGCTTTCGTTCTTTTGTATTCGTTTTTTTAACCCATGCAGACAATGAGCTCCCGTCCCATCCTCTTCTACAGCACTCGCTGTTCGCATAGCAAGCAGATTCTTGATACTCTGACCGCTCTGAATAAGCAAAACCTCTTCACGCTTGTTGTGATCGATGGAAAGAGTCGTGCAGAGCTTCCTCCATTCCTCAAGAGTGTCCCCACGCTTTATCACCCGGAGACCAAGGACATCTTTGTTGGACAGGACATCTTCGGATATATCTCAAAGCCCGTCGCGGCTCGTCGCGAGGTCCCTAACAATACGCCTGCTGCCGGATCTGCCGGTGGTCAATCTGCGACAGCTGCTAAGGGAGATCTCGAGGCATGGTCATTTGGCACAGCAAATGGGTTTTCGGATTCTTACTCTAGCTGGGATGGAAAGCAGAATGTTACGGACCAGCTTTTTTACACCTTTCTTGGACCGGACACGAGTGCAGCCGGTCCGGCCGAGCCTCAGACAAAGCAGAGTTATGACGGTGCAAAGGATGGTCGCAATGAGGATGTTGCGAGTCGCCTCAAGAAAATCCAACAGGCGCGGGATAATGAGTTCAAAGGAGTTACACGCCAATAAACAATATAATCAACAATGTCGAAAAGCAGGCTCCTCTCTCTCTTTTTTGATCAATGGGAGGCGCTCTTTGATGAGCTTATTCGGGTCTTTCCCTCTGATACCGATTTCCCTCGTCTCAAGTCTTATCTTCGAATCGGCCGCACTGTGAATCCCAAGCGTGTGATCACTGCAGTGCAGAATCACATGTTCCCTCATGAGAAGCTTGTCCGTGCAAAGAACGCAGACTACTTTTTGAAGTATCCGTTCAATGAATATCAGGACAAGGAGGATGTTTCGTATGTTATTCAGAAGGTGAAGAGTCTATGGTTTGAACTCTCACCTGCTAATCAGAGTGCAATGTTTGATTATATTATTCTACTGATTGATCTCCTGCATCGCCATCTTGAGATGCCTTAAGACCGATGAGCTCTGCAACACCTGCAGTTACATCGCCAAAGTTCCGAAACAGGATCTGATTCACCTCAGCAGGTGACCACTTATAATTCAGTGACTCGTCGCTCACGACAGTGTCTGAATCGTAAAAAGACCGAACCATCTCTTGAACCACCGCAAGATTGCACTTCTTGAAATTAACAATCATGTCAATACGACCTGGACGAATCAGTGCGCGATCGATCCTCTCAGGGAAGTTTGTGGTGATTGCAAGAATACGCCCATTGGCCTCAAGAGTTCCATCCAGAAGATTCAGAATGAACGCCAGATCAATGGTGTCCTTTTCCTCCTTCTCACGATTCAGAAACACATCCTCCTCCTTCGGCTTAGTAGATGCAGGAGTAGGCTTCTTCCACTCACGCCGCAGGACTGTATCTCCCATCGCATCAATGTCCTCAATCACGTATAGTCGCTCGGATACGGGAATTGTATACTTCTCGCTCTGAACACCATTCCATACATGGACCTCGTCGTTGAAGAAGAGGTGGTGAAGCTGCGCCTTCGTCTTGATCTCCGACAGCTGGACGTTGATGATATGCCGCTTACCCTCATTTGCAATTGCCTTGATTGTAGAGGTCTTGCCTACACCGGGAGGTCCATGAAACATAAAACCAAGAGTATAGGGAATTCCCTTTGCATCATACCAATCGCGACGAGTCAGAAAGAAGTTCACACGATCCTTCACGTGATTCCTCTCCTCAAAAAACACGTTCTTAAACGTCCGGTTGGTTGTGAACTTTGATTTGCTATAGACCAGGTGAGAGGTTGGAAGAGGATTCTGCGTTCCCTTCGCCTTGGTCTGAATCATCTGATCAAAGAAGTAGCGGTGCGTTCCAAGTTTGTTGGCCATTCTGCGCTCATACTCCGTGTTACATGTCTCAACGAAGGTCTGCAGATGCTGGACATCATGATCATAGCAATATAGCTTGAACTTCACCACTTCAAGCTGCCCATCCGTAATCTTCATCTCCTGTAGCTCAAAATACACATCTGCCTCAAGACATACCGGGTCATACTCATTCGGAAGATAGTCGTGCTGCGATACTGCAAGAAGACTCTTCATCGATGGGAGGGTTGTAACATACTGAATCACTGCATCCATGCGAGAGGCGTAGATACCCTGAACCGGCTGTCCTCCGCGATTCTGAGCAGTCACCACTCCACGCTCACATGTGATCGATGCACGCGGTGTCTTAAGAATTGACGCAGGAACTGCAGGGCGAGCATTACGACGAGGACAAATTGCTGCATTAAACCACGCAGACCAGGTTGGATAGGTCCGAACAACAAGATCAAATCCATTCAAAGCCATCATATTCATCATAGGATTCTTACCTGCGCCAATTTGCAGAGTCATTTGCGCCTTCAGAAGATCGTTAACCGCCTGCATAGTAAACTAACCAAATGTCTGTGTAATACACTTGTCCAGAGTCGAACCGACAGCGTGGACCGGCTTAGTGCGACGAAGACGCAGCTCCTTGGAAGCCTTCTCAACGGTATCCTGCGAAAGAGTCACATACCTCTTGACATCACGCACAGGACCCTGGACATTCATCGTAGGCACATGTAGACGGAGAGGTGGAAGAGCAACGGATACAATATCATCTGAACTTCCAAGATATTCACGATACTGCTCAATATCGAGAGGACCGCCAAAGAGACGAAGAGTGCTACGAGGAGGTGCAGGTGTCAGATCCTTCTGCATATACATTGACCGATACATGTCAGCGAGAAGACAGTGACGTGTCCAGCGAACTGTATCTGACAGATGATTATCGTTATACAGAAAGGCCAGCGCACACTCCGGAGAACAGAAATGTCCCTCACATGCATACATGTTCTCGTAGGCATCGTAACTGACCGGAAGGACACATGCCTTCCAACCAAAGGGAGAGCAGCACCAAAAACACGCAGTCGTGCTTCCATACGTTGGACTCTTCACACGCGTAAGAATCTCCTTCATAGTATCGGTATTGAAGCGCTCGCCGACGCGAGATGTTTCAACAGCCGAGAGAATATCCGAATATGACGTAGACCCACCCTCAGCAGGTATGGGAGTATTCTCCTCGATTGGGAGACGTAACGAGAATACCACGGGTGCATCTTGAACCTGCTTACGCGGCGGCATATACTTGTTGTTAAATTAGGGTGTTTAAGTGTTTATGGACATATTACCGATCCTGTTGTATTTGAACCAGCAGTTAAACCAAGACAATATCCGGCTACCTGTAAAACATAAGAAACTCCAGAAACTAGTGCATTTGTTTGCGTACCCGTTGATGTTGACGAGTATGATACAGTTCCAGTAGCAGCAGTTGTGGGTGGAAAAAACGCTCTTCTTATAGTCCACTGATAACTTGTTGGCATGACGCCGGTAGTCGGTGCAGTCCAAGTTCCGTAATAGTTGGTTGTAGATATAATTGTAAGCGTCCCGCCCGTTGGAGGAGCGGCAGCAGGGCTTAAAGCAGTTGCCGTAAACGACATAGCATAGTAAAGAAAGCTCGTTGGTTGATAAAATACAGTAATAGATGATCCTGCTCCAATTCCATAATAATGCGTGCTGGTGCTTGTTGGAGTGATATTTGACGAGTATGTAATCGCCCCGTTCGTGTCATATTCCGCGTTAACTATTATAGTTGTGTTGCGACCGCCTTGAAAATTTGATAGGGCGATCACAGTATTTGAATATACATTAACACTGGCGCCAAAAATTCCAGATAAATCGTTATTATTAATGTAAATGAAGTTTCCGCGTGGATTTGGTGCATACTGAGCATCCCCATTAACGTAGGCCCGATATAATATCGATATATTTAGTGGATATCCGATCAATGTTGTAGTTGCAGAACTGCTGGTGCTAGCATATGATCCTGCATTCGCAATTACTGTTATATACCCAGTGAGAGCCAAATTTGCCGAGAGCTGTGATAACAACAAATTAGATGAAAAAGCCGAAGGATTGCCTGGAGCATAACTTGCATTCCGAAATAAATCAAACTCATTTGCACTTGTTCCAACGCGAATATCATATGTGAGACCGGTCGCACTTGGCTGAGTTCCACTGGTGCTAATTGCAACTGTATTGAATTGTCCACCCGTAACAGAACTTACAGTAACATTTGGAGATGCGGGCATAAATACTGTTCCCGATCTAATGCCACTGACAGTAAGGGTTGTCGCATTTGATGATAATGCATTGATATAATAGATCGATCCTGTAGTCACTGCAATAGGAGACGCGAGTGCACCAGAGGACCATGATGTTGCTGGCGCGGTAGATGGCGATGTAGCCAATATAACGTATAGACCTGAACCGCCCGTAATGTTTGGCGTATAGCTAGCTGTTCCAACACCTCCAGCAACAAGAGATGTTAACGTCGCAGCAGTAGGCGCTTCTGGTGGATTAAGAACCGCATTACCAGAGTTAACAGATGCCGAGTTTGCTTCTGTTCGGCCAGCGTAAACATAGACTGCATAATTATTTGCTTGGGAAAGGGTTGTTGTCCCAGAAACAGAAGTGGACGATGTATTACCACTTGTTACTAATGCAGGGGTTGTTGTGTTACAAAGAGCCCAGTAATACGTCGGAACTACAGTGCCAGTTGATGCTGTCCAACTAAGTGACCAGTTCTGTAATGATGTTAACGTAATCAGAGGAGAACTGGGGGCTGTTGGAACACCAAAGTAAGATGTGTTCGAAACAGCCAGACTAGCCGTTAAGTTTGTTGCATTGCTTGCATATGCAGACACATAGTAAGGAGTTCCGGGTGTTACTGTATATGCGGTCAATGCACTATTGTTTGTTTCAACATATCCACTTGTCGTATTAGATGTGCCAGCAGAACCCGTGCCAAGCGCAACATAAAATGAAGTCCCGCCGCCGCCTGAAATATTGGGGGTAAACGAATTGTTCGCCATTGCACTAATTGATACTGTTGTGGGTGGGGTGAGAAAGACCGACTTCCCTGCGAAGAAACTCATCTTTAAGTTACCGGATGCAGCTGTTGGAACGGACGACGCAACTGCGAAAGGCGGTGGGCGAGTCCCTGTATCCACGTCTATGCCAACAAGACCGACTAGGTTATTTCCGCCGGGTGTTCCGAACACCTCAAAAATTGCGTTGCCGGCGCTCGCGGGAGCTGTTCTAAGTGTAATGTTTCCAGTCAGCGGCACGCGTTTGCCCGACATTTACTTCACACCTTCATTTTTTCGGCTAGCTCCTTAACCGCTTCGATGAGTAATCCAACTACGTTACCATAGGAAACGCTCTTCATATCATCGAGTCCGGTATGAACCACTTCGGGTAGGACTGATTCGACTTCCTGAGCAATTACACCGACACTGCGTGCAGTCTCTCCATTACGTGTAAAATACACGCCGCGAAGAGCCTTGACTGTGTCTAATGCATTCGATATAGTGGAAATATCCGTCTTCAGTCGGCGGTCAGATGTTGCAACAAGATCACTTCCGCCAATGATTCCAGCTGCTGAAATAGAATAAGCACTTGCAGCACCGGCCTGAACTGACAATGCGACGACCGCACTTGCGCCACTGGGTGTATTCACTGTGAATGTCGAAGAGCCATTACTGATAGCTGGTGCAGAGATAGGACCAGTGGCTGTGATTGCGCCGCATGTAATTGTCCCAAATCCACTCGATCCAGCGTTGCTCAACGTGACTCCGTTCACAGGACCAGTGGCTGTGATTGCGCCGCATGTAATTGCCCCAAATCCACTCGACCCAGCGTTGCTCAACGTCACTCCGTTAATAGGTCCAGTGGCTGTGATTGCGCCGCATCTAATTGCACCAAAATTACTCGAACCCAAGCTACTCAGGGTGACTCCATTATAAGTTCCAGCTGTAATTGCCCCAAATCCACTCGATCCAGCATTGCTCAACGTCACTCCGTTAATAGGACCGCAACCGATTACATTGTTTGGGCCTAACGTGACTCCACCAATGTTGTTTGTTGTAGCCGCCAGTGTATTGATAATGTTTCCGTAATAATAGATATTGTTAAAAGGCTTCACTACCGTTCCAATACTCGGCGTTCCACCTTCTAAAAACAGATCACTGGTGATTCCACCACCGAGAAACACTGGACCTGTAGGACCCGTAGGACTGTAGCCACCCGGACCCTGTAATCCCTGTTGCCCCTGAATTCCGGTGGGTCCACTTGGGCCTTGAATTCCCTGAATACCCTGATATCCTTGCACCCCTTGAGGTCCTCCAAATGGATTATAATATGAAACAGCAAGTGCCAGCGGAGAGGATACTTCAGAAGTTCCGGTTCCGTTATCATTGGTATACGCGGTCACGACAAATGTATAGGATGCTCCTGTTACCAGATTTGAGAAAGCGACATTCGTAGCCTGAGTATAGAAAGGTGAAGGGATTGGATTAAAACTAGTAGAAACTCCCTGGATTGTCTGGGTAATTATAACTATATATGATCCAGTTATAGTTCCTGGTGTCCAAGAGCATGTTAATACTCCAGGTATTCCGGCAATTGATGCCTGGAGGTTTGTAGGCGCACTCATTACATCCATAAAACGAAAAGAAGGGCAGACAGGCAACACATGCATCACCAAGATGACCGACCTCTCTATCGCCTATCAGCGCAAGACGCACCGTGAGCACATCCTCGACCTTCCTGAGACGTATATCGGAAGCACAGTCACTGTGAACGAGACAGTGTTTCTAAGGGACGGGGATGGCAAGTTCAAGTCTTCAACGATTGCCATGAATCCTGGTTTCTACAAGCTGATTGATGAGCTCCTGGTCAACGCTCACGATCATGCAATTCGACTCAGGCAAAAGAACTCGACTGACCAGGTCAAGAAAATCAATGTGCTGTGTGACGCCACTGGGTTCACTATCGAGAATGATGGAGAGCCTATTGACGTGGCTGAACACCCAGAGCACAAGGTGTGGATTCCGCAGATGATCTTCGGAGAGCTATTGACCTCAACGAACTACAACAAGGATGAGAAGAAGCTGGTCGGTGGTAAGAACGGCTACGGTGTGAAGCTGGTCAATATCTTTGCGAAGGAGATGAAGGTGTTTGTTCACGATAAGGCTCGTAAGCTGTTGTATGAGCAGACGTTCGAGGACAACATGACCAAGATCGGAAAGCCAGAGATTACGAAGCCGAAGAAGGCGCCCAGTGTGCTGAGCGTGGCGATTGGATGGCGTCCTGATCTTGCGCGGTTCGGAATGACGGAGATTCATGCAGATATCCAGAAGCTGATTGAGCGTCGTGTTTGGGATCTCGCGATGACTCTGGGTAAGGATGTGAAGATTACCTATAATGCAGAGCCGGTAAAGTGCAAGTCTCTGCTGGAGTATGCGAAGGCATTCCTTCCAGATGATGCGCCGGTTGTTGCGGAGTCGCCGAACGATCGCTGGCACATTGTGATTGCTGACAGTCCGACGGACAACCAGTTCGCAATGTCCTTTGTGAATGGCATCTGGACTTCGAAGAATGGAACGCATGTGGACGCGATTACGAGCCAGGTTGTGAACCACGTGGTTGAGTATCTGGAGACAAAGAAGAAGATCAAGGTCAAGCCTGGCCTGGTGCGTGACAACCTTGCAGTGTTTGTCACATCGATGATTGAGAACCCGAGCTTCACCTCGCAGACCAAGGAGTCGCTGACAACTAAGCAGTCTGTATTCGGTAGTTCTCCGAAGCTGAGTGATGAGTCTCTTAAGAAGATCGTTACCAAGCTGAATCTAGTGAGCACGATTGTGGAGGCGCAGTCCGCGAAGGATGCGAAGGATAACTCCAAGACAGATGGAAAGAAGCAGAGCCGAATCACAGGCATTCCGAAGCTGGACGATGCGGTGCAAGCTGGAACCAAGGATTCAGCGAAGTGCACGCTAATCCTCACGGAGGGAGATTCAGCCAAGGCCATGGCTCTGTCTGGTCTGAGCCAGGAGCAGCGCAAGACCTTCGGTGTCTATCCCCTCAAGGGGAAGATTCTGAACGTGAAGGATACCTCGGATTCCAAGGTTGAGCAGACCAAGGAGATTGCAGAGTTGAAGAAGATCATCGGACTCACATCCGGTAAGAAGTATACAGACGTAGCAGATCTGCGCTATGGCTCGATTATGATCATGACAGATCAGGATCTGGACGGCAGCCATATCCGTGGCTTGTTGATCAATCTCTTCCACGAGCTCTGGCATGAGCTCATTGCAATTCCTGGCTTCCTGACGTATATGGCCACGCCGATTGTCAAGGCAACGAAGGGTAAAGATGTGAAGGTGTTCTACTCGCAGTATGAGTATGAACAGTGGAGGAAAGACAATGCTACCTGGAAGGTGAAGTATTACAAGGGATTGGGCACGTCGACTCGCGATGAGGCGAAGGATTACTTCAGCAAGGTAAATGCAGTGAAGTTTGACTACACACATGAGTCGGATCCAGCGATTGATCTGGCGTTCAACAAGCAGCGTGCAGATGACCGGAAAGTCTGGCTTAAGACCTACGATAATACGGTGCTGATTCCGGTGGGGAACACGGTGAAGTATGATGAGTTTATCCACAAGGATCTGATTCACTTCAGCTACTACAATCTGGAGCGTTCGATTCCGAATATGATGGACGGACTGAAGACGTCGCAGCGTAAGATCCTGTATGCGGCATTCAAGAGGAATCTGAAGGATGAGATTCGAGTTGCGCAGTTTGCTGGATATGTCTCCGAGCATACTGGTTACCATCACGGTGAGGCCTCACTCAACGAAACCATCGTGGGTATGGCGCAGGACTTCATGGGTTCCAACAACATCCCGTGGCTTGTTCCGCAGGGGCAGTTCGGCACTCGCATTCAGGGCGGTAAGGATGCAGCCTCCCCCCGTTATATCCACACGTATCTGCAGCCGAATGTTCGCAAGCTACTGCCCGTGGATGACTTTGATGTGTTGAAGTATCGCGATGATGATGGACTGCCGGTTGAACCGGAGTGGTATGCACCGGTTCTGCCGATGCTTCTAGTGAACGGTTCGCGTGGTATCGGCACTGGGTATTCTACTTACATCCCGCCGTGCGATCCGAAGGTTATCAAGAAGATGTTGATTGCCAAGATCAGGGCGGGGCATCCGTTGTCAAGCACAAAGCTTGTCCCTTACTTTGAGGGCTTCAAGGGCACGTATACGGAGGAGGGTGTGGTAGGTGTGTATCGCAAGGAGAAGGATGGAGACTTCGTGGTGACAGAGCTCCCGCCAGGCACATGGACTGCAGACTATCGCGAGTGGCTGGAGAAGGAGTTGGCGGAGGGGCGCATCAAGGATTTCAGTGACACGTCGACAGATCAGCAGATCAACATCCGCATCAAGGGTATTGAGGAGGCAGTGTTGGTCAAGTCGCTGACTACCAAGATCAAGACGACGAATATGCATGCATTCAATGAGAAGGGTGTGATCACCAAGTATGATACGCTGAACGATATCCTGACTGCGTTCTGGACTGTGCGCATCAATCTCTACGAGACGCGTCGTGCATACCAAATTACGAAGCTTGAGAAGGAGGTGCCGTATCACGAGGACATCGTGCGGTTTATTGAGGGACAGTGTCTAGACAAGCCGCTGCCAGATCTGCGTCGCAAGACCAAGTCGGAGTGTGAGGTCCTGTTGACTGAGCACAAGTATACACACCATGCGGAGATTCTGCGGCTGCCGGTGTCTAGCTTCACCGCCGAGGTCATGGCCAAGCATCGGGCGGATCGGGAGAGCGTGTTGAACCGCCTCGAGCTTCTCAAGGGCACAACAGCTGAGGCGCTGTGGCTTGCCGATTTAGAGTCGTTGTAAACAACAAGGAGTATGAGCGATTACAACGCAGTCCTACGGGCGATGGATTCAGATTCAGCCTCAAAGTATTCATTCACACGACAGATAAGTGAATCCAAAGGCGATATTCGATTTGCAGGTCCCGATGTTGGATCGCGCAATGATGCTGAAGTCGTGCAGATTATTCCCAAAACAATGCCACTCAAACGTTACGTGGTTATCGATGCATCACAGAGAAACTGGGTAGCTCAGCCTAATCCTTACAGCAATATCATCTATAATTTTGGAACACAGAACGTTACTCCTTTTTCTCCACCAGTATATTCGAACAATCCATTTGTGCCTACGTTTGGAGGAACATCTGTTGGAGTTCTGAATACGCAGCCAGGTCTTCCCAACACACAGGGATGGTATCTTAGCAATGTTTTTTACCCTCCTTACAACTCCTCCATTCCCAAGGGCAATTTTATTTCATTCGATAATGGATACGTGATTCAGCCTTCGGGTCTTGGATTCGGAAGCGTATTTACCGCATCAAATGTGCAGTCCATCAAACTGATTCGAGCAGTTCTTCCTCAGCGTCAGTTTTTGAGTATCCCTATTTTGATAACAGACATAAGCAAATATGCAGCAAATGCAGATCCAACTAAGGCGTATAATTATGATATATCAAATTACTCATCAAATGGAACGGTTCAGTCGAATCTTGCTAACAAGCCTTACAGCACATTTGGAACCTATCCCTATTTGCTCTTTAATCTCAACGAATACCCAGGAAAGTATGTAGGTGGTAATGAAGCAATGCGGAGAGCATTCTCTGTCATGACGCAGAAGACTCGCACACAGACAAACTTCGGTCTGGATGTAGGCGTTCAGCATTTCGACTATGAGCCGTGGGGCGATGAGGCCATGGTCTTTCAAAGCCCGATTACGAATCTTCAACAGCTGAGAATCTCCGTAACAGATCCGGTTGGAAATGTGTTTATTCAGAATGACGCGCTGAGCATCACTCACATTCAGGCAGATGTAAATGGTTTGTTTCTCAAGTGTTTTACCGGTGCTAATCAATATTTCAATAATAATGAACTGCGTATCGGAGACCGCGTAATCTTTGATCCGATCACATTGACAAATATTGTGAAGTCTAGCCCGATTTCTACGAATCCAGATAAGACGGCGATACTTCTGCGGATTGGCACAATATCATTTCCAGTTTTAGAGCTTCTCGATTATGTAACTGATCCAGATACTGGATTATTTACGCCTCGAGAGATTGTATCGAAGGAGGCTCGCAACGCTTCTTATAATACCTCGTATAACGGGTTCTCAATTCCAAACTTTCTAAACACAGACCAGAACGGCTACGTAACTCCGACATATCCTAATGCACCCGACCAAAACAATTACGACATTGTAACCTTTCCTGTTCTATACAACCTCAATCCACTTCTTACCGCAAACAATCTTCCGTTCCTGAATATCTCTCTTCAGCCAACCTATACGCTTGAACTTGTATGTCTTGAACCAGATACCGGCCAGCTTGGCGGGAAGATCACGCAGTAATTTCCCGAGTGTACACAAATGTCCTCTCTGGTGCAATACTGGGTAAACAGTCTGTCTGACTTCTACACGGGGACAGCTATCCCCGATGCTCCGAAGCACAATGGCCGCCTTCCTTTATCCGACAGTGAAGAGAAGCTGCCAATTCCTCGTGGAACATTATACACTGTAGATGAGCCGATCATGGTATCTCAGCTTGTTGCAGAGAACATCCAGTATCGCCACACAAATACTCCTTTGAACACAGTGTTCTTTAGCGAGAGCAACAAGGCAAACCTTCAGCAGAAGATCCACGATGCAGTCCTCGAGATGAGCAAGGGAGAGTATAATCTTGATCCCCAGAGCGAGGCCGATCTGTTATTGATCATGCGCAGCTATTACCTCCAGTATGCGCAGAACAATCCGGATAATGTGGCTGTGGAACTTGACCAGCTGAATCAGCGCGTGGTAGCCTTTTCCTCTAACAGAATCATGGTAGAGATTGTCGCTTACAAGCGCTTCCGCAAGGATATCCTGGACTTCCCTGAGCCTATCGCGCGCCCTCTTGATATGCATATCTATGGAACGCGGACAGGTGAGCTGAAGAGCTTCTTTTGAAAGAAGCAATGATCCGCTTCGGCGATCGTGTCTTTTTGCACAATGAGTCCAAGTGGTATATGTGGGAGTCTTCGTGGGGAATGTATCGTCCAGTTGATGGGTTGCGCTGGACAGGCTCAACCATGGCGTTGGACGATCATGCTTACTGTAAGGATATGACAGAGCCACTGTATGGGTATGGACACGAGAAGATCTACAACAAATGCTTTCATCTTACCCAAGAATTCTCTGACATTGAGAATGCTAAACCCGTTGTCTTTTTAACGATTGGACATGCAGAGTGGTTTCGCGATCGGTTTGTTGCACTGACCCCCTGTGCTCCACGTGATGCTGCTTCTTGGAAACAGATGAATCTTCGCAGACGGACATTCAGAAAGCACTTGCGTTCGACATACACAAAGCGTAACCTGAAATACTATAATGAGGGTTAACTTTATTGGCACATTTGGCAAGACTACGGGCGTCTCTCAGGACGTCTCCATTCTTCACGGCCTCGTAGCACACGTTTTAGATAAGGATGCAAAAGTTCGTCACATTCCTCACCGCTTTCCACAGTGTCCGCAGGCCGAGGTGAACTTTTTCATTGAGGTTATTAATCCTGCATTGTTTGCATATGCTGGCAAGAACATCTGGATTCCTAATCAGGAGTGGACCTATCAGACCTGGGAGCCATATGCCAAGATGGTGGATGAAGTGTGGGTTAAGACACGCGAGGCCGAGGAGCTGTTTCTGAAGTGGACTCCGAATGTGAAGTATGTCGGTTGGACCTCAATTGATAAGACGTATCCGGAGCTGGGCTCAAAGGATCCAACCAAGGGCATTGTTCCTGTTGGTAAGAATGTGTGGCGCAATCCCAAACCGGTCTTTCAGGCATACTCTCGCATTCTTGCACAGAATCCGTCTGTGTTTCCCAGTCTTCCTCATCTGACTGTTGTCCATGCACCCGATCATGTGCCGATTGGAGAGATTCCTAAGGGCATTGCATCCAAGTTCACGATTCGTGGAGAGGTGATCCCCGAAGAGGAGTATAACACTCTTCTTCGCACGTGTGGTCTTGTTGTCTGCACATCTGCGGCGGAGGGGTTCGGTCACGCCGTGAACGAGGCATTATCTGCAGGATGCGTGCCCATCCTGTCTCCGATTCAGCCCTTTCGCGAGATGGTAAAGAACGGACTGTGGGTCTCGAACGCAAAGGTCATTCCTCATCCCCAATGTTTGGGGGTCCTGGAGGATGTGGATGTAGATTCTCTGGCTGACGCTTTGATTGACTACACAAAGATGACCCAGGATGAGAGGCGCTCCGTTACGATGGATAGCCGTGAGTCGTATGAGGATCGTCACGAGATCTTTGTCAAGGATATGCTCAAGCGGCTAGATGCACTGTTTACAGGCTTACCCGAGTTCTCTCTTGAGGATAAACTTCCGAAGGAGGCTGATCTTCCAGCTGTGTCGATTATCACTCTCACACGTGATCGGCGTTCCTTCATTCCTCTTGCAAAGTATTGCTTTCTTGCTCAGACCTATCCGGAACATCTTATCGAATGGGTGATTGTGGACGACGGTAAAGATCCAATCAAGGATCTGGTGTCAGAGCTGCCAAATGTAACATATGTTTTACTCGATGAGCCCCTGACCATTGGTGCCAAGCGGAATCTTGCGATCTCTAAGGCCAAGCATGATATTCTGGTGATGATGGATGACGATGATGTATATCCGAACAACTCGGTGTTGGCACGCGTTGCCCACATGCTTGCTGAGCCGAAGAAGGAGTGCCTATTCTCAACAGTCCTTCCGTGTTATGAAATTCACGAGACCAAGTCCTTCATGAATGTTCCGCCCATTACACTGGATATGTCCAAGCGTATCTCGGAGGCGACATTGTGTTTTACTAGGCAGTTCTGGCAGGAGCGGGGGTTTCCTGATCTGCAAATTGCAGAGGGTGAGACATTCATTCACGGTCGTGAACAGATGTGCCGGGAGTTCTCTCCCCAGGATGTGATCGTGAGTTTGAGCCACAAGAAGACCACGTCAAGCCGCAAGCCTCCCGCCGGCATGGAGGTGAACGGCTCTCATTATGGGTTCTCGGATGAGTTGTTTACACTGATTTCTGAGATTGCACTATGTATTGATTAATCTGTATCCGATCCAGAGCAGGACGTGCGCCGGCCGCGACGAGGATGCCGGCGGTGGCGGCGGCCTCCGCGGATAACCCCCGATCCCGCGTCACCCGAGACGATCGGGTATATTCCAGCCTGGGCGAAGGGATTTCCTCCGCGCACAAGGTGAGCACGCTTTGCACGCACACGGAGGGTTGACTTGGAACCAGAACGCTTGAGCCCCGCCTTCTTCAGAATACGTCTAAGTGTCTTGGCTGTGTGCTTCATTTGGTTATTGCCTAGAAGAACTTACGGAACAGGCTGCGGCTACGGCGACGACGACTGCCCCCAGTTACCGGCTCTGCTTGTTCGGCACTCCCGACAACACCAAGACCCACAGCGCCGCCACGCACCAGGTGAGCCTTCTTGGCACGGGCGCGCAGGGTCGCCTTCTTGCCACTGACCTTCAGGCCCGCCTTCTTCAGCATACGCTTGAGTGTCTTCGCCTTGAGTCCGCGACGAGATCCTCCGTTCATTTGTCCTGTAGCACCACTAAATTGCGAACCAGCCGGGACCCATTCTCCAGCAGCATTAAGGGACATATTGCTCATTTGATTGAACGCAAGGAAAAGTCTTTATCCACGCACCAGGTGAGCCTTCTTGGCACGGGCGCGCAGGGTCGCCTTCTTGCCACTGACCTTCAGGCCCGCCCTCTTGAGCAGCTTCTTGAGTGTCTTCGCCTTGACACCGTGACGACGCCCGCCAACAAGACCAGGGCCGCCGGCAGTTCCAAACGAGGACGCACCACCGGCCTGGGCCATTCCAGCGGCAAACGGATAGGCGGCCGCCGTCATTCCACCACGCACCAGGTGAGCCTTCTTGGCGCGAGCACGAAGCGTCGACTTCTTGCCGCTCACCTTCAGGCCCGCCTTCTTCAGCATACGCTTGAGTGTCGTCGCCTTAAGGCCGCGACGACCGCCCGTCGAAGACTCGCCCTGAGCAGCTGCAGACTCACGTGCGGCCTTCTGCTCGTCAGTCTCAGTGGTAGAAGGAGGCGGAAGAGGAGGAGGAGTAGATTGCATTTATTAAACACGCTACACAATTTCCTTACGCGGGGGATTGTTTAGGACGTCCCAATCAAGCGAGCCTTGCGTGCACGTGCACGGAGAGTTGATTTCTTACCCGATACCTTAAGTCCCTTCGACTTCAACATCTTCTTCAGAGTCTTGACCTTCATCGGAGTGGTCTTGTGGCGGCCGGCCATCTGGTGATTGTCACTCGGATCATATCCCATCTCACGTCTCGTCGACTTATTGTGCATGGGGCCTTCTCTGCCATCCCAGTTTGGGTTCGCGCTGCCCGGCGCCCCAAGCGCAGCAAATCCACGTCTCATATACTCAGCCTGCTCCTCCTCCGTCCGAAGGACTCCACTGCATATCATTCCTACATGATCCTGTTTAATCTTTGTAGCAACACCACCTCGATAAAGGGTCATTTTATAAAAAGCCCTACACAAAACATTACGCCGAGCAAGAAACGCACGCCGACGGTTCAACAGTAAACTGTTGAGCCTTCGCTGCTGCCTTGGTTCTCAAATAGTAACAGCCAGTTTTGAGACCCTGCTTCCATGCATAGAAATGCATACTCGACAACTTCGAATACGTTGGATCGGCGACAAAGAGATTCAGCGACTGGGACTGGCAAATAAACGGAGCGCGATCCCGTGCCATATTAATGAGCGTCTTCATCGGAATCTCCCATGCGGTGCGGTAGAGCTCACGCAGCTCTCCGGGCAACCCAACCATCATCTGAATCGAACCGTTATTTGCAATGATCTCCGTCCGCACCTCCGAAGTCCAGAGACCGCGCTTGACCAGGTCCTCAACGAGATACTTATTAATCACGATGAACTCACCTGACAAGACACGCCGAGAATACAAATTAGATGTAAACGGCTCAAAGCACTCGTTGTTTCCGAGAATCTGCGATGTCGATGCAGTGGGCATCGGAGCAATCAAAAGAGAGTTCCGCATGCCGCCCATACACATCTTCCTCAATGCAGACCAATTCAGATAGCTGGACTTCGGCTCCTCATTCCACAGATCAAACTGCATCTTGCCCTGACTCATCGGGGAACCTGGGAACGATGAATAGGTCTTATCTGCAGTGATGCTAAGTCCTCGCCACTCGTCCGTTCCGCCTGCGCCCAACATACTCTGTGTTGCAGCCGCATAGTAAATGTTCTCAAAGATCTCGCGGTTCAAATCTGCGGCCTTCTGAGAGGACCACGGAATACGAAGCATGGCAAACACATCTGCAAGTCCTTGGACTCCAATTCCGATAGGTCGGTGCCGGAGATTAGAGGTCTTACACTTCTCGGTCGGGTAATAGGTCTTGTCAACGACAACATCCAAGTTCCGAGCGAGGATGGCAGTATACTTGCGAAGGCTGTCAAAGTTGAAGCGATATTCGCCATCATGGGCGTAGCTGCGCTGGACGAACTTGGGGAGAGCCAGAGACCCGAGGTTGCAGACCGCCGTCTCCTCCGGTGAGGTGAACTCGATGATTTCCGTGCACAAATTAGAACTCTTGATTGTTCCAAGGTTCTGCTGGTTTGACTTGGCATTACACGCGTCCTTGTAAAGAAGATACGGCGTCCCAGTTTGAATCTGGGCATCGAGAATCATCTGCCACAGCTTCTTGGCAGGGATCTCCTTGACAGCGAGATTCTTACCCTCATATCCGCGATATAGCTGATTGAACTGATCGCCCCAGCAGTCCGATAGTCCAGGACAGGTATCCGGGTTAAAGAGCGACCACTTTCCATCCTCCTCAACGCGCTGCATAAATAGGTCACAAATCCACAGCCCGTAGAACAGATCGCGAGCGCGCTCATCCTCGTTGCCTGTATTCAGCTTCAACCTCAGAAACTCCTCAATATCAGCATGCCACGGCTCCAGATAGACAGCAAAGGATCCGTTGCGCTTGCCACCCTGGTTCACATACTTCGCAGTATCATTGAAGACCTTGAGCATCGGGGTCAGACCCGTAGACTTGCCGTTGGTGCCCTTGATCTCTGCACCACGGCCACGGATGTTGTGGACGGACAATCCAATACCACCCGCCCACTTGGATATCTGCGCACACTCGGCCAGGGTGTTGTAGATACCCTTAATTGAATCATCCTCCATATGAACCAAAAAACAGGATGACAGCTGAGAATGAGGTGTTCCCGAGTTGAACAAGGTGGGTGTCGCATGAATGAAAAAGCCTTGGGACAGCGCATCGTAAGTCTCCAACATCTTCTCAAGATTACTGCCATGCAACTGAATCGCCACGCGCATCCACATGTGCTGAGGGCGCTCCCAAATACGACCATCGCGACGCTTGAGAAGGTAACCATTCTCAAGAGTCTTAAAGCCAAAATAGTCAAACATGAAATCCCGAGAGTAGTCAATCATTGTCTCAAGACTCAGATCCTGCGCAACCTTGTAATACTCCTCGGAGATCACACCCTCATCAAAGAGAGGCTGCACAGAATCAATGAGCCGGGTGGGGGTCTTCTTCTGATGGTTATCAATCACCAGACGGGCAGCCAGCTTGCCATAGTTAGGATGGTGACGTGCCTGCATCATCGCACAGACCTCAGCTGCAAACTCATCCAACTCAGATGTCTTAATACCGTCCTGAATCTGCGTGCATACCTTCTGTGCGACCAAATCAGGGTTCACATGCTCAAGTCCGTCTGCAAGCTTCTGAATACGCGACAGCACCTCATTAAAGGACACTGGCACGCGGTCGCCGTTACGCTTTGTTACGTAAATATGGTCAGACATCTTCAATACTATACTCTCCATCCTTACCTTTAAGCGGGCAAAAATGTGGTTTGTTTTTTGCGTGGTGTGGGGTGGCGGTTCTCAGAAGCGAGCACCGATGTCAAACAGAGCGCCATTGTGCTCTCCGGTTGGTAGAACGTAGTTGAGGCTGTCCACAGACTCGGCCTCCCAGTAATCGTGCATCTGCGTCGCCTCGTAATCAAGCTCCTCGTCGGTCTTGATACGCTTGACACGGATCTTACGCTTCACCGTAGTCCACCCCTTGCTGTCATCGGGCATGAACGGAACGCTGCTACACGGCCAGTTATCGCCGGTAGGGAGAATGACGTAATATGCGGGACTCACCCTGCACTCCTCCAGAGCGTGGATATAGTCCTCGCGCTGACGGCGCTGCGAGGAAAGAGGGTAGCGGGCAAGGGCAAGCATCTCGAAATTGGAAGACATTCTGGCAGGGTAAGAGCTCTATACCCTCAGACCACGGAATCCGTTTTCAGCTGAACCGTGATATGCATAGATTCTAACTCACGCGAATAGAGAAACATCGAATAGGGCATCTCCAGCTTATCGCGGCTTGTATCTAGTGTGCGCGTTTCTCTATTGTAGAGGACCTCGGTCTTATCGGATCGTTCCATGAAACTTTCAGTAACAAACTTTGACATTCCATGAGCAAGCAGTGCGTCACGTTCCATCTCACCAATACGCATGCCACCCTCATCCGAGCGCCCCTCCAACGGCTGGTGAGTCAGTGCTTTACGTGGCCCCGTTGCACGATAGTTGATCTTGTCCTCCACCATGTGCTTCATGCGCTGGTAATAGGTTGGGCCCATGAAGACATCCACCTCCATCTGTTCACCAGTCATGCCATTATAGAGCACCTCTGTGCCATAGGGTTCAAACCCTTGAGATGTAAGAATCTTCTTGAGTGTCTCTACACGGCCTGTCGTGGTGAAGGGAGTTGCATCAATGAATGCCCCCTGCTTCAGAGCCAGGCGAGAATGAGATGACTCTAACCACTGGCCCATCGTCATGCGAGTAGGAATAGCGTGAGGGTTGAAGATGATATCCGGACGAACACCGCGAGCAGTGAATGGCATGTCCTCCTCAGGAAGAATCATACCCACCGTGCCCTTCTGGGAGTGACGACTACCCATCTTATCTCCGAGAACCGGATAGCGCTCTTCGGAAATACGAATCTTCACTCCACGCAGGCCCTCCTGTGTCGAGAAGCGATAGACCGCATCGACCCGCCCCCGCTGGTCGCGTTTGGGAGTCATGGATGCGTCGCGGTATCCGGTCACATGCCCCGTAGCATCTACTTCAGGAGTTACCATTCCAACCAGCACGGTTGTTCCAGTCACAATTGAACCCACCTTGACAAGGCCATCTCCATCAAGCTGATCATAGTCCATCCCCTCCTTGCGCTTCACCGAGTCGCGGTGAGCTGTGTTGGTCAATACGTTAACTATTTCTGTGTGAAGCTGTGTAGCCGGATCAACCATATCCTCTTCCATCTTGTAGCTGTGGAAATACATGGTCTGAAACATTCCACGCTGCATAGAGCTGGCATTCATCATAACGGAGTCTTCCTGGTTATATCCACCATAGGTTGTGATGGCCACCAGAGCATTCTCACCATACGGCATACATCCACCGGGACCCATCATCTCGCGATACATCCAGGTCTGCGTAAGAGGCCTCTGTGGGCTCACAAGCATGAGCGCAATCGTATCGAAGCGCTTGGTATACTGCGTGTGATACCATGAAGCTGTCTGTTTGGTCTGCGCAATCGCAAAGGCATTACGAGTTCCGGGGTTGTGGTCCGCAAAGGGAGTCAGATTTGTCAGTGCAGACAGATTGAACGACATGTGAATCTCAGATTTCAGTGTGGGGTGAAACGGAGTCAGAGAGATACGTGTGCAATCTGATTCGATGGAATCAATATAATCCAGGTTATCTGCAATTTCATCCCATGTCTTGGTTGCCCGAATCGTGTCGATTTCCACTCCCTCGCGATAGAGGGGGCGAATGGGACGACCCGAATCACAGGAGATCTTTAGAGTATTGTTAACAGCGCTCCATGCAATTGAAACAGTCTTGTCAAGACCTCCATTCCTCCGGGCATCAAACAACATGCCAGCCAATACCTGCGTATTACCGACACATGCACCCACAAGATCAGAGTTTACAAAGACAGGTGTCCATCTAGGATCCCACGTGCTGGGATGGATGTTTGCAAGCGGTCGAATCATCTTTGAGGCCGACAGTAACTCCAAGACATTAGCAGCAGGGAATGCAGTGGAGATCTGTGCCATTACCGTCAAAGACTTTATGTATCCAATATTGCGGCCGTCCGGAGAATCAACTGGACACATGAATCCAACCTGGGATCCGTGGTAACGGCGAGGCTCGGGCTTGTTGGAGGTGCGGTCCATTGCAAGGTTTGTGCGGCGAAGATGCGAGATCACGCCAACATAGGACACGCGGCTCAGCTCTTGCGCAATTCCATCACGACCACCCCATGCACCCTTGAAGGATTTGAGAAACTCATTCAGCATACGATAGGGCTTCCAGTAATATCCAAGAGTCTCCGGTTGGAATACATTTGCAAGGTTGGTTCCCAGGTAAGACTGACGCTCGAACTGGTTCACCTTCTTGTCCAGATCCAGAAGCATAGACTTGGATGCCTCTCGAAAGATGCGCCGGAACTCACCAAAGCACAGATCACCTGACGTCTCCAATCTCTTGTATTGAAAGTGGTCGCGATCCGAAGGAGGTTGAATTTCCAAAATTACATCCATAGCTCCCTTCAACATAAGCCCAAGCTGATAGGCCTTGCGTCTGAAGAGGCCACCCGTATCGTCGGAGCCTTCTACGTGAGGAAAGATCAGCTCGTGCAGAATACGAACCACTTCCAACCGGCTGCGAGAATGCGTCTGCTTCTTGAGAATATCCATGTCGGATTCCTCTGTGCGAAGCAAAAATGCATCATGACTCAAAATCAGCGTGGTAATCAGATCATCGTAGACAGAGCGCTGGGACTGCGGCACACCAATGAGAGTCGTATCATAGATATCGCGATCCGATCCGCAGCCCAGTGCACGAAACACGCTGATCAATGGAACGGGCTGACCAAATCCCGGGAGAGTAATGGATGCCACGCGATTGTGCTGACCGTAGTTCGGAGGACCACCACCCTTCTTCGGATTCTCTTCATAGATATTGCGATCAGGAATGATCATGTAATGGGAATAGGGTCCGTGCTTTGCATCTTCCGATACCGACCGAATACCTGTGTAATATTCCATCGGCGATTCAACTCCGACATCTCCTGCAAGATCAAGCGCATCCTCTCCAGAACCACCCGACGGCTTTCTACGCTTACCCGAATACATCATGTTGTTGCCAAGCTTCTCTTGAGTCAACAGCACCTTCTCTGCGCCATCGATAATGAAATAACCGCCCAGCTCGAACTTGCACTCGCCCACTTCGTAACCATCAATGCCAGTGAGATAACATAACCTGCTGCGTAACATCAGGGGGATTCTGCCGATCATCACATCCTTGAACTCGCGGATGATGTTCGGACTACCCGGAATCACATACTCAATCTCCAGGTCTGCAGTGAGACTCACTGCATAGGTCTGGTCATCCAACCTGCAGGCATGGGGCAACACTGCATTACCAAGTTCATCTGTGGGACTCGTCCACTTCAGCTTCGACGCATCGCGGCCACCGATAAATACACGAATGTATCGGCCCTCAGGAAGCTCAAGCTCATGCGGATTTGAAGCTTTGATAAACTTCGGAATACCGACCTCCAGCATTGAATTGTAAGAATCCACATGATGCTGAATCAGTGGAAATGGCGTATCCCTAAAAAGACTACGGAGAACATGCTGCGGGACATCCATTGTTCTCTTTACAAGCATTTTCTCGTCTCAAGTGAAACTCAGATATGTTGAGTGAAACCCAACGTCCTCTCGTTCTCGAGGAGGTGGTTGGACACACAGAAATTAAGAGTAAGTTGCGTTCGTATTTGAGCACAAAGCCGCATTCAAGTGTTATTGTTCTTCACGGGCCGCCGGGTATCGGCAAGACTACAATGGCCCTCGCATCCATTCGCAGCTGTGGAATGGAACCACTTGAAATCAATGCAACACAGTGTATGCGAACTCACGAAGATGTTGCGAGGCTAATGCTCAGTTACCGTAACAGTCGGAGCATTAGTTCTCTGATTCGCGGAGACACCAAGACATCGTGTTTATTGCTGGATGAAATTGACGGATCGGATTCCCATGCACAACGCAAGCTAGTCGAGTGGATGGTCTCTCCGGAGCGCACATTGCCCATTTTATTGACATGCAATGAGGTGCCTCGAATCTTCAAGTCCTTGGAAAAAATTGAAGTGCTTCGTTGCCATCCTCCTAAACCTTCGGATCTGATTCCACTCTTTCCACACCGCGATATTAATGCCCTTGCAAAGAAGTGTCAGCACGATGTTCGGCGCATGTTCCAAATGATTCAATATGGAGAGTCCGATACACTTCCACTCCCAGCACCTGTTACGAAGTTCAGCACCGAAGTCAATGATATCCTCAAGCAGAAGGCGCTTGCCCCGGAGGACTGCTTGCTCTCGGCACTCGCACGTCATCGCGGCACACAGGGCAACGAGAGCTCATCTCAAACCAGTTCGTAATGCATGTGCGATGAAACACGTGTCCACAATTACGAAGACGAGTTCCAGATCCCACAGTGTCCTGACATACAGCGCAGTTTCCATCCTGTGTGTCAACATCATGCTCCATTGCTGAAGCCAACTGCTGGACAGATGGAGTAACGCGCACGGGCTCACTCCACTCCCCAGCTTGAGCAGTATCAAGTGGAACATGCACAACAAACCTCTGCTGTGTAGGGGGATCAAGAGCCATTCGCATAATAGTCAATACATCCTGATTCAGGCGAGACCGGTTACCAATAACTCGTGTGCGCATTGGCTCTGGAAGAGCAACTGCTAGACGAAAAAAGATAAGATCTGACTCGAGTAGCTCTCGGACAACTGCGATAACACCTACTGAAATTGTCGTCATTAAACTCTTATTGTGATCAATCCGAAAGCTTCTTTAGGCAGTAGAAGATGTAATATGTGTCGTATGGATCGGGGTCGCGCAGAGCATCTTCGTAATCTGCCCTTGTTGGCCAGTCACATCGCTTTCCAACCCTGATCTCATGGACGCGTCTCCATGCCTCAAAGATTGAATCAAACAACAATGATGAATCCATGAGACAGTGCTCAATGTGAAGTTTGCGTCTGTCAATAAGATCGAGGTTGTCATCCTCTTCATCTGTGATCTGAATTTCAGGTCGTGGAGTCATCTCAGCTGCCATTCATCTTATTTACTTCGGCGTTTCCGTTTTCTTGAAGAACCCATGAATAGTTGGCTGCTTTGTGAAGACAACGCTCTTCAGGAACATGAGAGAATCAACCTGCGACTCTTTAATTTTGAGAACTGCGCGCGTTGCTTCCTCATCAAGATCATCCACACCAAGACCGGGCTGTTTCTGACGTATCAACTCACGATGCCTCAGATAGAGATTCGCATACGAAGGAGATGGCTCATGATATCCGCTGAGCTGTTCCACACAGAGTGCAAACAGCTGGAGAAGAGGGCTTTGCACCTGATTAGTTATGTAAAATTTGATGTCCGGTGTTAAGGAATGCGCACGCACATAATCTACATGCTCAATACGATCACCCTGTTTTGCATTACCGCTTCGCTCCTTGACAAACACATAGCGCACACGATCGCCAACCTGGGGAGCCGTGCCCGGATCACGCGCGATCATGCGATCTGCTAGCATACGGTGGGGCATTTCAACTTTGTAGTTATCACTAAGAGCCTTGGTCATAATAAACTTGTCAAGTGGAATCTTGTTGTCAACCATATCCTGCAACATCTTATTCACGAATTCACGCGCGGTGCTTACACTTCCACCTCCAAGCAGAATATCAAGTGCGCCCCCATACACATCCTTCACGATGGGTGCACTGTCTCGGCGTTTCAATGCGATACCCATTGACATGCGCTTGGCCTTCTTTGGATTTGGATCCTCCTCATACTTCATGCCGACGTAACGCTTGCGGCAGAACAGAATGAATGGATAGAAGGTCTTTTCATATGCAATCTTGTAAGGTCTGCGGCACTGTTCCGTGATCCGCTTACCCGCCTTGATGCCGAGGTCGATCGACGTTGCGAGGTCTTTGGTTGGAAACTTAATGAAGATTGAGTCTGTGTCTCCATAGACCACTTCTGCTCCGAACTCGGACTCCACGATGTGTTTTGCGAGGAACAGGGCCTTACGTCCTGCAGCGGTAGTGCAGGCGGCAACGCACATCTTTCGGATGGGAGACGTACGACTACCAGTCTGCCCATACACGCTGTTGGCGACGACCTTGTAAGCAAGCTGAAGACCATTATAGACAGAGCGAGCAGCATCATCATATTTAGGATCTTCCATCATTTGTTTGTATTCCTTTCGTTTTGCCAATAGGATTTCAAGGGTCTTGGGCAGAACACCTGTTAGCATCTCATTGTCCTTGGATGGCTGCACATAGGTGCAGACTGTCTTTCCGATCACGGCTCCTGTCTCTGGATCTTTCGTATCGTATTCAACTTCATCTAGCACGTAGCCCTGGGCCTTTAACTCACGCATCTCTGGGTAACTCTTTCCGCCACGCTGCATGACCTTATCGTTCTCGTCAAGTTCTTGAATACTCACAAGAGTGTCCGGAGAAATGTTGTAAGCAATCATATTTGTCGGATACAGAGAGTTGAAATCCAGAACAGAGATTGGCTGGTCAAGATACATTCCGATCTTCGGACTGATCACAACTGCACCCTCGTATCCGCCCTCATCGCCAAACACATACTGCTGTGTCTGAATAATCTGGTTGCGCTGCGAGGCATAATACACCACTGCAGAGAAGATCTTGATACCCTGTCCACGGATGAGGACAAACTGCATCGGAACTTTGCACACATCCGCCATACCTCGAGCGTTGATAATGGTATCCAGCTTCGACATGATCGTCAGCACCAGATCGCAGTCCTGAATACAGTAACGGGCAATTCGTGCTCGACCTGCCGCACCACCCTCACGATGAAGCCGAAACAACTCATGCGGCTCTACATCATCTTTGGTGAAGGTCCACTCGATAGACTTTCGCTCTTTATCGGAGAGATCGGCAAACAGCCCGGGCGGGCCATCGATAAGAAACGTGTTTGGGGTGATTGATACAACTCGAAACTTCTCTCCCTCTCGATATGGGTCTGTTGTATTTCCAACAAGATCAAAGCGGACATAGTTGCCAACCCGTAGGCCGCGAGTACTCTTTGTTGTAACGACATTCTCCTTATAGTCGATAAGCTTGTCTCGCAAGAAGACGCTTGCAACATTATCCAGCTTGAACGAGTCCAGCGAGTGTTCGCGGCGCATATTCAGAAGCAGGTCAATGCACAGTCGTCCACGCATCGCGATCATGCGAAGTTCATACTTACCCGATGCCAGTTCGAAGCGCTTCGTCTCTGAGAACTTTGTCGAATATTCACCCTCTTGGCTACGAGACTTTGCAGGGGGTGCACGGGACAGGTTTACCTCGTCTAGAATACCCAATGCTTTACACCGGTCTTCGATATATGCGTCATCAAAACCAAACGTGTTGTAACCCGTCATAATGTCTGGATTCTCACTGCGAACCGAATAGGCAAACTTCATGAGCATCTCAGTCTCACTCTTGCATGCGATAAACTCCGTATCCGTCTCGCCCGATGGATCTACGCTTCCGAGCACGAAGACCTTCTTCGATGTAGGTGTCATCAGATCATCTGACCAGCGGTAGGAAATTCCAACCTGAACGATCGGATCTTTGGCTGCCATCGGAAAGTTGTTACCATGCGTTGGACACATCTCCAAATCATAACACGCCACCTTCAATGGAATGTTACCTGTCGCCGGCTTTACAGTTGTCCATTCGCATGTATACATGACGTCAATGTTATACATCGGCTCATCTGAATCTGGATCCGACGGCACATCCACCTCGTCCCCTACAAACTGGATTGGAGATCCAGGTCCGAGATGACGCTCATGAAGCAGGCGAATGAAAGGAGGCAGATTTGACTCATACAATGTGTGCTTCTTGCCTGCATTCAGATCACGGATCTTCTTGTGAAACTCTGACAGAGACCTGCACGTAACCTTCCATACTTCCTTGGTCTTCAGTGAATCAAACCCAGCCATAGCGTCATATTTGGACACCTTAGTTGCTGAGCCAGGATCCGGACCAGCTGCATAGAAGTAAGGCTTGAATCCGGTAATCCGCACGCATGCAACAGACTTGTCGCGCAGGCGTCCGAAGACATCTACAACGTAACTTCCCTTATTGTCGTGTTCGTGCCAGTCAGAGGGTTGCATCTTGACTGTCCTGAACTTCTCTATATATTCACTGTCCGTTTTCTATGAAACTTTCTGGGTTTGATGATAAGAGGATGTCAACCAATACTGTTGACTGGTTTTTTGCTAACACACGTGGCAATGTAGATCAATCTCGTGTGATGGAACAGAACTTTGCAAACGATGCTGCATTGGGTCACCAGACCACTGGATGCGGAGAGGCGCTTGGACCTGCAAACGCTATGGCTGATCAGCCCGGAATGATTGCGAGCGGAGGGTATGGTCTCGGAGATGGGTGCACGATAGATACAAACAGCGATCTCCGTTGGGGCGCCGCAGCTGCTCTTCGTGTCAAGGGGCCCAAGCAGTTGTGGGTGCGTCCCTTTTCCACAACTCCTAACCTTGGTCGTGGACGCGAGGCCGACGCAGTTGGAGATGAGTCTACGCTGATCCATGCACAGCTTCAGCGTGCTAAGAAGGACTCGAGCACAATCATGGACAAGACCATTCCCAACTATTACCAACCTCTTATCCCCGTGAAGCAGTCAGAATATTCGAATCCTAATAACTGGGTTCAGTCATGGACCTGGGGAGGTGATTCTTCACGCTTAGTTAAGAAAACGCGAGTCGGTGAGTCTACATAATGCGCGTTCTCTTCTTTGCCAATCGAATGCCGGATTTATGTGGAGCATTCCTGCACGATATTGACTTAGCCATTGAATTGCAGAACCGAGGCCATTCGGTCTGCTTTCTGACAACGGATAGGCCTAAGGAAGGATATGGCGGAGGAGTCTATCGGGGATTTCGATTTATGCATTATTCTGCGGCAGGAAACCTTCTCGATACAAGCGATATCTGGATTTGTCCGCACGCCCCGGTTCTTCCAAATATGCGGAGGGTAAATTCTCGCGGCTACAATCGTCCAGTCGTAGCCACCTGTCACTTTGATGGGAGTTACAATTCGATTACGGCTCTTATATCCAACGATTGGTCTGAAATGTTACTCTTCATCAATTCGAGAATGGAGCTCAATTATCGAAAGAATATCCCCCAGTTTCCTCGTTCAATTGTTCGCACGGGTATTATTCGCCCCATTATGCATGAGAGTAAGATTGCTATGGATTCACCTCCCAACGGAGATGCAATTACCCTAGTGAATGCAAACGTGAATAAGGGAGTTCATCAGTTTATTGAAATGGCAAAGCGCATGCCAAAGCGGAAGTTCCTTGCAGTAAGACCGTATTATGGAGAGCTGTGGGTTCCTCCAGCTCCATCAAATGTCGAATGGATTCCCTTTGACGATGATGTTCGCAACATCCTCAAGCGAACCCGAATTCTTCTAATGCCGTCTCTCTATGAAAGTTTTGGCCGCATCGCTGTGGAAGCAATGTATAACGGAATCCCCGTCCTGTATTCTAAACCTCAACCCGATAGCAGACAAGTTGGTGGAACAACAGAGGGGATGGAAGAGTGGATTCTTCCGGCTGGTATTTCGTGTGAACGCGATAAGCCAGAGGAATGGATAGCGGCGGTGGAAGCACTTGATGATGCAGATGCATACTCGGCTAAGCAGCTCGAAGTAAAACAACATATTCGTGATATGAACCTTTTTACGGAAGCTTCAAGAATCAGTGACATGATCGAAGTATTTCAGAGAGAGCACCCCATGCCCGTCACTGTTTCTGCACCTCCGCCGAAGCCTGAGCCGGGTCAACCGCCTGCACTGCGCCCCCCGCCAGCGACTGCCCGGATCGGATTTTCGAATGGGCGGCTGAGGCTACAGCGGTAAGCTTGTCCATAAGCGCTCGACCTGTTGCGCAGATCTGCTCCTGCTCAGCCGTCATTCCGCGATCAATTGAACGAGGAGTAGGAATATGCTTTGATCCAGATACAACCGGTATACTTAGGAGAGAATCCACTGCAGCCTCAACTGTTTTAAAGTCTCGCAGTGCAATGTCAGCCTGTTCCATCGTGCATCCAGCCAGAGATTGAATCATATCCACATCCGTCATTTTTTGTACTCTTAACAATAAGTAACGTTAAGATGCGTTTCATTGAAGCGCTTTGCCCTCCGGCCCTGCTGTATCTGATTTTCTTGGTGGTCCAGCTTGGACTTGACCTTTCCTTAGGCATGTGGGCCACTGCGACCATCAAGCTTATCCTCGGAGCTGCCGTTGTGAAGGTTCTTGATACCTTCTGCGGTATCGGACTGTCACCGGTGTCGTGGTTCCTTGTCGCGGCACCTTTTATCATCACTTCCCTTGCCACTGCGATCTCAATGGGAACCAACTTTGATCAGAACGTGCTGGTGTATTTCCAGACATCGGATTCCAAGGAAGAGTTCACCGCCGACAACTCGAATGGATCGGTTTCGCGTTTCCTGCAGCCGAACCCTCCCGAGGCAGGCGGTCCTCCTGAGCCAGGTATCACTCCTGCAACACCTTCGTGGACCGAGGGTTCTATGGGCAATACATGGGGACGCAAGTAGACGTTTACGCATATGAAACGGACTGATAGAAATGTGCCTCATTCGTGTCTTTACTGCTCTTGATCGCTACCTGTCACGTAACCGCGTCGATCGTGGTTTTATTGCTCGCAAGTATCTGCTTGGCGAGTATACTGAGTTTGATGAGAACATGACACACGTTCCCGAGGACTGTATTTACGTCGAGGAGTGGGTGAAGGGTGACCAGATTCGCAACCGCATTGTGTATGAGTTGGAGGAGATCACGCCATTCATTGGTAACCCGTTTGATCCTGTGAAGCTTCCCTGGACGTGGATTGGTGATATCTCGACAGATGTGGATATCACGATGGCGGTGGATCGTTATCTGATGCCGGGGAATGAGATCCGTCTTGACCTTCTACTTCTGTTTCTTCGTGTTCATAACGATATAGAGATTCGGTATACACACCCGGCGTCCGGAGAGCCTCTCTTGTTTCCCAATAAGGGAGTAAGGATTGAGGCAAATGGAACTGCCTAAGAATCCATTCAAATCAGCTGATCGATTTATTGTGCTACGAGACAAGTGTAGACCGCAGTCCTGGATTGCCTATCTTCAACTAATCAGCGACATGATTGTCATGCCGTTGATCACGTTGTTTTTGATCTTAAGTGGAAGCACAGATGTGTTTATGGCACTTGGAACCTTGAGCGCTGCCTATCGTTCTTGGTCTGAATGGATTGAATATAACGAATTATGGTTTGCAATGGAGAGAATGCGAATTCGTATGGCGCAAGTGAAAGGACCCTTCATTGCGACCAATGATGCAAAGTATATGCCCTATGTCTGGGCAGATGCAGTGGTGCGTCAATAAGGCTGAACACCTGTGGCAACTCCGGAATGAACAGCCGCACCCGGCGCAGTTCCACCGACCGACTCACCTGCAAAGCTGCTAAAGACGCGACTGCCATCAGATCCACCGCGCATCGAACGGCGACGGCGACGGGTCTTGCGGCCACGGCGACGACCTCCGTATGCAACAAGTCCACTGGGAGAACCGTTATATCCGAGCGTTTCAAAGTTTGATCCAGACATAGTTACTCCGCTGCGAACATCTACGTGTCCACCGGGATAGTTTTCAACACCCTTGAGGGATGCAGCAGTAAATCCACCGCGCGTGTAACGGCGGCGGGTGTGGCGCTTGTGTTTCTTCGTGCGACGACGACCTCCACATGTTTCAGGAGCCATTTACATCTTCACGCGAAAAGACTCCAATGCTGCCAGGGAGTTCATCATAATACTCATATCCGCGAACAAGCGTCCCAGCGGGCGCATCCGCGAGTGTGAATAACGCTGTAAAATCGGGATGATGAAAGAGTTTCAGAGACTCTGCAATCCATTCCTGACGCTGAGTCCAGTTTGCTAACGGATGAACAATTGTGCCGTTAATTGCCCAGACATCGCAGACAACAAAGACATCTTTTGATAAACGAACCGTGCGAAAAATGGTATCTGAACACATGCGTTCATCCATCACAACGGTAAGCTCCTCTTGATGACCGCCCTTGTCATCAATGCTTAGTGCAACTGCCTCACTCGAGGGTTTTCGGGTCAACAGCAACCAACCAGGCAGGCCGCTCAGCTGCGGAACCTTCAGGCTTTGCAGCGGCGTTGGGCTGCCGTTCTTCACGAGGGGCTTCCACGGATACAGGCGGCGCATACGTGGGTACATTCACTTCCTGTTTCATATGAACCGGCTCCGTGAAAGGCGGAGGCGGAGGGACGGCGAACCGGACCTGCTGCTGGGGCGGGCCCGCGGGATACATCCAGCGGACAACTCCAAACACAGAGACATGAATGACAATAAGCATAATCAACGACGACATTGACATCACGAGCACATCATACGGCTCCATTTGTTTTGTTCCTGCCTTTTCTTACGATGAATTCCTACGCAGCTCCTCAAAAAACTGCGTGACATCCGGCGTAGACTCTTTCCACCTGCGAGGTGACTTTGAATATTCTGTAACGGTTGCAAACTCTGCAGAGTAAACTCGAGATACAACTCCGCCGTCAAATGGCCTCTCGAAGAGCATGATCGGAGGACCCAACTGAAAAACTTGATATGTCTTTGAGTGAGTATCAATGCGACCACTTCCAGTGTAGACAAACTTTGTCTCATATGTCTTACCCTCTGTAGTTGCCCAGGCTGGTGGCTCTGGGGTAATTCTAAGCTCCATTCTCGACTGTATTCTTGAAGACCAGATCCTCTAAGCTAGATGCATCTGCGAGGATCTCTGTCATCCTGCGCGCAGCCAAGTTAAGCGCTGCCTCAATATCTGCCCACTCCTCTGGATCATTGGTATACACTGTGTGGCGAGTCGGGTGCTTAGGAAACTTCTCGATCAACTCCGAGTCGGTAGCATCAAGTAGGTGCATGTAAACACGCAGCTGAATAATGTCATAGACAGGCGGCGATGTCCAATATCTGGTGCGATTCTTGGAGTCCACCACGCGGTTCTGCGAGGCAACGAAGCCGTCTGTGCGGCCGACCAGTGTGAACGTCTCCTTCTCCATTCGAAGCATACGTGTGTTGCGCTCGGTTAGAACAACCTTACGCTCCGCCTCGTAAGTATTCAGGATCTTGTCCTCATTGTTGAGCCCCCGCTTCTTTGCGACCTCTCCGCGCGCATCAGCAAGAAGCTGTGCAGCCATTGCCGGAGACATAGACGGAGACCGATCAATCACCTTCTGACAGGCTGCCTCCACGGCAGCCAGAGTCTGATCAACCGACGGAGCGGCTGCAACAGCGTCGGCGGCAATCTTCTTGGCAACTGCGGCAATCTCGACTGCTGTCTGAACCGACTTACGTTCCTCTACCGATACTTCAATACCAGCGGCCACCTTCATATCCAGTGCGTGACTCTTTGCCTCTGCATCCCAGAGGATCTTGGTTGCATCCACTTCCTTCTCCGCAAGCTCATCGACAACCTTACAGTCATCCAAAGCGGCAAAGACACTCTTCTGGATATCACGATCCTTAAGGAATGCACCCTTGAAGCTGCTCACAGGCTTGCGGTTGTGTGCCTTCTCGATGGCAGCAATGATCTCAGCTGCACGCGCATCCTTCTTGAACACCTCATACATAGTTTGGTCAACGGTCTGATAGGGAGTCTTCTTACCAATAACTCCAGCCACCTGTGTGGCGGAGAAGGATGGGTGGAACATTTTGGCTGATCTGTCCCTGTGTTTACTAGTGCGCTTCCATTTTCAGCCAAAGCTACGCCGCATCTTCACAATTGCATCAATCCATCCCGGCATACCGTTGAGCACATTGGATACCTGCATAGTTGGAGCACAGGGTGTCGTGTCGAGGCTTCCCTCGCATAGTAATGTGACAGCTGCAATCAGAAGTGCACGCTTTCCTTTATCCGCGGATGACCAACGCAATGAGTGTATCCGATACAACACATCAATATGCTCTCGAGACATGGGCGGTGCATTCTTCCTGATCGCATCCCAAAAGATCCACACAGGATGAGTGCCATCTGTCTTTGAAATATACTCATCGGACCGGTCTGCAAAGAGAAGATTAGTCTTTGTCTGTTTCTTATGTTCGCGGCAAAATGTGAAGACCCACGACATCCAATACAACGCCCGTGTAAGATCACGAACATCTGCGCGAATACAATAGCAGAACTCGTTGATAGGAACTGCGACAGGCATGGGATCCGACGGCTTGAGGACCTGTGTTCCGTATAACCGAGAAGGGGACTTCAAGCTCTCCTGGATTGTAACTGGATCAAAATCGTGTGCAGTTTTCAATGTAGGAAGTGAGGCTAACTTGTTCTTACGGCAGAGCGCAAGAGTTGCGGCTACTTCACAGACCATCTTTCGAATATCAGGATGATTGCGAATATTCGTCATCTGTTGTATAGGGTATCCGTCTTCAATCGGCGCGTAGGTTTCGTATGCCTTTGCCAAATAGAGAAATACATTCGGTTGAGCACGATTGATATGGAGGGCAGCTGCCTCGAAGAGAGAAGCCCATAAACTATGCACAAGACCAGAGCAGAGCAACTCAAGAGTCCAGTAACATGCATAATCTGCATGTCCAAGCTGGATTGTTTGAATCAACACTTTCCGCACGTGTGCACGTGGATGTCCACAGAATGTTGTTTTTTGAAAATCAGTTACTGGGCGAGGATCTGTGATCTCCATTACCAGATCTATCCTCTTTTTGTAGGCGCCGTTGACGCAGTCTTGGATGCCAGATATTCCTCAAATGATTTGAAAATATCGGCAGTGTGATCGCTTGGTGGACGTGTGGGCGAACCGGAGCTGCTAGATCCAAACGATACCTTTTTGAAGAGAAGGCGGACCAGAGTGAAGGCTGCAAAGAGAAGGGCTAGTATAATAGAAATATTAAGACCGAACAACATCCAGCTACCGTAGTCAACGGCCTGTTGGTGCCTGCGCTTGTTCATATTGATCTGGTTCTGAATGTCAGATACTTGTTTACCAAATGTGCCAACAGAGAACTCCAGATCATCCTTTACCATGAAGAGGTTATCCTTAACAGTGGAGATCAGGTCCATCGTATCCTGCTGCTGCTTCGACTGATTAGATAAGAACTGATACTCATCTACAAACCGGCTTGTGCTCTTATTTAATTCAGTCTTGATACCCCTCGTGATGGTATATTCAGCAGCGTCTGTATCGCCGGTTACTTCCAAATATCTTGCAGCCGCAGCGTCCACAGTTGCCTGATCCTTACCAGCCGCTGCTAGAACGGCATCAGATGCGGCCTTAATCTGTTTGCTGCGATCAATATTACCAATAGCAATGCCGGTCTCTTTAGCAAACCGTTCGCGTTCAATGCTATATCTCACAAATGCATCTGGATTTTTGCTCTTTAGATCGTCAATTGAAAACAATGAATTGTCATCGGAGGGTCGGCCCACAACCCCCTGTGGAATAAGGTGAATCGATACCTCTGGGTCATCTTTGCTTACACAACGAGGACCACCTTCAACTGTCTTAAGCTCAAATCCGGTTGGACAGGTCATCACACATGTAAATGGAGCGGGTCCCGGACTTGTCTCCGATGGACACTTGAACTGCTGATTCCCCATTATCTATTGGAGAGATAGATTGCCAACGAAAGTCCAATGCACATCGTGAAGAAAGCAACTGCGTGGACAACAGATGCAGGAAAGAGCATATACTCCAAGAGACAGAGGACTACAAAGAAAAGAGAGATCTGCAGAATACGAAGATCTCTGGCAGAGATTTCTTTAATGCTCAAGCGCTCATCCATGATATCTTTATTAGGCTGAGTTGGAGGACGGAAGGGCTTGAGAGTGTCTATGGCCTCTGAATATGCATCTGTCACGCCCTGCGATGACTTGATCTTATCGTAATGGGCGACTACATCTGAGGCATCTGATTTAGCAGCAATCGCCTGATCACTCTGAATCTTGCTCTTCAACGTGATGAATGTAGTGAGAAATCTAGCCTGTTCGTCTGCAAATGCAGTTGAACTCGATCCCTGGGGAACATTTTGCAGGGTGAGATAGTATTTGTTATCCATACTCGACACGCACTTTTCCGTTCCCGACTCTTGGATATACTTGAAATCTGTAGGGCAGGTAATACGGCATGTTCCACCTAATCCTAACTCAAAGCCTGCTGGGCAGCTCATTACTTATTCGCAACAAACGGTCTGAGGCCGCTAAAGATCGTGCTAACGAAGCGAGCATCCAGATTCGCCTCCTGGCTCTGTCCATTGCGAGCAAACGGCCTGTTGAACGTCGTGCTCGGATTGATATACGGAGCAACCGTAGCCGCCATGCGAACAAAGCGAGTGTATTCAGATGCATCGACTCCACGCATGTGACGCTGGGTAGCTCCGGGTTCAAAGAAAGATTGAGCGACCGGCATTTTATTACTCCTACAAGATAATGGTTGGGTGGCTCACTGCCCTATTGTTTGCACTGATCGCGGTGTCAACGATTTCTGTCCGGGAACATGCAAATTCGCTTGGTGCACCTGAGCCCGATGGGGATGGAGTAACCAACGCAATCTCTCCAGAGTTTCAAACCCTGATTGACACGTATAGTTCGAGTTACTACAGTTATAGAAGAAATGGAGACATGGCCAACAAAGCTGTATCCGAACAGGCTCAGTCGCAGATTCAAACCAATCTTGATAGTATGCGTGAGCAGATCAATCAAAATCAGATGTATATTCAGACGTTCTTAGATGAGTATCAAAATGCTAACCCAGAACTTGCAGCACTCCATCTTAAATCTCAGAAACTCCAGCAGGATGGCCCGCTCATCTCCAATCAGCTTATCACGTCTTCTCAGGATATCTCGCGTCCGGTTGATGTCAGCGGCATTACCACGCGAATTGTTGTCCTGTTTTTGATTATCGGCGCAAGTTTGACTATTCGCGCGTTCTCGAAAGAAGAATAACAAGAGCAAGACTCGCAATTAAAAATCCAAGCCCGTAGATCTTCAGATTGACATCTGCTCTAGAGTCCTGAAACTGACGAATCTTGCGAAGAGTCTCAAGCTTATCCGTGCTAACTAAAAGACCATTGTAATCGCGCTGAATCTCCATAATGCGACGAATAAGCTCTTCTTGTTGATCATTCCTGTTCGTTGATTCGCTGAGCTCGAGCATTTCTGATAGAGTATCACTCATTGCCTTTTTTGCAGCTGCAATTGAAGTGATGGCGTTTGAGTCACTGTTTGTAAGCGCATCTGCGACAAGCTGATCATATACAGCCTTTTGTTTCTGAAACTTCTGCTCTAATTCCTCCATTGTGACTAGGCAACATTTACGTCGGCAACACAATACCGATAGTAGATGCACTTACCTACTGTATCACTGTGCCGAGTGATCTCGATAATATCTCCAGGCACTGCTCCAATGAGACGAGCCTGGATATCCTGCGAATCAATCCACGGAAGCTGGTCCTCCGGCTTCAGGACGCGGTTCTTGTCCAGGACCACCTTGGCCTCATCTGGAGACAGAATACGGTGAGGCACCGACATCCGGTGTGTTGTGATATCCATCTGCAGCTCTCGGATATGGAAGAACAGAATACCCTCCTTTGCGTGAGCCTTGATCGAATTCAGCACATTCTCAGACGGCTTGGACAACGATACGATAACAATCCCGTTTGTATACTTATTCTCGGTGGCATACTTCAGATAGGTATTCACATCACGATCCAGCATCTTGTCCTTCTGACTAAAGATCACAAGTGCACTTCCCATGGTATAGACGTTTGCATCCTTGAGTTCCGACGTGACAACACTGGTCTCCGTGGCCAGCTTGCGACGCTCAAAGAGAGTGCGAAGAGTTGAGAGAGCTGTGTCCTCCATTGTGCTTCCTTTCTCCTACTAAGGGAAAGAGTTCGTTTTTTATCGCCCGAGAAGACAATGCTTCATATCGTAGCCCTTCTTGTAGCTGTCGGTGTTCTAGCGTATGTATGGAAGATATCCGGCGCACAAGAGAAGTTTCAGCCCGAATTGCGCGATACAAGCCAAGATCAGAGGACACAGGAAGTTGAACACTCTTCCTATGCGCAGAGAACCAATCATATGCCTGGAATGTCGTTCGTTGAAGCCGCTACTGGACTGGGCACGCCGTTCCGTGTGAATGCATATACAGCCGTCATGTGAGAAGAACCAATGAGTAATCAAAAACAGAAAATACCAAAGGCCCTGCGAGAACAGGTATGGATACTGAAAGTCGGTCGCAAGTTTGATGTAAAGTGTAAGATCGTTTGGTGCACAAACAATATGACCGTATTCGACTATCAATGTGGTCACAATACTCCTGAGAGTAAGGGTGGTGCTATGACCGTGGAGAATCTTGTCCCCATTTGCTCACGCTGTAACCTCAGCATGAGCAACAAGTATACGATCGATGAGTGGAATGCAAAGTTCGCATCACCGGCGCGGAGTTGGTGGTCATGCTTTCACATGAGATGGAATGATTAGTTAAATGGTGACAATTGTTACAATGTTTTTTGATCTTAACAAACTCCCAGGCGCCTCTCCTAGCACGAGATCCTACGAATCATATATGATCAATGCGCGGGGAACTCTTGGTGCATCTGCACCGATGGTAGTGTTTTGCGACTCTTCAACAAAGCCGGAGATTCAAAAAATCAGGGATGAATTGTCAACCTACCCGACGGTCTATGTAGAACGAAACATTGGCGATTATGATTTTTATCGGATGCACTATCAATTGATCGTTGATAACCGCACTCGCTCACCTGGATACAAGGACCCCAATGACCGCAATACGCCATCCTATTTCTTGACAACATCATTCAAATTTTATGCACTCTATTTAGCATATTCTTGTCGATACTTCCCGCAGTCATCTCATTATATGTGGTTAGATTTTGCATGCTCTCATGCCGTAATTGATGTTCCCGGATCTGTAGCAGCTATTCTCAACAATCCGCATCCAAAGATTGCATGCGCCGCAATTCACTATCGGTCAAAGCGAGAACTCTATCCTATGACAGAATACTTGAAATGGGGCGGCCAATGTTCATTAGTTGGTGGGGCGATCACTGTCCAACACGACTATGTTACTCGATTCTATCTGGAAGCAATGACTGTAATGTATTCACAGCTTCAGCAGGGAGTTGGACATGCGGATGAACAGCTTCTTGTCTATATATATGATCGTAACCCAGAGTGGTTCACACTGTATTATTCCGATTATAGATCATGTTTGACTAACTATCACTGCAGTATTAATGACCACTGGACTATTCGAACATTTTTTATCGCGAATGCTCTGGCAGACGGCCGCCTAGATCTCGCAGAACAAGCTGAAAAGTCGCTTTCATAGAAACCCAGAATCAAGACGAATGCATGCTTTCTACATAAATCTCGATTACCGGGCGGATCGCCGCACAGAAGTCGAGAAGGAACTCACAGAGAAAGATATAGAGTTTGAACGGTTTCCTGCGTTTAAGACAACACCGGGATGTATTGGGTGCAGTCTTTCTCATATTGCCGTTCTGAAACTTGCACGAGAGAGAGGTTATGAGTCTGTAATGATATTCGAGGATGACTTCATGTTTTTGATCTCAAAAGAGGAATTGGATCACTTGATTTCTCGCCTTCCTCCGAGTTATGATGTTGTCATGCTGTCATACAATATCCTCCAATCAACCCACCACGACGCCACATTTGATCGTGTGCAGGATGTTCAAACGGCAAGTGGATATATTGTTCATTCTCGGTTTTATGATCAGTTGATCGAGCACTCAGAAGTGGCGACTCGTCAGTTAGCCGAGACAGGTATGCACTGGCTATATGCATACGATCAACAATGGAAAGGGCTTCAGCCAAATAATGAGTGGTATGCATACAAAACTCGCATTGGCAAACAGAGAGATGGTTTTAGCGATAACAGTGAGGGCGAAATTAGATTTGTTGTGAATCACTGTTGAGCAAGTTCAGTCTTGATATACTCTTGCTGAAATGATGGCGCAAATATGCGATTAGAAAGATCTTTGGCTGCGGCTGCAATAGTCCGCGCTTCTTCATCGTGGGAAACAAGCCAGTCAAGCTGTTCAACAAGATCAGACAGATCATACTTGACAGGAACATAATTGACCATGGGAACAAGATATTTGCGAAACCAGAAATCGTTATCTGGATGTGTCACCATGACTGGGACAGATCCAGATCCAAATACCCACTGGTGGTTCGACGCAATACATGCCCCGTCTATGATCAAGATGTATTTGAAACAACACTGCTGTTCTGCAGTTATACTGTCGCCAAAGTGATGGCTTGGCAACACTACATCATTGTGAAGCCATCCTCCGAGAGTGAACCGAACATCAGCACTTGGGTGATCAAATAGCCTATCAATTGCCTGTGCGCGAATCGACGGCCTATCAAATCCACTCGAACCTCCTCTCCACACTATCTTTGGAATTCGGTTCTCCCATGCGGGACTGGCAAACACGGGAAGACCGTTCTCGAATGTAGCATCATCAAGCGGAAGAAGCAATATATTTGACTTATTAAGTTGGCGAGTGCAGAGAGTGCAGATAATTGGGCGAGCTGCAATCGACTCAATTTCTGCCAATCGGCGAGCGGGTATGTTTCCATTATTCTCGCGTCCGAGTGATTGAATCATTCGATCGTATTCATCGTCTCCCATAAGTCCATCGGATACCGGAAAAATAGCAGTCAGTCCACGCTCTTTTGCCTGGATGTCTACGAACCTTGTAATTGCACCACCTCGGATGCACTTGCTGTAGAGCCCGTTCCATGCATGTCCGGCATCGGAAGGACTATATACAACTCCGTCACTAGGAATGCGAATAATTGAGTCATCGTGATCAGCCAACACCCATGTCGGATACCATCCGCACATCTCCATGAATGCCCACACATTCACTTCCCATGTCAAGATCGAAAGTCTTGGGAAAACGATAGAATGAATATCGTGGAACTCTAGCAGCGACTGCTTGTCCCCAATAAAGAAACCACCACAGAAACGCCAATTTACGTTTGATAAAAATGTAGCCTTACCGGTGCATCCAGGAACATACATACAGCGATCTGGGAAAGTCCGAGACGCCAGCTCTGGAAGAATACGAGGAGTGTCTGGATTTCGAAACACGTGTGCAATAGCAAAGTCAATCCACGCATAATGTGTAGATGAATGAAGACCGGAGAGAATTGCCTTCTTTACAAATTCAGTTTTTGCATTCATCATGATCAAAAAGTTACGAGTGTCGTGCGGAATATTCCGAACATCTGGAAGACCATTCGGCGCTGTAGCATATGCAAGCGTTTCCTCAAGTGTGAATGGCTCAACCACTCCATTTCGAACAGAGATCTTATCAATGTGTTCTGGGCTAGCAAATACATGAAGACGGATACCAGTCTCTTCAATCTGCTTGAAAAACGCAATGCGCCTCACGTCTGACTTATCGATTGGTCGATCTTCATGTAGATCTAGAAATGCTGTAACGAATGTAACGCTCATGCTATCGTAGTTCGTTTCACATTTAAGCTGAACAGATCAATAGAGAGGAATGCCTAGAGTGGTCATCTGTGTTTTTGGGTGTGTCACAATTCCTAAATACGCAGAGGAGTTACGTAAGATCAACTCTACTTGGGGGTCTCAACCTGTATGCGACCTGAAGATACTTTTCTTTCTGGGTGAAGAGCGATCAAGCGAGTTCATTGGCGATCAATACGTCTATCTTACAGGAGTGAGTAATGACTACATGTCTGCATCATATAAACAGTTTCTTGGCCTGAAACATGTATATGAACAGCACAATCCTGAATTTGTCATGTGTTGTGGAACAGATACATTTATTAACATTCCAAAGCTTTTACAATTTCTAAATAGGTTCAACGCAAACGACAAGCTATATATCGGAGGTCATGGTGACACACGAGATATCCTTGGAAAACAGTATTACTTTCACTCTGGTGGCGCAGGGTTTGTTTTATCTCGAGCGGCGCTTGCAGCATTCTACCCATTATGCGATACAGCGGTTGATCGGTGGATTGATGTATGTCTTCAATGGGGTGAACAAAACAGAAAACCCGCATGTGATCTTGCCATGAGTTATTTACTGCAAACACAACTCAACGATGTCAAGACTATTAAAGCGGATGAGAATACTTTCTTGGGCTGCAATTACACGGGGTGGCCATGTCACCAAGGAAATGTCCGTATTGACAATATCATCACATGTCATTCAATGACCCTTCAAGACTGTGATAACTTTTATCGTATTCTGCAACATACTAACTTTTTCATGAGCGAGTGAGGATTGTGAGACCGTTATTGTTCGTTAGGCGAAGTTCAACCTTCCACTCCGGGTGCTCCCTGAGAAAATCCTCCACTGCGGGCCAAAGTCCCTTGAGAACCTCATCAATAGGAAACCCAGACTGTTGGCTATGGACCACCGGGTTGTGTCCCCATAGTGCGGACTCACCCTGTTCTCCATAGGTAGTGGTATCGTGCATAATAATATACTTCGCAACCGATCCATGCCAACGAGCCAACTCTCGCTTGAGCTGACCATACACATGCCAGGTATCAATAAAAAGCAGATCTGTCTGAACCAACGGACATTCTAGGTCACTCTGCTCAACAAAGGATGCATTCACCCCCCTATCTCTGCAGAGGTTAAGAAACGGTTCAATTTGGTCGGAACGCCCAGTGTCAATCATAACATAGTTATTGTTAGGGGTTCCGACCAGCCCAAGCGCAAATCCATAAGAACTTACGATTGAACGAACACCGCACTCTACAACTGATGAACACCTCTTTGTATATGCAAATAAAAGAGGAATATGCTGATTGATATCAGAGGGAGTTGAGACTACATGCTGAAACCCATTCTCGAGAGACATATCTATAATTATATACTCCTTTGACTGTTTAAACGGACTACGCTTAAGGGTTTAATGATCACAGTTGGGCTTGCAGGTGGTCTAGGTAATCAGCTATTTCAGCTTGCAGCTGTTGACCATATTGCGCGAAGGTCTGGCAGGCAGACTATTATTTGTAGCCATACTGAATCACATCATTCAAAGGAGAACTATTTCAACTCGTTATTTAGAAATTGGTCAATCGCTTCAAATCCACCTACATTCCCTTTGAATATCCAAGAATCATCTTACGTATTTTATGATTGGAGAAGTGCACTTGATAATCCTCACAATGCCCGTATTCATGGCTACTTTCAGAACTGGCAGTATGTAGACGAGTCCTTCAAAGAGCGCCTGTGGTTCAACACCGGTGTTCTTGCAAAGTATCCAGATATTGGTAACAAAGTATTCATCCATGTGCGTGGTGGAGACTACGTGAATCACTGGTTACACGATATCAAGCTTGATGATTACTATGGCAGGGCAATTGCAGAGTTCCCTGCTGATACGCAGTTCGTTATCTTTACCAATGACTTTCCATATGCATCCACTCGGCCCTGGATCAGTGGAATTCAACACACCTTCATTCACGAGAATGAGGTTGACACTTTGCTTCTCATGAGTAAGTGTGGAGGATGTATATGTCCAAATTCCAGCTTCTCCTGGTGGGGTGCATTTCTGAACCAAAACAGAAAAATTGTGATGCCGGAGAAGTGGTTCAATGATCCGAACATCTACATTGACGGCTATTACTTTCCAGGTGTGGTCAAATGTTCAGTGTAGGAATCTTGGGAGGAGGCGGCGGCGGCATGGTTCCAGCGGCACGGTGAAGAAGGACCTCGTCCCAAAACTCACGGAGAGCTGGAAGATGCCGAGGCAACCATGTAACATCCTTAGGTAGAAACTCCTTCTTTGTGGACAGCAGCTTCCAATAGATATACTGCGGCTCACGATCCGTAACACTCGCCTGCCATTCGGGTAGCTGCATATCCGGCGGTTTGTAATCAACCGTCTGATCATCAAAGACAGCAAACACACCCTTTGTCTCGGTTGACTGAATCCATTCAGATGAGAAGATCTGCTTGAAGCGAAACTCTACATATTCACATTCATCAATCCCCGTGCACTCCATTTGCATCTGCATCTGGTGCACGTAAGCATCCGGGATTCCCTCTGTTTGTGGCCGCGAGATCGGGCACTTGAATTCAACAAGCCGTCCATATCTTCGCACATCCTTTGGGTCATCGGGGAAGATGATACCATCTGGAGATGCACCAAGAAATGTATGGACAGAATGCTGAACACACGATACATCAACAATTCGGCACTTTGTTTCGGCCTCATACATTGCCTTTGCGATCGGCTCAAACCGTGTGCCCCAGATGAGTGCAGAAATTGGGTGGCTTCCGGTAGGCTGGGGCGGCTCTAACTTGCGAATGACCAGAGCTCGACGCGTCTCTCCTCCGGTAAAGACTCCGGAGACTTCAGATGCCGTCACCATCTCACCGCGCTTGGTATGCCAGGCAGTGGTTCGCTGGTCATTCATTCCGTAGATTCGAATGGTTCGCCTCACACATCGGTCACGCATCCATGCATGTCCAGCGGGTCCTTTCATCGCCTCCTCTGCTGCAGAGAATACGGCCCTGCGAGCTTGTGTATAGCTGAGTCCGGGGATAGTCAGGGTAAGAAGCATACTCAAGGGCTTAAGACGGTTCTTCAAATGCGTATAGGGTGGATCCTTGAGCCACTCGGTTACGACAGACTCCATGTTGCGTTTCTTTATGCGTCAACTGCGAAAACTCATTTTCAGTGCTGATACATAGAATCGATATGGAGACGATTCAGAGCAAGGAGCAGTGGGTTCTTCACCGCCTCGAGAAGTTCTACAGTATCCCTGAAAATTTCAGCCGTGTCGAGGAGATTCTTACTGGTAAGTCTCGTCTGAGCCTTCGTCTTCTAGATTGGTTTGTTACCAATTACTCAAAGAAGCATAATGTCTCTTTCATGGCTAAGGGAGACCATCACGTCATTGTGTATTTGGTCTACAAGTCGCATCTCAAGGCCTACAACAAAAAGATGTTTGACCCGTTCTGCAGATGGAAGCGCATCCAGTTCCGCGGGCTGGATACAACAGTGGGGCAACTGAACTTTTTTGAGTGGGTGATTCAGGATGAGGTGCTCGAGTATCTGGATACACATTACGATGAGATCCATGCAGATATGGAGGCATGTTCGCAGGTGATCCAGCCCAAGGATGGTGAGAGGCGCAAGCGCCACGAGCTGAGTCGTTCGGCTACAAAGTCGATTCGTCACCATGATGTTACGGTAAAGGTTACTTTTGAATAATCTACCTAGTGCACAATGTTCTCGACAATTGATCGGTCGGTTATTTATCCAGTAGGCACAGATATCACAGAGCACGATATCAACATCGTATCGGATCTCTGGACCATGGCTGGGCGGCAGGTCTATCGGGGCGCACGTGATCCGTCGTATACCCACGCAAATGTCTATTGGCTGTATGAGCAGGATGATCTCGATCGTGTTGGGTTAACAGAGCACAAACTGGATAACAACGCAGACATGGCGCTGCTGTGGTATAAGGAGAACTCCTTCGGCACGCTTCTACAGGAGGATGGTTGGGAAGAGGGTGAGACCTTCTGGGGAATGATTCCGGATAATGTTCATGAGCAGTGTCTTTCAGAGGGTTGGATCAGCCCACTGTTAGTTCTCGAGAGGTGCCTGCGTAGCAATATGCGCTTGGTCACTGTAGATATGCTCAAACAAATGCCAAAGGTTCACGCCTGTGATAAATGCAAAAAGGTGTCTCTTGTTCCCTTTGAGTGTGCAATGAGCAAGGGACTAGACTTTCCTGAAAAGGAAAAGGTGTTTTTTATTGATGATAGAATGATTTGTCACACCCCCCCGAAGGGATCCCTTGTTTGGTCTTTACTTGGCTTTACGACACAGCCTGCGCCTTCCGAGTCTTCTTCGGACCAGCTGGAGTCTGCGTCGGTGGAGCAGCAGGTGGAGGAGTCACAGAACGCGGCTTGACCTCCTCATTCGTCTCCTCCTCGTCAGGGAATGCATCCGCAACCGGCATCTCCAGCTTCGCGGGCTTATCCTCCTCGTCATCCTCCGGCTCCTTGATATCCGCAAAGGCAGCCTTGGCACCAACCCTCGAGGGCGGGAACACCTTCGCGAGAACCACACGCCAGGTCACACCAAACCCAGTGCCAGTGACATACACGCTCGGGGCTAGCACCATGCGACCCTCGATACGCTTAGCAAACACCTGCTCGAGGTTGTCCTCGGTCAGAGTAATCGCATTACCCTTCTCATCCACCGCGTCCATCCCGACCTGGCCATCCCAGATCGAGATCTTCATGCGGAGCGAAGGCGGATACTTACCGTTCGGAATCCACTCGCCATTCACCTTCTCAACACTCGGCGTGAGAATAGGCTTCATCGTCTCGCGCAGAACAGCCTCGGACTTCGCCTTACCGAACCACTTGCCCGAGTTGCCCATCGCGTGCTGGATGAGCTTCTCCTGAAAGTCCAGGAGGAAGTTGTAGAAGGAACCGACATCGCTGCCGTCCGAGCTGCGGTCCTTGGCATATGAATCGCAGCCCTTCAGGGACGCGAGAAGACTGTAACTGCGCTTGCCCTGCTCGTCCTCGCGAACAACAACGCCAGCCGGGTAGTAGATGCGAGGAATACGGACCTGAAGAGTCTGTCCATTATACTTGATCGGAACAGTCTTGCCACCAGCCTTGTTCGGACGAATATCGCCGATGCTGACGCGGGAGATCTCCAGGTTCTCAGAAGGGATGATTGCAGTGGTGGCCATTTTGATCTTTGTGAACTCCATAGACCTGCCGACCAGCGGATTCGTTTTACGCGCAGGTTTCCAGTTTTCAAGCCTGTGCTCAGGAATAAGCAATGCCTCAATGCACGGCTGTGAGGAACAAGAAGTCAGAACTTCAGTGTAATGCAAATTCTATTCTTGGATATGCGCTGTGCGGTGTCCATGCTAGGGCATCAAATGTAAGACTTTGGGCAGATGTGCATAAGGAGAAGAGTAAGAAAATCGTGAAGGCACAAGCGTTGTGGCGAGGATGGTGCGTAAGAAAGGTCCTCTTGATGGCAGGCCCCGGTGTCCTTCGTCGTGCAAATTGTGTGAATGATGAAGATCTTGTCACGTTCGAAGAGAAGACTCGTCAGCACCCGTTTGAATACTTCGGAATTGAGGAAGGTGGCAAACTTTGGTGGTTTGATTTTGCAACTGCATGGGAGTGGCTTACCCGGTCTCCCGCGCCAACTAATCCGTATACAAAGAACTCAATACCTTACACAGATCTAAGCCGGTTACGAAAGATGCATCTCTATCGACGCAGACATAAGTGGCCAGTGCCCGCACCTCCTGAAGACTTGAAAGCAAATATCATTCGCAGATGGACGATACTCTCACATGTGTTTCGCGGGTATGGTTTCGAAGATACACATCCCGAGCAGTTTGCGGATCTAAGTCGAGACAACCTTCGTGTTGCATTTCGATTTTTAGCAGATGATCTAAATGCCATGCCTCGGCAGAACCGTCGCATGATAGCAATGACTGAGAGGGGTCTTGCGTATACAGCAAACTCTAGTGCAACTTACATTATTAATACTCTGAACATGATGACCATTATGCTAACCGACAGTCAGTCGTATGATATTGTCTTTTTGCTGTTGTCTGCGCTATACCGGTGTTAAAAATGGATTTACTGGGTTCACATAAAGAAGGCAGTGCCGCCATGAACATCTTCTTCTTATCTCTGGACCCAGAGGAAGCAGCTCGCCTTCACTGTGATAAACACGTAGTGAAGATGATCTTAGAAACTGCACAGCTGCTGTATACTGCCCACTGGGTGTATGAATCACCACTGCCGGAGACTGCATACAAAAAGACCCATCCTAATCACCCATCCTCTCGGTGGATTCGCGAGTCCTTGGCCAATTACAACTGGCTGTGTCGGCTTGGGTTGGCGCTGTGTGCCGAGTTTACCCACCGGTATGGACATACTCATAAGACTCAGGCGCATCTGGAGTGGTTATCTACGCATACACCGGTCACATTGGTCGATATCGGCTGGACTCTGCCTCGACTGGCCATGCCTGATGAATACAAGCATGCAGACCCTGTAATGGCCTATCGAATGTATTATGTTGGCACCAAGACGCGTTTATTGTCCTACACAAAACGTCTCCCACCCGATTTTCTAAAAGAAGCGGTTTACATGACCGCCGGAGGTAAGAGTATATCAGTGCGTTAGAAATGTCCTCTTCTTCTGCCTCCGTTAAGGCAAACAAGATGCCCGCTAAGAAGTCCGATGCCCCGAAGTCTGTCGCCGTCCCCGCCCCTGTTGCCGCTACGTCGCCGGCTCCCCCTGTCAAGGTCGCCAAGACCAAGGCTGTCAAGGCTGAGAAGCCGGTTGTGCCGTCCAAGGCCGTTGTGACGGTCCCGACGGTTGATACGCCGTCTGCCCCGGCGGTTACCGAGGCTGCGGAGAGCTCGGATGTGATCCTGGCTAGCCTGGCTGAGAAGCTCAAGGCGCTGTCCACGGAGCTCACGACCCGTGTTCGCGAGGCCACGAAGAGCGTTGCGGATGCCATCAAGGCGACCAAGCGCGAGGCCCGCGAGGTCAAGAAGAAGAAGAAGAAGAACCCGGCGGAGATGACCCCGGAGGAGCGCAAGACGTGGGAGGCTCGCCGCGCCAACAACGCCTTCCTGATCCAGCGCCCGCTCACGGATGAGCTGGCGGCGTTCATGGGTCTCAAGTCGGGTGAGAAGCGCTCGCAGACGGAGGTCACGAAGTTCATCTCGGGCTACGTCAAGCAGCACAGCTGCTTCGACCCGACGTTCAAGCGCCGCATCCTCCCGAACGCCGCGCTGGCCAAGCTCCTGCGCGTTTCGGACAAGGATGAGGTGACTTACCTCAACCTCCAGTCGTTCCTCAAGGTGCACTTCATCAAGGCTGCCCCGAAGGTGTAAATTTTTAAGCGGTAAAGATAAATGCCCCCCAATCCGTATGCAAAGAAGTATACGCAGAAGAAACAGCGGGAAGGCGACGGAGCGACGGGATCGCCCCAACTCAGGCACGGTGACAAGGTGCGCACCACCCGCGGAAATATCACGCAATTTCCTAACGCTACTTACGGTTATCGTCATATGCAGCTGCCCGACAAGTATGAATACCTGATGGGTAAGCACAAGGGACAGACCAAGAGATACAATGCGTATCTGAAGGCCTTGGCGGCTCATGGAAAGAAGGAGGGCGGCACGCGTCGTCGTCGCCGCTGAAACAGTGCAGTAGAATCAAACATAAACAATAAAAATACCCTGTAACAACAGGTGATTTTTAGTGTGTAGACATAATGCTAAGTCCTGTTAAGTTTAGGGATGTTACTCGATTCAAACGGCGGTTTATAACGCCTCCTCGCGTTAATCAAGTCACTCGAAGAGTCGACACAATTCCGAGTTCTGCGAAAGACGCACGAGTTGTGTTAAGTCCAACAAAATCCGACAAAAAAGACCTGACGAAGCGCACGCCATCCAAAGATAAGACGCAGCGAGCTTTACGTGATGCGTTTGACGAAGTGGGTGGCCGCAGAAGACGCCGAAGGACTCGCCGCCGTTAAATGTTTTTGTGTGTGAAAGATAAATGCCCGGACGTCACACTCGTCGCAATCCCAGTGGACCTCTTCTTTCGGCGGATCAGCTGGCCAAGGTAGAGAAGACAAAGCGCGGCAAACCTGCAAACAGGCGCTGGGCCCAAGTCATCCACGACATGGGACCGATTACAGGGGACAAGTTCGACCGTCAATTTGCTTACTACAAGCACCTCGGAGATCCCAAAGCCCTGAAGGCGGAGAAGGAAAGGATTGACCGCATGTTATCCCGCCAGGGTGTTCGAGGAGGTCGCACCCGTCGTGGTCGCGGAACTCGCCGCCGCTAAACAGTTGTAGTGATCAGCTCGTGGGGCATTTCCATGTAAAGCACCGTGCTAAAGAAAGGCGATAACCGTTCATCCAGGACTAGTGCACGCTGTTTATCGTTATCGGCGAGCGTTTTGGTTAACCGGCGCAGAATCTGTGTCCGATCAACAGATGAATCTACCTTGATCTTACATACACTTCCCTTCCACCCACACAAGGATGACGTATTACATGCGTCCTTTTGTTGGAACTGTCCACAGGGTGTCCGCACTTTGTTTACAAAGGCTCTTGGTCCTTGCGTGGCGTCCCAATGCGACTCCTTTTTGAGCCACGCATCAAGCTGTTTGTATAACGTGGGGCCACGCGTTGCCACAACCTCCCTCAGTGCAGAATACTCAGTCGTCTGAACATCCTTGGATAACGAGAACATCAAAAAGTCAAACACTTCTGCTTGATAAGAAATAGCATCTGCACGACCCGCATCCTCTGCGTTTGGAGCGCCTTCTGTGAGCTGCTTTTCGGGAAATCGAGACATGGTCGTCAGGACTTCCCGCGCATCTCCTGGAGCTGCTGCTTCGGGCTGAAAGGGTGCACGAAACTCGGAAATCAGAAGAGACTCCACAAGCTGTCCATTTGAGTCATGTAGATCTTCCACCCACTTGAATCCGCGATGGGTTGTGGTGTCAAGAAATGAGCGCAATGCTGCACGTGTTGGAAGTTCCTCTGGTTTCACGTCTGCATAACCGCTGCGAACCCGAACACCGGGTAAGGGATTGAAAGGAGTCGGTTGAACAGGTAACACTACAACCTTGGGGACAAACACTGCTTGCACGCGATCAAATGGATCAAGAATCACTTGAAAGTCATGTCCCTTGCTTTGTAGTTCTTGCAATGCATCCATGAAACGAGGACGATCAGAAGAGCATGCTTTTGAGTGAAGAGCCGTAAGTAACGCAAGCATGGGTCTAGGAAAGACCTGGTCTCGCACATTGACTGTATATGCATAGCGTGCAGGACCACGAAGCTTTTCTGTCTTTCTCATTACGTGACCAAGAAGATCCTGATCAATCATTACGATCGTCCGTTCACGGGGAGTCAGTCTATCAGACCAGAAACCACAGGTGACTGCATTTGTTGTTGTATCTATCCGAATCACCTTGCATCCAAGCACAGAGGTGACATATTCCAATTCATCTAACAAGCTCATGCGTCCTTCCTTGTAAGCAGTCTGCACTCCGGACACAATACGATCAAGCTGGGACTCACCTTCACCTAAATCTGTCCATGTGCGAACAAAGGAACACAGAAGCACATTGTCACGCGCGTCCTTTGGATCGGGGATCTGTTTGTCATCCTTCAGAAACAGGGGCAGAGTCTTCGAAGGCCGTCCAACACCAATCCGGAAGAAATCAGCTTTACCCGATTCCAAGCGGTTCTTCTTGATCGACTCTGCATACTTTGCGGGGATCTTGAGAGATGCAATCAATCCCTCAGGTAAAAAGCCCATGCGCAATCCGGGAAGGCGAGGTGTGCTGAGAATATACGAGTCATCTGTCTTTTCATCCTTGGGCACAAGGAGACCCTTAAACGGTCTTTCCTCCTTGTAGCAGCAGGGAATTTGCTTGTCCTTGATGCCGCGGATATAATTGGGAAACACTGCAGTCTGATCACGTTTGATCACAGTGAACTCATACTCATCTTGATCTTTTCCGGATCGGACCTTGCCTTTGCACACCGGACAGGCTCCATCGACAAGCTGATCTTCACGAAGAGGAAGCTCATCTCGCATGCACCAATACTGAGGACATGTTGCAATTCCTACTGGATCTTCAAGTTCAACAATATTGGTATTGTATTCATCAATACCCTCCTTCTCCTTGTTGACCTCCTTGATCTTTGCCTGTTTTGCAGTTTCTGGATAGTTGCGAGGATTATACTGGGCCGGCAACTTGGCTTCGTCATCTGGAGTCAGCACTACAACCTGCTTGTTCTTATCGCATTTACCGGGGTAGACTGCACTATCAAACGTCTTGCCTTCCTTATCAAACTCTTTGAGACGGAGATTGAAATAGTTATAGGTCGACGGGGGCTTCTTAGATGTGCGAACCTTCTTCTTTCCAGAGGGCGCTTCGGGTTCTGCGACTGCAGGCGCTTCGGTTTCTACCGGGGCTTCGTCAAGACCAAGATCGTTCAGAAAATCATCATCCACTTGAAAATCGCCTTGGTGAACACTTACAACAGCCTGCGGAACTGCAGCGGAAGCTTGAACGGCCTCGACACGCTTAGGACACACTGCATTTACCTCTTCCTCATCGGATGTTAATACGTAACGCAGAATACTTGCATATTTCAGAGATCTCTCAGCGTTCAGTCCAGCTGTCATGATCACTTCCTTTGTCGAGAAACGAATCGTAGGAAATCCCTTCAGAACACGCTCAAGATCAAGATCTTCACCGAGGTTAACAAACTTTGTAAACAGTGCATCTGCGTCATCTGGGGTCATTCCTATGTCAGTTAAGGTCTCGATACTCGGAGTCTCTGCGTCTTGCAAGGCCTGAAACGCCTGGACCTCAAGAGGTGTAAAGTTCTCCGCAAGTCGATCTGCACGAAGTAATCGGAACGTATCCTCTTGAAAACTGAACACTGACTGCAAACACTGAAATCTGCGCATGTCAAACTCGGTGATCTCTTTGGAATACGTGCCAAGAACTGACAGATCCTGCAGTTCCCATCTAGACACCGCAATATCAGATGCTTCGAAGAACGGCTCGATGGCATCCATGGTTTTGAGCCAATCATACATCGACAAACGTATATCCTCCATGCTTTCCTTGGTCTCCTTTCCGCGAACAACCGTGAACTGGATATCCTTCGGAGTGATTGCAATTCTGTCAAAGGATGTGCGAGAGGTTCCGCGATAGAGAAGCAAGGTCGGAAGGCGGCGATTGGGAACTGTTGTAGATGTCCACGACTTCCACATTGCAACATCTACAGATGGGACCTTGTTGTTCGGATCCACCACGAAGAACTTGTGCCGTATCTTCTCCTGCTTTGATGTGAAAAATCCAATATAGGGAGTCTTCTTGGAAAGTGTAAGTCCGTAAAAGATCTGCTCAAATCGTGCACGAGGAGCGGTAAATGATGTTTGAACAAGCGGAACATACCATTTTGCACGGAGAATCGAGATATTCTTTGGTTCCGGAAAACTCAGCGCACGAAGCTTTGTCATCTGATCTGCAGATGTATGCAGAGATCGAATAGCTGACTCTGTGAGCCGACTCGGAGTGTCTTCGCGAAATAATGGAAAATACACGCGCTTGACAATCTGAGGCATATCTTCGATAATTTCTACTATCCGGAACTCACTGATATCCGAATACAATGTGTCAAACAAGAGCTGGAGGTTTCCGATTGGAATACGGGTTGCAGCAAGTGTAGGCAGTTCCTTTGCAGGAATTGGAAAGACAATCGAGCGCTCATCTGCAACACCAAAGACTCTCCACTCCGAGAACCCAGCTCCAGGCGCAAAGAGGTCCCTCAGTGCATCGGGATAGGAGTTCCAATCTTCGCGAGACCACTGACGCTCCTTTACACCGGTTCCGGGCCGTTTGTGCTCAAGATATTCCTTAAAAAGAGAAACATCCATGCGAATGGTGTCTAACGACATGCGAAGAAACAGCGCATCCCAGTGACGAGGATCTTGGTAATATTCCTCGGAAAGCTCCACATGAACTTCAATAAACAGGCGATCGGGGTGGCTGTTCACGGCGATAGCGATATGTTGCCGCACAGTTTCCAGTGTATCGTCCTCAAAGAACGTCACACTCGATCCTGTTCCTGCGACGGGGACAGTCTTCGACATTATTGGTTAGGAGTATTACTTTTTATTACACTCGCCGCTTAGAGCGACCAAGGTGACGTCTGTGCCTACGTGTTTTGTGCTTCCTACGCCCACCGTTTGCGTCTTGCGTAAAGATGTATCCTTGTGTTTCATACGGCTTACCTGTTCCGACATATTCCTTCACGAATTTATCATACGCGTCGAGGATTGGTAGTCCGCCATCTTCGATGAATTCAAACCACGAGGGACTATTTCCAGGACCCCACTTGGGCATATGCATGTTTGCCCCCAACGCATCTTCTCGAACTTGTATTACAGTAAAGTGCTTGTCGGTTGCCGGTTTGCCCTTCTGTATCAGCTGTACTGGCCATGTTGATTTTCCGTCCTTGCTAGTCATTGTGAGGTTGGTCGACTTATACGTCTCGTATCCGGACATTTATACTTAGATGAGTTTTTCTATAAAGGAGAGTCCGTGATTGTCATGCCACAATAAGGGGTCGGTTGCCGAGAGTAATTGACAGGAGTGTAGATTCCAGCCTTGACTGCATCATGAAGAATACGTTTGAAATTCTCCCAAAATTCAGGTGTGTGACCAATTGTCTCTGTCATTAAGTGCGCCATCTCGTGTAGCATAACAAACATGATCGTATTGATATCAATCAATGGGTAATCGGGTTTCTTTGTTTTGTCGCGAAGACAGACCACAATACGTTGCCCCTTATTCTCCGAATACGAGGTATCCGATGAATTGATATCATTCTCTGAGAACACATCTGGCTGAAACCGAGCAACAAACCGAGTGACAGGCGGATCGTTCATCAATGCAGGTTCGGCGGCATAGGAATCTCGCAGCTTTGTGAGGTTCGCCCGGATCCTTGCCATTAGCTTCACAGCCTCTTCCTTGTTGGGTAAGTTTTGTATATCATAGTCGTGTCCATCGGGTCCTGTCATACGAATCGTGTTCGAAGGGCCGACAAGCTGTGCTACGAGGGCAACTCCGACAACCGCTGCAGCGACGGATAACATTGTGTATTACTGGGAAGTTTAAGCAGAGAGTCCCTCGAGGGCCCGGTTGGCGCGGAAAGGATCCGGGTCAATCGTGGTCTGCAGGAACGGGCCAACCTTACCCTGGGGGTTCGGCGTCTCCGAGCGGATATCCCAGGTCGGGTTGCGGTTGTTCTGCGAGATGCCGATGATGTTGATGTTCGCGTGGTAACCAGCCTGGAGGAAGTTCTGGCCCTCCATATCCTTCGAGCCAACCGGGTTCACGGCGGCCCACGAGGCGCCGATCTCACCCTTGGGGAGAAGCTCACCTGCAGACAGCACGTTCTGCGTATACGTCTGCTGGGACGAGGGCGTGCGGCCCTGCAGGTCACCAACGGCAACTGCGTTACCACCAACCGACGAGGTGCTAATGGAAAAAGGACCCTGTCCCGAGAGGACGGGCTGCGATCCCGAACCACCCAGCTCCTCGGCCTTGTCAAGGACGACACCCTTGGAGCCTGAATAGGAAGAGAAAAGGGAATAGACAACGACGACGCCAACAAGGACCATGCCAAGACGAACGACTTTAGTACTGGAGAGCTTCATACTTTATTCATCTCGTCAGACAAATTTCGGTTGGAAACAGAAGCTGGACGAGTTGCTCCCGACGAAGGGTCCAGAAACCACGCAGACCCTTTCTCTTTGCCTCTTCGCGAAGCTCTCCGATTGTCATTTTCTCCACGATGAAGGACTGGGGAAGCTCAGTCATGTTGAGAATTTGAAGAAGCTGAGCTCGTTTAAGAATGTAATACTGCTTAATACGGCGCTGCTTGGCGATCTGTTTGAGTTCAAGAATAGACATAGACTCCATAGTGACTCCTCTCCGCCTATCCGAGACGGAATCCGTTTTTTTCCGGGCTTCAAGTAATGCAACGTACACCGGTGATCCTTGCCTTTTTCTTCGCAGCCGCCCTCGTGGGGATGTTTCTGCGCTTTACGGATATGAGTGGAGGAAAGGAGACCTTTACGCTTCCGAGTGATGAAATGGCTCCCATCAATGCGCCTACGACGATAGGCATCAACCCTTACAATGGAACTGCTCCGATCAACGGAAGTGAGCCTGGCCCTGTGCCCGAGCTGCCGTATGATGTGGCAGACGACAACAAGCTGATGCAGTTTGCGACCAACAAGGTTGGCCCCGAGTGCTGCCCCTCTCCTTATTCCACTGGCGCCGGATGCATCTGTCTCACACAGCAGGATCTGAGCGGCGCTGCGTCCCGCTATGGAAATAAGAGTTCCATGTAGTAACAATGGATCACCTCCGTGCCTTTATCAAGCATTTCAAAGACAAGCACCCCGACGCTGCATTTCCACGTGCGTCGGATGAGGTTTACTCTCATCTGACTGACGTGATGACACCGCACGCTATGAAGATCATGCAGAAGGACAACTCTGTGTTCCGTGGTCCGAATGCACCTCAGCCCTTTACTGGGATTGACTTTTCTCCCATGTGGGATGGAACTGAGCAGTCGTGGAAGCTCCTGCACACGACTATGATCTTCTCTTTCCTTCAGGGTGATCCGAAGGCCAAGGTTGCTCAGGTGCTAGAGGCGATGAAGCATGTGCTCCCCGAAACTCACCGAGACACCGATGAAATTCTTAAGACTCTCGAGACGGAGGAGACTAGCTCTGCACTGTCGGAGATCTTTGAGCTTCTCATGACAACCCGTCTTGCATCAATTGTTGGAGATATTGCGGCTTCCATCAAGCTGGAGGATATTGGCATTGACTTTGAGCGCCCTGAGGAGATTCTCGAGGCTCTTCAGCACCCGGAGCGCAGTCAGGCTGTCCGGCAGATCATGGAACAGGTAAAGGGTATGCTGGAAGATCGTATCAAGAACGGAAAGATCAATCAGCAGGAACTCATTCGTGAGATTGAGATGCTCAAGGCTAAGTTCCAGTCGAGCTTTGGCAAGTATATGAAGGAGATGGTTGGAATTGGACGCGAGCAGCCCGCGACTGGAAATACGGGTGAGCAGATCCTCTCGAACTCCCCCGAGGCTCGTCGTGCTCGTATGCAGGCCCGTCTCCAGCGTAAACTGCGCGAAAAAGGTCGCGGGTGAAGATAAGAGATGATGTTCTGGTTTTCCGATCCAACTGTTCTGTTTCGGCAGGACACATGGTATACATTTGTCCCCACCCCTGGTATGAGTGTAGATGAATCGCTTAATGCGGTTGTTCGCTTTACAGTTTACCTGAGCATTCTGCTGTTTGCGTGCTCGATGGATGTGAAGTATTTTGTATATGTCCCTGTTGTCATGGCACTGACCGTGGGTCTTCACACACTCTATCCGAAGACAAAGACAATCATGGAGCCGTTTCGCATGGGCACCGCTGTCAGCTCGTATCTCGGAGAGGAGACGAGTAAGCCAACACAAGAGAATCCGTTCATGAACCCGACACTGGTCGATATTCATGAGAATCCGAATCGCCCCCCGGCCGCAGATCCTACAGATGCCGGCGTTCGCGACGAGGTGAATAGGCAGTTTTCTCAAACTTCAAATATGTATCTGGATACGACGGATGTGTTTCAGCAGGTTCAGTCTCAACGCAACTTCTACACAGTGCCTGCAGACGACCATGCTGGACTGCTGAAGTTTCTTGGTAAGGGTGCTGCATCTGGGAAACTTCTGAACGAAGGATACGTGGTAACAAAGGGATCAATGGCGAAGACGCCTGCGAGTAGTGTGGCGACTCCGCCTACGGGAACTATGCCGGGTGACACGGCGGTTCAGCCCGAGATCCCTGATGATCTCCGCGCTTGAGTGCTTTTCTCCTGATGTCACGCGCTCCTTTCCCTTTGCGGGTTTAAACTTAATTGTTGGAAATCCGTTCACATGTTCATCCGAAGACACATTGGCAGATTCCACTTCAATCGCACGAATACTCGGATACTTCTTCTTCATTTCATTCCAGTGTGGACGGGTGACCTCACAATGAGAGCAGCCTTCCATATAGAAAAATACCAAAAGCGGACGATGCTTCAGGCCTCCCGCAACTGCATCCGTGTCGGTAGGTGTGCCTTGATCTATACGAGCAAGAAGACCCGCCATATTTATATCACCCACTAGAAAATGGCGTGCCTGGATGAATTGAACCAAGCCAAGGACAAGACCTGGATCGGAATTTCACGAACAGGTGAGATGCGTAAGTTCGAGACGCTTGGACAGTTCAGAGAATATCAAGAGGCGCTTGGATGCCGAGAGATTCGTCCGGCTCCGTATGTTGAACCAATTGCAAAGCAAAACACTTACCGAACTGGATTTCTGGAGTTCAAGCCCCGAGACTCCGAGACACAGGCCCGGTTTGACGCAATGTCTGACCAATGGGAAGGTGCTAATGCATCCGAAGCGGCGGTGAAGCAGGGGCTCTATGTTGAAGACAGTGCAGTTCCCGCTAGCATTCGAGAAAAGAAACCGCAGCCCACACTGGCGCCTCCGATATCTGCACGCACAGCTCCAGCTCCTGCAAAGACAAACGATCTCTGTGTATTACAATGAAGTGGGCCTCACTTGTAGCCTTAGGACTTGTCGTCATTTTAGCATATGCTCTCCTGAACAGGGAACACTTTGTTGACACTGAATTCAAATCTGGAGGCACAACTGGAATTGCAACTGCCCTAACTAGACCGTGTGTATGCTCTGGACCCGCATGTCCTTCGGCATGTGGAGCCTGGGAAAGTAAAGTGGAGGCCGTTGCACCCATCGGCTCTTCGACTTCCGATTATATCTCCGTGCTAGCTGCATTCTTTGACAACGTGTATAATCCCGCAGAAACTAAGCCAACTGCAGCTCAAGTAGATACGTTTCTTGCATCACCTGCAGGAACAGTTGCAGGTGTAGATAGGTCGAGTGTTAAACAAATCATTATGGATGGATTTCGCATTGAGTCGGGTATAACATCTGTTGCGAGTGAGCTTGCGGGACAGAACTTTTCCCCTAACATATCGATTCTTGAAGATAAAATGGCGCGGGATGAGGTCAGAACTCGTAAAGAAGGGGGATACAAACCAGCTGTTCCTAGAACATCATCTCAGTTTTCTGAAGGGGACTATGCACCGATAACCCAGACAAATCCCAACTATCCAGGAGAATGGGACGATGGATCCACAACTTGGAAGGGTCCTCGCCCAGCATCTGTCTGCGCCTGTGCCGAAAACGTTATGTGAGTTAGTGTTAATGAGGACGTGGCTTCTGCTCGCATTGGTCGGGTTTGTCGTCTTATATGTTTACATCAGTCGGGAGGGAGTTGATTCTACATTAAGTCCTGCGCCCACTTGTCCCAATAACGGAACTTTATACGGAAATTTATGCAGAGATGAGATGGGTTCTACATCTGGACCAACGTGCCCTTCTGGTTATAGTTTTACACCCGGAACACTGGGAAGTGGCAGGTGTGTCAATCTATCAACCGAGTCTCTGGATAGCGCCACTATTGTGGCGTGCAATAAGTATTGGGATGGTGCCATCGCAAGTTGGGCATTAGGACAGAAGGCGGCGGCTTTTGAGCAAAAGTGTATGCCGTATGCGCCCTCTTGGATTACACCGGACATGCTTGATAAACTGCCTACTCCCGCCACAACTGCGCAGGCAGTAATCGAGAAGGGTCAAGCGGATGCTAATAAATCTCGAGGTGCTGCAGGAAGAGTCTATGCATCCTCTACGGGATATGCGGATCTCTTAGCGGCCGCGCAGGGTGAAGATCTTCCTCCGCCAATCGATGCAACTGCGCGCCCAACAGATGTTGGTGCTACTCGCCCTTTAGATGGTCCAGTCTTTGGACCGAATGGCGTCTTTTCTGGAGAGGCCGGAACAGGTCAAAACACCGCATCCTCTGCCGCGGCTGGACTGACGGGTGGCAGCCAGTATGGTGGAACCCCAGGTGGCAACTACGATTCAACAGGAAACGAACCTGGTTCGGGTGCTTACGGAATGTGGCAAGGGACGGGAGGAACCCCACCTCCTCCTCCGGGCGGAAACAATCTTCCAGTAAATGGTCCTTCATGGGGTGGCAAGGGTGTATCGGGAGTAACAAAATCATCAACTTCTTCTCGTCCAGCACCGACCTTGTATGGACCTAATTCTGGAAACAGTGGCCCTGGATCTGGGATTCAATCAGGATATCCTCAGTTGAATAGCATGTCAACCGTTGGCCTCCCATCCTTTGGATCTGCTGGATCGGAACCAAACAATAACTTTGCAGTCACATCTCGTTGCCCTGGAGATCAAGACCTCATTCCTAATCCTTACTTGCAGTCAAGTGCATATTCGCTTGCCAACGGATCACAGAAAACGAATCCCGTTCCATTTTTATCGGATTTCTCTGCGTTCCAAAGATAAGATGTCCTTCGGTCTTCGCAATCAGCGTGGCTCGTGCTGGGTAAATGCAACTCTTCAAGCAGTCTTTCGAATTCCCGATGTTCAGTCCCGATATGCGCCCGATGAGGTTGTTCCTCAAGGTGCTACGGTCGACCTTTGCCTCCAAGAAATCTGGGGGAGCAAAGGAGATGAGGGTTTGAAGCCCTTTTATGAGTGTGTTCGGACGGCGGTGATGCCGGCAGGAGAGGGAATTGGCGACTCTCACGAACTCCTGGAGTTCTTATGTGATAAGTTGCCGTTCCTTGATAAGTTATGTCGATTCAAGGTCGCAAATACGGTGAAGTGTGATCATTGTGATTACAAGGACTCCCATTCAGATTCACTGATTGAGTTCTCTGTCTCTCCAACACAGAAGAAGCAGAGCCTGGCAGACTGTGTAATCCAGTCTGTTACCCCTATAAAGATTTCTGATTGGAAGTGTGAGAAGTGTAAGGAAATGGGATGCACAAAACAGTTATTGATGGCGTCCTTTCCTCAGGTGTTTGTGTTTCATGCAACCTCGTTGAGAACATCTGTATCCTACTCGACGGTGCTTGTTCTGAACGGACAGAAGTATGCGCTTCTAGCCGTTGTTTGTTTCAACGGTGGACACTGGTGGACATATGGGCGCGGAATGCCACCGGGTAAGGATTGGATTGAGTATGACGACTCGACCCTCCGCAATCATGGACCCAACCACTTTCCTTTGTCCGACCATATGCGTCTGCTGTTCTATTATCGTATCAATGAATAAGCAAAGATGGGTGCACAGCCTTCTTGTCCGGCCGGATCAACACTTACCCAAGCAACGACTCCAAATACACCTGCAACGTGTGTTGGAGCAGATGGCACTGCAACAACTCCTCAGTGCCCTGAGGGAACCGTATTAACTCCTTTTGGTTGTGGGACACCCCAGCCCACTCCAGATAGTGCGGCGCCCACTCCGCCCACTCCGCCCACTCCGCCCACTCCGCCCACTCCGCCCACTCCGCCCACTCCGCCCACAGGCAATTCAGCTACCGGAACAACGGCTCCTGCTGCTCCTGCTGCTCCTGCTCCTGCTGCTCCTGCTGCTCCTGCGGCCAAACCCACAGAGGCTACAACTAAGTCGAATGTCTCCTACACTCTTCCGATTGTCGTATCGGTCGTGTTGATTCTTAGTTTTTTCATTATTTTCAGCACGGGGTCCTTCCTCGCAGTTGCGGTCCTTTGGCTTCTCCTTGCTATGATCGGTCTTCTTCTGAGGGTCTATGGGTTTATTACCGCAGATATCATTGCACCACTTCTTGCTACACCAACTGTGCAACCGGTTGGTTCGGCCACATCAACGCTCACAAATGTTAACATGGTGGGTAGCGAAGTCTTCCACATTGCGGATAACAATTACACCTATAACGATGCGCCTGCTGTATGCGGTGCATATGGTGGGCAGTTAGCTACACTTGAGCAGATCATTGATGCGTATAATCACGGAGCGGAATGGTGTGGATATGGTTGGTCGGCTGGAGGGATGGCGTTATATCCGACACAGAAGGGCACATGGGATGCACTGCAGCAGGAAGTCGATCAAACAAAGAGGACAGCATGTGGTCGTCCTGGTGTGAATGGTGGCTATTTTGATCCTTCTTCCAAGTTTGGTGTCAACTGCTATGGAATCAAGCCGCAGGGAAATGTTAAGCTTCCCACACCGTTACCTGGAACTGATCAGAGTGCATTCAATGATGCCGTTGCCAAGTTTAAGTCGGTCTTGAAGTCAATCAATATCAATCCCTATTCTCGCACGACATGGTCTGCAAACAGTGTTTCATCTGGACAGAAGTTTATAAATAAGGTTACCGAGAACTTTGCAGTTCGCGAGCATGCAACGATGTCTAATCCATATGAAGAGGTCCTTCCTGGACAGACAATTGCAAATAGCGCTGCGACTGTAGATGCACCCTATGGACTCGTGGGCGCTAAGGGTGAACCAGGAACCCCAGGAGCCCCAGGAGCACGTGGACCGGTCGGACCTAGAGGGCAAGATGGAGTGAGTAACTTACCTGGTCCTCAAGGAGAACGCGGACCCCCTGGCACACCAGGCGCTCCGGGCGCACCTGGTTCACCGGGAGAAGCAAGCACTGTCCCCGGTCCTCCGGGTGCTCCGGGTGCTCCGGGTCCGCCAGGTGCTCCGGGAGCCCCAGGCGCGCCGGGTGCTCCGGGTAAGGATGCAGTTAGAAGAATGCCTTCTGTTATAAGTGCAACCTATGGATCTGGAAATCGAACGGTCAATATCTTACCGGCTGTGAAGAATTCTATCGCATCTGGGAGCGACTTCTATTGCAATAACAATATTGCAGGGGATCCCGCGCGGGGAAGTCTAAAACAATGTAAAGTTACATACACGAGTGGCTCGGGTGAGCAGAAGACATTAACTCTTGGTGAAAATGCCCAGTTTGACCCCACTCCCTTCAATATATAATCATACCGGTCTGTTGTCTATCTGGGGCGTTGGCGGGATATTGACTGCATACTTTTTCAATAATCTAAATGCCGGTGGTGCTCGTCCAGGTCCGCGGTCATAGCTGGTTCTTCCACCCTTGTAACACATGTAAGGTGCGCCGGGATATTTTTCAGGGTAATCTTTAGGGCACGGTTTATAACACAACATGCCGACCAAATCTGAATGCTTATCATTTACTATATCAAGATCTGCGCATGTTTTATTGTTTGCAACATTCGCTTGCACCAATGTTTCACCCGGAACGGGATCTCCCTTTCCATTTGAAGCTCGCCACTTCCAATAGTCTCCTTTATAATCGGATCCAAAGTCCCCGGGCCCTGGGCAAATAGATTGTTTTGCTTCAACCTGACCGCCTGTCGCACATCCACTCCAACCAAGAAGCCCCCAGTTTACGCATCGATCATTCCACCCAATAGGAGCCCTACACAATGCTCCATCGTCAGTCCAGTCCTTTGGACACCATGATCCAGGTGCTGCATCTTTGTGGGCGAGCCCGACAGGTATTCCAATTCCTCGGCCAAATGTATCTGCATAACATGTGGTAAGTCGTCCATGGTATCCTGGCTCGCAATTCTTATAACACATTCCAACCTCAAGAGATCCATACTCGCCAATGCACGTGTTGGGTGCGCTCGATAACACCTCTCCAATATACGGCAACTCAACTGGGCTGAACCACCATGCAATCAAGAGAACGAGAAGCACGTTAAGGGCAACAATCCAAAATATGACCCATGGATTCCATGCTCCGGGTATTTCCTTTGTCGCATCGACATAGGTTGCGCCAACTGTAAGAATTACAAACCAAAACAGGATGAAGGAAGCGAGAGACATAGAAGAGGAGAAAAGTTTTGACACTGGCTCCCAGACCTCAGTCGGGAACATAAATTCGAATACGCTTGCCGTGTCATCCGGCATTCAATTGTTTCTAATGAAGAAAACAATGGATACGACACAGCCTCTCCTTACAGTCTTCAAGAAACTTGCTGCACAGATAACTGTCCAAGTGCCCCCTACATCTGGGCAGGAGCTTAACCGGTTTGACTGGCTTTTATTCCGTCCGCAGGCACATGCGACAAAACCATTTGAATCAGATCACTCTGCTAGACAGGAGAAGTATAGGAATACGAAATAAAGTCCGTTGACATACGTAAAGATGGACGTCGTTCTCCTCATGGGGCTTGCCGCCCTTGGCTATGCAATGGCTATTCCCAAGAAACGCAGAAACTCTGACTCTGCGCCTGTAATTGAAGGACTTCAACTGTTTGGCGATCGAGAGTTCGATGAGCTGCCGGTCGTGCAGGAAGCAAATGGACATGGAAACATGGTCCCCTTCTTTGGAGCTAACCTCACACAGACGACGTATTCGGATGGCCACGAGAGTCTCCTCGACAAGTATACGGGAATGGGAAAGAACACCTTTTTCCGTAAGGAGGAGGCAGGCGCATTCTTCTCTCCCGAAGCTGGTCGTGGAAATCCCTGGAAAGCCCAGGTGGAGACAGACTTTGAGCAGTCTCGCCAGGTCACAAGTCTTTCGATGAAGAACGTTGCCCCGATTGATCGTGTTCAGGTCGGTCCGGGTATCAATGATGGTTACACCAACCTTCCGTCGGGCGGATTCAATCAGGGTATTGAGTCTCGTGAGTTCCAGCTGCCCAAGACAACCGATGAGATCCGTATCGCCACCAAGCCCAAGCTTACCTACACCTCCAACCCGACACCGGGTAAGCAGCGGTATGGTCTTCAGCCTGGCCTGCAGGCGCCGGTTAAGAAGAACAGACCAGATCGCTTTCAGGTGCTTCAGGCCGAAGATGGCTCTCTGCCGCACTTGAACACAACCATCGGTCGGGAGAAGGCATCTGCAATCTATCCTGAGTTCATCATGAAGGATCAGAATCGTGTTGATACTACCAACCAGTTCATGGGTCCTATCGGTAAGAGCACGGGTGGAAATGAGTCCTATATCCGCGCATTCACCGAGCCTTATCAGCAGTTCATGAAGCTGACCACAGAAGGCCGCCCTGCGCCCGGTGGACCGGTGTCTGGCATGCAGGGAATCAATGCGGGTCCTGAGGCCTACACGGTTCAGACTCACCGCGACGAGTCCACTCACGTCAACTACCGCAGCTTCGAGTCACCTCTGCTCCAGCGGGGAGGACAGGCACCGACAGCTGCTATGTATGGATCTGTCAAGTATGATGAACCGGTTGGCCAGAGTGTGCAAATGGATCGTGTTGCAGAGCCGGGCTTACTTGATGCATTCAAGAGCAACCCGTATACACAGAGCCTCCAGTCTTCAGCCTAATGGATACATCACTGTTGAAATACACAGATGCACGGGTTACGATATGCTTACACAACATGACACGCCAAGACATGCACAATGTGATACGCTCTGTAGCGGTTCACCCGACACGAATTCGTGTCTGCGCATGTATTGATGATCCATGGATTCGATCCTCTCTGTCGTTTCTTCAGGCTGTTTGGATTCCTATCGGTGAACAATGCAAGACCTTGGGCGTATCGAATCAACCCTCCTTGCCCGCCGCTCAGAGCTTGTTCAATCAACATCTTGGTTCTTCAGCGTCATCGTCTTATTCGCAGTCCTCGGGGGCTTTGGATGGTTTCTCAAAGTCCAATACGAAATGAATGCTGCAAAACCACAAGAAAAACGCATACCTTTTACGCCGACTACGTGGTACTCTGCAACGCGAAACCTTCGCAGTGAAGAGTATGCAGGACAACTCCAACCTTTTGAGATTGAAACTCGATATGGTGTATCGGGATCTTCCAACGGAGGTGGCTCAACAGAAATTCACGGAATTAACGGAAGCTCGAGCAGCATCTCAACCTCCACCCCCGGTGATTAAACTTGGTGGCGACCGCAAGAAGTTAGTGAAAGCTGTTCCTGGTAGTAAGTAAGAGGGATGCCGATTACGGTTGTTCCGGCATTGCCATCGACATTCACGTTCTATAAATACGAGCCGTTTGACTATACATTTACATCGCCGGGGGCTTTGACTGTAACTGGCTCAGCTATCGTCACACCCAGGTTTACAGTTAATAATACTAAGTTTTCTGGCCCCTTCCAGGCGATTGGCGCCGCAACAGGAGAAACGGTTACAGTTTCTAGTTCTGATGGATCGTCTTTGTCGTATACATTCTTCATCCTTGCGGGTCGATTTCAAGGTCCGACTTCGGTGTCTGCGTATGTTGGAGAGACATTTTCAAGCGACTATACGACTTCCGGAACCACCCTTGCGAACGTATTTTCAACCCCAACTCTCCCACCTGGATTACGATTCACACTTATCGCAAGCAGCAGTGCTGTCTTATCTGGAATACCGACAACAATTTCCCCTTCGATAAATTACCTCTTCTATGGTTCGGGCGGTGGTAATACAGTAAGCTCGATCGTATCCATCCAGGTATTACCTACCAGAGTTCTTACATCGCCGTCGACATTCTCACCTCAGACTCTTACGGTGAATAGTCCATTTGATGGATTAAGTATATCAAATGCATTAGTTCCTTCCAATAATCTGTCATTCTCTGGGACTCTCCCACCGGGACTTATATTTTCCCCATTAGTCGGAAGATCGACTACAATTTCCGGAACACCAACTGTTCCGCAATCGGGAACATTCAATGCAATTATCACAGTTACCGATGTAGTTACGGGTGCATCTACTAACATAGCAATTCCGTTTGTCTACAGAGAAGTCGTTCAATTTACATATCCAACAAGCCCGATAACAGTGAACTTATATTCAAATATTCCTGTATCAAATACTGCTGGCATTCCCAATGTATACAACTCAAACTTGATGTTAACTGCAGTGACGAACTATGGAACGGGATCAAATATTCAGTATACCGTATTCCCTGAATTTCCCCCAACGCTCAGTCTAACCACTGTAACCCTTAGTCCAACAACGTCACTTGGAATCATATCTGGAAAAAGCACTGTTCTTGGAAAACAAACATATCAGTTCACTGCCACAAATTCAACACCGACACTTGCACCGAGCCCCGCTGTGGAGATCAATGTAAAAAATGCCACGTTCAGCTACACTACGCCTACTGTGCCTGAGCTTTATGTTGGAAAGGCAATGACTCCGATTATCTTTTCTATTACAATTCCTGCATATCTTGACGGAGGCGCAACTGAATTATCAACAACGTATACTGCTCCAGATGGACTTAGTATAGCGTCAAATTCAACATCATTTACACTCTCCGGAATACCGAGGACTGCTGGAACAACTCCAATTATTATTAACGCAGTCGACAGTCTATCAAATGTCATACCAAATACTCTCGTAATTCCAGTCACTGTTCTTCCGGATATCTTTACGTTCAGCCAAATTCCGAACGGGCCCTATGTATTTGGACAGAATATCCAGATTACGCCCATACAGGTAGCTATATCTTTCTCAAACGGAGGACCAGCAACTCTTTTTCTGAATTCCACACTGCCGGCTGGTCTCCGGATATCAACGAGTGGACTAATAGAGGGTGTGCCAACATCGGCATCCGCTGCTAATTCTACATTTCAGATCCTGGCAACAAATGGATATACCAATGCGGTTAATACATACGTATACACAACATCTATAGACACATTCCTGCTTTATTCGCAATCTGGAAACTCATTTACGTTGATTCCTAAAACAGTATTAGAAACTATACCGATTACGTCTGTTTTGCGTAGTGGTGTATCTCCATCACAAGTTACAGCTGGCTATTTGTATGGATTAACCCTGACGAATACGAGTCTTTCTGGTAGGTTTAATTCTGGAGTATATCCAGATATCGTTGTTCCTTCCAATGCCTCAATATTGATCTTTGGATCCAATGTTTCAAACTCGCCTAGCACTAATTTTCAACTTTCATCAGAAACTGCGCAGACAAAGATCAATTCGATTGCAGTGGGGACTATGATATATTACTCGTCAAACTCATTCGTTACAATGATTCCATCAACCGGACTAACGTTAAACAGAAACATTACAGACTTCCAGAGTGCAATTCCCGGGGGCAATGAGTTTATGATAGCAAACAACAGTCCAACTACGTATTTGACCACCAATGGTGGAGTGAGCTATACTGCAATAACCTCGTCATCGGGAAATGTCTCAGAGGTTACATCGTTGTATTCAAATTGGTATGGAATCAATACAGCCTCAGTGGTAAGATCAACAGGAGGATCTGCATGGGGGTTACTGACAAGTGGATTTGGGCAAATACCTCGCGCAGATGGCGGTCTTGTGTTGCGGTCTGTCCCGCATCTGTTATTTCTTACACCAAATCCTGAACACACCATATCAATTCCTGGTTCAATCGAAATATCTGGAATAGAGATTACCGGATCTTCAATCATTTATCGGTCACCGCTTCCGAGTGGAGAATTCACACCGGCCTTTTCATCTGGATTTTGGTCTTTCTCCGGAATGCCAGCTGGTTTAAATTTTGACAGAATCTATGCAGTTGCAGACGGTGCTTTCACATTAACAGTTACGGTTGAAGATGCTCTTCCTGTAGTTCCATTCACACAATTGTCAACTTATGGAACTGCGCGGCAGTTTGATTCAACCGCCCGTCTATTATTTGGAGGAAAGGGACTTCGATATGCTGACATGAAAGCAAATCCAGTCGCTAATCCGACAACATGCTCTCTTGAAGAGATTAGAGATGTTTCGACAAATTATTACAGGGTGATTATAGCTGCAGGTGGTCATGATTCAGCCGATCTACCGAATTCTCCGTATTCAACTCTGCAGTATTCTACGGATATTGGTGTCACGTGGACTCCATCGACGAATGATTTTACATGGTATGCTACGAATGTAGTCTGGGGAGGTCACTATAATTCTGTAGAAGGAACGGTCCCGCTGTGGATGGCACTGGGCAGAAATAATACAAATATCCCTGGCATAAAGTATTCTACAGATGGAATTACCTGGACCGATATTACTCTTGGGCTCACATTTACGAGTTCAACTGTTATCGGCCCACTTCAGTTCGATGGAACAAATTGGAACCTATTTGTAGACTATGTTATGTATACTCACGATGCTGCTACAGCAACGCTTGGTATTAATGGCTCCTGGATAGTCACGCCAATAGCCATATCTCCGACTGCTGTAACGCCAGCATTCTTCTGTTCTACGCCTTATATTTCTGGATCATTGACATCAGCGACTCTTGGAATCGGAATTAGTTCTAGTGGGCCGGTATTCTCATCTCCAACCATAACAAGTTACCTTGGTTATCAGTATATTCCGATTTCAACAATTCTGTTTGATACTGTAACCGATGGAAGCTCATTCTTCATTGCATCTACTCTACCTCCGGGTCTTGTGTGGTCTCCTGTTGTGTTGAATACGAATGGGCGCACGGGTGCAACAATCAGTGGTCAACCAGTTATTCTTGGAACAACTATTATTACAGTCTATGCTCAGAATTCTACGGGTATTTCAAGCATCACTGTGACTATTATTACACAACCCATTCCTCTAAAGACCCCGCAGACCACTGCATCTGGATACACAAACTTCATGAAGGAAAAAGTAATTGCAGACGCAGCTGTTAGTGCGATTAATAATAAAGCATTCGTATCTCCTGTTGGCACCTTCTTAGCCAACGATCCTCGGCCTGTAACACGGGCAGCTGATCTCTGCTGTGTCACTCGATGATATCCGGCATCACCATGCCCTTGAACTCATTCAGACCGCGCATGCCCACGAAGACATGCACACCGTTGCGCATCTCATAGACGCGCCCCGTCTTGATCAGCACGAAGTAATCACGCAGGTGGAAGTTCACGTCCACACCCTCATCATCGTCATCCTCGATTGGACCGATGAACTCAGCCATGTGATCCAGCATTGACTTGGACTTGAACAGCTCTGGAGCCAGAGCATTCACGTGCGTCAGAAACTGCTTGATATCCACAGCCTTCTCAGCCTTCTTTGCGAGTTCCTCGAGCTTCTGAACCTGCTGCCTGTTCAGCTTCTCAATATTGAACGTCGGAGTTGTGGGGCGGGACTCCGTGGTCCCTGAATCCGTGGTCCCTGGGTCGTTCCGACCCGTCGACTCCCATAGAGTCGCGATCAGAGCGTTGAGAAACTCCGGAGGAAAGTCGAGTGCGGAACCCGCACGCAGGATAGCAGTGTTGATAGTGGACTTCATTTTGTCTGGGGGACACTCTCGAGGTTTTTGTGGAGCCTATAAATCCGTTTTTCGCGCGTTCAGTTAAAGATGGCCCGTAGTCACATGTCTCGTCGTCGTGGTCGTCGTGGTGGCTCTGAAGAACTCACTCCTGAACAGAAAGCTGCTGCTGCAAAGGTGGCTGCAAAGGTAAGGGAAGAGGCGGCGAAAGACGTGGAGATGGATTTGGGCAATCAACAACCGCCGGCTAACGAGGCATGGGGTCAGCCAGCTGTTGGAAATTGGGTTCAGAATGGAAGTCTGGAACAGGCACAAAATCGGACCGCTGCCGCGTGGAGAGCTGTGGCTGCTCGACAGTTTGGTAATAGCCGCACGCGCCGCCGTCACCGTAGCCGTCGCCGTCGCGGTGGAAATTCTGGGCTCAAGACCAAGCGGCAGGGAATGGTCAAGGCTATATTACATGAGGCGCGCGAGCGGGCAAAGGCTGAACAGCGTAGACAGGTAATGGAACGTGTTCATAAGAAAGGGATGGAAATGCTTGAACGTCGTAAAACGAATTCCGCAACTTCCAGATAAGGAAGGGCACGCGATCAAAATGCCTCGTAATATGACTGGAGGCTCCGGCCACCGCTCGCAGCGCAACTCGGAGTCGAACAAGACCAAGATGAACAACAAGATCGGCGATAAGATGCTCGACGACCTCATGGACAACCCTGAGGGTGTGGAGCTTGATGGAGCCTTCATTGGACGTGTCACTCGGCGGCTGGGAGATGGCCGGATGGAGATCTTCTATACAGTCAACGAGACCATTGCGGGTAAGGACCGCATGGTGGACAAACTTATCCAGGCTCCTATTCGTGGCGGGATGCGAGGCCGCGGTAAGAAGGACGTATGGATTGATGTGGGTAGCCTGGTTCTCTTCGAGGAGACAGGCCTGGGAGGGATGGCTACTCACAGAATTCTCTCCGTTTTCACAGAGGTCCAGACCGCTCGGTATAAGAGCATTATGCCGAATGCAGATCCGCGTCTCTTCCTCAAGGTTGCGGGTGCAGACACGGAGGATGTTGGTGGAATCGAGTTTACCGAGGATGACAAGGAGGTTGATATTGAGGATATCTAATTTGCCAGAAGCGCGCAACAACAATCACATTTTTACAATGCTATAGAACAATGTCGATAACTGGACCCACAGGACCACGTGGTTTGGGAGGCAATGTAGGTCCTCCGGGAGCACGTGGGTTTCCCGGAATTCAAGGAAATATTGGAACCACTGGGTCGACTGGACCCACTGGACCCACTGGAGCCATTGGACCCACCGGAGTTCAAGGAATCCCTGGTTGGGCAGCGAATACAGGTGCAACGGGTCCAGGAGGTCCTGTAACAGGACCCACAGGTCCAATTGGAACTGGACCCACTGGTAATACAGGTCCCACTGGTAATACAGGTCCCACTGGTCCAATTGAAACTGGACCCACTGGTAATACCGGTCCCACTGGTAATACAGGAGCTACGGGTGTAACTGGCAACACAGGACCGACTGGCGCTATTGAAACTGGACCAACAGGGAGCACTGGAGCTACGGGTGTAACTGGCAACACAGGACCGACTGGCGCCATTGGAACTGGGCCGACGGGCAGCACCGGAGCTACGGGTGTAACTGGCAACACAGGACCGACTGGCGCTATTGGCACTGGTCCAACGGGGGGCACTGGAGCTACGGGTGTAACTGGTAACACAGGATCTACTGGTCCTCCGTTTGCTGGCGTATTAACATCATCATTATCTGTTCAGCAAATACAAGAACTTGTTGTCACCGCTGCTGTATCGGCAAATGCTCTTAGTTTAAATTGGTTAAGCGGAGATATCTATTACGTCACAACCACAAATAATGCAAATATTACACTTACTATATCGAACCTACCTATAACCGCAAATCAAAATTACTCGTTAGTTTTTTATTTGCGCAACGGTGCAACTGGTGGATACATCAATGTATTGAATATCAGTAATGCCTCTGGAACTGCAAGCTCTGTCCCAATTAGGTGGCCTGCCGGTATTGTTCCAACTCCGACAGCAAACGTATTCGCAATGCAGACCTTTTCGATATACTACAACGGAGCTGGAGCAACCACTGCTGCAAATTGGTTCACGCTTGGACAATACACTAACTTTAGTGCATAATATAATAATGCCGTTTGCTGCATCTATGCCTACGTTTGGAGCCAATCTATTAACTAGACCCAGATTTGCTGCGCCAGATAACGTTCAATTTGGAACGTTTGGTGGAGCTATGGGCAGTTTTGTTGTAGCCGGTGTTCCGGGTGCCACAGCTTACACTGTGAATCTATATTCAAATACAACGCGTTCGAATACAGGTGGGAGTCTTGTTACTAGCGTAACAAACTCGACTCCAGTTATCGACATACCAGCCAACGGCACTACACTTCAATTTACGGAGCCGTATTACTATCTTACTGCTACATGCACGTATCCATATGGCGTTTCAAGCTTGGTGGCTGGTTCGCAAATATGCACAATGATAGGGTATACTGGTGCAAATTATATTTGGACATCACCGGTCACTCGGGATGTTATCGTATGTCTATGCGGTGGTGGCACGTGTGGAGGCTATGCAGGGGGCGGTAATGGCGGGCTTGTCAAGGCAGTTGTAAATGTAACGTCGGGAACAAATTATACAATTGCAGTTGGAGGCGGGGGTGAGGGCGGAGCTGGTGGAAGTGACCCGACTGGTGGAGGTAGTTACACGGGCGGGGGTGGTGGACCGGGTTGGGGAGGAATTGACGGTAACGGATCGGGTGGCGCGGCGGGAGGAGGAGGTGGATTATATAATGGATTTCCCGGAGCAGGCATGTCACAGTTTTCAACTCTTATGTATGCAGGAGGGGCTGGTGGTGGCGGTAGTGTCCAGGACGGAGACCGCGGTAACGGAGGACAAGGTGGCGACGGCGGCGGCGCTACGGGAACTGCGGGAACCGATGGTCTTAATCGTATCCCATTTACTGCCGGAGGAGGCGGTGGAACACCAACTGCGCCAGGGGCTGGTTCTGCCGGAGTAGGTGGTGGTGGAGCAGGAGCTAGTGGAAATGGAAGAAACGGTGGTGCTGGCGGATCAAGCACAAACTTACGAGGACAGGGCGGAGGCGGTGGATATTTCGGAGGAGGCGGCAGCGGTGGCCTAAACGGAGATGGACCCACTGGTGGCGGCGGAGGTGGCTCATCATTTATGACCGGCGTTGTTCAAATAGCAAATATTGCCGGAGGTGCACAAACAGGTATACCAGATTATCGATCTGCGGTAAACGGATTACCTGGATCTTGCTCAATTTGGTGGTAATTTCATGGTCTAATTTTCGGGTGATCTAACAAGAGATGCTCTCCACATATGTCCCAGGCGTTGGCGTTGTTACATGTGCTCCAAACATTGCAATGGGTCCACAAGGACCTCAGGGAAATCAAGGTCCGCCTGGACCGGTAGGACCGAGAGGACCGGATGGTCCTATTGGACTTCCCGGATCTGTTGCATTCGCAGGTCCAACAGGAGAAACAGGCATTACAGGTCCAACGGGAACAACTGGACCAACTGGATCTACTGGGCCAACCGGTTCTACAACTGGACCAACTGGAGCAACGGGTTCAACTGGATCTACTGGGCCAACAGGTGTAACCGGTATCACAGGCCCGACCGGAACTATGACCGGTCCAACTGGAGTAACAGGTCCGGTTGGACTTCCCGGCACTGCAACAAATACAGGAGCCACTGGTGTCGCCGGACCTACTGGACCTACTGGAAGGGCTGGTCCTACGGGATCAACGGGTCCAACAGGAATAATAACGGGTCCAACGGGAGCAACGGGTGCAACCGGCAGCACAGGACCGACAGGACTAACGGGTCCTACGGGAGCAACTGGTGCGCAAGGAGTAACGGGCCCAACTGGTGGAACGGGTCCTACGGGTCCTATTGGATATCAGGGACCTGCGGGTCCTCCGGGAAGAATCGGAGATCGCGGTATACAGGGGGCGACAGGTCTCACTGGACCCACTGGACCCACTGGAACCTTTGGCACAGGAAATACAGGAACAACTGGACCTACTGGACCGCCTGGACCCGAGACCGGGTCTACTGGTTCTACTGGACCAACAGGTCCCACAGGAGTAGTAACAGGTCCTACGGGTAATACAGGTCCTACGGGTAATACGGGACCTACTGGCGTATCGAGTAGCGTAACAGGTGCTACAGGGAGGACAGGCCCTACGGGTAATACGGGACCTACTGGCGCATCGAGTAATGTGACTGGGCCCACTGGGAGGACGGGTCCCACAGGTAATACCGGACCTACTGGCCGATCGAGCACAGAAACCGGCCCAACTGGATATACCGGCCCAACTGGATATACCGGTTATCAAGGTATTACTGGAATTCAGGGACCCTTCGGAATTACTGGTCCCACCGGACCTACAGGACCACAGGGTGTTCAGGGATTTCAGGGTCCAGCTGGATTTACCGGATATACCGGTTGGACTGGAATCACCGGACCCAGTAAACGCATCTATGGTCCAACCGGAATGACTGGGACAATTACTTCATCAACATCTCTTGCTCTGGCTTCAGGAATTTCATCTGAAACCTATCCGATTGTGATGACCCAAGGTTGGAGTGCAGCGAATGCAGGATCAATGGTAGTGACCGGATTACAATGGACTTCGCCTGGAAATGTATGGACCGCAAACTTTACTATGGTTAGTTCCAGTTCGGGAGTGATGACGCTGTATTTCTATTACCAATAAGAATAAGAGATGTTTCAATCTTACAGTGATCGCGGAACAAGTTCGTATACTATTCCACTGCCGAGCTCTGTCCAACAGATTCCTGGACCAATCGGAATCTCGGGAAATATCGGTATTGCCGGACCAACTGGAATGACGGGACTGCGTGGACCTCTCGGCCTAACGGAAACAGCTGGAATTACCGGAATTACTGGATGGACCGGTTATATAGGCCCATCAGGAATTACAGGTCCTACGGGATACACTGGGCCGGGAATTATAGGTCCAACTGGAATGCCAAGTATTGTAACGGGACCAACTGGATTTACAGGGTCAACAGGAAATACCGGTCCTACGCCTCGAGGACCAACTGGACAGACTGGTCCGACAGGTGTCTTCGCAAACACTGGCGCAACTGGCTGGACGGGTTCAACCGGTATAGTTGGCATGTCTGGAATTACAACGGGTTCCACAGGTCCGACTGGTATTGGATTTCATGGACAGAACGGTGTGTCCGGGCCCACAGGACCATTTGGTTTATCTAATACCGGTGTAACTGGACATACTGGACCAACAGGTTATACGGGTGCAGGTATCGAGGGTCCAATGGGTCCAATGGGCATTCAAGGAACCGCCGGAACCCCTAACTCTATTACAGGACAAAGTGGTATTCGTGGACCATATGGAAATACTGGAAGTATCGGAATACGGCATCCAAATACCGGAAGCACTGGTTATACGGGAAATACAGGACCAACCGGGCAAGGTGGAGCTACGGGATACACTGGATATACTGGCTACACTGGATTTTCTACTGGACCCACTGGAAATACGGGCATACCGGGACCAACCGGATTCACTGGTCCAAGCGGAGCAACTGGTCCAGTTGGACCAACTGGTAGGACAGGACAAACTGGATTTACCGGAGCAACTGGAGCAACGGGTCCAACGGGTCCAACGGGTAGGATAGGCCCCACCGGATTCACTGGTCCAACTGGATTTTTTGGGTTTATTGGACTCACTGGAATTTTTGGTATAATTGGTATTACGGGTATATCGGGTCCTACTGGACCAATTGGCGTTCAGGGATTTGTTGGTCCACATGGAAACAGTGGTCGTCGAGGAGTGACTGGATATACTGGTTGGCAGCCCGGTGGATGGACCGGTCCAACCGGACCAGTTGGGGCAACAATGATCGTTACAAATACTTCACTCACCGGGAGTTGGACTATCTCGGCAGGTGGGATTGTCAATAATCCTTATGTTCTACCGCCAATTAACACATCGATTCCAGTTACAAGGGCTACAACGATTAATGGATTTTCCGGTAATATCACATCAACATTACCACAATCACTCAACTGTGGATATCAGACGCTTTCTTTAACTGCTGGGTCTGGAACATGGTTTTTGAATGCAACGATTGTTCCGCTTAATGACAACATTGGAGCAGGCACCAATACATTGACGTCAGCACTGCCGTTTTCTCTTAACTCCTACACATAATGGATGAGTGGGTTGAATCGGTTCGTGATCTGAAGGATAGCCAAAAGACCTATGGTGAACAGCCGTATGATGTAGAATGCATTTGCAGGGATATTCTTAGCTATGTTCGTCTTGTGCGCATTCGCGAAGTTGGACGGTTCAAGCAGCGCACGGGTCTTGAGTATGAAGCCTTTACTGATTCCCTTTCGGAGTTTGAGCCGGAACTTGTTAAGCGAATCATTGCAGATGACCCGTTCTGGGATGCGACCATCGGTATGGTGGGCAAATAAAACGAATAACTGTGTATACAATAGTAGTAAGAGCACAATGGGCGACACTATCATCGGAGTCCAGTTTGGCATCGCAAATCCCGACGACATTCTTAAGAGGAGTGTCGTGGAGGTTACAACCGATAAGACATATCAATCTGGCCAGTCCGTTCCAAATGGAGTCTTTGACCCTAGGTTTGGTGTCATCGAGAATGGAAAGGTCTGCCCCACCTGCAAACACACAAACCAGTTCTGCCCAGGTCATTTTGGTCACATCACCCTTGCGCGCCCGGTGTATCTTTACCAGTTCTTTGACTGGATTGAGAAGTTGAGCAATATCATCTGTCTCAGCTGTTCTCATGTGATTCTCGGAGAGGACCAGCTTGGCGAGATTAAGTCAACAGGACTTGCTCGCTTCAAGGAGGTGCGTGATCTTGTGACAAAGCTCCGTAATCAGGGTCCCGAGAAACCGACTGCATGCAGCACATGTAACACTGCATTCTTCCGCAAGATTGCCCGTGTTGCTGGCAAGGCTGCGACTCTGGAGGCCTTTCCGATGGGAGATCCGGATACTCCTCCTCCGCCTGTTCCAATTCAAGCCGAGATGGTGCTGCGTGCATTTCAGCGTATCACGAATGCTACGTGTGATTTGATTGGTTTCAATCACAAGTTCTCTCGTCCAGAGTGGATGATCTGCACTGTGCTTGCGGTTCCTCCGTTGACAGTTCGCCCGTCTGTTGTGATGGACGACAATCAGCGGATGGAGGATGATCTGACTCACAAACTGATCGATGTGCTCCGAAACAACCAGCGTCTGCGCGATAAGCTTGACAAGGGAGAGTCTGCAGAGATGATCGACAAGTATACTGCCATGGTGCAGTATGATGTGGCAACTTATGTGGATAATGAGATCAAGGGTCTTGCCCCTGCTGCTCAGAGATCTGGGCGTCCCCTGCGAACTCTGAAGTCCCGTTTCGGCGCCAAGACCGGACGTGTGCGTGGAAACCTTATGGGTAAGCGTGTGGACTTCTCGGCTCGTTCGGTTATCACTCCGGATGCAAACATTGATCTGGATGAGCTTGGAGTTCCAGAGGAGATTGCAGTGAATCTTACCTTTCCTGAGATTGTGAATGTGTTTAATCGCGATCGGCTGGTGTCCTATGTCCGGAATGGACCGGACAAGCATCCGGGTGCAAAGTCTGTGTTTCTCAAGCAGGATGCGCGCGTGGTCAATCTGCGCTTCGTGAGCCCGGACACGATTGATCTGCGCGAGGGAGACATTGTTCACCGGCATCTGATTGATGGAGATTCTGTTCTCTTCAACCGTCAGCCCTCTCTGCACAAGGCCTCGATGATGGCTCACCGCGTTCGTGTTCTGCCGTATTCGACCTTCCGTCTGAACGTGTCGGCCACTCGTCCTTACAATGCAGACTTTGACGGCGATGAGATGAACATGCACGTGCCGCAGAGCATTGCCTCGGCTACGGAGCTTCGTTACTTGGCATCTCTGCTGCGTAACATTATCAGCCCTCGCACGAATAGCCCGATCATTCAGCTGTTTCAGGATACCATGACAGGGGTCTTCCGCATCAGCCAGCCAGGTGTTACGGTTCCCGAGGTGATTGCGATGAACATGCTTGCTCGGCTGAAGAGGCCGTTCGTTCGCAAGAATACGCCGTGGACTGGCGGAGAGCTGATCTCCACTGCCTTTCCTATGCTGAGTCTGAAGGGTGGAATCACGATTGAGAATGGTCAGCTGACCAAGGGTATCATGAAGAAGTCTGACTGCAGCCACCTGATCCACGTGGTTTACAATGACTTTGGACCTGACCGCTGCGGACAGTTGATCAATGATATCCAGTCTGTGGTTACACAGTTCAACCTCTTTACTGGCTTCTCAGTTGGCACTGCAGATCTTATTGCAAACTTGGAGACTCAGCAGTTCGTTGCGGACAAGCTGGCAGAAGGACGTGAGGCTGTGTCAAAGATCATCTCTGCAGTGCATGGTGGTATCTTTGCAAATATCTCGGGATCCTCTGATGGAGAGGAACTTGAGGACCGCATCTCCTCTGCACTCAAGGATGTTGCAGCAAAGATCAATAGTGAGGTGATCAAGAGTCTTCCCAAGGACAACGCAATTGTTCAGATGGTTGATTCTGGCTCGAAGGGATCTGCGCAGAATATCACGCAGATGGTCGGCACTCTCGGTCAGCAGCTCATTGAGGGTAAACGTGTTCAGTATACTTTGCAGGATCGCACACTGCCCCACTTCGCTCGTTACGATGATGGTGTGGAGTCTCGTGGTTTTGTTCAGAACTCCTTTGTGGGTGGACTGATGCCGGCTGAGTTCTTCTTTCACGCGCAGGCTGGACGTGAGGGTCTGATTGATACTGCAGTTAAGACCTCAGACACCGGCTATATTCAGCGCCGTCTGATGAAGACGATGGAGGATCAGCACGTGGAGCATGATGGCACAGTTCGCAATGTGACGGGAAGTATTGTGCAGTTCATGTATGGTGAGGATGGAATTGACTCCATTAGCGTTGAGGGTCAGTCCTGCGATCTGGGTGCAATGACACTGGAGGATGTCTACCGCAACTATGCACTGAGTCCCGCAGCTGTGAACTCCTTCATGAAGGAGCAAGTCACAGAGTCTCCTGATCTGGTAGAGGAGATTCTGGTGGATCGCGATATGCTCGTGAAGTCGGTGTTCCGTTACCGCAAGAATGACCAGGTGCTTGCTCCTGTGAATCTCAAGCGCTTGATTGCTTCCTATTCGAATCCGCATGCGACAAAGACCGATCTGACTCCAGTCAAGGTTGTGGCCCTACTTAATGCTTTCATGACTGAGTTCCCCACGAACAAGCTGTTTCACGCTCTGCTGCGGTATTACCTGGCGCCCAAGAAGGCCATCCTGGTTCACCGCCTGACAGACAGCCTGTTTGTTGAACTGATGCGCGATATCCGCTTCCGCTACATGAAGGCGATGGTCCACGCCGGCGAGATGGTTGGCGCTCTGTCTGCGCAGTCTATCGGTGAGCCGACGACTCAGCTTACACTCAACACCTTCCACTCTGCAGGAACGTCGAAGGCCAACGCTACCTCAGGTGTTCCGCGTATTGAGGAGCTCCTGTCTGCGTCTCCCAATCCCAAGCGCCCGGGCAACACCGTCTACTTTGCAGGGAGTGTCAGCCAGAACGATGCGATTGCAGCCATGAAGCAGATTCAGCGCACAACTCTGCGTCACATCACCAAGTCTGTTCGGATTTACTACGACCCGTATCCGCTCCAGGGTTCGGTTGTGGAGGAGGATCGGGATACGCTTGAGCTCTACCGTCAGTTCAGTCTGGAGAACGAGAGCGAGTGTGGATCCGCATGGATTATGCGTCTCGAGTTGAATGATGTGGAGATGCATGCGCGCAATGTCCGCGATCTTACGGAAGTGCAGACAAAGCTTGCGAATATTCCACAGTCAAAGATTCTGAAGTGTGTGACATCCGATACGTCTGCAAAGAAGTTGATTCTGCGTATCTCCTTCGATCCGAGTGTTGTCAAGAACTGCACCCACATCCGCTTTCTCGAGGACAAGATCCTGGACACTGTGCTGACAGGTGTGGATGGTGTTGGTCGGGTTCACCTTCGCACGATCAAGAGTGAGCAGACATATGATGATTCCATCGGTGGATATGTTACCAAGGACCAGTATGTTCTGGATACAGAGGGCACGAACCTCCACGATCTGTTGGTCTTCCCTGGTATGGATGGCACTCGCACCTTCTCGAACGATATCCACGAGGTGAACGATGTGTTTGGTATTGAGGCCGCACGCATCTGCTTGCTGGAGGAGTTCAATGAGGTCTTCAGTTCTGAGAAGGTCAACTATCACCACCTCAGCGTTCTGATCGACACCATGACCTATTCAGGACGCATCGTGCCGGTGAATCGCTTCGGAATGAAGAAGAATGAGACAGGTGTTCTTGCGAAGTCCTCCTTTGAGGAGACCTCCAAGACCATGTTCGATGCTGCAGTGGTTGCGGAGTATGATACGATGCGCGGTGTATCTGCGAACATCATGTTTGGTCAGAAGCCCCCCTGTGGCACTGGCTTTGTCGATATCCTGGTGGACGAAACACGCCTGCCAGAGGGAAGTGATGAGATTGTCGAGTCCGATACGCTTCAGCAGGCAGATGCTGCGATTGCATCCACACCGATGTCTGACTGCCGTATTGAGGACATTATCATGGCATGGTAAGCAACTTTACAAAACTAAGAGCTAGAATGAAAAACACCACCCAGAGAACAGCATACAATACGAAATACATCCGCTCAAATGGTCTCACTCGCTGCACCTCAAGATCGTCGAGAGATGCCATTACTTTTTAGGTTGGGTTGTGTGAAAGTTAGCGCAGATGACGTGTGAAAGTTATGTAGTGAAAGGGTAATGGATCCTGAAGTGGCTGATTCTGGGCGACCGAAACGGGCACGAGTTAGCCCAGAAGAAGCACAAGCTGCAAAGGATATATTTTCACCTGCAGCAAAAGCAGAGGCGGCAAAAACACTCGCCAGGCTTCCTCTGGACAGGAGACCCGTAGCGCCCCCCGCACTCGATGCACCAGAACCTGAAAAAATAGATGAAGGAAGTCTTCTTGAATCATTCATGAACTTTACACCCACAACGTTAGTTGTAAAAATCTGGAGTCGAGAGGAATTTGACAAGTGGCAACAAGCAAACAAGACGCAAACAACAAAATCAAAAAATGACATAGCTGCTGCACTTGCTGCCGGTAACCCAGCACCCGAACCAAAGTATAGATATCCGATGGCAAGAGATCTTCTTGATATAGAAGGCGCTCAAAAGCAGTGTTATGCAACAATTGAACCTATTGGATTTAAGCCCTGTTACATATGCGGTATTCCAATGGGACCACTTGCCGACAAAAATGGTCTTAGTGCAGAATGTGAGCATATTATGTCTGTTGCACAGGCTGTTCTTCTTTATAAACTTTATCAGTCAGGCGACCTTGCTAACCCCGAACATAAGGACGTAGAAAAAGAGTTCTTTTCGAGAGAATACAGATGGGCACACGAAATATGCAACAGGGTAAAGTCTGATACAAATATCATTACGTATAAAGAAGGCGGGAAATTTGAACTTAGTCGTATCAAGTTGGTCGAGCTTCTGAATGGTATATATGAATCAAACAGAACAGGCAGTGTCCTCTTAAAGGAGAAGATCAAAAACAAAGATACATGGATTCAGTCACGCCTCGCTGAAGATGGTGTATCAAAGGAAGTAGGACCTTTAGTTGAATACCTCAATAGTCAATTACGGGAAGGAGGTGATCGCATGTTCGCATTAGTTTCTGCAGCCAACATACTTGAAAGAGTTCACGAAGATTTCAAGAAAATTGAACCAGTTGCAGTAGGAAAGAAGTTTCAGTTACGTATCGAAGCCGGTGAAGAAATTGGTTCTGAGAAGCCACTCGCTGAGATTTCTGCTCCAGTTGGACAACGCCAGCCCAAACGTGGACGCGAAGGTGGTAAACGCCACAAGACCCACCGTATGCGGCGGTGTCGCCTTCCCAAACTCCTCTAATCATTACACAATGGCTAACCTGACCCACCCGGAGTTGGCGGAGATTCGAAATGAGAATCTGCCGATGGCTTCGTTGACCGCTCTTCAGGAGTTGCGCACAAAGTTGTGTGACAGCTCGACAGCGGACTATAAGCTTCAGAGTCATCAAAAGTTTCTGCGTCGTGTTCTGTCTCCGGATAGTTCGACACGGAATCTGCTGATGGTTCACGGCACAGGTGTGGGGAAATGTCATGGACGAGGAACCGCTATTCTGATGTATGATGGATCAAAGAAGCTCGTCGAAGACATCGTCGAGGGAGACATGCTGATGGGCGACGACTCGACTCCGAGAACAGTTGAGTCACTTGCAAGGGGGCGCGATCACATGTATCGTATCACGGGCGTAAAAGGAGACTCTTATATTGTAAACAGCGAGCACATATTATGTCTACAACATACATCGAGCCGTAATATTGTTACTGAGATTAGTGTTACAGAGTTTCTTAAAAAGAGTGCAAAAATACAGAGAAACTTAAAAGGCTATAGAACTGCAATTGACTTTGCTGGCACGAGTGTTGACTTTGATCCATATGTCCTTGGAGTTTGGTTAGGTGATGGTTCTCAAAGAGACCCAGTAATATCTTCGCAGGATGCGGTCATTCTTCATTATCTTAGAGAGTTCTGTCAACGGAATAACGCTGTTCTAACATTCCAAAGTGGTTATGACTACCGTATCTCGGCACTCTCTAAAAAACATGAGAATGTATTTTTGAACTTTCTGAAGCAATATGATCTTATCAATAATAAGCATGTGCCAAACGCCTACAAAATTAACTCCCGCGAGGTGCGCCTACAGGTTTTAGCGGGGCTTATTGACACCGACGGGTGTATAAGCAACGGAACATACGAGATAATTCAAAAATCTGAACAGCTTGCAGATGATATTGTCTTTATGGCGCGCTCAGTTGGTCTTGCAACTACAACTCGACTTGTCGAGAAGTCATGTATATACAGAGGAGAACGAGTGGCAGGACTTTATTATAGAACATTCATATCCGGCAACATAGATATAATTCCAGTAAAACTCCTTAGAAAGAAGGCATCTGCTCGCTTACAGATTAAAGATGTCCTTCGATATGGAATCACAGTCACTCCTCTTGGAGAAGATGAGTATTATGGATTTATGATTGACGGTAATCATCGATATGTTCTTGGAGATTTCACAGTAACACATAATACGTGCACGGCAATCCAGATTGCAGAAGAGTATATTCTGCGGCCCGAGTTTCAAGAGAAGAAAGTGTTGGTCGTTGCTGGTCCTGCAGTGCAGTCCAACTTCAAGACGGAGATCTTTGATATCAACCGCGTATCGCTGGACAAGACGCAGACATTGTTATCCTCCAAGCAGTGCACGGGTCGTCGCTATCTGGATATGTTGATGCGTATTGAGGCCGAGCCCAAACAGTGGAATGTTCCGGAGACACGGTTACGTCTGGGGACACTTGCGGACCGTATCATTGGAGAGTTCTATGAGTTCGCAGGTTACAGCACCTTTGGCGCGATGATCAACAAGAAGCTATTGGAACTGAAACCGGATGAAGCCGAGAAATGGATTCACGAAACCTTTGATAACCGCCTGCTTCTGGTCGACGAAGCGCATAATCTGCGTGAAGGCAACTCTGAGATGAAGACGGTCTCCACGGGGTTGGAAAGTCTGGTGAAGATTGCAGATGGACTTGTTCTTGTTCTGCTGACAGCTACACCGATGTATGACAGCTATGAGGAGATTGTCTTCTACATGAATCTGTTTTTGTGGAATGATCGCAAGCAAGCGAAGAACAAGAAGATTCTGCCTAGTGAGTTTCTGCTTGCAGATGGTTCGATTAAGACATCCAAAGAGCAGGAGTTTCGCGATTGGGCACAGACATATGTTTCGTATGTGAAGGGAGAGAATCCGTTCACCTTTCCTTTCCGCCTTCCTGCACCGGAGATCCAAGACGGTCTTCCCGAACCTCTGACGAGCTTTACCAGCTCAGTGATTGGACCGGCAACCAAGATGAAATATTTGACTGTCACTTCATCGACATTATCCGGAGACCAGAAGAAGGTTATCGATGGTTCAGTTGCAAAAGAGGGTGAAGACGAAGAAGGTCGCAAGGCATTGATTATTCCGACTATCAGCGTTCTGCCTGGAAATAAGGACTTTAGTTCTCTTTTTCGCAGAGTGGCGGATAGATTTGAATATACTTCGGAACCGTGCCTGACTCCCGAAACACTTCCCGGAGTCTCTGCAAAGTTTGTCAGTATTATCAAATCAATTGAAGCGTCGAAGGGCGTGGTGTTGGTCTACTCGAATTATGTGGAACGGGGCGCTCGTCTCTTTGCAATGGCTCTTGAAGAGCACGGTTTTGCACCTGCAAGTGGACCTCCTCTCTTGATGAATGCAGCCTATAAGGGAAAGTCAAAGGGAGATTACATGCTGCTTAGTAGCGAGGTCAGCACTCCTCAGACAAATGCACTTCTTCAGTTGGCTCGTTCAGACAAGAATGTGAATGGAGAGAAAGTGCGCGTGATTGTTGCAACTCCTCGTATCTCAGAAGGAGTGAACTTCAGATATGTGCGCCAAGTCCACGTGATTGATCCTTGGTGGAACATGAGCCGAATTGAACAAGTAATTGGTCGGGCTCTACGCACGTGCAGTCACCAAGCCTTACCGTTTGAAGAGCAGAACTGCTCGGTTTATCTGCACGTTGTTCGATCTGATACAGATATTGAATGTTTTGATGAATACACGTATCGCACAAAGGTGGAAGAGAAAGGTGTGAAGATTGCTAAAGTTCGTAAGTTGCTTGAAGAATCTGCAATGGACTGTCCGATTCAGATTAGTTTGAATACACTCCCGCAGGACTGGAAGAACCTGGAAATTCCTCAGCGGCGGTCCGAAGGAAATGATGAAGTCAAGTTGCTGCTGAAGGATATGCTTGCTCCTGTCTTCTCAGATTCTGAACCGGCAGAATGCAGAGTGAAGCCGTCGGTTCCGGATGAAGGATATGTTCGCCCACTCTCCACATATTTCGATGTGCGTGATGAAGTGTTTAGCAAGATTGGCAAGATGTTTATTGATAAGCCGATCTGGGACCGTAACGAACTATTTGCGTTCTTGAATATGTATCAAAAAGACGTGGTCGTATTTCTGTTGCAAAATGCCATTCGAACTGGGTTTCGATTCAAGGATTCTTTCGGCCGGCCCAGTCTTCTGCAGTCTCGCGGAGATTTATACACGTTAGGGCCGATCGGTGTGGAGAACGGAACGATTATTGAACGCACAACCTCTCCTCCGGTTCGTGCAGATGCGCAGATTGAGTTCGTAGAACCCGAGAAGCCCACAGCAGTTGAGGGAATTCCAGAGTTAGCACCATTGATTGCAGCGTTGCCCTTTTCTGCAGAGATCAAGACTCGCTTTGAGAGTGTTCTACCTGGATATGTGTTTGACCATTCTCTCAGTCGTGAACAGAAGATTGCATATATTCGTGGAGGTGCGCCTCTTCAGTTCACAGAGCGGCTCAAGGTCCCTGGCACAGATATCATTGTGCTTGGGCGCGATGACTACGACCCCGCTGATCCAATTGGCGAGGACCGCACGGCAGTGCAGGCATGGGTTCGTGAACTGGAGGCCAAATATGCAGCAGATAACGATAAGATGATTGGAACCATAAAGGGAGGAGTGTTCTCAATTGGAAAGTTCGAAGAGAAGGATGGTGTCTTCACTCGTATTCACGGAACTAAGCGCGATGTGCCGATTGTGTGCGGAACTGGATCCAATAACTCAAAACTGGTTGAGAAGCTTGGACTTTATGCGGACAAACTGAATGTCGGTATTGGAAAGATTCCTTCCAAGGCTGCATGGTCTCGCTGTGACATCATGGAGCTGCTGTCTCGTGAAGAGACAAACATGGCATGGTATACCCCTGAAGAAATGAGTGTTTTGACAACAACTAAAGCGGCAAAGGCAGCCAAAAACGAAAAGTGATGAATACAGATAACAGATAGCATGGATCCTGTCTTCGAACGACGGGAGTTGACTCGGTCAGTTCACATCAATGCTCCGAATCTTCAGCGTAACATTCACGTAAGCCTGCTTGCACAGCTTCGCATGAAGTATGAGGGACTGTGCACACCAGAAGGATTTATTCAGCGTCGCAGTATCACAATTATTGATAACTCTCTTGGTCGTATCAATCTGATCAAGGGAGGGCTGGAGTATACGGTTCGGTTTCAGGCTGATGTCTGTATGCCGCATCCTGGTCAGACGTTCAGGGCGACAGTGACTCTTCTTAGCAAGATTGGTCTCCATGCAGAGTTGACTCCGATGAAGATTCTCCTGCCTCGCGATCTCCATCTTGGAAATTCATCCTTCGAGGACGTGAAGGAGGGACAAGAGATTGAGTTCAAGGTCATCGGCTCTCGGTTTCAGCAGGGAGATGATTCGATTGTTGTCCTTGGCACACTCACATCGGTGATTAATCCTGCGGTCGAGCAAGCACTTGCTCCTACTGCCGAGTCCGAGGAGCCGGTTATCGCGGCATCTGGACCGTCAAATGCATCCGAGCAGCGTGTGGTCAGTGTCAGTGCAGATGTTGCAAAGGCTGCTTCAGCACCTTCTGTTCGTAGGAAGCTCTCGAAGAAAGCTCCGGTTGATCAACCAAATGAGTCGAAGCAGGAAGGAAAAACTGCGTGAACAGATTGATCTTCTTGATATTCACGAACATGCACAGGTCTTTACAATTATTAAGAAGTATACCGACGAATACACCAAGACACAAACAGGAGTGCTGGTGTCCTCTGAGTCTCTTCCCGAGGGATGCATAGCCGAGATGGAATCGTTAGTTGCTTTTTACTTGGATCAGCGCAAGCGAATGGATGCGGACGAACGAGCTCGGAAAAGTTTACGGAAAGAATAAATGGACGTCGCACTTGATGTATCTGCAGTGCCTCTGACCGAAGAACAAATCAAAACTATACTTGATGCTCGCGAACCGAGAGATGGTGATATTGCCGTCCCTACATCGATAGCATTTGGTGAAGAGAAACGATTTGTTCCTATCAGTAGTGGCGAGGTAAAGGAGTATGCAACTGCACAGGAGATGATTGCGGCCGAACCACCGCTTCCTGATCCTGTTTTTAAGTCTGGTGATGTTGTGCCCTGCACATATGATGCCGGAGCTCTGCTTGATAAGCTTGATCACCACGCAGGAGAGTTTCAGGAGTTGATTAAGGAGATGTTTGAAAAGGGTCCGGTGTTGAAGCTTACCGAAGAAGGCATGCAAGAGGAAGTGGACAACTTCATGAAGATCAAAAACGAATAAACATAATCGGAGGAATTTATAAGGGCAAGATGGAATCTCTTCTCTCGTCTAGCGAACGGGGGGACCTTGAGTACCTTGCAACATTTGTCAAGAATGCAAACGCTGAACTGGAATGTAAGGTCTTGGCTGGGCAGATTCAGACCAAGGATGTAGCCGACCGAATCATCAAGACAGTCGAGGGATTCTCTGCAGGACCGGCTGTTGAAGCACAGCACTGCACGTTCACTTTCTCCGATGGATTGCGTGTTGTCGTTCGAGGTCCGGAGAATATTCAGAAGGTCCTGACAACCAACTCGTTCCGTGGCACGCCCTTGCGAGTTGAGCGCAAGACTCGTTACTTCGGGGGACACGGTGGTCGCGATGATATGATTGATGTTCCTGACTCATCTCTTCGCTTCACTCTGCGAAAGGAAGAGGAAGTTCGACGGGATTTCACGGGAGCTGCCATGGATGCAACCTCGCATATCCGCATCATGAACCGCAAGTCTTGGAAGACCCAAGATGGACTTCTGCAGATTGATTTCTCTCTGGTGAAGTCCAAGACAAAGAGCACAAAGACCTGCTCAGATCTTCTGCGCCAGAACCCATCGTATGAGCTGGAGGTTGAGGTGCTGAATCGGACCGCAGATCCCAAGACGATTGTGGATTCCATGATGATTCATATTGGCATGATGCTGTCTGCCTTTCAGGGATCGTCGTTCCTGCTGTCCTCATCAGATATCAAGCGCTACAGCATGGAGTTTGGTTCTATGGGCCACAGGTTTCTCAATCCGGTCACGATGAAGAGACGCCATGTTCGCGCAGACCGACCGAATAACATTCTGAACGGCTACACGGTCACAAATAAGGCCGACGGTCAGCGGTGCTTCCTGACAGTCATGCGCGATAAGAAGGTCATCATGGTTCGTCCAAACGGTTCGATTACCTGGACCGGAATGACTGCTGTCAAGGACAATCACGTTGGAGACACGATTGACGGTGAGTATGTTGAGGACCGCAATCTCTTCTGCATCTTTGACGTCTATTCCTTCCGTGGAAAGAACACGACCCGTCTGCCTCTGTTTACGACAGACAATGATGTGATCGCAAATCCACTGTCATCTCGTATTGGCTGTGCTCATGAGTTTGTTGCGGATATTCAGCGAGACTTTACCACGCAGGTGGGCGGGCGGCCGCTCAGGATTGAGACCAAGATGTTCTTGGCCGGAGATGGACCTGCAATGGAGGAGGCGATCAACACTATTCTCACTACCAAGTTCGAGTATGAGACCGATGGACTTATCTTCACTCCGAGGACTACGCCAGTTGCTCCGCTGTCTGACCGCCGCGGAAACACGTGGACTACGGTCTACAAGTGGAAGCCCGCGGATCAGAACAGCATTGACTTTCTCGTGAAGTTCAGCCCAGGTGAGGCATATGATACGGTTCTCAAGCAGCGTGTGTTCAAGGGACAGTTGTATATCGGTCGGACGCGAGGGTTTGATATCGTCTATCCATGCGAGACGATGACAGGAGAATATGCTCCTCCTCAGATGGCGCCTGAGTTACAGGTCCTTGCCGAGACGCGAGACCGTGTTCCTGGTATCTTCCAGCCGTCTGTTCCACGTAATCCTGAAGCCTACAATATCATGATTCCTTTGGATGGAAAGGGGATGCCAGTGGACTCGCATGGTGCTCGGATTGAGGATAACACGATCATCGAGTGTGTGCGCGATGTCGATAATGACCGCTGGGTGATTCTTCGAACTCGATATGACAAGACATATCAGTATCGTGTTCTGCACCAGCCGCAGTTTGGCAATGATGTCACAACTGCAAACAGTATCTGGACCAACATTCACGTGCCGGTTACCGAGGAGATGCTGACTACCTGCGTTTCGAACCCTCCCGACGATACGTTTGAGGATGATCTGTATTACCGAGATGATCTTGGATCTCGTGATCGTGTGTTGAAGGATACCTATGCATTCCACAACAAGATCAAGGCCATTCTGTTCAAGCAAAGTGTCAAGCCCGGAAGCACGCTGCTTGAGCTGGCGATGGGTCGTGGTGGTGATCTGCTGAAGTGGAAGGAGGCCAAGCCCAGTCGCGTCGTGGGTATGGATATTGCGTCTGGAAATCTGGAGTCTCCTGTTCAGGGTGCATGTGTTCGCTACATTCGCGAGCAGGCACAGGGTCGCCTTCCTCCTGCGCTGTTCATGGTGGGCGATATGACTCAGCCGCTTTATGAGCAGGATAATCGGTATATCCGCATCCTTGCTGGACTGGAGCCTGCTCCTACGCCGTATCTGCAGCAGTTTGCCGGACTGAAGCAGTTCGATACGATCTCATGCCAGATGGCCATGCACTATGCATGCACATCTGAAGAGACGTTTAAGGTATTTACAAAGAACCTCATTGATCATGGTAAGGGGGAGTTCTTTGGGACGTGTATGGATGGCGCAGCTGTCTATGCAAGTCTCGTGGGCAAGAAGAGTTCCCTCTTCCGTGCCGATGGCCAGGTGTTTGGTGAGATCACAAAGTCATACGATGACGGTGATACATGGCGTGAAGAGTTCGGGCAAATGATTTCGGTGAAACTCGAAAGTTTCGAGAAGCCGATGGATGAAGCACTTGTCCCATTCGGGAAGGTCACGGATTTATTAGCAGAAGCCGGTTATGAGTTGGTTCGAACCACAATGTTTGCTGATCATTATGCTCAGCAAACAGCGATCACACTTACTCAGGAACACCAGGCATTCTCCTTCCTGCACCGCTCCTTCGTGTTCAAGCGCTCCGCCCCGCAGGAGACTGTCCAATCAGCCGAACTCCCCGTCGTTGAAGCCGCCGAACCCCCTAAGCCACCGGCCGCAAAGAAAAAGAGATTGATTAAGGCAGCGCCCGTGCCGGCAAAAGAAGAGGCCACAAAGCCCATCCTGTTCTATGGAGCAGATGAAAGTAAGGGAGAATTTAGGTTTATGAGCAATATGTTTGTAGCGCCCTTTGAGGTGGACGGTGTTACATTCCCCACTGTGGAACATTACTTCCAGTGGTCAAAGGCGATGATGTTCGAGGGTAAGGACTCCGAGCAAGCCGTTAAAATGATGAAGCCGCCGCGCAACAAGGAGTATACCGAGGCAAAGTCAGTCAAGGCTCTCGGACGCAAGGTCAAGAATTTCAGTGAAGCAAAGTGGGATGAGGTAAAGATCCCGATCATGGAGAAGGCTGTCCGTGCAAAGTTTGTCAATCCGACTCATAGTCTGATGGAAAAGCTGCTTGCAACGGGAGATGCTATCATTGGTGAGGCAAATCCCCGCGATAAGTATTGGGGTATCGGCACGTCAGCCGATACTGCCGATGCGAACAACCCAGCCAAGTGGAAGGGGCAGAATCAGCTTGGAAAGATTCTCATGAAGTTACGTGAAGAGTTTAAACAGGCTAAGACGGAGTAAAGTGGGGGAGCTGTCCCCGGGGCATACGATGCCCCTGCGCATCCTATATAGTCTAGCGGTTAGGATAGGGCTCTTTCACAGCCTTGGCCCGGGTTCGACTCCCGGTATGGGAAAGGATGAGTAGCTCAGTGGTTAGAGCGTCTCCTTTACACGGAGAAGGTCTTGCGTTCAATCCGCAACTCGTTCACAACGCTGATAAGTTAGTGGTAGACTAACAGATTTCCAATCTGTTTGCGCGGGTCCGATTCCCGCTCAGCGTATTCAAACCAAATTTTTAACTTTGCGACACTAACTCAGTGGATAGAGTGCCCGCCTTCTACCTTGGGGGAAGCGGGACGTCGTGGGTTCAATTCCCACGTGTCGCTCCACATGCCGCATTAGCTCAGTGGTAGAGCACCGGTCTTATGACGGACCCATCGCATTAGCTCAGATGGTAGAGCACCGGCCTTTTATGCGAATGTTAGCCGGTAGTCGCGGGTTCAATCCCCGCATGCGGTAACAACCCAAAATCAAACCCAAAATCACGAGTGTGTCCGAGTGGTTAAGGAGACAGGCTTAAGATCTGTTGGTTCACACCTCGTGGGTTCGAATCCCACCGCTCGTATTCGCTTCTATCGTCCAGTGGTCAGGACGCCGGCCTTTGAAGCCGGCAACCTCGGTTCGATCCCGAGTAGAAGCACATGCCGTCGTAGCTCAGTGGTAGAGCACCCGCTTTGTATGTTGCAGTTAACTGCGCCTCAATCAGCGGTAGGTCGGAGGTTCGGTTCCTCCCTGCGGCACATTCATCAGATCCAAATTTCTACACACAAAACGAATTCTGCTGCACGTCGGTAAATACCGTCTTACAACAGAATGCAGACCCGTTCCACTAAGTCCTCTTCTAAGCGCGTTACCCCCGTTCTCATTCCTTCTCGTCACAATCAGCGTTGGACTGTGATGGAGGAGCGCGAGATGGTTCGTCTTCGTCGTCTGGAGAACAAGACGTTTGAGGAGATCGCACTGTCACTCAATCGCGATACGGAGGCCATCAAGCTGCGGTTTGAGAAGCTTCTGATGGAGCACACAGATGGTGAGTCAGATGTCTCGGAGGCTCTCCGCTGGTTTAACCTCGGCACTGAGTAATGATTAACCTCATAGCGAGCGCCCTTATGGCGTTGGTCATGATAAATTTATTCTACCAATCACACTTGAATGCACCGCTTGCACCCGACATTCGAAGCTTTCCACCCCCACTCTCAGTGGGCAAGGAACGATCTTTTTCATCGGGTCGCGATGCATCCATGTATACACAGCAGATCCGTAGACAAGCCGTTGTGAATGCGCACTATGCAAGTCCCAACGTTATCTTGCGCGAGAGCAACCATACCTCTGGATTCACCAATGGTGTTCTCGAGATCTACTCGATCACAAGTATCTGCCAGCGCGTATGTGCTGCGGTTGTGGATGCAGTTTGCAATCCGGTATTGGATGGCCGAGATGCGGCAGCCGAGATTTGCGAGATCCTCGATGGAAATGGTGGCACGGTTGTGTTAGATGGTGGCACATCACAAACTGTGGTATGTTAATAATGGCAAACTGTGGCAACACGCCGGTCAAGTTTTTGCTACGTCGAGATACGACAGCACGATGGGCCGATGGTGCCATTCTTGCGCTTGGCGAGCCCGGAGTCAATACAGATACAGGTCAGCTAAAGATTGGAAACGGTCGTGATACATGGGCTAATCTTCCATTTCTTGGAGACGTTGGACCCACTGGGCCCGTTGGACCGGTGATTACTCTTGGCGATACGGGTCCGCAAGGAGTTCAAGGGGTTCAAGGGGTTCCGGGTATTCAGGGTTTACCAGGTAATACTGGACCAAAGGGGTGTCTAGGTCCTCAGGGTATACCTGGAATACAGGGAACTGCGGGTAATACTGGGCCACAGGGAAATGTGGGAATGGACAGCACAGTTCCTGGACCCACTGGGCCGCAGGGGGCAGTTGGTAGTGATGGGCCTCTTGGCGATACGGGTCCGCAGGGTGTGCAGGGGGTTCAGGGGGTTCCGGGTATTCAGGGTTTACTGGGTAACACCGGACCAAAGGGATGTCCGGGTCCGCAGGGAATTCCCGGAATCCAAGGCACAGCAGGTAATACTGGACCACAAGGTCATGCAGGAATGGACAGCACAGTGACTGGCCCTACGGGATTAGCCTCCGTAACCACAGGCCCAACAGGTAACACTGGACCCACTGGTGCAGCGTCGATCACCACAGGACCAACGGGTAACACCGGACCGACTGGTGCAACGTCGATCACTACAGGTCCAACAGGTAACACAGGTCCAACGGGTCCAACTTCGGTTACGACAGGTCCGACAGGCAACACTGGACCGACTGGAGCGCCATCTACTGTGACCGGCTTTACAGGTAATACCGGACCAACAGGTAACACGGGTCCAACTGGATTAGCTTCTATCACAACAGGGCCAACAGGTAACACTGGGCCGACTGGTGCAGCTTCTATGACAACAGGACCGACTGGAGCGCCATCTATTGTAACCGGCTTTACGGGTCCAACTGGGCAAGCCAGTATCACCACCGGACCAACGGGCGACACTGGACCGACAGGAGCACCATCTACTGTGACGGGTCCGACGGGTAACACTGGGCCTACTTCAGTTACTACCGGACCTACAGGTAACACGGGTCCAACTGGGGCAACAGGTAACACAGGACCAACAGGACCAACAGGACCAACAGGACCGACAGGGCCGACAGGACCAACGGGTGAGACTGGACCCACGGGACCGACAGGTAACACGGGTAACACGGGTAACACTGGTAACACTGGACCCACGGGACCGACAGGTAACACAGGTCCAACTGGGGCAACGGGTAACACGGGTGATACAGGACCGACAGGGCCGACAGGGCCGACAGGGCCGACAGGGCCGACAGGGCCGACAGGACCAACGGGTGAGACTGGACCCACGGGACCGACAGGTAACACGGGACCGACAGGTAACACGGGTAACACGGGTAACACTGGTAACACTGGACCCACGGGACCGACAGGTAACACAGGTGAGACTGGACCGACTGGACCGACAGGACCAACGGGTGATACAGGGCCGACAGGTAACACGGGTAACACGGGTAACACGGGTAACACGGGTAACACGGGTAACACTGGACCTACGGGCCCAACGGGTAACACTGGACCTACGGGCCCAACGGGTGATACAGGACCGACAGGGCCGACAGGTAACACGGGTGAGACGGGACCAACGGGTAATACTGGGCCGACAGGTAGCACCGGACCAACAGGACCAACAGGACCAACAGGAAACACTGGACCCACAGGTAATACGGGCCCAACGGGTAATACCGGACCGACAGGACCAACGGGTGATACTGGGCCGACAGGACCGACGGGCCCAACAGGTAACACGGGTAATACCGGACCGACAGGACCGACGGGCCCAACAGGTAACACGGGTAATACCGGACCGACAGGACCGACGGGTGATACTGGGCCGACGGGCCCAACAGGTAACACGGGTAATACCGGACCGACAGGACCGACGGGCCCAACAGGTAACACGGGTCCTACAGGGCCGACAGGACCGACGGGCCCAACAGGTAACACGGGTCCTACAGGGCCGACAGGACCGACGGGCCCAACAGGTAACACGGGTAATACCGGACCGACAGGACCAACGGGCGATACAGGGCCAACCGGTAACACGGGCCTCACCGGACCCACGGGCCTCACGGGACCTACGGGACCGCAAGGAAGTCAAGGTGAAGCAGGATCATCAGCAGGCGTTGTGTTTTATTTGGATACGGCGGGAGGTGCATATACGGGAACACCCATCGCCGGAACAATGACACTGACACCGACTATAGGCGCACAAACACTCATCACACACAGGACGAATAACCCGACAGTCCGCATCGCAACATTTTTGTCTGAAGTTGGACTTGTGCCGTCTACGCATATTGAAGAGGGGTTTTGGTTGTTTCACTTGTTTACCCTTGTGGAGCGCAACAAGTCATTCTATTTCGATTTATCGTCTGTGGATGCGGACGGAACAAGCAACAAGACGTTGATTTCCAGTGGGGCTGCTGCCCCGATTGCTCTTACTGAAGGTCAGACCATGAGCGCGTTTTCGTTATTTATTCCGCCAAACATAAACTTAACAGACCTTACGAAACGGCTTATCGTTGATGTATTCATTGTGTCGGGAAGTGGAAACCATTCTATAGCATTAGAGTTCAGAGGCATTACGCAATCGCACGTCCACACGACATTTGCAGTGATAGGCAATACCGGTCCCACAGGACACACGGGCTTCACGGGGCCGACAGGTAATACTGGACCCACAGGAAACACCGGGCCAACAGGTAACACTGGTAATACCGGTAATACCGGCAACACTGGACCAACGGGGCCAACGGGACGGACGGGGCCAACGGGTAACACGGGTAACACCGGACCGGGATTTACAACAATCAGCCCAGCGACGGCTGGACAGATTCTTGTTGCGAACGGATCTGCAAACTCGGCTACCACGTATTCTGGATTGACATGGAATACCACAACATCGACATTAACTGCAACGGGTGTCACGGCGTTAACAGGTGGATTTACTGGCCCAGTAACCAATACAATCAACGGAGTCAGCATCGCTGCCAATAGTGCAATCACAAATACGGCCAACACCTCAAATGCGATTGGCGGTGTTACACTCAACAATGGTGCAGTGTCAAATGTAAGCACAATCACAGCAAGCGGCTTGATCAGATCGAGTGCAGGATTCACCGGTGGATCTGCTAGTTTTAGCACTCTGACTGCGAGTGGAACAAGCACGATTGGCGGTGTAACTGCAACTACTGGCGCACTGACCGGAGTTACCACAATCACAGCAACTGACTTGATCAGATCGAGTGCGGGCTTCACCGGTGGATCTGCTAGTTTTAGCACTCTGACTGCGAGTGGAACAAGCACGATTGGCGGTGTAACTGCAACTACTGGCGCACTGACCGGAGTTACCACAATTGCAGCAACCGGCTTGATCAGATCGAGTGCAGGATTCACTGGTGGATCTGCTAGTTTTAGCACTCTGACTGCGAGTGGAACAAGCACGATTGGCGGTGTAACTGCAACTGCTGGCGCACTGACCGGAGTTACAACAATTACAGCAACCGGCTTGATCAGATCGAGTGCAGGATTCACCGGTGGATCTGGATCATTCACGAGTTTTACAAATTCAACTCCATCTACATTTAATGGCAGTGTTAACGGCAATGCAGCAACTGCGGGAACTGCTACGAACGTGAGTGGTGGGTCTGTTTCGTGCACAAGTTTCGCTAATTCAGTCGGATCTACATTCACAGGTAATGTGACGGGCAGTTCAGCTTCGTGCACAGGTAATGCAGTAACTGCGACTCTCCTCAACGTTGGAAAGGCGTTCACATTTAATAACTGGTATACTACGAACGAAGGAGTCGGCTGCAACCGATTTTACTTTGCGGTAAACGGCAGCACATACGTTGGCGGAACAAACGTTCTAATTCGAACGGGGCCTATTTCTGGAGCCAATATAGCTGTATTTGCTTCGAACGGTGTCTATATCGGAACTTCAGAAATCACCCCCCCTGCATACATGTTGGATGTAGCGGGAACCATAAATATATCCGCGACAAATGCGAATCAGTTAAGATCTACCTTAGTGCCAGCGACAACTGTCTTCTATCCCTCCAACCTCGAATCTCACTATGCGGTTAATATGGGCGGCTTTCTAAATGCTGTATACATGGCCACCCCTACAGACACAAATAGCGCAAATTCTACACAGAACCCGAATTTATCAAATACATTCGCAGCCGCGCTATATAACCGCGTTCGCGCAGTGGGTGGATTTATTTCCTACTCAGTCAATGCTTTTTTCACTGGTCAGAATTTCAATGTGCATTGGTATATACCTTTTTCTACATATGTAATCTTATTTACCCACCTTGGTTCAACTGGAACATTTGGAAATCCAACTCTTCAAAATTGGGGAACACAAATGACTACCTTGACCATCCGCATCGGCGGCGATGCTGCTAACGCAGTAGCTCTGGTCCAGAATATGGGTGCTCCATCATGGGGTTACTATACATATGGAGTATGGCAGACTGCAACTGGTACTAACAACCAATATACTTCGACTGGAGTAACCATTCTTGGATGGGCTCCGATAGGAAGTTACAATGGATTCAACGTGGGTGTCGTCTAAGTATCCTTCATCTTGGTAGTAGCACTAAAAATTCCGCGCGAATCAAGATCGTATGTATACGTATAGACCGAATCTGCCGCGCTCACAGTGTCTAGCCTCGTATCCAATGTGGGGTTTTGAAACAGGTAATCAAGGTATTCGGCAGGACTATACCTCCGCTTTCCATCTCCGCATACCTTTGGAACGTTGACCGTGTAGTGAAAGGTCACACCATTACCACCTATTCTTTCCAGCTCTGAGATCTGAAATGCACGTGTCTCTGGATTTTGAAACAGAATGTGTAATATATCGTAGATGTGTTTCTTCTCTGCGTCCGTGTAAGGAACTTCACTACTCATGTTTGGATTCATAAGAGAATTTCAATATACAAAATAAACTATGTCAATTGTTACATCCGGTAGCATCGAGCTGAACGGAAAGACTCCCGTTCTTGTGAAGATTCCTTCACAGAAGTTCAATAGTCCCGTCCATCTGCGTGGAGTTTCAAAGGAGATGGACGGGACGCCAGATCTTGGACAAAACATTCCAGGCGTGGGGTTTGAATTAAGATCATCGTCTGATAAAGACAAGGGAAATATCATCTACTTCGATGTCTACGAAGCTGCAGTTATGAGGAAGCGATAATTAATGGATTCGCTGAACCCTTTCCAGCTGTGTAGTAAATGAGTCTTGTTGGTCCCACGGGAATCCAAGGCCCCAAGGGAGACCAGGGAATTCAAGGTGTTCCTGGACTTCAGGGCGTTTGCGGTGCTCAGGGAATACAGGGCGATCAAGGAGTCACAGGCCCGCAGGGGATTCAGGGAGTCCAGGGAATTCAGGGGATTCGAGGGGTCCAGGGAAACCAAGGTGTAACGGGTCCACAGGGTATGACTGGATTCACAGGATTCACCGGCTCAATAGGCCCAACTTCGGTTACCACAGGTCCCACGGGTAACACCGGGCCAACTTCGGTTACCACAGGTCCCACGGGTAACACTGGATTCACTGGACCTACTGGCGATACCGGACCAACGGGTCCAACTGGATTAGCGAGTATAACCACGGGTCCAACCGGTAATACGGGTCCAACGGGCGTCATGGGGTCCACAGGTAACACAGGAGCTACGGGGGCGCCATCTATTGTGACCGGTCCCACAGGTAATACTGGGCCGACAGGCTCCACGGGTGACACTGGACCCACTGGATTAGCGAGTATAACCACGGGTCCGACAGGTAATACTGGACCCACTGGATTAGCGAGTATAACCACGGGTCCGACAGGTCCAGCAGGTGGTGGCACTGGATCCACTGGTGACACTGGACCCACTGGTGCACCATCTGTGATAACCGGACCAACAGGTCCAGCAGGTGGTGGCACTGGATCCACTGGTGACACTGGACCCACCGGTGCACCATCTGTGATAACCGGACCGACAGGTCCAGCAGGTGGTGGCACTGGTGGCACTGGACCCACCGGTGCACCATCTGTGATAACCGGACCGACAGGTCCGCAGGGTCCCCCAGGAGGTGGTGGTAGTGGCACTGGGGGCACTGGTCCTACTGGACCTCAGGGCCTGCAGGGTCCACCAGGTAGCGGAAGTGGCACCGGGGTCTACGGTATGCCATTGGATGCAGGTGGTCCTACTACGCAATACGCATATCTACCTATATTTGATTGTGGCGGTGTTACAGGAACCGTCGCAACGGATTTTACATCAACACTTCTTTACTCGTTGTTCGTTGATCCATGGGTAACGAATTGAATGTTCAGAGATAACAATGCCATTCTTTCAACTACAGCATCGTAGAGGAACTGCAGCTCAGTGGACAGCAGCAAATCCTACTCTTGCAGATGGAGAGTTTGCTCTCGAGACGGATACACGTCTCTTCAAGATAGGCGCGAGTGGTATTGACTGGAATAGCCTTCCATATGGAGGAATAGCCGGTGCAACAGGATATACGGGACCATCTGGTTTTGGGGCAACCGGAGTCACTGGATCCACAGGACCAACGGGTAACACTGGCCCGACAGGCCAAGCAAGTATCACCACAGGTCCCACGGGTAACACCGGACCCATTGGATTAGCTTCTACCACCACAGGTCCAACCGGTAATACGGGTCCAACGGGCACACCGTCCACTGTCACGGGTCCAACCGGTAATACGGGTGCAGCCTCTGTTGTGACGGGCCCTACTGGGTTCACTGGACCCACTGGATTAGCTTCTACCACCACAGGACCAACAGGTAACACTGGACCGACGGGCACACCGTCCACTGTCACAGGTCCAACCGGTAATACAGGTGCAGCCTCTGTTGTGACGGGCCCTACTGGATTCACTGGACCCACTGGATTAGCTTCTATTGTCACAGGTCCAACAGGTAACACTGGACCGACGGGCACACCGTCCACTGTCACGGGTCCAACCGGTAATACGGGTGCAGCCTCTATTGTGACGGGTCCTACTGGATTCACTGGTCCCACTGGATTAGCTTCTACCACCACAGGTCCAACAGGTAACACTGGACCGACGGGTATGCCCTCGATTACCACTGGGCCAACAGGTAACACTGGGCCGACAGGTGCAGCCTCTGTTGTGACGGGTCCTACTGGATTCACTGGGCCGACAGGTGCAGCCTCTGTTGTGACTGGTTTCACGGGCAACACCGGACCTACGGGTCCACAGTCCACTGTCACTGGACCCACTGGGCCTGCTGGATCGGGAGGCGGTGGTTCAACTGGTAACACTGGACCTACAGGTCCACAGTCCATTGTCACTGGACCCACTGGGCCGGGAGGCGGCGGTGGTGGTTCAACTGGTAACACCGGACCGACAGGTCCACAGTCCATTGTCACTGGACCCACTGGGCCGGGAGGCGGCGGTGGTGGTGGTTCAACTGGTAACACCGGACCGACAGGTCCAGCCTCTGTTGTGACTGGACCCACTGGACCTGCTGGATCGGGAGGCGGTGGTAGCAGTTCAATATCCATCGTAGGTTCAACTGGATTTGGTAGCGTTGTCACCGTTGCAACAGGTGGAACGGGTATTTTTGGAAACTCGAACATGACGTTTAGTGGAACACAGCTAGTGGTTAATGGTGGATTGACGCTTAGCAACGGCTTTCGTCCGCTGTATTCCAACGTGACCACTACTCCCCTGACCGTAGGTGCGTATGGAACTCATTACAATATCACAACCTCTGCTCTCAACGCCATCACCATTCCTGCAGTTGGGTGGGCAACGGATTTCAATGCATATTGGGTGTTCCGTAACAATACTGCGGGGTATTTGAACATCACGTTCACGTATACCAGCGCAGGAACCACTGCTCCAACAAATCCTATCACGATTCCTCCTGCCAATTCTGTGACCATGATGCTGACGTATCCTGGCGCTGCAACGTCCAACTATGTTTTGTTCTAAGTATACAATGCTAGGCACATCGAAGAGCATCTGGGGGTTTGACCCTCGAAGTGTTTCGGGGTGTGTGTTATGGCTGGATGGGGCGGACAATGCATCCATGAACTCGACCACGGCAGTGACACAATGGAGAGATAAGTCCGGTCAGACGAATAACATGACGGGATCGGGGACTTGGTCGGGAAGTAACATGGTCTTTAACGGCAGCACCAACGCCTTCTCGAACACCACCCTTGTATTTCCTCATGCGTCGTATTCATTGTTCGCAGTGTATTCGAACACTGTAGCACCGGGTGCGACTGCGTATATGAACGCAGTCTATGGTAGCAATGGCTATCCGATGATTGGTGTATTTGGTTCGAATCAGTATGTTTCCGCTCGATCTGTGGTTGCGAATACAGGGGCGTTGACAACAAGTGCGAATGCGGGATGGGTGCTTAAGTTTACCGGAAGTGGATGGGAGTTTCCGCGCGGTGGATGTATGGATTCAACTGGAGATTATATCTATATAGTTGGAGATACTACCGGTGTTTCGGCGACATTTTTCAATGCAGGAGGTGGAGTTGGCGCAGTTTCTTCAGTTTTGGGCATGATGCTTTTAAAGTATTCGACAGATGGTAATTTCGTATGGAGAGCTCCAACCTCAAACGCCCTTTACGCGTTTGGAGCTGCATCTGATCAAATTGGTAATTTGTATTTTGCGGGGTCGACTACCGCATCATCGACATTTGGCAGTGCAAACGGCAGTGTAACCATTGCATTAACGGGTCTTGGTGATCACAGTGCTTGTGTTGGAAAATATTCGTCGGATGGGACAGTCCAGTGGGTAGCTGGTATTTCAAGTGCCAATCAAGACGATTCTCGCGGTGTATGTGCAGATCCATTCGGAAATGTATTTGTATGTGGACAATACGCCGCAGCATGCACATTTAACAGTGCTCCGGCGATCGGTGGAGCAGGACTTGTTCTTCCGTTTGGAGCGGGTGTATATGAAGGATTTGTAGCCAAGTATTCGCCGAACGGAACCCTTATTTGGGCTACTCACATGGCAACTAGCGCAGGCACCGGAACGTTACCAGAATGGGTTCTGGCAGATTCAACTGGAAATGTTTATGTATCGTCGGGATATTCCGGCGGGCCATTAACGTTGTATAATGCAACTCTCAGCAATGGGACACCTGTTGCAGGAGGAACGGTAACACTTCCAATTTCGTCTGGAACCAATTCATTCATCGCGAAATATTCATCAACCGGATCTATTCTATGGGCTGTTCAGATTGCTGGACCAAGTGGGGGAGGGAATGGAATGGTGTTTGATAGCAGTGGAAATATAGTAGTTAATATCCCTACAGGTTCTGGAAGTATAATATTTAATAGTGCAGCCGGAAGTGGAGGCACTAATAACACAATATCGATAACCACAACTGCTCTTGCTAAATACTCGCCAACGGGTTCTAATATATGGGCTGTTTCCATATCGGGCAGATACCTTGGAACTGACTCGATTGGAAATTTTTATACAGTTGCAGCCAAGTATTCGCCAACGGGTTCTAATTTGTGGAGCGCGAGCACTAATGGTGGAACTGCAGTGTTTGCAGATGCAAAAGGTAATAGCTATCGCTGCCACTTGTGTAACGTATCGTGGAACGCATCTAATGCAGATGGGACGGTGGCAGCATCATTAACTATTACTGGTCAGTATGACGGATTCGTAACCAAATACTCCCCTGCAGGATTCATTACATCCTCGCCTGTTCTTGCGTCGTCCAACGTCATGGTCAGCGCAACATATCCATCTCCGACCGCATTGACTCCGTTCACCAACGGAGTGTCCATGACTGCTTTGGCAGGCACTACGCTCGCGACTACGGGTCTGTTTGTTGGCGGTCCGTCCAATTACTTCAACGGGACTGTATCGGAACTGCTGCTCTTCAGTAACGCCTTGTCATTTGCCCAACGTCAATCCGTCGAAGGCTATTTGGCATCCAAGTGGGGCTTGCGGACGTTGATGCCACTCATTCACCCCTTCTACAGCTTACGTCCCTCTAACCGCGGATTCTCACCGTTAGACATTCCCGGATGCCAGCTGTGGCTGGATGGGGCGGATTTATCGAGTATGACGCTGAGTGGCATTAATGTGACCCAGTGGAGCGATAAGTCTGGATCAGGTAATCATGCCACAGGCGGTGTATCTCCAACCTATTCTAGTTCAGCAGGAGCTGTCCTATTCAATGGAACATCAAGCTATTTACAGACATCACTATCGGCAGTGCCTACAGTTGAAACAGTCTTTGCTGTATTCAGAGCGAGTATATTACCAACACAAACAGATGCAGGTGCTGTCATTTTTGGAGCTACTGGAAGTGGTGGAAGAGGTTTTGTTGTAATCACAAATGCTACAAGCGGCTCCACTGCTTACCAATTACGTTATGATGCGTATGCTGTTGGAAATATAGCTTTAACTCCATATGGAGGGGTTATATACAACACGCTAACATTGGCGACAGCTCAGTATACAGGAGGACAAGGTGCTGGTTCTACAAATGGCTCTAGCTTTGGCTCATTTCAATCGCTTTCCTTTTCGGGTTCTACTACGACACGTATTGGCGCTGTTAGTGGCGGAGGGTTTTTTAATGGAACAATTAATGAGATTCTCATTTACAACACTGCACTCGCTGCCCCCCAACGTCAGCAGATCGAAGGCTATTTGGCGGCAAAATGGGGTCTTCGAGGCTCGATACCCGGTATCGCGTCATCGCCCCTGGATATTCCCGGATGCTCGCTGTGGCTGGATGGAAATGATGTAAATGGAAACGGGGTACAACCAACCAATGGAGCGAGCGTATCTTCATGGAAAGATAAATCAGGACTGGGATATCACGCAGTAGGAAACTTGGGAACTGGAACCTATTCATCAAACGGGTTTGCCGGTTATCCGACCATACAGATAACTCAATCAGGAAATATGAAGGCACCTGTCCCTGCTGGCACTTTTTCAAATGCGGTCTCTGCCTTTATTGTATGGCAGAAAACGGGTGGGAGCACTGGCTGCGATGCGTTAGTATCTAGAGGATTAGGTGGTAGTGGGGGGCCATTTGATATGTATTCATATACTTCTTTTGGTAATTCTCCAAAGATTATAGGCAACGGTGCAACTGGATCCGCCTACTATGATACCATCACTTTTTTTCGTAATCCTAACCCAAATATATTTTTTTTTAATATTGCCAGTAATGCAAGTACAACCTGGAATGAAAGTCTAAATGGATCCTATAGGACTCTTACAACATCTGAGGGTACAGCTGCATATGGAGATGCTGGATCAAATATATTTATCGGTACTCGTGCCGATGGATTTTCAACAATGATCGGAAATATTTCGGAAATTATTTTCTATAACTTTTCTTTGTCAACCACTCAACGCCAATCCATTGAAGCTTACCTTGTAGCGAAATGGGGCATCACAGCTACCGTTGGAACCGCCCACCCCTATAAAACCCTTCCTCCCACCACCTCGCAGCCCGCTCAATTTTCCGAAGTCAGTCCAGGAAACTGGACACATGACTGGCAGCCGTATTTACGGGCATTGACGAGGGCGAATGCGGGGGCGACCGCGAGTTTCAGTTCGAATGCTGTGACGGGAGCTACACCGGGTGGCAATATTTATTATTGTTATGGAGGTGTCCTAGCCCCAAATGGTAAGATTTACACTATTCCATTTAGTGCAGGTTATGGAGGCATAGTTGACCCCATTACAAATACGTTCAATTCAAATGCTTTAATAGGAACCATTTCTACAAACTTTCCATATGCAGGGGGTGTATTGGCTACCAATGGAAAAATCTACTGTATGCCCGCAGTGGCTGCTAACATTGGTGTTATTGATCCAGAGTTAAATACATTTACAACATTTGGATCAGGTATTGGTAATTATACCGGTGGCATATTGGCTCCCAATGGGAAAATCTACTGTATTCCCAATAATGCTACATCTATTGGAGTGATTGATACATTGGCGACTCCGAATACATTCACAACTTTTGGAACTACTCCGGGTGGAACCGCTTATGTTGGAGGCGTGTTGGCTCCAAATGGAAAGATCTACTGTATTCCATGTAACGGAACCTCTGTTGGTTTGATTGATCCGGTCTTAAATACATTTAGCTCAAATACTGTGGTCGGAACTGTTCCGGGTGGATTTTCTTATTTCGGGGGTGTATTGGCTCCGAACGGTAAGATATATTGTATCCCCTACAATGGAACCGGTGTAGGTGTAATCGATCCCACTGTAAATCCACCTACATTTAGTTCAAATGCTGTGATGGGAACAGCTCCGGGTAATACTGCCTATACAGGCGGTGTCCTCGGTCCGAATGGAAAGATCTACTGTATTCCTCGTAACGCAACCGGCGTAGGTGTAATTGATCCGGTCTTAAATACATTCACTCCAAATGCTATAACAGGAACCGCACAGGGGGCAGAAGCTTATATTTCAGGTGTTCTTGCTCCAAACGGAAATATCTACTGTCTGCCATTTAAAAGCGGGAATATCGGTCTAATATCCTTCTCAGGTCTAACGCAAACACCCTCTTTGAACTATTGTTTATCTACATTGACGAACAAATTCTAAGCACGTCGCTCCACTCCTCAAGCTCGACTCACACGCTCCGTTTCACTACGCTCGACTCACATGTATCTTCAGTGCATTCCCCTCGAACGAATATGACACGGTGATGCCCGTGAGCAGCGACTGGATTTTCGAGATGATTTCACCGATGTCCGTTCTGAGCAAATACCACGTATACGCCATCACATCACGCGTCACACCGTCCGAACACACATTCGGCGGCGTGAAACTGAACGACTGCACCACGTAAATACCGGGAAATCCAGCAGCTGCCCACGCGAACATCTGAGGACGGAAGCCCTCGCGAGTAGGGTTCAAAAGAGGCGCAAGAGAAGCGCGATCGTTGGCTTCCTGTGCGACGATCACCGCGTGAGAGGCCATCAGCTCCTCCATCGTGGCGATACTTGGCGGGGGCGGTGGCTCGGCCGGCTCAGTGGAACCGATGGGGAATGGAAAGGGGCTTCCAGTCGGGCCGGTGGATTCAACAGGCACGGGTTCAGAGCTTCCAGTGGGTCCAGTGGATTCAACAGGCACGGGTTCAGAGCTTCCAGTCGGTCCAGTGGATTCTGCGTCCACCACAGGTTCAGAGCTTCCAGTCGGTCCGGTGGGTCCAGTGTCGCTCATTTACTACTAGTTAAGACTTTCAATCCGGCCCTCCGAACTTCTTGTAATACTCTGAATACGACATAGCAGGAGGACCAGTAGGTGCAACATTCGAAGGCGCGAACCGCTGAAACAGGCGCTGGCCCATCATCACCGATGCCTCCTGCTCGGTGGTCTCGCCCTTCTCGATCTTGCGCTTCAGAGCGAGCATTTCAAAAAAGGTGGCGTCCAAGCGATCCTCTGCGTGCATCTGCCAAAGACTTGGGTAATTGAAATAAAGAGTCTCATTCTCCTGCTTGAGCTTCTCCATAAACTCCTCCCGACGAAGATGTCTCCACTTCTTCTTCGAATGGTCCATATTGCGAACTAAAGCCTGAATCTGAGTTGCGGTCAGCTCCTCTGTTGTGATATGACGCTCACCCTCTGCAACCTCCTGAGGAGTCAGTTCACGCATACGTTGCTCTGCCATTGTTCTGTGTATTCACAGAATCTATAAGTGGGTATAACGCAACCATTAACCGCGCGCACTCTTCGTGATTGGTCATTCCCGTCAGAATGATATTTCCTGTGCGAAACACCTTTGCGATCCACTTGGTCTCTGGGAAATACACCTTGACAGCCGGATAGACCGCGGGCTCATACTCTGTGCGAACTCCCGCCTTTCTCAGTGCTGCATACAGTGTCTCACGAGACAGGTTAATGGTTGCGCTAAGCCGAGTCTTGTAATTCATGAGGACCACACGGCGAACTTCAGATGTCCACACATCATTTGGTGCAGTATCATCCGGAACCGACACGGCCTGTTGGCATGTAGCTAAGATATGTGTCCGAAGCTTGGACATGACCGAGCGGTCATACCTCTCGTCCAACACGCCTGTGATGTGAAAGACTCCATTCTGAAAGATCTTCACCGTGATCTCCTTCTTCTTCAATGTCCCATCACCATCGTCCAGACTGACGAGAGTGATGGAATTGTGTCCAAACCCAGTTGTTCGCTTTGACGGGGCCTTCTTGTTGCGTCGCTTAATCAGATCTCTCTTGGAGGCTCCACGTGCAGGAATACCCTGCTTCTCAACCTTAATAATGGACTCCGTCAATGGAAGGGACTCCAGAAGGAGGTTGGTGTTCAGTCTCACGTTCACGGTGTATAACACCACCATTGTGGTTAATACGGGCGGGTCCATGAGCTTCACTGGTATACAGGTGGTCGATTTCGTTTTTCCACGCCTGTGAAAATGACAGTGGTTCACGAGTTACCACATGGCAATCAAATGCGCGAAGAACAGATCTCAGCTTGGTCTCATCTGCGGCATCCAGCATCCATCCCTCAAGATATCCCAACCAAATCACACCCGTCTTATGATGGGAGAGAATTGCGAGCGCTGTATCCGCTAAATTTTGAACCATCTCGTATGACAGATCAAAACATCCGGTTGGCTTGGGAATATTATATGTGTAGACGGTCAACATTAAATAGCTAATCGAAGATTTATTTAAACGGCTGCGTTCTTCCACTTGGGACTGCCATCCGGATTGATTTCGCCAGTATTGACACCCCTACATTTACTGCATGTCGACGCAAGATTGACCTTACCGCATGCAGAGCAGCAGTTGGCAATGGCCTGACGGGCGGCAGCAATTCTCTCCTCCTTGCGATAATTGGGATCCGTTGTCGAGATAAGCGTCGACAGAAGGATTGTATCGTTGACCTCACGAAGCTGGTTAACAAACGTGGCGGGCATAACTCCGTTTGTCGGGACCAGTGTGGGTCCAAGGCAGTTCTCATTTCGGATCTGCGACACACCTGGCATGATCTGTCGAGCAAATTGCTTATCGTTTACTGGATTTCTCATCGCAGAGGTCGAGCTGGCCGATGCATACGTCACGTAAGCGGATGCGTCCTTCACCTGGTGCCCGCGGGCAATTGTTCTAACCGATTCTGTGCGAGTGCTCGGGGCATTCAGTGTGGACACACACGCAGTTGCAGGCAAAAACTGTTCATAGACCGCAGATGCCGCCTGCTGTCTTTGGATCTCAATCATTTGTCCACACGTCATCTTGGGACGAGTGTCGGTGTATTTAGTTGCACGCAGCTGTTGGCGGACGAGATGCTCGCTACACGAGGACATACTTGTTATTCACCCAGAACGTTTCCTCAGACTCCAGGATGCGTAAGCAGATGGCGCCGACAACACTCTCGTGTCAGACCCAGATCATTCAGAGCCTTACCTTCTGCGGTGACCTTCGTATCCATCGTAAGATACATGATCTCCGAATCCGGAGCACGCCCAGACTCCTGGCGATACTCTTTCACAAGCTTGAGAAATGTCTTCCACTTACCAGCGATAGGGAGATTGCACGTAAAGCACTTTACTGGAATTGGGAAATCCATTTGGTATGAGCTTATTATATACTCATTCGCTTCCGTTTTCAGAGTTATTTTCACAGTATAACATCAAGAAAATAGGGAAGTATGCGAACCGGAAGACCGCCTACAGATCCATGGGAGAGAATACTCAAGCATGTTATCAAAAACGAAACAACTGGATGTTGGGAGTGGAGTGGATTTAGAAATGCATGTGGTTATGGGTTATTCTGGTTAAATGGTAGACAGCGCAGAGTCCATAAGTTTACACTAGAAAGGAAACTTGGAAGAAAGTTTGAACCGCTTGAAGTCACTCGACACATGTGCCACAATCCATGCTGCTGTAATCCAGATCACCTCGAAGTTGGAACTGCAAATGATAATATGCAGGATAAGGTTCGTGCAGGACGGCAATTAAAGGGCGAGGAGAATGGAGCATCAAAACTAACAAATGAACAGGTAGCTGAAATACGTGCATTTCAGGGAATGCATACTTGTAAGGAACTTTCTGAAATGTATGGTGTTCATAGTGTTCACATATCTAGGATTCATAATAACAGAACCCGGTATTATGATTAAATCTTGTCTACCCGAAGAACAATGAAGGTTAAATCGAAGGCAGTGTATTTCCTTGCGGCTGCAGTGATCCTCTTTGCGTTGTATCTGTTTATCAACCCGCCTGCTGCAGACTTTGTGGCTACGCGCACCGACGATGTGAGCCGCTTCTCTCCGGATTCGTTAGATGTGCAGATGGCCATGGGTGGATTCACACGTGATCCTCCGAAGACATTGGCGTCTCCTCCGCCCATGAAGCCGCTCCTCCTGTTTCCCCCATCGGAGGAGGACCTGCAAAAGCTTTCTGGACCGGCGTCGAATGTGTAATAATGAGTTATGCAACTGAGCCATGCTGGGCATTGGTTGGGTCAAGTCAGTTCTTTTTGATACCAACGCTGGCTTACTTTCTTACGGGTGAGAGAGTCTGTGGGTTCGTTAACGTAGGTATTTACCTATCTTCGATTGCATATCATGCTACAAAACCGAAGTATCCTATTCTGCTTTACGCAGATATGGTGTTTGCTCAGGCAGGTAACGTGTGTGCGATCTATACGACCTCGAAATATATGCCATATTCCCTTCCACTTTACTCTGTATTTCTTGGATCAGCACTAACTATTTACTATTATGGTCGTCACACTTCATCCCTAGCATGGGATCCTGATCCAAACATAGCGACTGCGTGGCATGCAACAATGCATTTCATTCTTTCGGGAAGTGCCGGGTTGAGTATTTTGTTAGCAGGCTCTTTAACAAATGAGCGCATTCAAAAAGTGGCTGCTACTCTTAATTGTCGGATTGGCACTGCTTCACATGGGATTCGGTAGCGTAACCGATATCCTCCGGACAGGACAGCTCACCCCTCAGCATGGATGGACAGAAGCGCTGATTCTTATGTTATTAGCCATCGTGGTTGCAATCGCTGTCAAGTAGTGAACTACCAACTCAACTCCAGTTCCTGCGCAGACCAAAACTCCGAGGTTCCATTGGGCATCTGTCGGCGAAACAGAAACGGAAGCTTACGCTGCTCCACCTCACGCTTTACAACCTGATCGAGAAACCGCGGATCGCTTGTGCGAAGTCCATCCAGACTTACAAGCGGTTTTGCGCCCTCTGCAATCTGCTGCTGACGAGCTGCTAGAAGTGCGACATATTCATACCGGCTGAAGAACGGTCGCGTGCTGCGTGCAGTCTCCATCGCCTTCGTTACCTCCGGACGAAAGACGGGATGAACCTCGGGATGATCGGTCAATGTATGCGAAGCGCTAGCGGACATGTTCCTCTCTTGTCTAGGAACATACTCTTTCGTTTTCAATAAATGCCGATCATCCGTGGCGCTGCATCGGATTTCACGACTCTGACACGAGTTAACGCAACTCAATCAACCGATCCTGAGAAGAAGTCTCGCACATTTGTTGCGCCAAACAAGGCAGTGATTGCCCCGATTGTGAATCAATTGACGATATCCCGGCAAGTTCGGAATTGGAAGAGTCCGCCTTTCAACGGACGTATCTACATCACGTGAAAAATATTAACAATACATAATGCCTACCCGTTCTGCATCGGATTACCTGAGTTTTGTTAAGGCACAAGTAGAGTCGAATCGAGGCAGTGTTCCACCCAAGCTGACTCGCACAACTCCGTATAACCAGGGAGGTTCGGTTGTTTTGAATGCGATTACACAGGAATCCGATATGCGCTATGTCACGAGAGGACAGGCTGCACCTGCGCGGGTGATTGGTCGTCCAGTAGTTTTTAATCGCTCCAACCCTAACAATCTTTCGCAGGTCGGAACGCTGAGCGGTGGCGGTGTTCTTGGTGGAGTGGTGAATCGCCCCGCAACACGCGTGTCAGGAACAGCTGGACTGGTTGTTCTTCAAACCAGCTTGATTCAGAATGCCAACCAGAATGCTGGTAACAGCGGCAGCTTCCGGAATAACAGTCCGGCGATTACGGGGTAAGAAGGTCGCTTACGCTCGAGCATTCTGCTTCCACATTGCATCACACACTGCACACTGATACATCCAGGTTACGTTCACACTGTCAAGCTTCACGCCTACAATGTCTGACTCCTTACCGCGCGTTTCGCACGAGGGATTGAGACACGTCATCGTCTTGAAACGGGGAAGCGTCGGATCATACTTCAGGTAAGGATTGATGGAGTATTGCACTGATGTATCCTGCTGAAGATCATGCTCATAGACAACTGGATTCTCCTTTGTCACCTCCTCTTCATAGGGACAGGAGCGGCACTTGAGAAAGGCCTTGCTATCCCGCTCAACAATCTCATACAGGAAGTTGGAACACTTGGTGCAGAACTTCATCTTGCTTACCATTTGCTGTGAACTTTTGTATTCCTTTTAGACGTTGGAATCTATTTTTGTGCGTTCAAAAGGAATCGGTCGTGCATAATTCGTCGTGAGAGTACGCAACGATGTTGAACCCTACATCCCGTCTCTCTAAGTTTCTTGCTAAGCGTGTCTCGGAGACCGGAAGCGGTCAGGAAACGCACCAGCTCGGTGGTTCGCGGATTAATTACCGAATTCTACCCGAAGATATGACCGAGTTTCGGGATCTTTACTGCGAGTATATTAATGTTCCTTATTCGACGCCCACTCTCTTTGAGAAGCTATCGCAGGGTATTGCACCGCTTCGCATTGACTTGGATTTGAATTACAAGGGCGAGCACTCAACTCCGTTTCATACCCGTGATCATACCAAGGCGTTCATTGAGGCGTATATGACGGAAGTAGCGAAATATCTTGTGATCGCGGAGATTACGGATGTCTATGTTATGGAGAAGGCGTTTCCCACCTGGTATCCGGGTAAGGATCAGACAAAGTCGGGTATTCACATTGTGATTCCAAGCTTGATGTCAGATGCCAGGACGGAGCAGGCAATTCGAGGTGCACTTGTCGGGCGAATGGAGTCCTTCTTTGCAGGTGTTCCAGTTGAGAAGGGATGGCGCGATGCATATGACGAGACACCTTTGACTCGTAAGTGCACATGGTGGCCCATGCTTGGATCGAAGAAATGGGATGAGAACGGGGGAGAGCCTGCACCGTATAAGGTGAAGTATGTGGCCGAGTGGGATCCAGCAGATGGAAAGGTCGCAATTGACGAGGACCGCGACAAGAACGTAACTCCCGATCTGGTCGCGAAGTTCTCCCTTCAAACTCCCGGTGCGGTTGGTAGCCCGGCGACTCCGCTTGGTATGGAGATCCGCTGTGCATTCGAGCGAGAGCTGACAGCGCGTGCTCCTATTTCCGGAGGTCGTGCAGCAACACCGGCACGCGGCCGTCCTGCTCAGCGCGGTGATGTGGGATCTCGAGAGTCCTCGCCCAATCGTGTTATCTATCAGCAGCCTTTGACGGAGACACTGCGCAAGTATTACGCAGATCACGTGGACAACCTTGCAGAGTCCAGATACAAGGACTATAAGGATTGGCTTGACGTCTGCATCTGTCTGAAGAATATTCATCCCGACCTGAACGATGTATGGCATGCATTCAGTCAGAAGGGCCAGGAGAAGTATGATTTCCGCGAGACGGAATCGAAATGGATGTCCGTCGGATTCAGAAATGACGGTATTAAGCTGGGAATGGGAAGTCTTCGCTTCTGGTCTCGAAATGATAACCTGAACCGTTACCTTGAGATTGAGAAGACGAATATCGAGAGCTTGATCAAGGAGTCTGCTTCAACGCAGACGGAGCACGATGTTGCACAGGTCGTGTTTGCAATGTATCGCGATGAGTTCAAGTGTGCAAAGTTTGGTGCGAATGTCTGGTATCGGTTCATTGGTCACACATGGAGAGAGACCGACCGCGGTATTGCGCTACAGACTCGTCTGTCGAGCGATGTTGTGAAGGAGTATCGTCGTTTCGTCATGGATATGGACCGTGAACTGAGTGTGCTTCCCGAGTGTGCAGGTAAGGGCGAGGGTCACAATCCGGCTGAGTGCCAGTCCTGTGCAGCCGAAAAGAAGAAGAAGACCTATTCCGACCTTATCGTGAAGCTGAAGAAGACGGGCTTCAAGAAGAGCGTGATGGACGAGTGCCGCGAGCTGTTTCTTGATGAGGAGTTCGTTAGCAAGGTGGACGAGAACAAGCGACTGATTGCCTTTCGTAACGGAGTGCTGGACATGACCACCATGCCGCCTGTGTTCCGCGACGGAAAGCCAGAGGATTACATCTCCTTCTGCACAAATCTGGACTTTGATCCGAAGAAGCCGTATTACGAGTATGATTGCTGGTCAGAGCTGAACAAGTTCCTCCACGACGTGCTTCCGGATGCAGAGGTTCGCACTTACTTCATGGCTTATCTGGCAAACTCGCTATCGGGCGAGAACGATGCACAGAAGTTCCACATTCTGACCGGAGAGGGATCGAACGGCAAGTCTATGTTGATGATTCTGATGTCGACAACTATGGGAGACTATGCATGCACTGCGCCGATTTCGCTGCTAACCCAGGGACGTAACAAGTCTGCGGCCGCTGCTCCGGAGTTGGTTCGCATGAAGGGTCGTCGCTTTGTGACCATGCAGGAGCCGGATGAGCAGGTGCCTCTGAACACTGGACTGATGAAGGAGCTGGCGTCGTCTGAGAAGATCACGGCTCGTGATCTGTATGCAGGATCCAAGCAGATGATTGACTTTGAGCTTCAGGCACGTTTCAATCTTGCGTGTAACGAGAAGCCGAAGATCAACACCACGGATGGAGGCACGTGGCGCCGTCTGGTGGTCGTTGGGTTTCCGAACAAGTTCGTGTTTTCTCCGAAGCTTCCTCACGAGAAGCTGATGAACGAGAGCATGAAGCAGAACTGCATGAGCGAGTCATGGGCTACCGCGTTTCTGAGCTATCTCGTGCATCTCTTCACAGAGGGTAATGGCCTGCGGAAGCTGGCTGCACCGGAGAAGGTCATGGAGTATATTGCGGAATACAAGGAGGACAGTGACGTGATCGCCAAGTTCCTCCGTGAGAAGATCCACGCTCATCCGCCACTGGCTGTGGATGAGCAGGGACACGAGGGTGTCTCGTGGAATAGTCTTACTATGACATTCGGTGAGTGGAAGCGTTCAAATGAGCTGATGGGTAAGGGAACTCCAGCTGAGCTGAAGAAGCGCATCGAGGCGACCTATGGTAAGATCCCTAAAGGCGGTTGGACTTCCTTCCGGTGCGGCGACGCTTAGATCTGTGCTTGTGTGTGCGGTGACGACGACGGGCACCAACAAGAGGAGCCGAAGCCGGTGCAGGAGTGACTTTCGATTTCAGCCAGCTCAACGAATCCGTTGCATATGCAGTCAGACTTTCGAACATTATTACTATCTTAGTTTTTTACTGTCCGCCGCGAGTGGCGCCGATGCGAGTCAGCACATACGACCGCAGAAGGCCGATCGTAAAGACAACCAGGGCAAAGGATACGATCAGGTTGACCAGGTCACCGATGACCGCGCCAACCTTGAGGTCAGCCGAACCAACCTTGATACTGAAGGCCGTGATGCCCTTGCCGGCGGAGGCGGCCGGCGCGAGGAGCGGCACAAGGATACCGTCATTCAGCGTCTTGAAGAACGCCGCGACGACACTTCCGAGGTAAAACGCAGCAGTCAGAATGATGATGTCCTTAGTATCGAGCATTTATTGAATCAGCTAGAATGTTTTTGAGGCTACGACATAATGAAGATCCGCAGCGTCGGATTGGATCGGTTGGCTGGAAACATCAAGTCCATTCTCGCGTTTGATTGCGAGTTTTGGCATATCGGCGACCAGTTTCTTCCACGTGAAGTGGGAGGCTACCACTTGACACGAAGCGGAGATTCCTGGACTCGTTCTGCACCCTTTTTCGTGGTGCTCCCGCCACCTCCAAATCAGCTCAATCGCGTCTCCTCAAGGTTCTCCACTGTGACACCCGCTACCTCCTTGACATTGGATATTCTGGAAGAGACAGAGCGGTCGGCATCTGAGTTTCTTGGTCAGAACGACAGTGTTGCTGCATATTTTGCTGACAAACACGTGAAGCCTCACTTGAAGCCTGCCTCGTGGCTGACTGGATTCATGAAGATGTTTGCGCAATCTGTGGTGGTGATCAAGGGCGAGATGGATTTGAAGGCATTGAAAGCAGCCTGTCTTCGTCATAAGATCGGTTACCATGCGCCTGCTGGTATCTTTGATATAGCGACTCACAACTCTGAGTTCACTAAGAGATGCAAGACTGCAAAGTTAGAAGGCACATATGCATGTGTTGCCCATGAGCTGGATTCTGGCCTGAAGAAGGCGTTCCCGATTGGAAAGGCGCACAACCCTGTCTTCGATGCCGCGATGACGATTCAAATTGCCGCCTGGCTGGCTGAGAAAGATATGCGCTGAGAACAATGGACACCCGGTTTTTTGGGCCGAGTGCGTGGCAATTATTTCACTTGATTGCGCAGGGATCACCCAATCCGACAGCCATACTATCGTATATGGGCCGTATTCTCCCCTGCAAATACTGCCGCGAAAGCACCACAAACTTCATATCCGATACGCCGTTGACGAAGGGAATGAATGCAGCTCGGTGGTTATACGAGATTCACCGTAAGGTGAACCACAAACTAACGAAACAGGCAGAGACAGACCCGAAAGTGATTCTGCCTGAACCCGATCCGACATTTGAGGATGTTCATAAGAAGTATGCAGAGCTTCTCAAGAACAAACCCCACGCTGTGCCTGGGCGTGATTTTCTGTTTTCAATTGCGTATAATTATCCCGACCACCCAGACTATGATCAAATGTCCACGCAGCAAATGTTCATGAAACTACTGGCTAAGACGTATCCGTTTGCCGAGTTGCGCAAGGTCTATGCAGGCTATACAGAGAAACATCCACTTGCTCTGGAATCTCGAACGGTGTATTTGCGTTGGATGTATGGTCTGTTAAAAGCATTGTCCGTAAAAACGAAATCGCCCATCCGAACATTTAGAGGGTATGCTCACCATGTCGCCTATTACAAAAGTGGATGTTCAAAGCCAACTTACCATGGAAAAACGTGCCGCAGACTGGATAACGGGGGCTTCACGAAACAACGTGATCATCGACGAACACGACGGATCGCTTCTGGAGGTTTACTTGCGTAAACAGACCGCTGAACAGGCGAGTCTGTGTATGCATGTATATTTGGCGGGTGTGACAGTTCTTACGATTCTAGTTATGTGGTCGATGGTTTCTTAACGGCGGTGGCGGCGAGTGCGCTTCTTCGACGGACCCGACATGCCGGTGCGCTTGTAGGTCTTCTTCGCCTCCAGGATCACCTTCTTCAGGCCGTCGCCCTTCTTGTAGGTGCCGCGGTGCTTCATCTCCGACATCGTCTTCTTAACATGAGTGAGCCAGGGGTTTGCCATTTTGTTTTAACCGCGGGAGATAAATCCCGGACGCCCTAAAGGAGTCGGACAGAGATTCCACTGGCATCCATACGCATACACATCGTCTAATACCTTAAATCTAGAAAACGCCTCATCTGGGGCGACTAAGACAATACCTTTTTGCGTGAAGTTGCGGATCTCCTCCGGCTCACGCGGATGGGCTGCCTGCTGATAGGTTAAGCGGCGCAGGCTCTCTTCATTCCACGAGAGATTCAGCATGGGTTCAAGTTCTGTGCCACGGACTTCAGATCCAGAGACAAGGATCAGCTTGTCCGCAAGAGTGTTAAGAGGTGCATCAAGGACCGGGCCAGTCATCAGCTGCTTGCGAACCGTTGTCTTCAGATGATACGCCATCCGGTTCATGGTAAAGTTCTTCTGCGTGTGCGAAACAATCGACAGAATCAGAGGTGTCTTATTCGGAAACGCCTCTTGAAGAAGGGTAACGCACGCAGACTCGAACGTCCTGGACTCCTGCGCAATATCAGACCCAGACGCTTGGGGTTTGAGCGCAACAACCGGTTGATCCTGCTCATCTGAATACACATGCAGCTCAATCAGCCTCAAACCCTTCTTTAACGCACCACTAAGATCTTCAAACGTGCTTCCCTGAACGTAATAGTCCTTGAGAGTTCCAGTTACTTCTGTCGGTGTTTCATTCACAGGATCGCTCGCCAACACATATCCTGCGGCAACCAAAATACCGATAGCTGCAATGGTCTCCATTGTTGATGAGTCGCCTTATTTTTTCTGCTTTCGATACGCTAAATCGCGGAGGGCGTTGACTTCATCGTCGCTTATCCGCTTATCCATCGGAATATCAAGAAGACATGCACGGTGGAAATATAAGCAATACATTCCGCATTCAGATTCCTTAAACTGGTGTCGTGTTTTGTTATAGGTCAGATGCATCTTCGGTCCGCCATGTGCATCCCACTGATCCTTCCACCGGAACATCAACCGTTGAATCTCCTTCTCGGGATAGTGAGCATACGAGTCAAAATAGGTCATACGAGGATACTGCAGTTCTGGGCGGATATCCAGAAATGCCGCAATCCAATGCTGTCCGGGCCCATCGTGCACATCTGTGTTGAAGACAATTCCTACTCGCCGATAGCCTCGTTTGTAAAGAGTATCCAGCTTCATAGAACACAGAGTCGACACGATACACTTAGACATCTCAGACTTCAAATCAAAGTCAATCGGAACGCACCCAACAAAATGATAATCCCCATGCACCTTTGCATACTCTCTCTCGAGCTTGTCAATGTCATCCGATGACAGCCACTCCGTCCGGTTAGTTTTCCAGGATTCAGGAGCACGAGGACGACCTGTTAACTGCGTAACGATGCACGTCGGAGCACCTGCTGTGCATTTACTGTGAAGTCTCATCTTCAATTCAGCCCACACCGCGTTAGGTCCGTTCTTTGGAATTGGGGGTTCTTTCGAGTGTTTTGTATTGTATACGGTTCGAAGCCGCTCGATCTCATCTGGATCAAAGAGGATCATCCTTGCTTAAAACGGATACTTTCCTTGGTGGAGGGAGTGTAAGGCACAATGGAGACTCTCAAGGCAATTCTTACGAAGTATATCCGCGTCAACAAGGACATCTCTGAGCTGAACTCTCAGGTGTCTGAGTTGCGTGACAATCGTCGCACAGTCGAGCTGGATTTGGCCGCACTCTATGCGCGTGCTGAGCTTCCTGACCAGATTCTTCTTCGCGAGTCAGAGATGACGTTCAATGTGAAGCGGCCGAACAAGTGGAAGAAGGGCTGGAGTTTGTCCAAGAAGGACCTTGAGATCTATCTCAAGGACATTCTGGGCGAGCGGGGCAGTGATGTGATGCGTGAGATTGTGCGTCGTCACGAGCCTAAGCTAATGGCCGACGACTTCGGGTTCGAGCTGAAGTCTACCGGGTCTTCGGGCTCATCTGATCCGACGGATGGTTGAACAACTACGCGCGGCAGGTGATTCATAATATACACGATCTCAATTTGGTTATTATGACTGAGCATGCCTACTAAACATATGCAGCAGCAGCCAAAGATTATAACACTAACGGCGACCAGAGCGCCGATGAGCGCGTCGCCCATTATGCTTTTTGTTTCGTCTAGTCGAAAACCGCTTATGGCGCCGGCCCCCAATCTTCTGGCGTTTTGCTGTCATATCATTCCTCCGCTTCACCCTATCCAACGCCTTTTCTTTATATTCAGCGCGTAAGGCGTTTGCTTTGTCATTGAGTTGCCGTATAGCCGTTTGTTCTCCCTCTGTTGGCAGTGGTGCACCCAGTGTCCTCTTCATAATTACGCCGTATTTCTCATGTATCAAGTCAGAAAGTGGATTCTTACTGATCGGTTTATACCCCTGCAGCATGTGTGCTAATGGAACTTTGCGGAGAGGATCTGTTTCCGGTCTCACATTCGCAGAGAGTTGTGCCTGCATGGGTCCATCTATCTTTTTAGACGCAAGGACGTGTTGTTCGAAGCCTTTGTTGATTTCTGAAAGATAGCCCTTGCCCTGTTGAACACATACGAATACTCGGCTTACGGAATCGCCATACACCGAATACAAAATACCACCCACAAGTTGATCGCCCGCATAGAGACGGCCCAATATCAGTTGTGGGTCTGGAGTTTCAGATAAGAATATATCCTTGATGTCAATGCCTCCAGCTCCGCACAGAGCACTAATAACTTTATAGTCCTCTGTTCGAGTGTTGATAGGTATACCCGCCAACGGCTCAGCCCGGTATTCAGTCATTATATAGTTGGTGCATTTATTTGGATAGGCTGTTTGAGGGACTCCTCGATCTCTCGAAGGAGCGCATTGATTTCCCGCAGTTGTTTTGACGCTTCAAGGGTGTTTTCGCGGGGCATGAATCCATATTGGACTCGTGTCACCGCAACGGATAACTGCCTTTGCCGCTCAACCACTTGAAGCGCCAGTGTAGACAGCTGTTTTCGCATCAATCGATATGTTATGGGACGTAGAAAATCTTTAAGCCCGACGCGACCGAGTCTTGCGACCACGCTGCTTACGACGTGTCTTGCGTGTCTTGCGGCGACGACGACCTGCGGCGGCGGCCGCGGCGGTGGATACGATAGTGAAGTCACCTAGATCAAGCATCGGAATCTCCTCCCCTTTAAAAAAGTATTTGCGATTTTGGCGGGTTGCAATATTTCCCGAACTGCTTGTGAGAAGTCCTACGGTGCCGTCTACATCCCTTACCATGATTCCGGAGGGGGACTTGTTAAGCGCGTCAATGATTGCCTCTCGCTTCTTATTTTCTTCCTCAACATCATCATAACTGTCGTCCATTTACTACTCCTCAGGAAATTCCATCATCTTCTCTTGATACGAAATACTCGCGCATCTTTGCTTCGACCTTCTTATCTGTGAGCTCCCAGATACCGTGTTTGTTGGTTTCAATGATTGAACGCACATCGCGAAGGCCATCCAATACGCGATGACGGTCGACATACTTGCGATTCTTTGCAGATCCATGCCACAGATGATAGACTGTTCCCGTTGCACATGCGACTTTGGGCTGCTTCATTACGCAATATTCTGTATACGAGGGAACGAGAGAGTTGTGCAGATACCCTGGAGGAAACTTGATATTCAGCCACGCAGCGGTGGACATGGTATCTCCGCTTCCGGTGATTCCATGCTGATAAAATCCGATCTCTCTGAACCATTTGCGTTGAAATGCCCACGCAAAGCCCGGGTGATACGAGTGATTATACAGATTGACTCTGCACATATACGCAACAGATAAGCGTGTCTGAATCATCTTAGTGTAGGTGCTATCAAGCCACACGCACGAGGAGAACGGCTGAATCACTTCATACGTTCCCAAAAGACGAGAGACTTCCTCATACCATGCAGGTTTTCCAAAGATCACATCTGCATCCATAAATAACAGCTTGGTATATCTGCAGGGAATACGCTTCTCCATAAGGCTGCACATGACCTCTTTGTGGAACATGATGCTGTCTCCTTTCACGTGGAAAGCATCTGCAATTTCAGGTGCATGATCTTCAAAGGTCAGCTCCATCGTGTAGTAAGGAATCTTTGCCAGCTTCAATTTTTCGATTGTATAGAAATAGTTCATCAACATCTTCTTTGAGCGGGCGGGGTTGAAGAAGACAAAACAGACTGCCATATCTTTGCGAGACGGAGTTTCATAACGGCAGGCTGCCACGTCGACAATACAGGTCTCAAGGGGCGGCGCTGTTTCCGGAGTGCGCACTACATTGTAGGCGAAAGATTGGAGCTGCCCCATTATTAGTAAGCTGCATTTTCGATATTTGCACGTTGCTCTGCAATACGTTGCATATATTTACGACGACTCTGCTCAGCCGCCGCCTTTGTGCGTTTTAGTTTGCGGGCGCGAGACAGTGCATACATCCGCCTTGTCTGCTTCTTTGTCTGATAGAGTGACTTGACCGCCTTTTTAATGCCTAGTAAACCACCAAGCTGCCGAAGCGTCGCCATTGTATGTGTCTGATAAAAACGAATTCACTGGATGGGATGAGGGACGATGTTCATGTATTCACCGTATAACCCTTCCAATAGAACATTCACCGAAGATGACATTCACCGTATTCTTCGCCGTCATGGACTTCCTCACTATCGCATCTCAGGACGCAAGATATTTCAAACTGCTATGGTCCACACGACGTATGTTCGCCGTGCGGATTATACAACTCCCGATGGTGAACCCGCTACCCTTGCTCCCTGTCCCATCGGAGTTATGCCGCTCCAAGATGAGAGTTATGAATGCTTGGAATTTGAAGGGGATGCAGTCCTTGGGGCGTGCATCGCAACTTACTTACGTAAGAAGTATCCCGATAAGAAACAGGGATTCTTGACGGACGCCCGTAAGGAGCTCGTCAACAATGACCGTATCGGAGGACTGTCGAAGGACTTGGGTTTGAACCGCTTCTATGTGATTTCTCGACACAACGAAGACTCAATTGCAATTGCGGGTCGAACAAATACAAAAAAGTTAGGCGATATCTTTGAGGCCTTTCTCGGTGCTTTGTGGACAGACTGTGGTAACCGATTTGCCATTGTCCATGCATTTGTGACCACCGTTATGGAGACATATCTTGATGTAGACGAGATTGTTGCATCCACCACTAATTTCAAGGACATCTTTCAGAAGCATTGTCAACGAGAGTTCAAGTGCACTCCGGTCTATGAAATGAGATCCAATGATCCAAAGAAGAATGAGATTGTGGTAGCCGTCATGGTTTCTGGAAAAGTCTATGGGATAGGTGCAGGGACAACTCGGAAAAAGGCCGAACAGCTAGCGTGTCAAGAGGCACTTGGCAAGGTCGGGGTCGAATCATAGAAGAATATATCCTCGCAAAAGATAAACACAATGGGCGGTGGTCTTCTTCAGCTCGTTGCATATGGTGCTCAGGATGCCTACATCACTGGAAATCCGCATATCACCTTCTGGAAGGTGCTCTACAAGCGTCATACAAATTTTGCCATGGAGGCGATGCGTGTCAACTTTACTGGCACGCCGGCGTATGGTCAGCGCTCGGTAGTGGTCGTGAACCGGAATGCTGACCTGATGTTCCGCACTTACCTCGAGGTGACGCTCCCCGACACTCGCGCCGCCGCGAACGGTTCTGCTTCGTCTGTCAATACTCCCACCGGTCGTGATGTCCTTTGGACTCCGGGTGGCCGGCGCCGTCTGGGATACCTGCTCATCCAGCAGGTAGAGATTGAGATTGGTGGACAAGTGATGGACCGTCACTATGGTGAGTGGATGTATCTGTGGGAGTCCCTGACCTCCAACTTCGACCAGTCTGTTCGTCTTGATCAGATGATGGGCGGCGCTACCCAGCTTGCTCCGAGCACGCCCGCCTCGTGCCAGGGACGCCCGGTTGTCATGTATATCCCGCTGTCTTTTTGGTTCTGCCGCAACCCGGGTCTGGCGCTTCCGCTCATTGCCCTCCAGTATCACGAGGTGCGCCTGAACTTCATCTTCCGCCAGGCCACGGATCTTGTATCTTCCCAGTATGATAGCACCCCTACAAACGTGTGGCCCGGTGGAATTCCGCAGGCCGCACAGTTCCTGCCCAAGCTCAAGGATGCGGCGGTCTATGTGGATTACATTTACCTGGATACAGATGAGCGTCGTCGCTTCGCCCAGCAGTCGCACGAGTATTTGATTGACCAGCTCCAGTTCGGTCTTCAGCAGTCCGTGACCTCGCAGACGGTGCGCCTGGACCTGACGCTGAACCACCCGGTCAAGGAGCTCGTGTGGGTCTTCCAGGATGCCCGCAAGCTCGACTGTTCGCTCCCGGCGACCAGCACGGGTGCTGCCCTGACCTATACGCAGCCGTTCTCGTATGACGACATCGCCAACCGGTGCCGCCTGCAGCTCAACGGACAGGACCGGTTCGATGAACGATTCGGCGATTACTTCTGGAAGGTCCAGCCTTACCAGCACCACTCGGGAGGTGGTTTCAATCAGATCACGGGTTCGCAGGTGCTGGCAGATGGGGCTCCGGAGAACACGGCGTTAGTCACAGTCAACCCGATCAACGTTTACTCGTTCTCGCTTGCCCCCGAGGAGCACCAGCCGTCTGGATCGTGTAACTTCTCGCGCATCGACACCACGACCCTGGTGTTCGACTCGATCACCACTGGTGCTAGTGGAGCTCTGGCGAACGGACTGTTCCCCTCGAAGAACTTCCCTTACCTGTTCCGCATGTATGCCGTGAACTACAACATCTTCCGCGTGATGAGCGGCATGGGCGGTCTGGCATACAGTAACTAAAGATTGATTCTAAATAATGCTTCACGTGTTTATCTCAGGTCCAATTCGCCCATCATTGAATGATGTGCTTTTATGTATTCGGACACTGAAATCTCAACTTCCACCGTGTAAGATCTGGTTTAGCACGTGGGAAACACGTGAGCCACTTGATCTTCTACGCGCAGAAGTTGACATGTTGATTGTGAATCGAGAGCCTATTTTTTTGTCAAAGGCAAAAACGTGGGAAGCGCGTGCCTATCCAAATACAACAGATGGGATAACATCAAGAACCTTTAAGATGTTCGTCGGAATGGAGAACATCTTCAAGGTAGCTCAGTGTGCACCTAATGATATTGTTATACGATTTCGGTCTGATTTGTTAGCTAACTTCGCACCAGGATATCTCCAGCAGTTGATCGAAGCGGGCAGTCGCGGATATGTTACCAGAAAAAGGAAGACATCTATTGTTGAATTTGATGATTGGTTTGCAGTTACGACATATACCAATATGAGGAATGTATGGTGTCATTATGGTGGTCTTCAAGACTTCGAAGACAATATGAATAGGTCTCGCAATGCAGAAGATATGGTTAGGCGTAGAGCTGAAAAACATGGTTTGCGCATTCTTCAGATTGACGAAAAGCAGATTGACTTTGCACTGTGTCGAGCCAACAATGAGCGTTATAGACTTGATTAACTCCGCCGCATGTAAGGAATAACCAGAAGTGTAAGAAGGATCACCAGAACCACCGCATCGAATACTGCTACAACCTTCTTATACTTGATCGGAAGCTCCTTGGTCTCCGGAGGGACACCGCCATAGGGTTTAGCCCAGCCGATGAGACCGCCTAACAGCGTAGGGCCAAGCTTGTCGTTACAGTCATAAATGTAATCATACCACGCCATCAATACATATGCTGTCATTGCGATAACAAACGCAAGCACAGCTTCATGTTGCCAAGCCTTAGGATGGGGCATCCAAAAAATGAATAAAACAAAGATTGCGAATGCGATGCACTTTTCATTGAGATAGAGGGGTGTTCCAAAAAGTCCACCACTCATTTATACTTTCAAATCAATTTTTGTAATGGAAGTGTTGGGTTTGCATATTCCTACGCCCAGAGTCTGCTGCATCATAATTGGCGCTGGATGTTCTCGCCCAGGACACTTTACGTGATCATGACCAAGAATGTGACCCATCTCATGGGAGACAACATACTGACGATAGCCTTCAAGAGACTGCCCACTTGCGCGAGATCCGTGCATCCACCGGTCAGCATTCAGATACATATTGCGGCCGTTCATCGTGGCACACGACAAGTTATCGGGAAGACCGCAGATTGTTAAGATATTCTTCGGAGTCACCAGTCGAATCAGAATATCTGGGTTCTTTTCTGTCAACACGAATCTGTAGCCATGACCTTCCCATCCGTCGGGATCGGATAAGTAAATTTGGACCAACTCTGCAAACTCCTCCTGTGAATACCGAACATCGGGATCCACATGAGCTGCGTAACGGATTACTTTAGGCATTCACCTTGCTTTTAGGAAACGAAAAGTATGTCAGCCAGGTAAGAAAGAGCACCATGCCTGTCACCAAATGCGCCCATTGCAAAAAGCGGACGCACCTGATCTTCACGTGTCAGTGTCCAGCAGAGTTTTGCGTTAAATGCCGCACTCCCGAAGTTCATGAATGCAAGGTGTATATTGTTCAGAAGATTGTGATTGAGAAGGTGGTTGCAGATAAACTCACTCGGGTGTGAGTTCAAGGTAATTCGTGAATGTGTTTGCAACATTCCTTGATGCTGTCTGGCTCATGTGCCATGCGCCAAGAATAGAGATCACAATTCCTCCATCTCTGAGAATTACCTCAAGATGAATCTCCTTACCTGCGATGTTCCTCTCCTGGAACGTAACGAACCAACATGGCTCGTTCTCGTCCGTGTTATGCATCTGTCGAACAGATCCCACAAGCTCCGGGTAGTCGTGCATCGTGTCGGAGATAGCGTTATCGAAGTTCATTTTGTCCTGCCTGCTGTCTCTTGGCGTGGCACGAGTGGATCCGTTTTTGAAAATGGATTTGATATGCGGTAGAAAAAGTCGTTGTGCGGTTACAATGGATTCTAAGTCTCTTCTCTTCGCAGACTATGTTGTCATCCTTCAGGCTATCCTTCCCTATGATATGTTTCCCGAGTATAACCGAGTGTTGTGGTTGGCATTTCGCGATCGCCATGACCGCCACATAAAACTTGGTGAGTTCATTGAGTTTCTTCGTTCAAACTCTCTGATGTTGGTGTTTGAACGACTTGTGGGCCAGCTTGCTATGCGTGGTATTGGTGAGTATGATGCGATCTATGATCATCTTATGAGTTACTCGTAATCGCGAAACGCAATACCAACCGGAAACCTAGGAATACCATCCGTGGTCAACTCCTGAAACCTCACTGTCAACATTTTTCCAATATAGTTGTTTCCGTTCTTAAAGAACTCTGCGCGCTCTGCGTGAGTTCCGCGAGGCCGAACGTTGAAGGTGCGGCCCTCCTTCGTCTTGCAGACCCAGATCACCAGGCCCTTATCAAGTCCCTCACCCTCCATAAATCCCGTAACCTCAAACTCATCATCCTTGAACTCCTTATACTTCTGCAGATCCGCTGACCGAGCCGCCAGCTGATAGAGTCCCGCCTTATTGCGAATGATCAGACCTTCTGCGCCTTCCGATACATACTTGTCATGGAACTTCTTCAGATCTTCCTTGGTCTTGGCCTCCTCTGTGGGCAGCAGCTTCACGATTCCATCACTCCGGGTCGAGAAGAAGTCGCGCAGAGTCTGCAGTCTTCCCTCGAATGGCTGGCTGTTCACGCAATCATAGACCCAATACTTCACCTGAACCAGTAGCTTCTTCTCAGCCTCATTGTGCTTAGTCTTACGGACAAGCCCAACGAACTGCTGGAAGGTAAGCGTATCTGAGTATAACTCACCATCCAGGACCAGTTTGCAGCCTGTTAATGCTCCGGTGATATGATCCAGTGCAGTAAATACCTTTCCCATGCGGCTGGTCAGGACTCCATTGTTGTAGATGCAGCGCACACCATCCAACTTGGCCTGAACATAGCAGGGGAACACGATATCCTTACCGCGCTTTCCATGCTCGTGGGCCAACATGGGCAGGATCGTGCCATGCTGCTCCATCTCCTGCTTTCCCATCTGCGGCACAACCGACTCCTCCAGGGACTCTGCATATCCACTGGTCTTCTTCTTATCCCACAGAGACCGCGCCTCAGCTGCGGCCTGCTGCTCCGGAGTTGTCTCGTTCTTCTTTCCGATATTCTTACCCTTATCCACAGTCTTCTCATTCACTGTGATAGCACCATCCTTGTAGCCGTAAGATGTGCGGATCATGTTTCCGATTGTCTCGATGTTCCACAGCTGGGTCTTGCCAGTCTTGGACTTTGCGTAGAGAGTAGGAAGTGCCATTTTCCTCACTCAACGTTTATTGTTGAACATCGCGACTTCGTTTTCATAGAATTAAAAAAGATAAGTGTTTGTAGTTTTTGTTTTACGCCTTGCTGCAATACGGACACAACTCCTTGTTGTGCACCTTGCGCATAGAAACCTTGGGCTCAACCTCCCAGCCCCGCTCACCGCCTCGCACGCCTGGGGTAACCTCGACCATCCGCATGACCCACTCCGGCTTCGACGCGTGCCAAATCTTGCACTGTGCAGCCGTCTCAGCCTTGATTGCTGCAATCTCTGCAGCCTTGATTGCTGCCTCATCAGCCTTCACAACAAGAGCTGCAGCGACCTCAGCGTCCTTCAGCATATCCAGCTTCCACTGCGGAATCTTACGCACAGATGACATCTTCGTGAGGTGCTAGGTCACAAGAGAGCACAAGTCCCGAGGCACAAGAGAGATCAGAGTTATTAGCTATGATCGTGTTGTGTCGGGGGCTTCTGACTGATTGATAATGTCAGACAATTCGTTTTCAGAATTGAAAAAGGGTAAATTTTTGTGGGTTATGGTTTCGGTTCAGACCAGCGCCTCGAGCCAGGCCGCCTGCTCTGCATCGGGAACGGCCAGCTCTGCCATGACTACCCGAGCCTGCGCCAGCTTCTCCTCGTTGGAAAGCGATCCTCCCGCAATTGCGGACATTTTTGTCTGGAGCATCTCACCCACAGAGACCGGAGGCTTAAAGCTCTCATCAAAGCCAACCATCACGTTGACCAGCCGGCTCAGATGCCCCTCGCAGCACATTGCCACCGACTCGCACATCTCCTCCCAGAGGCGCCGCTGGAGTTCGTGGCGAGTGGCCTCGGGCTGCTGCTGGATCATCGTCCACAGTCCCTCGAGCACGCGGCCATAGAGCCGATCACCGTTGATACGGCAGTTCATCTGACGATACCAGTGATCGACATCATTCATGACCTCCAGCACATGGTGAAGGTGCCCCGCCCGTGCCGCAAACACCCGCAGGATTTTCAGTCCAACCGGCTTTCCATCGGTCTTAACCGCCAGCAGCTTCTCCTCGCCCGCGTTGGTCTGCCTGACGATCGCAGCCGTGTGGACATTCTGCCGGTCCTCGGCAAAACGTGCCAACGGTCGGACCGGCTGTGCGCGTGCCTCCTCAACTGCCGCGGCCTGCTGTGCGATAAACACGGGGTCATGAGCCCACGCTCGCGCCGCCTCCTGCCTGCGCCGAAACGCCGCGAGTTCGCGCTCTCGCATGGCAACGTGAGTCACGCAAAGGCGCTCACCTGCGACGTGGACGCGCCCACACCAGTGGTCTCCCGCGATACCACCCTTAACGATATGCTCGCAGCTGTGCTCGGGAAGAGGCGGCATCCGAGCCTTGATAGGCCGGTGCATCCCGCAGCACTCGTCAGGGTCTAAGCTCCTAACGATGACGGCGCAGGGGAGGTGGTCACCCTGCTTTATGAAGTTGCAGGGGTGGGCTGGCATTCTCAGTAATTGTGGTTATGAGAAGAAGTTGTGGGAGCCCCACTGTCGAGTCATTCGTGATCTCCGACAATTCGTTTTCATAATGTAAAAATTTGTGGGTTTTGTGTTTCAGCTGTTTGTGGGTTGTGGTTTGGGTTGTTTGTGGGTTATGTTTTACTCGTCATCAGAGTCCAGCGCCGAGAAGTGCCCGGTGCGCACGACCACGCGCGGCACACGCACCGCTGCAGACTGCTGGCGGTTGTGCAGCATGCGCTGCGGCGCGGCCGCCACTGCCTTCATCGCGCAGATGCGCTCGCGCTCGGCCCACATGCGGGCGATCCAGCGCTGGAGCAGCGCCTCGTCCTGCCCGCGGTTGCGGCAGAGGCGCAGCTTGTCCGCGCAGATCTGGCGGAAAGCCGCGTCCGAGAGGCTCAGCAGCCGCTGGTTCTCGGCCTCACGGCGTGCCTTCTCTGCGGCCACGCGCGCAGCCTCGATGGCTGCGAGGCGCTCGGACTCAGCCGCGGCGGCGCGGCGCACGACCTCCGCAGCAGCGGCCTCCTCGGCCCACTCGGCCTCGAGGAAGGCGTCCTCGACGCAGCGGAACGCCTCCGCCTCGTCGTTGAGATCATACCAGCTGACCTCGAAGCGGTGGACGCCATACAGGTCCATCCAGTTGGACGTGTGCATCTCGCGGAGCCACTGCGCGCGGGCCTCGCGCTTGGCCATGTCGGCCTTGCGCACAGACTCGCAGTGCATGACGAACCGCTTCAGCGTGTCCACGACCTGATCGACAGCCTGCATGTCGACAACGGCCTTCTTCTCGACCCACTGCGGGCCAGAGAATGAATACCCCAGCGGCTTCTGGAGGATGAGTCCGGCGCGGCGCATGCGCACGGAGAACGGCACGAACATTCTAACGACCGCTGTCGTTACGAACGCTCGCGAAAGAGGGTGTAGTGAGGTGCTAGGTCACTGTTGTTGTGCACGGGTCCCGAGAGAGATCAGAGTTGTAGGCTGTGATCGTGTGTTGTGTCGGGGGCTTCTGGATGATTGATGATGTCGGACAATTCGTTTTCAGAAATCTGGACCCCTAAACACCCCCCACCCCCCCAAACACCTACGAAAAGTGGGTTGAGAACACATGCGGTTGCGTAAAGTCTTTGGAGTTTGAAAAAGTTACAGTTGAATTTATTTTTAGTT